CGGCTTGCAGTTCTCTTTTTGCGTATTGAAATACATCCGCTACTGGAAGTATGATAGCGAGCGCCACCCGTTCGTGTCCCAGCAGCGGATGTATTTCAATACGCTCAAAGAGTACTGCAAGCCGGGTGAGTACTACCTGGGCAACCACGGTACCGAAGACGACATGCTCGGCAAGCGCATGTCCGATGGCTGCTACTCGGTGGTGCGCTTAAAGACACCGGACCCCGCCATTGAAACGGTACGGGATTATACGCTGGAACTCGCGGAAGGCATGGACACCATTGTCATGATCCGCATCGACCAGTTGTTCTCGACCAACACGCACAAAGAAGTCTCGTCGTATGGCAAGATTGCGATGCCGCGAGCCAAACGCAGTCGTTTGGATTTGAACTGTCTCGAAGAAGAACCGGGGGCGGGCAAAGACGAAGGTGGGGATCGTAAACGCAAGCCGTTGACCCGGGAGTTCCGTCCGCCGAAGCTCGCGATGCGGGCGGTGGAGTCGGTTTCGGACTTGATTGAGAAGCTCGAACTGTACCTTGCAAAGGATCCGCGGATTGTTACCACGGATTTGACGGGTATTTTGTATGAGACGAAAGAAAAACCGGTCGGTAAGAAGGGTGAAGTCGTCTCGTCTACGGAGTTGCAGGAGCGCTTCGTAGTCGGTTTTGCTGCTCTTGAAGTTCAAGCCAACTACCAAGTCGGGGAGGGCACTGGCCAAGCTGGCATCTCGCTCATGATGGGGATGGATATCCTGAACCGGAACTCGTTGAAGCGGTTGGAGAAATCCAATCCGAAAGTCACTTTGATTACCTGGCTCGAATCGTCACAAGCGTTTCGGTATGCTACGGTCATTGAAGCGGACGGCGACATCGGAATTTGGGCGGGAGTGTACGGCAACCAGCGTCTGATCAAGTAACACGACTTTGTTAAACCTAACGAGCCTGAAGCGGTAGCGTAGACCAATACCGTTTGGGGCTTACATGGAGTGTATCAATGAACCGTGTCACAGACGTCATCCGGGGTCGGTTTGCCAACATGCTCGATCGGCACCTGTCAGCGCGTACGAAACGTCTGCTGTTCCTCGCCTCCTTCAGCGCCCAACTGAAGGATCCCAAGGAGATCAACAGCGAGATGCTGCGCAAACTCAATCAGATGCTCGAGTTGTCTTCGGACGACGCGGCCCTGAAGCTGCCGATGCAGTTGAGTCATGCGATCTGGCGAAATCGTCCGTTGGAACCGGGCCTTCGCTTGTCGTTGCGCACCCAAACGCTTCCGGGTGCAGCTTCGTCTATCGGCCTCAAGGTCATCAAGGCCATGCCGAAGTGGATGCGCTACGGCGACGACAAACGCATGCAAACGGATGTCGAGCAATTGTTGCGCAACTGGCAACGGGTTGGTGCATAAGGCAACGATGCGTCATAAAGCCACTGGGAGCCCCGTAGGAGCTCTCAGTGGCCCTTATGCCCTTAGGCTTCTGCGTAGACACTCAGCAAGCTTGTCGTCGTCTTGTTGAGGCTCTCCGTGAGTGCAGTGGCTTTGTACCAAATGGCCACATACTGCTCGACTTCCCGTCCCATCTCGTACGATCCTTCCGCAAGCTCGTGCAGGATTTGCGGGGTGAGCTGGGCGAGGTCGCCACGCGTGGCTTTGTCGGCGATGATATCGAGATAGTGTGCAGCTTCCTCGATCTTCTTATCCAGCGTGCGACGGTTGACGTGGTTGATCTGCTCGCTCACCAGATTGAGGGCTTCGAACACCGGCTTCCAGTCGGAGTTGCGTTGGACCACATCGCCATAGAGGGCGTCGGTTTTGCCGGAACCGGCGATGAAGCATTCGCCGAGCATGCGGTTGAACTCGTCGCGCTGGGCTTTGAGCTGGTGGTAGTAGGCCCGGTCCATTTTGGTGCTGAGCTGGAAGCTGTGCTCGTTAATGAGCTGTCCCAAAAAGACGGTGAACTTGTTGAGGCGTTCCACAACCTGGACGGCATGAGCAGTCGCCTCCCCCAGAATGTGCAGATACTGAAGGTACGGGACCCGGAGGCCCTCAGGTACTTTCACCGGCATCTGCGAAAGATTCACATAGTTGCGACCGGCAACCTTCGAGAGAAACTCGTGCTGCTGCGCGGTAAGCGGCGCAATCGCGGGCGCGTTACGTGACACCAACCCTTGCAGGTGATGCAGCATCGTCTTGGCGACCGGAACGATATGTTGCAGGCGTTGTACGGGAGCGGGGATCGAAAGCATCTCCAGTGCGATTTGGTCGCGCTGAGCTTTCAGGTCTTCTACGGGCGTGGTCATAAGCGTGTCCTATGCACTGGGCGAAAAGAGGGGTTGCTATAAAATTGTACCTGCCCGAAGCATTCTTTGGTAGGGCATTACAGATTAATTGGACAACAAGCACGGATACAAAAGCAATGCAAATTGACCTTAGAACAAAACTGACGCCGGCTCCGCATGTCAAGTTGCTGATCAACATTGGCGCGTTGCTGGACGTTCCGACTGGCCACTATATCGAAGGCCGTCGCGGGGAATCGATCCTGCTGGGCGGGCTGGCGCCGATCACCGGGATCGTCGGCATCGGTAACAACTTCAAGTCCACGCTGATGCACTTCATGACGTTGACCGCCATGAGCCGCATGAAGTTCTCAGCTGGCAAAACGTACGACACCGAAGTGAACATCCACGAATGGCACTTGGCCAATATCGTGGCGCGCACCGAATCGTTCTTGGGCGAAGACGTGCTGCAAACCCAGCGCTGGTCGATTACCGACAAGACGATGTACATCGGCGACGAATGGTACCGCGAGCACAAGAAGGAGCTCGAGGACAAGGCCAAGCGCAAGGACATCGCGGTGAACACGCCGTTCTGGAATCGCGAACGCAGCGCACCGATGCAGATGATGGTGCCGACGTACACCGAGATCGATTCGTTCTCCGAATTCGAAACCTCGGACGTGGTCGATATGCAAGACGTCGATCTGGGCGACTCGAAGGGCAACACGATTCACATGCGCCAGGGTCTGCAAAAGACGCGTATCCTGATGGAAGCGCCGCGCATTCACGGCTCGGTCTATGACTACTTGTTGATGACGGCGCACCTGGGCAAAGAAACGACCATGCAGAACGCGGGTCCGGCGGGCTCGGTGCCGATCGTCAAGCTCAAGCACCTGAAGAACGGCGACAAGATCAAAGGCACGACCGACAAGTTCACCTTCGTCACCCACAACTGCTGGCACGCGTTCAATGCGAGTCCGCTGATCAACCAGGGCACGAAGGCACCGGAATATCCGCGTCACCCGGGCGACGATTTGTTGCTCGACACGGACTTGAACACGGTGCAGATTCGGAACTTGCGCTCGAAGTCGGGCGCCTCGGGCATGGCTCTCACGCTGATCGTGTCGCAGTCTGAAGGCGTGCTGCCGTCGCTGACCGAATTCCATCACATCAAGGAAAACGAACGCTACGGCATGGAAGGCTCCAACGTCTCGTACTGGCTCACGCTGTACCCGGCGGCGAAGTTGGGTCGGACCACCGTGCGCTCGAAGATCGACAGCGATCCGCTGCTGCGGCGGGCACTGAACATCACCTCGGAGATGTGTCAGATGTCGTACCTCTGGCATACGCTGCGTCCCGAGTTCCAGATCACGCCCAAGGAACTGTACGAGAAGCTGAAGGCGGATGGCTACGACTGGAACGTGCTGCTCAATACGCGCGGCTGGTGGACGCACGAGCTCGGCGAAGCTGATCACTTGCCGTTCCTCTCGGTGATGGATCTGCTGCGTATGACGCTGCCGATCGACGATCCGAAGTACTACTTCCCGTACTGGCTCAATGCGGACAAGACGGTGAAGGACGAATACCTTCATCATTTTCAACCTGAACTGAAAGCAGCGTAAGCTTTGAAAGGAAACCGGGCCATGGACTGGATCGAACTCACTCCCGGGCACGAGAACGAAGCGCTCCATATGGGGCTGGAATACGGCGATGAAGTCCTCGTCTTAAAGACCCATAAGAAGCGCAGCCAGTTAAAGAGCCCGGCAACCTGGACAAGCAGTGGCTTGACGGATGTCTTTCGTGTCGTGGTGATCAATCGCGACAATCTGCTCGTGCGCCACGACAAGGCCTCCCATTTGCGCTATGTTATCTGGAGACAGGTGCTGGGCTTTCGTAAAGCCGCTAAGCCGTCTCCGGACCCTGAACACACTGAACCAACACCATGAATAAAAACGCACTCGGTCAACTCTCTGAAGAAGACAAGATCGCACTGCGCCAGCAGCTGCATCCTTACATGCAAGCGTCGCTCGCGCATCAGCTCGACGCCGTGACGGGGACCTACAAGTTCCGGATCGGCTCCGAGGTCAAGCATCTGGAAACCGGCGGCATTTACATCATCACGGGCCTGCCCAACGAGAACGTCGTGAAAGCCGGGGACGGCTGGGCCGATGCCTACGCGTATCTGATGGTCGACGGTCGCACCGCGTATCGGGCGCAAGAAGCGATGGAAGACGGACGCTTTGAAGAAGTACCGGCGGGCTCGGCGCTCGAATACGCCAAACAGCTCGCGGAGAACAAACCGACGGTGGTTGAGAAAGCCGTCGCGGCTGATGCAAAGCCGACCACGATCAAGGTATCGCTCGAGCAACTCGAAGGCGCGCTGCCGTCGGAATGCAGCAAGATCTACACGGACTACGAGAAGGGCTACAACAAGGCACTGCGTCATGCACGCGAGTCGCTCAAAGCCCTTTTCCCGGCAGTGTAAGAGTTATTTAACCTGGCTTAAGCGTTTGAAATTCGGACGCTTAATAGTATTATTGTAAAAAATTACTACCATGACCCATAGTGTAGCAGTATCTGCTGAGGCAGAAAATACCGTCGCAGCACCCGAAATCAACGTCGAAAATCTGGTCGCCTGGATGACCCAGCTGCTGGCCGAGCGCGGCCATCCGCAACCGGCTGCCTGGACGCAATTCCTGATGGCCGGTATCGACGGGCTGCCCGACAACGATTACCAGATGTTCGAGATCAATCGCGCGTGGCGCGTGGCTTTTGCTCGCATTGCGGGTAAGGGCTTGATGACCTCGGAAGAGTCGATGAACGTGCGCTATTCGTTGATCGACAAGTGCCCCGTGGAAAACTGGAAGGAGTCCTTCGTATCAGGAGTCTTGCCGTGCATTCTTCGTCTTCAGTTGCCGATCCAAAGTTGATCGCGCACCAGCCCCTGTCCCATGACGCGATTGCCAATTTCGACGTAGCGATGTTGATTGCGGGCTCGCGTGGTTTCACCGATTACGACCAGTTTGTGCAGACGCTCGAAGAAGAGATTCTGTACGAACATCCCAAGGATTCGATCATCTTTATCACGGGCGCGGCCAAAAGCGGCCCAGATGATATGATTATCCGCTGGTGCCGCGAAAACGGCTACGCCTGGACTGAGTTCCCGGCGGATTGGGATGACATTAGCGTACCGGGTTCCTTTGTGAAGAAGAACCGGTTCGGCAAGCTTTACAATGCCGCTGCCGGCCATCAGCGCAACCGCTTGATGGCTGAAGTGATGACGCATGCGTGTATTTGGTGGGACGGCAAATCGCCGGGCACTGAAAACATGATCCGTGAAGCTGAGCGCGTGGGCATCACGCCTAGAGTCTTTATCGTAAACGGAGAAAGGAAACGGGACACGCGTTATGACGACGTTAGGCAAGCGCAAGGAAGCTGAGGCGTTTATTCTGAAATGGATTGCGCGCCTCGTTCCGGGCAGTGACAACGCTGGGCTCTATGGCAACATGTTTGCCAAGATGGATGACAAGACGTTTGACGCCTTTATCAAATCAGTCGGTAAGGTGGAAACACGTCTGTCGGTGGTCGTGCCCAACTTTGCGAAAGCGAAGGTCACGATCGAAAACAATCTGGCCATTGCCAAAGAGCTCGGGCATGACTTCTACGAACGCCTGTGGATTAAACCCAGTGATGACCAGCCGGCGTATCTGACGCGAGAGAAGTACCTCGTGATGGATTTGCCGCTGCGTCGTCAAGCACAGCTGCTGGTGAAGAAGATCTCGATTCCGGAAGACAATCAAAGTGTGGACGATCTGACGGGGCAACCGTCGGGCAAGTCGGACAGCGCCAAGATCTCGTACCCGGAAACGATGGTGCTTACTTCCCTGAAGCTCGATCGCAACCTCACCGAGTTTTTGAAGTACCGAGGCGGCGACACGCAAGGGTTCAATGCAATGAACGACAGCTTTGCCAAGACGGGGGGTGCTTCGCAAGAAGCGATCAAACATCTGGCAGGCGGTGTTCGCAGCACACAGACGCTGCGCACCATTCTCACCGCGATGCATTTCTCGGTGGCGGGTCTGGGCGAATAAAGGATAACGGGGTAAACGATGGCATTGACTGCCGAAGAATGGATTACAGTCGGGGAGGTCTATCAGGACAGCCTCAAGTTCGTGCTGGATAACAACAGCCGGATGCTTGCGCCTGACGTGAACGAGCGCATCATGCGCTTTATGTACACGTACGTGCTGGTGCAGAAGCCCTTCACCATCACGACTCCGCAAGGCATGCAGCATGCAGTTGAGACTGTCTTCACGGACGAAGCCGTGCGCGACTTCGTCCTCACGCTGGTCTATGTGTTCTTCAGTCGTTGGGGAGGCACGTCGCAGCGTTTCTCGGAACTCGTCGAGTCCATTGCGTTCGCCGTTAGCGCAAATGGAAACGGCCCCCTTGGGAATGGTGTAGGTTCGCGCAATGCGATTCCCAAACAACTCCTTGAGGATCTGCCCAAGGAAGACGGGGTACGGTCACTGCTGGGGGACAACAAATGGATGGTCGTCCTGCTCCTCATGCAACTGGTCGTCGCGTTCCCTGCTCCGCAAGAGAGCAAAACCAAGAAGTAGGTCCAAACGCAGTACAACTGACGTAAACTAGCCCGGGAGCGGGACCATCTCCCGGATCATCATCTCTAAACGCAGCTATGCAACAATGACTGCAAATAAAAAGATCGAGACGTTGATGTTCGAGTTGGATGCATTGCTCGACACGCGACTCGGCACCATTCGAAAGATGGGGGTTGAACACGCCGAACGAGTTCTCACTCAGCAGTACCTTACGAGGGAGATTGACGAATTCGACGGCATCAGTAGTTCTGCCTTCAAAGAGCTGTACAAGAAGCGTGATGTAGAAACACTGAAGTTTAGTACGATAACGGCGTTGGTTCCTCAGCTCAAGGATTTGACGACGTTCTTGAGCGAGATGGCGATCACGCGACCCTATTTCGATGGGGTGCAGATCGCAGTCAATGTGTGGCCTTACAAACTCTCTGCTGAAGAGCGTAAGGACCTGGGTGATTCCGTGTCGGCTTGGACGGGGGGTCTTGTCCCTGTTACGCTGATTAATATCAAACCCGAAGCCCTGACGCCACAACTGGTTAAAACGCAGTTCGCCATGATGTTCATGTACGATTATGGCAGCTGGATGGAAATGCACTCGGAAGCGTTCAACGAAACTCGGCACCGCTGTGCTGAGATTCACCTCGTCGCTCCTGCCATGTATTTCAATGAGAAGCCGGATGAGAAGACTCTTAAGGAGTTGATCCGCGAAGCCGCGCACCCCTTCCAGGCCGCCATGATGCTGGCCTCTCCGCTAGTCGGCTTAGAACTCATTGACGTGAAGTATTTTAGCGTCGTAGCACCGCAATAAACGTACCCTGAGAACACCCGGCATACAACGCCTACCACTCCTAGCCATGCCCAAATCATCGGGGTAGGCTAGGAGCGGAGGGCTAAATCGTCCGGTTAACGTGCTCTCACTGGCCCGGGGTTAAGCTCTGGGCCATAAAGGTATCGAAGTCCATTTGTGCCGCATCGCTGTCCATTTCACCGGGGACCACTTCGGGTTCGGGCAGGCCAACGGGTAACTGCGGTACAGCGCGACGTTCTTGAATCTGACCGTCGATCACCATCCCAGCTTGCATGGCACCCGGGGTCTGGAGGACCTGGGCAATCAACGCTGCGGCCTGTGCCTGAGACGCACCGATCTTCTCATCGGTCTTCAGGCGTTTGCGACCGAGGGCGGCGCGGTCCATCCCGTCAAGCGCGGCCAGCACCACCATCTTGTCGCCCTTTTCCAGACTGTTCAGCTTCTCGCCGTCTTCCCCCATCATGGCGGTGACAATCTGCTGACGTTTCTTCTGGGTATAGGTAAGGACATGGTCCTCGCCTTCGATCACTTGCACAACAATTGGTGCGGCTTGATTTACACCAATCGTTTGAGGCGTGTGATCGTGTTGCGCTTCATCGTCGTCATAGTCCATGACACACCTCGGTAGGCTAGATAGTTTGAGTAACATATCATTCTAATGAGCTTCTTCGCTGAATCTCACTTAAATCAAGCCAAAACGAACGGTAAACGAATAGGAGTTGTGATGAGAAAATGGATTCTACACTGGAAGGCCTGGTGGATGCGACGCCAGTACCTGAAAGTGCGCTTGCTCAACCCGAAGCTCACGGACCATCAAGCCGCCCGGGAAACGCTGGAAGCCTTGCTCGGTCATCTGAGCGAAGTGCCGTTCCAGCATTTTCACAAGGATGCGGTGATTGGCGTGGAGCTGAAAGTCTTCTACAAGACGATCGACGAGTATCGTCAGGAGATGAAAGCGCTCTCGGGCCGCTTGCTCAATGAACAAATGATCCAGACCGCCTGGGCTGACCAGACGGAAAAAGAAGTCGCCATGGACCGGTTCCTCACCTCCAAGGACGGCTTCTACCTGGACGTCGTCGACGCGATTCATGGATTCAAACATGAAGCGCTGGTGCTCTGTGCCCTCATGCAGAAAAGCGATCAAGCCAAGTTTGGCGTGCATGAACACAACCGCCGCATGCTGCTCAAGTTTATGGCTAACTTGCGCACGGTGACGGTGCACCTGATCGACACCAGCCACAGCCTGTCCCCACAGGCCTGATGGCAATAAATAAACTAAACCAAGCAGGATTAAACCAAGGAAAGAATCATGGCACGCAATCAGCTGATGCGTATCTTGAATCGCAAAGATAAAGGAGCGTCACGCGCGTATGGCGTCGGCGGCGTCCTCTCCCGTCTGTGGGCCCAGATGCTCACGGACTTGGATGTCAATGTAGCGCGCTGGAATGACTACATGCATTCATTTGTGACCGACCCCGGCAATGGGTATCCGCCTACCAAAAACGGGCAGACCAGTGCACGCGGGAATCTCACTAAAGAATTCTCACGGCCTCAGATGACCTTTAAGGTCTTTATGAAGGCCCTGCGGTTCTTGAAAGTAATCCGTGTCGAGATTGCAATCAAATGTCATTACATGGATCGGCCGCCTAGCACGCACGGCACGGAAGTCAACTTTCGCGTCCCGTCCCAGCCTGCGACCACCTTCATGGAGGACATCAGTCGTCTGAACTCGCCGGAACCCGAGATTCCTCGATACAGTGAGGAAGAAGATGACGAATTCGTGCGAGACATGCTCTCGCTGCTGTCCAACCCTTTCATGTTCCCGTTCCCGGACGAGGACGTATCGGATCAGGACTTTGAAATCATCCGACCGCAATTTGGGACCACCTCCCAGCCGGCCGAGGACTTTGGAGGTAATCGTCTAGCACAGATTGCCTACAAGCAGTACCTGGCCGACAAACAACAAATGGAATTTGATCATGAAGAACGCTCCTGAGAAGCGCACGGCCGCGCTGCTGATGCCGAAGGAAAAGCCGCTGCCCGAGTTCGATGGGAAGAAACACATCAACATCGCAGTGGACGCGGCGACGGAATTGGGGCGAATGCTCACGCACTTTGCTTCGACACAGTTTATCCATCCCCTCTACGGTCCATTCAAAACCATGGAGGGCTTCTGGCACTTTATCAAGTGTGAAGAGCAGGACGATCTGTTCCGCACGCTCTCCGCTTCGCGGGCCAAAAGCCATGCGAAGACGAAGAAAACTGTGTTCCGTGAAAACTTCATCGACATCATTCATGAAGCGAACTTCTACAAGATCGAGCAGACGCCCGGCTTGAAGGAGCTCATGGTCGAATCCAGCTTGCCGTTTACGTACTACTACATCTTCGGGCCCGAGAAGGTCCAGGTGTTTCCGAAGCAAGCCGAATGGCTGTGCGCGGGCTTCGAGGAGATCCGCCGCCTGATGAAGGCGGGTCAGGAATACCCGAAGCAACCGAAGGTGTCGTTTGCGGAACAACAACCGGCGACGGTCTAAACCGACACAGAGAAAAGGGAGGGCCTTCGGGCTCTCTCTTTTTTTTGTCTGCTAGGAGCGGGCAATGCCATCCAACATTATTGCAAGACCCACATTTCAGACGGGACCTCGGGATAACCTGATTACCGTCGACGTCTTCACCGGCACCTCCGGGGGGATTGTCAATTCGATTAAAGCGCTTTCGCAAAAGTACGATGTCGATTTGATCGGCATGTTGCGCGCGGGGGCAGCTGTCGCCCAAGCGATTCCCGTGATTGAAGGGATTGCGCACGGCAAACTGTTGATGAATCCGCAAGCGGCGATTGCACGGCTACTCACCGCCTCCAACACCTTGGTCGGGGCCCTGGGGGGTCCGATCAATGCCCTGAACAGTACCTTCAGTGCGCTCTCGGCCGACGTACAAGCTGGCATTGCTGCGGCCGGTCAAGTGGTCGGGGAAGTGGAAGTGGCCATTGGCGGGGTGGTCTCCAGTGTGGTCAATGGTGCCATTGGTGACATCCAGGCGCTGGGCGGACTGATCAACCAGTTCGCGGGCGGCAATGGTTTTCTGATGGTGGACGTGCAGGCACTCGGAGGCTTTGCCGCCGGCGTGATTAACGAATGTGCCCGCTACGGGATCTCGGGTGCGTTTGCCCAGATGACCAAGAACATCACCGACCCGCGCGTGCTCAATGCCATCATTGGGTCGACCCTGCCCAACCTGATTTCGGCCTCCGATATTGGAGGCTTGCAGGCGCTGGCCAACGTCGCCAACGTCGTGGGTATTGGCGCGATCAATCCGCGGATGTTGCCGCAGTTCACCCGGGCGTATGTTCGGATTGGCTCAGGCAGTGTTCAACAGGCCACCCCGTACCAGGACAGTCAGAACTGGAACGACATGATGGACTGTTACGACACGGCGCAACCGGACTGGAACGTAGCCAGTCGGGCAGGCGACGATCCGAGCGATCCGACCTTGGATATCACCGCGCTGCAAAACGGCACGGAAGATTTCAATGCGGCGCTCTCGGCAGGGGTGTACAACAACTCGGCCTCGGCGAGCCCGGACGACAATACGCATTTCTATGCGCTCGCGCCGCTCTATGAGGACACGGACGTCAATCAGCAAATGAAGGACGCCTATCCGAATAGCTATATCGATCCCGCGCTGCGCTCCACCGATCAAGTTATCGATCCGCGGCAAGTGCAAAACGATACCACCCCCGCAGTGGATGCGTCCACCAGTGAGACAGCGTATCAGCCGTCGACCAGTGTGACGAATCAAATACCGGTCAAGCGGGCAGACGGCACCATCAACTCGGCCCAAAAAGCCAAGGAGATGGCCATGGGGTATAACAGCGGAGCGCTCGTGTTTGACGACAATGAAGCACCGCAGAACTCCACTGCTACGAATGATTCGGTGGCTGATACGCCCTCGCCCGTCACGTTCTCGCGTAACGGCAAGACGTATATGACCATTACCGGGGGTCAGGATCGGGGCACGTATCAGATCGAGCCCAACACTACCGGTCAGCAGGCGCAGGCTAATTCGATTAACTGGGGTCAGGGGTATTGGCACAGCGACGAGAAGTATCTGTACAATCCCGTCGATGCGACCACCTTGCAACCGGTTAAGAACTAAGCGCTGCATCACCTCACGGCATAAAGGCCCGGGCGCTGGCCCGGGCTTCTATGCTGTCTTTCTTTTTTAGTTGTTCGGCACGCCTTGGAAATACATCTTGATAAAGCGTGACGGCAACGCATCGCCCATGAAGGAGGCAAAGTGGGACGGCGTCAACCAGCTGCGCCACTGTTGCATCTGCATGGTGAGGTTGAGTTTGAAACGACGGAACGAGTAGATCTGATCCGCAAGCCCGAGCCCGCCCAGCACCGCCATGTAATCGGCAAATGGCGTGTCGCCATCAAAGAGCCCGTTCAGTGAGGTGACGGCATTCACGGCGGCATCGCCGACCGCCCCCACCGCGGAGAGTGCTGCACCCCCCGTCTCCGACTGACTGACGACGTTGTCCTTGACGCCCCCATTCACGTCCGAGGTGCCCGCAGCGTCATTGACCAACCCACTCACGGCTCCCGTGACCGCTCCGCCTGCCATGCCCAACGCGCCCAAGAACGACGACGCAGCACTGGTCATGCCTTGGGTAATCGGCAGATACACCAGGTTCGAAAGATCAAGCACCGTGAAGGTCACATCAATGGCCATGGCGTTGCCATCGTCATCGAAAGGCAGGTTGGCTGTGCCCCGTTGCACCGAGAGACTGTCAATCATGCCGAGGCGAATCTGGCAGCGACCCCGGTCATAGAGCTCACAGATAAACGGTGAGTTATACGACTGCGGACCCGTGGCCAAGGGCAGCGCGCCGGCGAGCAACATCGCGAGCGGCACGTACAGATTCGTGAGCTGCGAGATCGGGTTGCCGTACGGGCTCACCAGATTGATAGTGTACGACGAGCGCGAGAGTTGCGCGGTGGCTGACGCCCAGTGTTTGGGAATATCCACAAACGCCGAGCCACCGAGGGCAGCCAGCCCCGACATCCCAAAGCCATCCGCCACCCCCGAGATCAAGTCCTTCATGCCGTCGAGTGCGTGCCCCACGACCTTACCCATAAAGCCATCACTGATGTCGCCATCTTCGATGTCAAAACGGGTGGACCGTGATTGACTGGCCATGCTGTTGATCTTGCTGGCGAGGGCCGAGTCTTCCGCGCCGTTACCAAAGGTGTCGGTAACCGCACCCGTGGCATTGACCCGGAACGACACGAAGGCCCCGCCCTCATCCAACTCAGACTGATAAAACGCCCCCAAGCTATTGAGGTTCGGTCCATTGGTGTCAATCGCTTCGGTGCCTGCGGAGTTATTGCTGTCGTTGGAGATCAGCTCATTGGCACTCGCCACCTGAGAGGCCGGCACACTGAACCAGTTCTTCAGATAGACCAAGAAGTCGGTCTTGTTGGTATCCTGCAAGGTGGAGGCCGGACCAAACACACTTTGCAACCCCTTCTGAAGATTGGCTGACGCATTGTCGCTAAAGACCTGCGAGTACAGCTGCATCTGCTTGCGCTCGAGGCGCTTGGCACGGTTGGCCAATGCATACACGTCCACCCCACCGCCAGCAAAGAAGATATCCGGCAACAAGTCATGCATCTTCTGCAACCCGCTCTTATCGAACTGGTAGCTGTCCGCAATGCTGTTGGTATTGACCGAGGAGACGTCCGGGTCACCGCCCACCGGGTCATCGTAGTTGCTACCCGACAGCGCACGCGGCACAATGCCTCGGTTCACAGCGATCTGGTTGACGATGGTTTGCACCACCTGCCAATACACCGGCATCGTGGGCTTGAGGTAGTAGTACTTGGTCGAGGGCTTGCCCGCAAAGAACTTAAACGCCATGCCTGCCAAGTGAATGGCCAGCAGCTTCCAGCTCATTACCGAGACGACAAAGCCCACCGCGCGACCGATGTTGTACAGCAAGCCGGTGGCGTCGCGCCCCGTGCGCGCCAACACGCCGGCGCCCGTGTTATAGAAGTGCGTGAAGAACTGCGTCATCGAGTTAAACTGCGGCACCCCAAAACGCAGATGGATGATCTGATTGTGATCGTCGATCGCTTCGGAGTAATACACGCCCATGCTCTTACCACCCTGAAAGCGCGTGCTGGCTTTGGGGTCGGCATAGCGTGTGAACTGCGGGGGCGGGTTGATACAATGATTCCCACCCGGTGTGGTATCCGTGTACTTCAAAGACGCGCTGGTGAAAAAGCGATTCGCTTTGTCAATCGCCTCCAAGTCAGTCGAATTCAACAGAAAGGACTGCTTCATCCAGCTTGTGTTAGTTGCAGTAGCCATGGGCTACCTCCTTGATTGTCACCGCAAAATAAAAGGCAGGCAGGAGCCGAAGCCCCCACCTGCCTCACTACATCATTAAACCATCTTGCTCATGGAGACAGGTGGCTTTACCATCTGCTGCATTTGCGGTTGCGGCTTGCTACTCACATTCGGATTCGGTGCTTGTGACGACTCGTCCGAGGCGGGTTGCCCTTTCTGAATGTCCGCCAGCATCGCGTAGATGTTCTTGAGGACATCACGGGATTCAGTCTGAATACCCAACTGCTTATTCAGTACATCCCCCACGTTGCCCATCACGGCCATCTTATCCTCATGCTGCGCTTGCTGCACCGCGGCGATCTGCTGCGCGGGTGAACGACGCACCGCTTGCGCGGAGCCCAAACCAAAACCAAACGGATTGTTATCCGGTGCACTGCCGCTATTCTGGCCGTACATCTTGGTCTTGCCAGCTGCGCCCTCTGACGATCCGCTGTCAGCCGGTGCGGCATTGGTTTGCACCGCAGGCGTCGGTGTGCCCGTAGCAGCGGGACTGGGTGCGGCCCCTGACGGTGCGTTGCCGGCAGCGGCAGAAGACTTCGCCACGGCGGCCTTTTGAGCATCCGTGAGCTCCGGGGTCGCCTTGTTCTTACCCTGGAAGAACTTGTCATCGCTCTTGCTGTCCGCACCGGCCAGACCCGCATTGCCATGACCCGCATCGTTCTTGCTCGATACGGTGGTGACCCCCGTTGCCCCGGCGTCCGGCTTACCGTCCTTACCGTCAGCTGCCCCGTCCGCATTCAGCTTCCCAGCCTTCGCGTCCGCCAGATACTTCTGGAACTTCGACTGACGATCATCCAAGCCGTTGAGTCCGCCGTTCACTGCATAGGTGACGTTCTTCACATCGCCCGCTTGTGCCGCGGAGCTCGACACCCGATCCTTCCAGTACGCCACCGCCAACTGCGCGGCCACCTTCGGATCCGACGCCAGGTCCGGATTGTTGAGCAGATCCACCCCGATCATCTTGCCGTAACGGGCGTAGTTTGCCTTACCCGTCAACTGCACGACGCCACGGCCTCGGTACTTAAAGCCATCACCCGGATCGGTGTTGCCCATCTTGCGGCCAAACTTCCCACCGTAGATCACGTTCGCAATGGCTTCTGCGCCTTGACCGGCCAGATCGTTCGAGCTTACGCCTGCTTCGCGCAGACGCGGACCGAAGAGCTTATCCAGCACCGACGGTTTGTAGTTCAGATTTTCCGAGAGCGACTTAAAACCACCGCTCTCATGGTCCATCTGCGCCATAAACATCGCCTGCTCGGTTGGGTTGGTAATGCCGGCTTTCGCCAACGCTGCCATCACCGCATCCTTCACCTGCTTGGCGCTGCCCGTGACGGCCTTGTAGGCTTTACCCAGCGTCGCCCCAAAACCCTTCATCGAGTCACCGACGCCGGAGACGACGGCCTTGCCCTTGTCGTAAGCATTGCCCAACGCGGTCTTCGCCTTGTTATAGACGTTGCTCACGGCGGTCTTTGCCCCATTCCAGGCATTGCCCAGCGTCTCTTTCATCGAGTCCAAGAAGCTCTTCCCGTTGGTCTGCTCCTTGCGCTGATCGGTCCAGCCCTTACCCCCGTCACCCGCTTCCACGGACTTCGGCTTCTTCTCGGTTTTCGTCTTGTCCGTCACGCCGTCATTAAGCGTCTTGGCCGAGACCTTGTCGTTCAGGAAGTCCATGATCTGTTCCACCGACTTTTGGTCCGTGTTCAGTTCATAGTTCTGCCACGGACTGTCCGTGATCTCCCAGACCGACTTGCCCTCAGGCGACTTCGACGCCACAATCAGCGGCGCCAACTTCGCAGCGACCATCGGCTCCATCATGGTCTGATGGATATCCTTCTTGCCCGTGGCCTTCATGAGCGAACCCACGTAGGTCAGGTAAGTCGGCAAGAAGCGCCGCATGAACCACGCCACCCAGCGATAGGCGACCGTGTTATGCGTGCCGGAGACCCCGAAGCTCGCGCCCACTTGCTTGAGCACGTCATGCGGATCCCCAGTGAAGCGACACTGATAGTCGTTCAGCTTCTTATCCACGGCGATCAAGGGCAGGCAGACCTCTTCCAGCGTCTTCAAGGTGGTGACCTTATCCTGCTCGAGCGCCTTCAACCCGTAGGTCCGGAACCGCAGCGAGGACAGGGCGTCCACCTTGTTCTCGATCTTGGTAAGCGTCGGGCTGATCCCCACCGAAGCGGTCGTCTTCCCCGTCTTCTTCGGATCGTCCTTCTTCTTATCAAAGAGCCCACCCAGCCAATGCAAGCCCATGGCCGCCCAGCCCACGGGCGTGTACTTCAGGAACTTGCCATACCCACGGGCGAGTTTCTCCATCGTGGTTTGTGGCTTGACCTTGCCGTCCTTATCCTTAGCCGGTTCACGACCGAGGATACCATCCATGATGCTCGAGCCCAGCTTCTTGATCGTCCCCTTAAGGTCCGATTCCTTCTCGATGGTTTTACGGGCTTCGGCCACCAACGCCGCAACTTCTTTGCGACCTGCCTTCAGGCCATCCTTGCCGTGGATAAAGAACACGTGCCAGGTATGCCAGGGTGATTCGTCAAAGCCGTAGGGACCGGCAGGATTCGCAATTGCTGACAGGAACTTGAGTTTCAGTTCCTTATCCATCTTGTCAACGTTCTTCAGGCTCGCCTTGGGATCGACGCCATGCAGCGCCGTCATCGTGGTCAAGAACACCGGCTTAAAGCGCAGCGAGAACCATTGCAACCAGCTGCGCAGGTCCTGCTTATTGTTCTTGTCCACGCCAAACGGACCAAACGCTTCATCGGCACTGAATTTCTTCTTGTCGAGCTGCGCTTTGCCGTTCTCGTCGTAGATCACGTGCTTGAGCATGCTTTCTTCAAACTCACGCAAGTCGTTGACCTTTTCCCAGTCATCAGGCATCACACCGTACTGCGCCATCCGTACGGCCTCCAGCGGGAGCACCTTCTTGCTCATCGCATGCTTGATGCCCTTGTAGCTGGCCCGAAGCCCCAAGCCCGCCACGGTTACTGCCGCTGCCCCCAGGACCACCGGGGACGCAATAATCCCAGCGACTGCCGTGGCCGCCATGCCTAAGCCTGCGGCCAGGACGGACCCCAGACCCAACTCCAGACCGAGGCCTGCAATCGTGCCTTCGGCGCCTGCGGCCAGCGCGCCGGTGCCGGCGGCAGCAGCCCCTGACCCCGCTGCGGTCGTGGCCGCCCCTGCGGCGGCTTCAATGCCCGTGGTCGCTGCGGCCCGCGTCGCGACCTGAGCTGCCGTGCGTCCTGCAAATTTCCCGAAGAGCTTCTTGCCTGCCAACTTGGCCGCTTGCGTGCCGGCGTAGTCCGTGACGGCATCCTTCCCCGCCTTGATTGCAGCATGACCCTTGTCCTTGGCTTTCGCGAGTTCCTCCGCATCTTCCAACAAGGTGGCCAGCGCGCCGAGCTTACCCAGTCCCTTCTTCTTGGCAAGCTTCTCAAGTGCTTTCTTGCCGAGCGTCTTGGACTTCTTGGAAGCCAGGTCTTTACCCTTCTCCCACGCATAGCCCTGGAGCGCGTCTTCGCCCTTGTCGATGGCTTGGTCCTTGATCTTTTCAAACCAGGACTTGTTCTTCTCTTTGTTCTCCTTATCCTTGTCTGCTTGGTCCTTCGCGTCTTGCTTCTTGAAGTGACCGAAGAGTCCCTTGATCCCGGCGCCAATGGAGCTCATGGTGCCAAAGAGACCCGAGCCGCCCGGATTGACACCCGAGGCTGCTTGCGCGTCCTTCTTCTCGCCCTTGAGCTTATCTTCCAGGTCTTGCCACGAACCCTTACGCTTAGGCTTGGGCAGTCGGTCTTCCAACAGATCCCGAATCTCGGTGAGACGCGTGATCATCGTCTTCGAACCCGAGAAGACAATACCGTCCTTACCGAACCAGTTAAAGAAGAACTGACCGATCGCCTCGAACGGTTTCTTGATCAGGTTGGCGGCAAACGACAGACCATCATTGACCAGTCCCTTAATCTTCAGGAACGGCTTCTTGATGGTGTCCATCACCTTCTGACCCGCGGTGCGCACCGGCTTACCCTGCCAGTCGTAGAGCCCGCCTGCCAAGTCTTCGCGCGTCAATGCCAGACGCGGGTTCTTGGGCATCGACTGATCCATAATCGGACCATCAATCTGACCCGGCCGGAACACAGGCTTACCGGTGAGCGTCGAGATATAGCCACCGGCTTTCATCGTGCGTGCCAGCAAGACCGGTTCGGACTTGCCCTTCACGTAGATGTCAATCGGCTGGTCGAGGAAGTGGACCGCGAGGTCCACGGTCTTCTTGCCCCAGTCAATCGCCTTCGGGATATAGTCAAACACCGAGCCGGAGTTGTTCCACCACTCCAGCCCCATCTTCGCAAACTTACCCAGCTTCGCGCCAAGCGCCGTGATCAGCTTCTTGCCGCCACCGATGGTATACGCGTACTTGATGTCCTTGAGCGAGAGCACCAGGTTGTTGTTGTCGTAGATGTCTTCAATATCACCCTTGATGTCCTTGTAGGAATGGATGATATCGCCCGTCACGCGATCACGGTAATGACCCGCGCGGAGTTTCCACGCCAGCAACGCCGGTTCCTTCAAGCCCGGGATATAGATGTCGTCCCAGCGATCGGCGAGGTTCAGCGCCTTTTGCTTACCCGAAGCGAAGAGCTTACCGGCTTGGTCGCGAATGGCCTTCGACTTCTGCCAGCCTTCCTTACCCTTATCCCACGCCCGACCCGGCAAACCGGTGACCCAGTTCTTGGCGTTCTTCACACCCTGCCAGGCACCCGACAGCGCATCGCCCACGGTCATCTGGTACAAGCCCTTGATCTTGCTGCCCGCTTGACCCGCGCCCCCCTTCAGGCGCGACATCAGATCTTCCCCGCTGATCTGATAGTTGTTGATGGTCATGCCGTCGCCACCGTCAAACTTCTTGCGGATCGCCGTGAGCTGCTCCAGCATTTGCTCAGCGACACTCAGACTGCTGTTGGCTTCGATCGCATGGATGATGGCGTCTTGACCCGCGAAGTGGACTTCGCTCGCCCCGTACCCCATGCTCTCCACCAGGTGGTGGTTCTTGACGGGGCTGACCTTGCGACGACGCTGGTAACTCGCCAGGCGCTTCTTGGCGTGACGTTCGGCCTTGTTCTGTTGCGCTTGTTGCAGATGCGTTAACGACGGCGAGGCTTGCACGCCGGACGCCCCCTTTACGCGACCGTAGCCCCGTGCCCCACCCATCGCGACACTGAGGCGCTTCTCGGCTTCATTGACGATATGGTTGACCACACTGTTGATGTGGTTGTGGATCTCGTGGTTATACTGATCGTGCGAGTCGTGTGCCGTGTTGTAGCTACGGTTGTCGTTGCGCGTGCTGTTCGACGTCCGGTTGTGGGTGGTCGAACGGTTATCCACCTTGGCCGTGATATTGCCCTGGCGATCGACGTAGTACGTGTCGCCCCCGTAGGTCACCGTTTGACGATGATCGTGGTTCGTCTTCGAGACGCGCTTGCCGCCCTTGATATTGGTCACCACCGAGCCCAGGCCCGAGTGCACCGCGGACTTCACGCGCTGACCAATGCCGCGACCCCGACCGTGGGTGATATGGTGACCCCCTGGTGCATGGACATTGCCGGCAAAGCCATGCATGCCCAAACCGCCTGCTGCATGGAGGGCTTGCGGATCGTAGCTACCGTCATCGAACAGATTCTGGAAGCGCTTCAGGTTGATAAAGTTGCCCGTCTTATCGAGCAGCCCCATCTCGTTGACATAGTCCCCGTAACCCGAATTCATCAGCGTCTGAATATCCGAGCGTCCATCTGGCATGCTGTAGGACAGATCGGTCATCAACTTCTGAAAGCGCATCTTGCGCGAACCGTCTTGGTCGCCCTTGAAGTAATCGCGGAACAACTGCGACATCTCCGGGCCTTGCATGTAGTGCTCGCGGTTAAAATACGTCTGGGGGGCACCCAGGCGCTCCGGCGAACCAATGCGACGATTCAGGTTGTCTTCGCGCAACGTTTCCAGCAGCGCCTTACGCAACTCCGGGCTGATCTTCTTGCCCGTTTGCTTCTCGAGCTCCCCGACCAGGGTATCCGCACTGCGCTTGACCGTGCCGCGCGAGCCTTCGCTAAAGAGCGAGTTGTAAATCGCCTTGCCGGTTTCCGCCCGCGACTTGAACTTCCCCGAGGTCGGATCGAAGGTCGTCAGATCCACCTTGGTGTTGCCGGTGCGCATGATCTGGAGTTCCTGGTAAATGCGCGCCAGATACCCCGGGATCACTTCAGTCAACGACTTGCGTGCCAGCCCATTGAAGACGGCCGGCTCTTGCAGGTTACGCAAGTTGTCGCGCTCGATGCCCGTAGAGATGGCACCCGCTTCCTTCACGCGGTCTTTGCCCCACTTCGCGAGCCTCCCCAGCCCAAACGGCAGGTCGTTGCCCTTCTCGGACATCGCCAGTTCCATCAGGTGCTGCGGCACATTGCCCGTCACATACTCCAGGCCGTTGCTGCCCTTCTCGATCTGCTTGCCGTATTTGGACTTGCGCGCCCAGCCGCCGAGCTTCTTACCGAGCTTGCCCGCCAAGCCCCCGGCCAGTTGCCCGCCGACCATACTGCCGGCCATCTCAGCCCCGCCCGGACCGCCCATGCCTTCCAAGGCACTGGCCGCGTCCATGCCCATCTCCATGCCGGAGATGCCCATGCGGGCGCCATCGACAAAGCCCTTAACCTGACCTTGAATCGAATTGGTGATACTCGCCGTCAGCTTCTGCATGAACTGACTGTTGCTGCCCATGAGGCTTTGCCCCATGGTCGAGAAGAACTTGTTGCGCAACAACGTCGGGTAGTCTTGCGACACCTTGATCTTCAGCACGTCCGGCAAGCCCGTGTTCTTCTGGATATTCTCCAGCAGCTCCTTGGTCTTGACCGCACTCTCGCGTTGCAGCTGCAAGCTATCCATCGCGACGAAGTAATGGCGGTACTGCACTTCCAGCGCTTTGCGCTGATAGTTCACCGTCACTTTGTCTTGGTAGTCCACCAGACGTTGCAAGGCCAGCCGCATGCCGTTGAGCATCCCCAACTGCATGTTGTCCTTGTTGTTCTGCATCTGGTGACGGATGTCCGCTTCGGCCTTGTCCTCGGCACGAGCCTGGGCGTGTGACTCCGCTTGATACTTAAAGATGTCCCCGAGCTGCGCTTGCAGGGACTGATCACGCATGCTGTCTGCATTGACTCCGGAGGCTCCGTCCTCGTAGGAGTCGGACCACTTCTTCAAGCGGTCACTCACGGCCTTGGGCAAGAACTTCTCACCGGCCGGCATGAGCTTCTTTGTTGCCCGCTTCATGTCGTTCAGAAGCGGCTTCACCTCGCGAGCCGAAGAATCGTATAGACTCTTCAAACTCTGACCGGTCTGGTCAGCCAGATCCAAGGCAGAACCATAGCCTTGGGGGAGTGCTGACTTCAAGGTCTTGCGGATAAACGAATCCGAGCGGGACGCATCCCAAATTCCCGAGCCGACGCCCTTGGCGAAATCCTTGCCGGCTTTGATCGCGGGATTGCGATCGTCCTTGACGCGCTTTTCGGAGTAGTCAAACGAGGGGATGTTCAGCGACGAGTCGAACCCCATATCGTCAGCTGATTTAAACTTCTTCTGTTTGGCCATTGTTGGCTCCACTTAACTGGGTCTACTCTGACCCCTCATAGATTTTCGCTATTTAAGGAAACAAACATGGAAAGGCAAGCAATCCCTTTCAATATCAGCTTGCTGGAATTGACGGATGCGAAGATTGCACACATGCGTCCGGTGACCAGCTTGGACTTTCTGGAGGGTAATAGCACGGCCCCGCATCCCAATGGCTTGTTCTCCGCGGAGATCTTTGGGAAGGTCGGTGACGAAGCGCGCATGCGTCGATTCTCCTATATCAACGTGAAGACCACGGTGTTTCACCCGACGGTGTACCGTGCGCTGCTCGCGCTCAAGCGCCTCTATGGCGACATCATGGCGGGCACCGAGTACGCGGTGTGGAACTCGCTCGCGAAAGACTTCGAGCGCAGCGACGTGGTCCATGGGCAAACGGGCTTTAACTTCTTTGTCGAACACTGGAAGGATATCGAGTTCCAGGAAACGAAGAGCGATCAGCGCGAACAGAATATCCTGCTGATCCAGAAGTATAAGCAACGGGCCATGACGAGCCGGATCGTGGTGTTGCCTGCGGGCATGCGCGACCTGGAGTATGGACCGGACGGACGGATGCGGGAAGATGAAATCAACACCATCTACCGCTCGCTCATTGCCAAGTCCAATGCGATTACCGAGTCGGTACTGCGGGCCAATCCCGAGATGATCAACACAGTGCGCTACTCGATTCAGAATACGTTTAACCAGCTGTACGACCTGCTCGAGGCGATGGTCGAAGGTAAGCGCAAACTGATTCTGGGCAAGTGGGCAAGCCGCCGGATCTTTGACGGCACGCGAAACGTGATCACGGCCATGAATACGTCCAGCGAGATGCTGGGGGCCAAAGGCAACGTTGGCTACAATCACTCGGTGACGGGCCTTTACCAGGGTCTGAAAGCAGCGCGACCGGTCGCGGTGTTTGCGATCAAGAACGGCTTCTTGCAGAAAGTGTTTACGGGTCCGGGACAGCCGGCCAAGCTTGTAAACAAGCAAACGCTCAAGCTCGAGAACTGTGACCTGCGTCCCGAGTACTACGACAAGTGGATGACCACCGAAGGCATCGAGAAGCTGCTCACGGCATTTAGTGAAGAAGACGTACGCCACAAGGCAATCGAAATCGACGGTCACTGGCTGGGCTTGATGTATAAGGGTCCGGACAAAACCTTCCGCTTCTGTCAGAGCATCGACGAGCTACCTGAAGGACGGGATCCGAAGGACTTGCATCCGCTCACGTTCTGCGAGCTGCTGTATCTGTCGACCTACCGCGAGCTTGACGATAAGCTCCCGGCGTTCGTGACCCGTTACCCGATTACCGGGATGGGTTCGATCGTGCCGTCGATCATGAAAATCAAGACCACGATTCGTCACGAGGTGCGCCGTGAACTCGGTCCGGACTGGCAACCGCTGCCGGAAGACTACACGGCGTATGAGTTTCCGGTGCCCGGTGGGGAGTTCGTCAATTCGATCTCGCCCCACACCTCGAAGCTCGCGCGCCTCGGGGCTGACTTTGACGGTGATACGTCATCGTTTAACGTCACCTACACTGACGAATCGATTCAGGAGATGCGGGAGTTCCTGGCTTCCAAACGTGCGTACGTAGGCACGGATGGCCGACCCATCGCGTCCATCGCGATCTCGACGGTCAATCTGGTGCTTTACAACATGACAGGCGACTAAACATGCTTTTGTACGAATACTTCTACCGTCAGTTTGGGGTACGGCGTTCTTCCCAGCTGATTAAACCACCGCTGCCCGGCGTGGATAAGCTGGTGCTACCTCGGCGCAGCCTGTTCCACTTCCTGGGCGACGGTCCGATGGCCAGTGGTCCGGACACGCATCAGCTGGAATTCAACGGGATCACCAAACCGATCCTGGTGGAAACGATTCTGTCGCAGTCGGGCACCCTCGGTCAGCCGCGCCCGATTCCGATGGCCACCACCACGCTGATGTCGCAGTGGTTCCAGAAGAACCGCCGCTATCGCAAGCTCATCAATTTCGAAACGGGCACCCGCGACGAAACGATGCTGGTGGTGATCAACTATGCGTTCCTGTGGCGCATGTACCGCTATCCGCGTTCGCTCTACACGAACCTGAACCAGTGGCATAACGTCGCCGAGACGCTGTGGTCGACCGTGGGCAGTTTGTCCGATAGCTCGGACCGTCATCAGTTTATTCCGGTGACGCTGCCGCGCGTGCTGCCGTCGCTGGTGGATCTGCAAACCGCGGAAACAGCGATGCTCTCGGCGCGCACCGCCAAGCGCTTTGCCACGCACGAGTCCTTGCAGCTGCTGGAAATCTGGAAGTGGCTGGGGCCGAACCGTCAGACCTCGATGCTCTCGCATATTCCGGAGAAGCGCCTCGCACGGGTGAACCTGCTGATGGAAGAGGCGGGGCGCTGGTTTGTGGTGAATCTGAATGTGCTCAACTCCTGGCGCATTGCCACCAAGGAAGAGCTCGACGCGAACCCCGATGCCAACCAGCACGGGCTCGATCCGCATATGCTTCAGAAGTACTTCCTGCGCATGTGCATGTCGCTCATGGAAGTGCGCACGGCCGCCGCCCCTGAAATCAGTGCAGCGAGCCAGGAAGGCGTGGACTCTGATGTCAAGGTCGACCTGGTCGCCAATGTGGTCGATGAGCATGATCCGGAAACGGGGATTGCAGTGAAGTCGGTCACCGAGCCGTTCCTGGATCCGGTCGCCCATCTGAAAGCCACCCAGCAGGTGGACGCCGAAGTGCAGGACGTGGCAGACATGCACCTGGAGCTGCTCACCAATCAGCAGAAGGCCAAAGCCACGGCCAAGGTGATTGAGCTCAAAGAGAACGCACCGGATGAGCGCGGCGTGGACATCAAGCGGGACCTGGCGCTGGAAAAGCAGCTCGAAGCAGACTTGCAGCAGCTGGAGCACATTGCCAATCTGGCGATGCCGGAGGTCGATGAAGCCGCCCCGATTGAGCACCAAGCGCCGATCGATCCGCCGGTCGCTCTCACGCCCGAAGGTGCGGTCATGAAGATCTGTGACCGGCTGGCGGAGCAAGGGCTGCTGTCGGCTGGGGAGCACCGTCGCTACAAGTCGCTCTCGGAAGCATACAAGAAGATTGTGGCGCCGGACGGCAACTCGACGCTGGAACACTTCGTGCATATTCCGAAGGAAGACGTACAGATCGCCGAGTCCGCCACGATTCCGGATATCAAGACGGTCACCGACAAGACGATGCTCAAGTCGAGTCTGATTGATTTTGATGCGAAGTACATCCAGAAGGTCATGCAGAAAGACATCGCGGCGATGGTGTTGAATCTGCAACAGGCGGGCCTGTGTATTACCGATTACGAAGTCGAGGACATCGATGACGTGATGGGCCAATACAAGATGTACACCGCGCGGGTGACGCCGGTGGACGGGGCCACCTCGACCTTTCGCTTTCGCTTGCCGGTGGTGCGCGAAGACGGCACCTTTACCAGCAACGGCGTGAAGTATCGCGTCCGTAAGCAGCGGGGCGATTTGCCGATTCGCAAAATCGGGCCGGACAAGGTGGCGCTTACGTCCTACTACGGCAAGGTGTTTGTCAATCGCTCCACGAAGAAGGTCAATGACTATCCGTCGTGGTTGATCAACAACATCCAGGCGATGGGGTTGGACCGCGAGAACACGATTGTCACGGACCTGCATACGGCGGACGTGTTTGACAACCTCTTTGAAGCACCGCGCCTGTACTCGCTGCTCTCGATGGCGTTTCGCAGTTTCACGCTCTACGGCTACGTGTGGAACTTCGATCACACCAAGCGCAAAGAGTTGTTCGGGGAGAATGCGCTCAAGCTCTATGAGAAAGATCAGCGCACGCTCGTGGCGGTGAAAGCCGATGACCCCAACACCTACATGGTGATGGATCACCTGGACACGCTCTATAGTGTCACGACGGATCAGGGCAAAGAGCTGGTGGCGCTGCCCTCGATTGAAGAGATGCTCAAGCTGCCGGCTGAGAAAGCGCCGGTGGAGTTTGCCCAGGTGAAGATCCTGGGTCGGGACGTACCGTTGGGTGTCGTGCTCGGCTATGAGCTTGGGCTCGATAAGCTGATGCGCATGTTGAAGGTCACCCCGCGCCGGGTGCCGGCTGGTCAGCGTGTGGGTTTGCAGCCCGACGAGTACGATCTGGTGTTTGCCGATGAGACGCTGGTGTTCCCGCGGCATAACCGGTTTGCCTCGATGGTGATGGCGGGCTTTAACGAGTACCATCGTCAGCTGCGCAGCTACCCCGTGCATGAGTTTGATAAGCGCGGTGTGTATCTGAACTTGCTGGAGTCGGCCGGGGCGTCACAGCGCTACCTGCGTGAAATCGATTTGCAGTACCAACTGTTTATCGATCCGATCACCAAGGAATTGCTGATCGACATGAAGGAGCCCACCGACTATCAGAGCCTGTTGCTCAAGGCCTGTTCGATGCTGCTCACCGACACGCACCCCGACGAGCTCGACTCCAAGTGGATGCGCATCAAGGGCTATGAGCGGATGGCCGGGGCCGTGTACTCGGAGATTGTGCGCTCGATTCGTATTCACAACGGCAAGGTCGGCAAGAGTCGCAGCCCGATTGATTTGAATCCGTTCCAGGTCTGGAAGAATGTCACGCAAGATCCAGCGAAGGTGCAGATCAATGAAATCAACCCGATCCAAAACCTGAAGGAAGGCGAAGCCGTTACGTACTCCGGCGTGGGTGGTCGAGGTGGTCGCTCGATGACGAAGTCCACCCGTGTCTACCACAAGAACGACATGGGTACGATTTCGGAATCCACGGTGGACTCCTCGGACGTGGCGATCAACACCTATCTGTCGGCGGACCCGCAGTTCAGTTCACTGCGCGGGCTCTCCAAGGGCTACAGTTTCGAGAAGCAAGGAGCCACCCCGCTGCTGTCGACCTCGGCGTTGATTTCGCCGGCGGCCGATCGAGACGATCCGAAGCGGGTGAACTTTATCGGCATTCAGCAATCGCACGGCATTGCTTGCAAGGGTTACACACAGGCACCGATTCGCACCGGCTATGAGCAAGTGATTGCCCACCGCACGGGTGACCTGTTTGCGCTGACGGCGAAGAAACCGGGGAAGGTCCTCTCGGTCAATGAGCACGGCATGCAGGTGCAGTATGAGGACGGTGAGCTGCAAGGCATTGAGCTAGGTCGGCGCTATGGATCAGCGGCGGGTCTCACGATTCCGCATGAAGTCAAGACCACGATGAAAGCAGGCCAGGTCTTTAAGCCCGGTCAGCTGCTGTGCTTTAACGACGGGTTCTTTGAACGCGATCTCTTGAATCCCGACGGCGTCATTCTGAAGAACTCCATCACCGTGAAGACGGCGTTGTTGGAGGCGATGAATACGCTGGAAGACTCCTCAGCGATTTCGAAAGAAGCCGCCGAACTCCTGACCACGAAGACCACGAAGGTGCGCACCATCGTCGTGAACTTCGAACAGGAAATCCATAAGCTGACCAAAACGGGCACGCCGGTGGGTTCTGAGGATATTTTATGCGTGATTGAAGATGCCGTGACCGCCGGCAATCGCCTCTTCGATGAGGCGTCGCTGGATACGCTGCGACTGCTGTCGGCGCAAACCCCGAAGGCGAAAGCCAAGGGTGTCGTAGAGCGGATCGAAGTGTTCTACCATGGTGACTTGGAAGACATGAGCGAGAGTCTACGGGCTTTGGCTCAAGACTCCGATAAGCTGATGCTCAAGCGCACCCGGTCCACCGGCGGCAAGGGCTACACCGGCAGTGTTGACGAGAGTTATCGCGTCGACGGTGAACCCCTCTTGCTGGACACGGCGGCAATCAAGATCTACATCACCGCGGAAGTCTCAGCGGGCGTGGGGGATAAGGGTGTCTTTGGCAATCAGCTGAAGACGGTGTTCGGTGAAATCATGGAGCATGATCTGTTGACCGAATCGGGTACGAAGGTGGATGCGCTCTTTGGCGCGGTGTCCATTCAGGCTCGTATCGTGTCGTCTCCGGATATTATCGGCACCACCACCACCTTGCTGGAAGTGATTGCCAAAAAGGCGTTGGAGATCTACCGTTCTTAATTGAGCCCCAGGGTGGCTGCTGGCACTGCGGTGTCGGCGGCTGCCTCTCTTTTTTTGTGTTTGTATGCGGTCCTCGCTGATAGGAATTTTCATGAAGAACAGAGAATCTGAAAAGACGCTCGTGACGCTGGCGAACGCCACGGAACTCGTGCGTGTCGTGGTGCAGGGCGTTGTCGGCAACGACGTTGCAGACACGATCGCAGGCTCGCCGCTCACGGGCGATGTCATCAACCAGATCGCCCTGACGAAGTTTCAGGCTGCGCTCCAAACGTACCTGTAAGGAGCATCCACCATGTTGAATCAAAATTCGTTGATGGCCGCGGTGCCGTTGACCGAACGTCTCGAATGCGCCCGCATGGCGCTCTACCCGATTTCGAGCACGCCGCTCGAAGCGATGGTGAACGCCACGCGCTCGGACGAAGGGCTCTTCGATGCTGCCCAAGGCAATGTCGAAGTCTTTATCGGTCACGTCGCTACGATGGCCAACAAAGTGCAGCCCGCCTATGGCGTGTCGCACCATAACGCCACGCTCGACCCGATTGCCACGATGGCGATCCAAGCCGTGTCGCGTCACCTGCAAGTCGCCAAGAACGTGGTACGGCCGGTGATCAACGATCTCTACACCCGTGTGAAGAGCTCGCTCGCTGAACTGAACGCGTCCTCGCTGCTGGGCATGGAAGTCGACGTGCTGCGCGAACCCGCGCCGCTGGGCAACGCGCAACTCGCCAACGCGGTGCGCAAGCTCGACGGGCTCACGATCGAAGATCTGCCGATGCGCATGCGTCTGCCCGATCTCGGCCCGAAGGAACTCGCGGAACTCGTGATGTCGGGCTCCAGCCAGCTCGATACGGCGATTGCCGAGTGGATGTCGCAAGACGAAGGGCTGCTCCAGTATATCTGGCGCCATGTCTTCCAGCAAAACCCGCTCGACAACCCGAAGACGTTCCTGCAACTGATCACCGATCGCGTGCATGGCGTGAACAACGCGCTGGCGATCTATCTGTTCAGCCGCAAGCTGATGGAAGGCAAGCCGCTCGAGGGCACCGAGATGAGTCTCTCGGGCTACAAGCAACAACTCGTTGACCTGCGTAACCAGTCGGCCGCCGCCCTGTGCCGGGCGCTGGACCGTATTGACCGCTCGATCAAGAACGGCGTGCTGGTGCGTGAAATCGTCGACAATAAGACGATCGTCTACGAACCGCTCTACCGCAAGTTCCTCGAAGAAGGCGGCAGCAACGAAGTGCTCTTCGCCAATGCGATCGGTGGCCAGAAGTTCTTCACCACGCTCAAGGACCTGCTCGCGAATAAGGCGCAACTCACGGAGCGCTGGAATTTCCATGCCGCCCTCGTGCGCACCGAAGAAGCGAACCAGCGCTTTGTGAAGACCAAGGACTTCTTGCGTCTGCACTTTTTCGCGCAGCTCGCGGAAATCGCCCACACCGACGAAGGCACGGAAAGCAATATCGCCGAAGTCAAGAAGCTCTTTGACGTCGTGATGAAGGACGTGCGCGACGCGGACATCGACGATCTGCACAACCTCTGCATGAAGCTCGTGTGCCGGGCGCGTTTCTACAAGACCGACGCGGAAGTGATCCTCACGGGCATCTCCAATGCGATGAAGGACAATCCGCAAATCCACCCGCGTGAAGCGGCGACGATTTCCGCGATCAACTACGTCGCGGTGTGGGTGGCGCGTCAGATGAAGCTCGTGTCGATGTAAGCGTCACCCCATCTTCTGTTAACCTGGAGTGGTAATGAATCCGAAGCATATGGTCCGCGATGCGGACAAAGTCAAAGCCGCGCTGCGTGAAACGGAAGATGGCAAGTTGGTGGCACTCAAACCGGTGAAGATTTACGTGCCGACCCGGTTTGAGGAGCGCGGGCTCGCCAGCATCGGGATCGAAACGATGATCTGTGGTGTCTACGCGATGACCATCGAAGACAGCTACTACGCGGTGAGTCTGATCAATGCAATGATCCGCGTGGAACCGTCCTCGATGATGAAGGTGCTGATCGACGGCGATGAGTACTTTGAATTCGAATTCGACAAGGGTGCCACGGTATTCCCCTCGCTGGATCTGGTGAAGACCGACTCGCTCGTGTACAAGATCTATAACGAGATCGTCGCTGGGGGGCACACGCCCTGGTATTTGAGCTACACCGACTTGGCGCTCATCTTCGATACGGCGAAAGAACACGCCGGCGCGAACATCGGGCAGAACCACGAAGTCACGGAGTTGCTCGTGTCCATCGTCGCACGCGACCCCAAGAACCGTCACGAGTATTACCGTAAGACGATTCAAGCGATCAGCGATCTTCAAACCAACAAGCCTGTCTTCATTCCGCTACGCTCGGTGGAATTTGCGGCGAGCAATACACTAAACAAACTCGCAGGCAGTTACTTCAGTCGCGGCGTTGTGAGTGCGCTTGTCACACCGACCACCCGTCTTGAGCGCTTGGACGCGCTTCTCAGTCAGTAGTGGAGTTTTGAAAATGAATAACTATGTGCGCTTTGGGTTCACGGCCTTGAATGGCCTGAACAAGACTGGCAGCATCAAGCCAGACGATGCGGGGTATTACCCGGTGGTGCTGGGTGGGCTGGACATCTACAACTCGGCCAACCAGTTCTATCCGTACGCGCCGGCCAAGGAACTCTTCACGGGCTCCAGCCAGCTGATGCGCCGGGTGAGCAATGGCGCGCTGCGCGGGGAGTATGGTCATCCGAAGTTCATGCCGGGCATGAGTCAGGATCAGTACGCGCAACGCATCCTCGCGATCTGGGAAGAGAACGTCTCGCACCACATCAAAGAAGTCACGCTGGATTTCGATAACTACAAGGATCCGTCAGGTCGCAAGTGTATCGCGATCATCGGCATGGTGAAGCCCTCTGGTCCGCGCGGCGAAGACCTGCGCTCGTCGCTCGAGAACAAGGACGAGAACGTGTGTTTCTCGATCCGGGCGTTTACGCGTGACGAGACGTACGGTCGCACCACCAACCGGATCCTGCGCAACATCGTGACGTGGGACTATGTGAACGAGCCGGGCATCTCGATTGCCAACAAGTTCGCCTCACCCGCGCTGGAAGAGATCGACAACGTGATGTTCACGCGCAAGAATTTCGAGCGTGTGGCCAATTTGCCGGGCATCGGCATGGAGTCGGTGCGCCTCACCACCAGCGAGTTGTTCGAGAGCCTCGGCTGGGGCACTCAGAAGGGCGTACAAGCGCCCGGCTGGGCCAAGTGGTAAGCAGATAGCCATGAACGGCTACAGAGGCTCCTAGGAGCCTCTGTAGCCTTTTATGCCGCATGCCTGCATTCAATCTTTTTTTACTGATATATCACTATCCTGAGCCCAACCGCAAGAAGCCTTGCAAACGGGATAAAACTTACACGCATAGCGTATTGAATGATTGACTTTAAACAACGGAGATTTAGGAACTCTATGGAAACGACTACCTCGGCACTCTTACTCTTCAAAGACGCGAAGTATCGCGTGAGTGCTTTACTCGGCCTGCTCAAACAAGCACCGGTCATCGAGGTCAAACGAGACGACATCAACCCCATCACCGTGCTGCTGCCGGAGAACGCCAAGTTCAAGGTACAGCTCGAGCCGGACACCCCGGAATTGAAACTCGGTGAAGTCGTCTTTTTCAAGCAGGAAGGCAAGTACACCGTACTCATGGGTCAGACCAAAGCCCAGCGCGCCCTGCAAGATGGACAAGCGATCCTCAAAGGTCGACTCGTCACATCGGTCGGTATGAAGAAAGCGTTGGTCGTGGACATCGTGCGCGAGACCCTGCGCGCAAGCGATCAACCCACGGCGATTCAACAAGCCTTTGCCAAACAAATCGAACGTAAGGCATCGGACGCACGCACGCATTCCCCGCGCTCAGACGATCGGCCAGCCCGGCCGCCGCACAAGCGCCCCGCCCCCTTTAACGCAACCGTTACGCGGAGAGGCTTCGCGAGCCGTAACGGAAGCGGGCAGTAACTTCTCCACGAAACCTTAGCTAAGGGTTTGCAGCATCCTTCACCAATCGAGACCAGTAAAAGGAATCATCATGAGCAACATGGCAGACGTCGCAGCAGTCAAAGCAGTTACCCTCAAGCCCACCACGCAAGAACTCGCCGATCGCATGAAGAAGGAGATCAAGGTCGAGAAGAACGGCCAGGGCAAGATCAGCGAAAACTGGTACGTCGACAACCTCGGCGCCGAAGCAGTGCCCGAAGCCATCAAGGCGAAGTACCCGGGCATCGAAGCGGACATCGTGCCGATCGTCAAGGGCGTGATGGACTTCAACACGCGTGTGGCAGCCGCCGGCGGCTTCGCCTTCGGTCAACACGCCGAGAAGGTCATGCACAGCCACAAGGACGTCACCCGCTGCGAACTCGAAATCCCGACCATCGGCAAGGACGGCTTCGAGTTCACGTACGACCGCGAGCGTCAAGTGCCGTCGCGTAACGCCGATGGCACCACGGGCACGAAGACGGCGTACGGCATGCTGCGCGTGGGCTATCGCACCTACGGCGCGGAATCGGTCGGCGAACTGAAGAAGGCCAAGGCTTTGCTGTCGCAATCGGCCACGTCCGTTTTCGGCGGTTAAGTCACCACAGTCGGCGCGCTGCGCGAAGAGTAAAAAGCTACTCACGGGAGGTATCTCATGAATACGCTTTTACTTCTTCGCCAGCTGAGCAGCAGTCGTTAGTGCACTTCTTAGCGCACTAACGGATGACTTGTTCTCCTGGGCGAGAGGGGCAACCCTCTCGCTTTATGCCCTCTTTCTTTTTTGGTATGACGATCATGGCTAAGACAATCCAGATCTACACAGTACAGATGGCAAAGTGGCGGCTGGCACGTGAACTTGGGATTCATTTTCTGGACATCACCGCTAAGAGTGGTCAACCAGAATTCGCTCCAATGTACGAAGACGTGATGGCCTTTAAGCACCACAAGCTGAATTGGGATGAATATGAGAAGATTTACCGACAGCGTATGTGGCAGTCTAAGCGAGACAATCCGGAGGCCTGGGCGAAACTGAAAGAGCTTCCCGAGAAAGTCGCGCTGGCGTGTTATTGCAAACCCGACGAGCGTCACTGTCATCGCCATATCTTCAAGGAGATTCTGGGTGACTATTTGAAGGATGCCCATTACGACGTGAGCTTCAAGGGTGAGCTGACCACTTACTTACCTACACCAAAACAAGATGCTCTGGAGAAAACATGTACCTAACCCTTGACATTGGGCTGTTGGTGATCATCGTACTCTGGCTGACGATCGGCTGGAAGGTGTTCAAAAGCCTGCCCGGTAGCAACCTGGTGGCGTTCAGTCGCTACCATCCGAGACTGGCACCGTTTATCGTGCTCGCGCTCATTATCTTCTGGCCGGTGGCACGGATCATCTGGACCGTGACCTCGACCGTAACTGCCAACCTCGATAAATACAAAAAGAAATGACTTACTACGTCGTCTGGGCCCTGATCTATTTTCTGCTGGGCCTCGCTTGGTTTGACCGTCATCCGGATGTGTGGAAGATCATCCTGAAACATTCGGGTAGCGGCGCTGGAGCCGTGATCACGGGCAACATCGTCATCCTCACCTGGATCGGCTGGTGCTTTGCCTATCAGCATCACCTGCGTCGCGAGCGCCTCGCTAAACGCAACAAGTTTCGTCGTAATTAAAAACAAAAACCCAAGGAAAAAAGCCATGACCCTCACCAGCTTCATCAATGAGCCTCACCTGTACTCCCGGGTGCTGCTGGGCATCATCGTGTTTTTGCTGTCCTGTCTGTGGTTGATCGCCGGCGTGGCGCTCACCCGCTCCAAGTGGTTCGGAGACAATGGCACCATCGCCATGATCCACTACAACTTCCGCGGGCTGGGCTGGGCGATGTTCTTCTTCTATGTAGTCTGCTGGCCGGCGGCTTTGTTAGCGCGACTGATTATCGAGTTTATCTGGGCCCCGGTCTATTATTGGTACGCGGGCTTGAGCGAGCAGATTACCTTGCGCATGACGGCTGATACACGTGCGAGCTTGAAGGAGCTGGAAACCGGCGACCTCACGGAGCTCTTTCGGCGCATGTGTGGTACGTATCACTTTATCACCGATGCGAAAAAGAAGGGCGGGACGTTTTACCTGATCGATGCTCAAGGTGAGCACCACCATGTGGATTTCCCCTAATTGACGGCATAAGAGCCCTCCCCGGTTGGGGAGGGCTTCTATGACGTGTGCTTATTTTTTTGGTCTGAACGAGCCCCAAAACCTTAAGCGATGACTTGCTCGCCCGGATTGGCGATGACCGACTCACCCGCGTCGAGCGTCATCTGTGCCGTGATCGGCTCACCCGTAGCGTACGTCGACGCGACCGGATCGATCTGGCTAGCCGCGATCTGATCCACCTCGTTCTGGTAGCCCGTGTTCGTGTAGAGCACGTTCTGGTCGATCGAGTTCACGAAGGCGTTTTCCGTGTACGGGTTGGCACCAGCGATGCTGATCGAGGTGAGCAGCTGCTGCGCAAACGCGTCCACGCCCAGGCCGTACTGTGCGATACCTGCGTAGGTGATTTCCACTTGCAGGTTTTCGTTTTGCACGGTCAGGTCGCGCGAGCCGACGATGTCGCCCGTGGAGAGCGGGAACATGTTCGTCACGAGCCAGGACTTCACCACACGCGTGTGGGTCGGATCCGGTTCGATGAAGATCATCGTCGCGGTGTACATGTCCGCGAGCATGTCGGTCGGCGGACCGCCAGCCGAGTTCACGTCGGCCGTCGACAGCGTGGCGATGTTCGCGAACTTGGTGTCCGGGTCCATCATCAGGTTGGTGATCCAGCCCTGGTGGAACATCGTGACGGGCATGCCGTACTTTTCGTTCCACGAGAACTGAGGCACCGAACGCTCACGCTTGACGTCGGTCACGTCCTGCTGCATGTTACCGCCGCCGCCGACCGGCGTTTCCGCCACTTCGACGTTCAGACGCGCGTTCAGGCCGCTGATGCGCAGCGCGTGGAGTTCCACGAGTGCGCGCAACGTACCCACCCAGACGTCCGGGTTCGGCAGATACTGGAAACCCAGCGGGGCTTCGATGAGCAAGCAGATCAGGTTCTTTCGAATGTACTGCTGGTTGCTCACCCACTGATTGTAGTTGGGTGTGAAACCCATCTGACCACCATACTGGAGGTCCAGCATGGGGTTGTTGTGACCTTGTGCGAACGCCGAAGTGTTCTGCAAGATCGCATTAGCGAGACGACCCATGATTCAGATTCTCCTGTTGACAAAAGCGTGACGCGCCGCGCGCGGAGGTGCGCACGCTTTCGTCTGGGTGTGGTTAGTTGCCCGACGTGAGGCTGTCGAGGCGGTACGATTCGATCGCGAGCGTGCCCACCGTCTTCATGTTCGGTGCGTAGATCTGGATCTTCAACGTCCAGCTGTAACCACGCTGAGCGTCCTGACCCGTGATCGTCGTGACCGGCACGATCTTGAAACGGTTGTCGAAAATACCGTTGACGGCATTCGTCACGAACTTGTTGATCGCGCTGATCAACTGGCCGTTGCTCATGCTCGTCACGCCCGAGTACGTACGACGGGCCTTGTCGCCGATCTTCTCCAGGTAGCAGATTGCCACCGCGTTGAAGAACGAGTTCAACACCGAGGTGTCGTCGTCATAGATCGTCTTCAGGGCCGGGAAGTACGCCTTGCGACGCTCGAACAGTTCCACACCCACCATACCGTTGGTCCAGTCCTTGTTGCGCACTTGCGCCGGCCAGAACGTCACGTTGATGTCGCTGAACAGATCGATTTCCGAACCCGGGGTCATGTCGAAGGACTTGCCCGACTTCCACTTGCCGTTGCCCGCACCCATGTACGCAGCCGCCTTGTAAGCGACTTCGAGCGTGAGGGGGAGCGGCTTCGTGTACTGCGAACCCGTGAGCGTGCCCGAACCGGGCACCACCATGCCGCGCATCGTCGGCGTACCGAAGTAGTCCGACTCCGGGAACTGCTGGAGGTAGGCCTTCAGTGCCACTGCCATCGACGATTCTTCCGATGCCGTCAGCGTGGGCGACAGGGTCGAGAACGTCGAGAGGACCACGAACAGATCCTTACGCTGCGAGATGAACTGCGCGAGCGCTTGCTTCGTGGTGAGCGGATAGCCCGAGTCGTAGAAGATCGATTCCGGGGAACCGACCATATCCATCACCGGGTTGGTCGTGTCGGCATACGCCGCGATGAAGTCCGACACCAGGCCTGCGAACAGCGTGTCGTTCATCGTACCGTCAGTGCCGCCGGCGGCGTACAGATTGCTGGCCGGCGACAGGTAGACTGCATCCACGTCACCCGTGTTGAGCGCGTACGTCGAGTACGGCACGCCTTGCGACGTTTGCGCGCCCACGAAGTTGAACAGCCACTCTTCGCCTGCGGCGCCCGTGAAGTCGCTGTAGGTCGTGAGTGCCGCGTTGTGCGCGTATTCCGCTGCGTAGAACTGGGCAACCAGCGCCTGGATGTTCGCATCGTACACGTGGATCTGACCGAACGGACCGAACTGGTCGGCCGTGCCGTCTGCCTTGTTCAGCGCCTGCCAGGCCGGGATAAAGATATCCTGGATCGACACTTGCGCATCGAGGGCGAGGTTGATCGTGTTCGGCTTGAACGTGAAGTCCAGGAACTGCGCGCCGTCGATCGTCGAGATCGCCTTGGCCGTGCCCGTCGTGGTCGACTTCTGCACGCAGGCGATCCGGAACGGATACACGCCGTCGTTTTCGAGGATCGACTGGTTCAGCGGCGTGCTCGACTTCAACGTCGGGGCCCAGAGGCGGATCCCGTTGTTGTTGCCGTACGCGCCGAAGCTCGGCACTTGCAGGTCGAGGATCGGGGTGCGCTGGGACGTGCCCGTGCCGCCCGTGAACGTCAAGTCACCTGCCTTTTCTACCGCCGCGCCAAAATCGCTCACGCCTTCGACGACTTGGACTTGTTCCAGCACCCATTTGGCGATGAAGCCCGGGGCCGTCGCGCCACCACCGGTGACCGGCACGGGGTTACCCGAGGTGTCGGTCTTGAACGAACCGTCGGCATTGCGCTGGTATTGCGGCATCTGGACGGGCAGCACGTCCAAGAACAGGCGCAGCGTGGCCGGGGGTGCTGCATCGGCCGGTTGCATGCGCTTGACTTGAATCGCGTTGCCCTGACCGTTCACGAGTTTCGCGAGTACGGTCGCGTGGTTAGCCCACGGCTTGCGCAGATCGAAAGAATCCGCGCCGTAAATCGTCGTCAGGTCCGCACCGCTGACAAGCTCAGTCGTCAGTGGGCCTTGCTGGGTGTAGAGCGGAATCAGCGGCAAGTGCTGCGGAATCTGCTCCGGCGCCGGTGTCACCTGTTGGGTGCTGAGGTCATCAGCGCCCTGGAAGATGGTCATCGGAGCGCCATTGACAATCTGTGCAGTTGTCATGGTTGAGTTCCTGTCAATAATGGTATGGTTTCGAAGACGATGCGCCGCATCATAGTAATTCGGGCGTTTTTTACGTGGGTCACGGTGAGCTTTGCGTGCATAACACGCCTCACTCGGCCCGTCCGAATTTCGTTTTTATAAGACATAGGATGCTAGATAAAATTTGTCTAGTATTAGATTCCATGAGGCTTGGGCTATGAATCATTTTGCTACCGCATACGACACGACGGTGTGCGCGGGCTACGTACTGGACAAATTGCAAGAAGGCATCCAGCTCGCCCTGATCAAAGGTGATCTGGCATTTAGCCGGATTCCCAACACCCGCATCTTTCAAGTAAAGGCGATGGGGGCCACGATGGCCTCGATCCCGGAGTTCGCGCATCCGTTCCCGTTTGAGTATAACGGCGAGAAATGTCTGGCGATCGACGTGCGTCCGTTCGGCCATTACGATCGCCTCAAGGGTGACTTCGTGGTGCGCAACCCGATCGAGTATCAGTTGCTGGTCACGCGGGCCAAACTCAACGACATCTGGTTGAGCGACGAGTACGCGACGCTGCGTGATATCTCACCGATGGCACTTGCCTACTTTGCGTCCTGGATTGCGGAGAACGTGGCGCGCCGCTTTGGTCTCGATCCGCGTGAGCAGTTGAACCTGGCGATTCTCGCAGCCTTCCACTACCAGTGCCTGTTCCTGCACGACGACCAGCTCCCGGAAGCGGGCAAGCTCAAGATGGTGGCGGCGATTTCGCGGGCGCTGCGCTGCTCGGCGCAAGATGTGCTGGCCGTGCTCGATGAACAACACCAGCCGTGCTTCTCGATTGCGCAGTTCTGCGCGGAAGCGAAGACGGCCACCAAGAGCGTGCGGCTGCAAGACTTCAATCCGGGCGTGCTGATCTCGATCATCAAGGGCACCTGGTTTGGCGTGCACTCGCAAGAACTCCTGGGCGTGGCGACGGAACATCCGCCCACCTGGCTGGCGGTGCTACTGGCCGCGCACGTCGAGCGCACCTACAAGAATACGATGCTCGGACGCCTGGTCGAGAAGCAAGCGCAACGCGAAGGCGGACAGCAGTTCGTGCGAGCCGTGGGTAAGCTCACCGAGTTGGCGACGATTTAAATCCCCTGACGCCTGGAGCGAGCTCAGTCGGGCTCGTCTCCAGGTTTTATTCACCAATCGGGATGGCTTATGGCTTACGATTACTTAGTCGACAATGCACTACGCAATGTGTGGTGCGCGCCGACCTCAGAAAAACAAGACATCTTTCAGCTCGCGCGCATGACTCCCGATGGTGGAGCCTTCAATAGCGTGCAGCTGATGTGGCATAACGTGGGCTTGCCCACGGCCGCTGAAGGCTACCATGTCTATCAGCTCGGGCAGATCAACCCACGCATGTTGGGTCTGCTGTTGCCGTCGCCGAATGTGTGGACCTCGTTCACCGCCGCGATGAACGCGAAGAACCTCGTCGCCGATCTGTATACGAATAAAGGCGTGCAGTTCCCGCGCTTTCAATCGTACTATTTGATCACCCCCGAGAAGCTGGTGGTGGTGGCGGTGAAGGTCAACCCGAAGATCAATGCGAATCTGGATACGGAAGCGGTGTTCCTGCGCTTGTACAGCAACGGCTTCTTTAACAGTCACCGGGCGCGCGCCGGCAATGCGGTGAACTATATCCAGACCGCGGGGATTGTGCCGTCGAAAAAGAGCGACATCCTCGCGCTACAAGATACGATCACCGCGCTTTCGCAGCAACCGGGGTGTGTCTACGCCTTTGTCAATGGCTACAAGGTCGCCGCAGTCAATGTGCTGACAGTCGCCATGGGGGACTCGGTCGAGTATGTCTACGACAGCTCGATCTACAAGGTGGTGGATTTCCCGTACGAGAACCTGCCCACGTTTAACTCCTCGCTCGATAACAAGTACAAGTTTCTCTTGCACTACGCGGGGAGCTCGGACAATGTGATTGACTTCCAGGGCGACGTGGATGTCTGGATCAATTACAACACGGGCAATGGGAACTCGCAGGGCGTGTTCTACCACCACAACGCCAAGGACGCGATTCGCAACGTCACGCACCGGGACTATTCGCTGCCCACCGCGTACGTCGCCGGCTTCGTGCAGGATCAAGACGCCTGGGATGATGCCACCAATGTGACGATTCGGCTGCATGTGCGCCAAGCCGCGTTTGCACGCCCGCTCGTGTTTGAGAACAACCGCATTCTGGATCTCTACACGCTGCCTGACCAAGCGATTCTCTCGGCAATGGTGGGCGTGAATTCCACGCTGCCCAACTGGCAAGCGGGCACCCTCGAAGCCTCCGAGTACGTGCAGCTGATGAATGTGAGCGATACGCGCACGGTCACGCGTCAGATGGTAGAAGACGCGTATGGTTACAACGCAGTAGCCAATCTGGTGGGCGCTTCGCCGCTCGTGCCGACGCCCATGTCGGGCAAGCTGATCGTGATGTTGCCGTACAACCTGCAAAGCAATTCGACTGCCTGGGAGTACGACAACGAAGGAACCTTGCTGGGTTTCTATGCACACACCAACGGCGGGGCCTACACCTGCACGAATGCTAACTGCGCGCTGGTGGAGATGGTGAGTGGCAATGCGAGCCAGCAGCTCGATGACACGTACGGGCAGACCACGCAGCTGATTGACCCGACGCTCGATTACCGGATGTATATCTGCGCGATCGATCAGGGTAACGGCATGCCGACCTACGTGTGGCAAGACGTGACGGGCTCGTCGATGTACACGATCCTGAACAACACGCTGTCCTGGTCACTCAATCCGACGCAGTGGTACACCTGTGTGCGCTCCAACAAAACGCATCTGGCGTATCAGCTCTTTATCCAGCCGAGCGAGGGGATCCTCTCGATTCAGTTGCAGCAGGAAGGCATTCGCAATTATATCTTGCAGATGTTTGCGATGCAGATTCCGATGGGTCAGTTCGATGTGTTCTTGAATGGTCGCACGATGGTGCCGGACATCGACTACAAGTTCATCTTCCCGAACTTGATGATCAACAACATCGAAGCACTCGACTATCCGCAAGATCGCCAGCAGGTGATCACGTTGCGCTGGCAAGGGTTCTGTAACACGGACCTGACAATGCCGCTCGCGGATGTGAGTACAGGGTTCGTGCAGTACGGGCTCTTGGCCAACACGAACAAGTACACGATCATCGATGACGAGCCGCTGCGCATCTCGGTGGGCGGGGGCGTGTTTCCGCTGTCGAGTCTGTCGTTCCCGGAAACCAGCGCGGATATTCTCACGCCGGTGCCGGCCAATGGCAAGCCGTACATGCTGCAAAAGACCGTGGTGCCAATGCGGGGGGTGACCAACCAGGGCACGTATGCGTATCGCGCACAGTCCCAAGTCATTGATGCGGCGCTGACCGACTATATGACCAAGTACTTCCCGCTGCCCAGTGCGTCGGGCCCGGACACGATCACGGAGCTGTACCCGGTGTTCAGCCCCTTCCTGTGTCGCATCATCTATGACCTGGTCAATGGCACGATCGAGACGTCGCAGTTCCAGACGTTCTATAACGACAAGTTTGTGAAGCAAGTCTGTGCGCCCTACGAGTATCTGTTGGCGTTTGACCCGACGCAGACCAACAACCAACCGGATGCGCGGTTTGTCACGATCCGGCCGCACAACCTGAATGTCACGATCGGTCTGAACCTGTACTGCTACAACTTCCTGCAAAGCGTGGTGCGGATTTATCTGCGGGGCTTGGTGCAGTTGAATAACTTCGTGTCCATTGCGAACCTCGGCGCGCAACAAGGCACGAATGGTCAGTCGGCCAGCCAGTAACTTATCCTAGCGGAGTCTTTTAATGTCGACAATCAATCTCCCGACCGGGTCCGACGGCGGGGTGCCGATCTACAATCCGAATGGGTTGTGGCAGATCTGGCCGCTGGCCAATCTGTTTCGCGGTCAGGCGGGCACCAATATGTACATTGGCAAGGTCAACGACTATGTCTGCGACTATACGACCAATGACTGGTATCGGATTTCCTACGTGGATCCGACCACCTACGTGCCGACACTGGTGCCGCTTTCCACCGCGCCCAATGCCGTGCTCACCTCGGGCGATCTGCTTCAGGGCGTGGGTGCGGGCTCAGGTGCTGATACGTTCCGCGTCTACCTGGACGAGTCGGTGATCCCTTACTCGCTCGCCGTCGATGCGCGCCTGTGGTTCCCGGGCACCGAAGTCGTCGCCGTGAAGATCTTCACGGGATCGGATTTCTCGAACAACAACAACTGTATCAGCGCGTACTACAGCCAGTCGGGTACGCTGCAAAGCCAGGCGATCCAAACGGTCGAGTCGCAAGTCACGTTCCCGGACGGCTCGGTCGGTGCAGTGATGACGATTCCGGTGTGCTACACCAACGTCGATCTGCCTGATGGTACGCCGGTCACGGCGGTGGCCTACTACGCGTCCGGCATGGTGGCCTCCAAGCGTCAGCTGATGATTGAGAAGTCGTCGTTCATTCGTCTGGCGGACTCGGGGGCCAAGTACGTGCAGAGCATCCAGTTGCTCTCGCCGTATATGTCGCAGACGAACCCGAACCAGATTCAGTTCCCGGTCAACGTGTTGCTCGCGGGCCTGAACATCATGGGTCAGGTGAACTACAGCGACGGCTCCTCGGTGAAACTGCCGGTGGATGGCACGAAGTTCCAGATCATGGGCTTCGATGGTTTTGTCTCGAGCATCGTCGGCGAAGAGTTCGACATCGTGCTCAAGTACAACCTCTCGAGCGACGAAGCGGTGTACGGGGCGAATTCGGTGAACAACCAAAAGTTTATCACCGAAACCTACACGGCTAAGTCGATCAATGCCGATGGTGCTTACACGCTGAAACTGTACGCCTACCCGGTCTGGATCAACGCGGTATCGGGTTACCGCCTGCAATGGTTCCTGTACGATCTGGATCGCAGCCAGTGGTGGGACGTGACGAGCCTGGTGACCTTCTCGGCCTCCAGCCCCGCTTTCCAGCCGCTCACCTACGGCACGCTTCAGAACATCACCGCCCAGGTGCTGCTCTCGCGGGTTGACGGTAGCTTCACGAACTACAACTTCACCGACTCGGTGGCGATCACCTTGTTGCAACCGGGCACGAATGCGTCGCCCTGGCAGGTGCAGTTCAGTCCGGGTCAAGTGCCGGCCTACGGTCCGGGCTTGGTGGCGAATGTGCAGGAGCTCGCCGCCAACAGCTACACGATCGATCTGAGCTCGGGCTTTGCCGATCAAGCCTCGTGGCTGAATGCGCTCTACTACAACAGTGAGCCGCTCACCGATCCGGCGCAAGAAGCAGTGGTCCCGGCACCGAACTACTTCGCGATCCAGTTGCCTGATGGCACGGAAATCGAAGCACCGATCGCGGCCTGGAACGCTGTGCAGTCCACGACGGTGCCACTGACGAACTACGGCACGCTCTTTGTAACGTTCTTCCTGAGGACGTCCACCAACGATCTGCAACTCTCGATCGCGGGTGTACCGATTCAGATCACGAACATGACGAACTAATTCGTCAGCCTCCTGCCCCAGCTTCTCACGAGGCTCGGGTGGGAGGCGGATGAATTAAACCAAGCAGGTGAGATAAATGATTCTCTTCGAAGACGATTGGAAGAAATACCCCACAGCGATCATCGATACGATGACCAGCAATCAGAGTTATGTGCGCTTAGCCAAGCTCTACCAGAAAATGGGGATTCGCAATAACGCGTTCTGTCTGGCGCTGATTAACCCACAGTTGCAAGGGCTCAATCCGTTTGATCCGGACTTGACGCTCGAACAGATGGCGATGATTGCCATTGAATGCGCGACCAACCCCTGGTACTACATGCGTGAAGTCGCGCGGGTGCCGGCCATTGGTGCAGGCGAAGCCACCCCCTTCGAGGGCAACCGCGGCAACGTCGCGTTGTTCTGGTGTTTCTTTAACCACGTGATGACGTTCCTGATTCAGATCCGTCAGACCGGTAAGTCGCTCTCCACTGACTTGCTGATGACGCTGCTGATGAACTTCATGTGTCAGAATACGGAAATCAACTTGTTGACCAAGGATGAGATTCTCCGTAAGACCAATATCGACCGGTTGAAGAAATGTATCGATGAATTGCCGCCGTACCTGATTCAACGGAACGCCAAACTCGATACGAATAACACCGAAGCGATTACCATCAAGGCGCTTCAGAACATCTACAAAACGCACGTGCCGCAAGCATCGGAAAAAGGCGCGTATAAGCTTGGCCGTGGTTTGACCTCCCCGATTATGCATATCGACGAGGCCCCCTTCCAGCCGAACGTGAAGATCGCGGTGGGCTCGGCGCTGGCGGCCACGGGTGCGGCAGTCGATAAGGTGAAGGCCAAGGGCGGGATGTACGGCACCATCTTCACGACGACGGCGGGCAAGATCGATGACAAGGATGGCGCGTTTGTCTACGGGCTGCTCCAAGAAGCGGCGGTGTGGACCGAGAAGTTCTACGACGCGAAGAATGCGCAAGAGCTCGAGAAGATGATCCGCGGGGCCAGTCGGGGCGGCGGTGGTGGGGTGTTCCGGGTGAACATTACGCTGAACCACCGGCAGTTGGGCAAGACCGATGCGTGGTTGCGTGAAAAGCTCGAAGCCTCCACGGCCTCGGGTGATGACGCGAACCGCGATTACTTTAACATGTGGACAGCCGGCTCGCTCACCAATCCGCTGCCGATCAGTGTGCTGAAGGCGATTAGCCAAAGCGTGAAAGAAGTCAAGCACACCGAGATCAGTCCGGAAGGCTATATCACCCGCTGGTATATCGAAGAGCACGAGATCGAGGAACGCATGCGCACCTCGCGCTTTGTGGTCGGTATGGATACGTCCGAAGCCTCGGGGGGCGATGATATCTCGCTGGTGATGATGGACGTCGAGACGCTGGAAGTGATTGCTGCGGGCACGTTCAACGAAACCAACCTGATTACCTTTGCGTCCTGGGTGTGCTCCTGGTTGACCCGCTGGGAAACGACCACCATGATCATTGAGCGGCGCAGCACGGGCGGCATGTTGATGGATTACCTGTTGCTGATGCTGCCGTCGATGGGCGTGGATCCGTTTAAACGCGTCTACAACCGTGTGGTGCAAGAGTACGACGAAATGCCCGATCGTTGGAAAGAGATTCAAGTGCCGATGGGGCGGCGGCCGCAAGAGATCTATGTGCGGCAAAAGAAGGCCTTTGGCTTCTCGACCTCCGGGGGCCTGGGTCAAACGTCACGCTCGGAGCTCTACTCCACCACGCTGCAACTGGGGGCCAAGCGCGCCTGTCACATGGTGCATGACAAGTCGCTGATTGATCAGATCACCTCCTTGATTTCCAAGAACGGTCGCATCGATCACCCGACGGGCGGGCATGATGACATGGTGATTGGCTGGTTGCTCTGTCACTGGTTGCTCACCAAAGGCAAGCAGCTTTCCTACTACGGCATTGATCAGCGTCGGATTGGGACGGCTTTGGGCGGCGAGCAAACCGAAGAGACCAAGCGCGACCATGCCTTCCGTCAGGAGCAGGAGCTGTTGCGTGAGCGCATGGAAAAGCTCGGCGACGAGCTGGGTCGGGAGTCAGATGAGTGGATCATCAAACGACTGGAGCATCAGCTGCGCATTCTCAACAGCCAAGTGGTCCGGGAAGAAGGCGAAGTGTTCTCGCTTGATACCTTGATCAACAAGGCCAAGGAACAGCGCCGCGAACGCGTGCGCTCCAAGTCAGGTATGCAGAAGTCGGGCTATGCGTCGTCGCAGTATGGTAACGCGCATCTCACGGTGACCGACAAACCGCCCACGATGGGCAGTTATTACAACCGTTTTATGATGCGCTAACTTGACGGCATAAGGGGAGGGCGCACGCCCTCCCTCTATGACGTTAGAATAACCGAGCGTCTTGACGACGTTCTAGCTTGGCGACGAGCAAGTCCAAGTATGCCTCGATTGCCCGCTGTTTCTGGTACTGCTCTCCCAACCAGTGGCACTCACGGGGAAAGGTCGCCGCAAACTCACCGGCAACATCCCGGAGCAGTTGGGGTGCGTCCGCCGTTACGATAGCCGAAATCCGGTACACTGCCATGCGCCGCGTCGGTACCCACAAGCGTTGAAAGATCCGCTTGTAATACGTAGCTTGGCAATTCAGTGTCACCTGACAGCCGTGCACACTGTGCACCGTCAGACTCGCGACGTGATTGACCACATCCTGATCGAACATGACGCGGGAGGGGCCTGTCGCCCGCTTACATGTTTGAACAAGTGCATTGAAGAGAGAACCCCCGAAACCACCGAAAAAAGCCATGATGGGAGTGCCTTAAAAAGGAAATGAATCGACGCATGTTCTTACTTCGTGTAATACGTCATGGTCATTGTCCGGGCAACCAAATACAACAGTACCGCAGTGCGCACCGACGCAACGACGCTTTCGTTTTTATTTCCCGTAGCCTGCTTGACACACCATTCGGTCTTCTCGCGCAACGAGAACAACGCGGGATCGATCGAGCGAGAAGACGTGTACACCCCGCGCAATCGGGCCAGAAGCGTCGGGAGGTCGACGTGGTTGGCCACCATCATGCGTTCTTCCGCTAGGTAGTCGAAGCTATGGATCAGCACTTCATTCAGGAGCTCTTCAATCTTCTTGGCCCCTGAACGACGATAGTTGTCTGAGAGCCACACGAGCGTTTCGCGAAACAGGCGCGGGGGCGTCGTGTACATCAGCTTCTCGATAATGCCGAGGAGCTCCTCTCGGATAAACGACCCGCGGTCCGTCACGATCGCATGCAAGTAGCGCGTGTAGGCAAGCAGGTTCTTGTTCTTGTCTTTCAGGATGACTTCGCCGTCATAGTCCACCAGGGCCGAGGTCGACTGAATGCGCACGCCCTGGTGGTGAATCGTCAAGAACACGTCATAGATGTTCTTCAGCATATCGCGAATACGACCTTGCGTGTCGTTAAGCAGATACACCACGCCGAGATCGTTATCGAACTTGACAATGGTTTCCCAGTGAATGCTCTCAGGGCTGATCAAGTCTTCGCTGCGCTGATTCAGTACCGCGTTCCAGCTGCCGAGCTGCTTGATCGCATACTTGTTCGAGAGTGACGCATACGTCGCTTCCGCGGTTTCCCGGTTCGCCGGATAACGGAAGTGACGATACAGTCGCGAGGTGAGGAACTTGTACTGCAACACCAAGGCCACGTCCATCATGCCCTGGTGCTTTTGCTCGCGCGAGAGCTTGGGCGACGTGTAGATCGCATGCAGCAACCAGGCGCACGAGATATTGATCGTGTCTGAGGACACGTGGTGGTTCGCATTCACTGTGGGCAGGGCGAGCAGTTCTTCGGTCAAAGCATGTTGGTCGACGTGTAAGATTTCATCGAACCAGGCACTCTGGTCCGCGTCGGTAAAACGCACGACTTGCACGCCCGTCAGATTGCCACCGAAGAAGTTGATATGATCTTCGTTCTTGTGCATCCAGCGGGTGCGATACGTGGAGAGCTTCTTGATGAAAGCCGTATCGATGATAAGACCTCGACAGGCCTCGTTAAAGACATCCTGAATATTCTTGGCCATGCCTAAGTCCTCGTGGGTTCCGGATCACACGATTTGGCGGCATAAGTGCCGGACCGAAGCCCGGCACCTTGGCTCATGGAGTTACCACAACCACCACGGGGTCATCATCATTTCCAATCCGGCGCGCTGCATCGGAATGCACCACAGAGTCCACATCGTCATCCCACACATGTCCTGCTCCTGATAAACGGCTTGGTGACGCGTCTGCTCAATCCTTGGCGGCCTTGAGTTTCAGCTTGTACTCGGGCGCATGCCCCTTGAACTCAGGGTCGATCGACTTGAGATGGATCTCGTAGCCGTTGCCGGACGTGGTGATGTTCGCACGGATGTGCTGATTGGCGAGCGACTCCAGCTTGGACTTGAGACCCCCGGCTGCGCCCTGCAACTTCTTGAGCACGGCCTGGAAGCGCTTGTCTGTGCCTTCGTCCTTCTTCGCTTCGAGGGCAATCGTTTCCATTGGTGCGTCGATCTCTTCGGTCGCGATGAACTGAGACTCTACCGGCACCTGTTCCACCAGGCGTTCACCCAGTTGCACGAAGAACTCGCGCGTTTCGTCTTCGGACAGATGGCCGATCGATTCGAGGGCGAGTTCCACCGGTGTTTTGGACTGAGGTTCTGCCCAGGTAAAGATTCCTTTCTTCATGGACTGCTCCTTAACGCTGCACCAGAGTCATCTCAAGCTCCTTTCCATCTGGCAAGAAGACACTCTCGCCAAAGGTCGGGAACTTCGCGCTCTCGTGCAGTTCAAAGTTCTTCGCATCTCGTACCAAGTACGCGATCACGATCTCGTTGGTGATATGGAACATCCGCGCATGTTCGCGCGCAAAGTCCACACTCACGATGATATCGCCAAAGTCTTCGCTGGTGCCGCGATTAAACGTGAACGACAACATGCGCTCAGGCACATACGCTGCTTTCTGACCGACGTCCACCGTAGCGAACGCGGCCTCCGGTCCTTTGTTGCTCGAAGGAAAGCCCCGGAACAACTTGCCGCGCGACTTTGGCTGCTGAATCTTCTCGAACACCTTCTTCGCTTCGCGCAGCTTAGGCAGGATCGCATAGTCGGTATGAACAATCCAGCGCTCGACCGCCGCGAGGAGCTCAGCGTGCTTGATCATCTCCCGCACCGCGTGTTCGTCGATGTCTTCCTTCTGGAAGGTGACTTGCGGGAAGTACCGCGCCCGCCCGGCCAAGAGCATCAGCAATTTGCCAAAGAAACCTTTCGACTGATATTGCTCGTCGTAGGCTTCTTCTTTCTCCAGGCTGATGCCCAGGCTCTGCCAGTCGTCTTCGGCGCGCTGCTCAGTGGCTATTTTTTTTTGCCGGCAAACTTTAGCGCGGTAGCCTTGTCGTGGGACTGGCTGAAGTACGCGGCCAGTTGCTTGGGCGTCGTGATCTTGTCGCCCGCTTCCTTCGTGATCTTCTTGCCCTTAAAGTGCAGTTCGATCTCGCCGATGAATTCCTTCATCTTCTCAGCCTTGAGCTTGGTGATCTTCTCACCGGCCGGGAAGAACTCGCTGTCCGCACCGAGGTTCACGTCGAACTTGTCCTGCGCCATCTTGACGACGACCCCGAGCACGTCCGGATCACAGAAGTCAAGCCCTTGGCCTTCATCACCCGCGGCATGGCCTTCGGTGAGCTTGGCCTGGCCCTTACCGAACTTCAGTGCCTTGACCTTGTCCTTGACTTCCTTGCGCTTTTCGGCGAAGGCTTCGAGCGACGGGAAGATCTGCACGCCGGCGCGATCACACATTGCTTCGAGGGCTTTGGCGTACTCGTTGACCGATTCGGTCGCCGGGTCGCCATTCATCACCAGCACAAAGTCGGGGTTTTCCGGATCGAACTCGGTGATCTCTTGCGAGACTTCCACCACGTCTTCGGGTTTCACGTCCGCTTCGTCGACACCGTACACGGTGGTAGCGCCATCCTGAACGTCTTCTTCGCCCAGGATCTGAACGTCTTCAGCCAGGTCAGCCAGGGAGAGCGCGTCATTGGCTTGCGACTCGGTCGCCACGCCTTCGACAGCGGCTTCTTCCTGTTGCTCGACCGGCTTGTTCTTGTTGTACATCTGAGCGAGCGCTTGCGAGAACTGCTCAGCGAGCGGCCCTTTCAGGACCATCAATTCTTTCTGGCCCTCTTCATGAGCTTCGGGTTGGCCACTACCAGTGTCCAGGGTACCGAGTTCACCTTCGAGCGCCATTTGCAAAAACGAAGTCATCATCATCCTCATTGGAGAGTGCAGTGCACAGAATAAGGGGTAAATCTTATTCGGCATTAGAGCGCCTGCCACGAAAAGGTAGGGTTAGGTATGTCCTGGCCCCCGCCGAGCCCGCCTGCGCCCGCTGCGCGCCCCCCAGCCTGGTCCTCGCCCGCCCCGCGCCCCGGCCGCCGCCCGCCGCGCCCATTACGTTCTCATTTGGAGGTTTTCTTTACCATCCGGTAGATCTTCTACCAACATTAAACCAGTCAGTGCTTTGCCGTTGTTTGCTTCGCCGTTAAGGCTTTGCTACCTAGAGGATGGGCCATCGAGCCCATCCGTCTATACATCTACTTCGATTTTTCCAAAAAGAAAACACTTCATGCAAGGGGTTGGTCGTTCTCCCCTGAGCTGGTCCTGTTGGGACCAGCGATCTTTTCATAGACACCAATATGTCATTCTAGTATTTTCTTACTGCATACTGGACATAGTTATGCATTGAGGTACTATAGAACAATAAGAAAAACAAGAGGTACCCTCAATACTTATATATGGGAAGTTATGGTTTTGGAAGAGGGGCCCATATTCTAGTAAAAGGGGGAGACCCCCTTTTACTCATATATAAGACTGTCTACAGTTGGGGAGAAACCTTTACAAACTAACTTCAGACATATATCACCTACCTGATCCCCAATCACGGAGGTGCGAGATGAAACGCAAACGAGGCAGCAGTCGTCTGATCAAACGCCCCAGGCAGTTTTCGATTCAGGACACGCCCACGCCTGAGCTCCAGGACGAGCTTGAGCAGTGCCGCATTGTGACGCGCGCGCTTAACGATGCGTTCGAACAAATCTGGGAAGCGCAACCGCCCCACGGCGATTACGGTATTCGTCCCAATATCAAGGAGTACGAGCTCACTCGGCTCTTGGGCCGTGCTGAACGCGGCATCCTGGATGTGCTTAACTACTCGATGGCTCAGACGCATGACATCGAGCACGAGTTGCGTCGTCGAAAACAATACAAGCGATAAAAACGGGGCAGGGCTTTGGCCTTGCCTTTATGCCGCTTGGCAAACTTTACTGCGCACCCAGTAGCGTATGAGACGCTCTAAGGAGAGCTTAGTGAGACAGATTAAGTTGTGGCAGGTCGACACGCCTCGGATGCTCGAGCCCGTGTTGAACAAGTTGTGCATGCGTTTCGAGTTTCCGGAAGACAGTCGCGATCCCATCTGCCTGGTGGCAGTGACTGGATTTATCGATGCGCAGTTTAACCACAAGGTCATCACGATGCTGGGTGTGATGAATCCGGATCGCATTATCCAAGCCACTATCGGTGACAGCGTCTCGATTGGCATGGATGAGATTGCGCAGCTGGCGATGCACTACGTGGTGTTGTTCGAGTCAATTGACCAAGCCAATACCTTTGTGCTGCTCAGCGGCGGGGACACGCCCGGCCAGGTCCTGGACGAAGGCATTGCGGTCGGTGAAGAGTTTGGTCGCGCTTTCCTTGTGGAGCAGCTGATCAAGCATCTGAACCTCGGTGCGTTTCAAACCAACAGCAATCTCGAGATGCTCAACAAGACTCGAGACTTTCTTAACAAACTTAAAGGGTAACATGTTTCCGTACGCCAAAGCACCCACGCCCCCGAAACACATCACCGAACAGATCAAGCCGTACAAGGAATACTTCGACGGCAAGTTCGACGAGATCGAAGTCCACACGGCGCTGCCCTTTGATATCACCGAAGACGGCTTGCGCTTCGATCAGCACGAAGACAACTTCACCATCGTGCCGGGCAAGTATCTGACTGCGACGCTCGCCAATGGCAAGCGCGTGGTGGCGCTCGGTACGGCGCTGGGCGTGGTGGCGATGTACGAAGTCGACTACGACATTCCGGTACCCAAAGAACACTGGGTGAAAGAAGGCACCGAGAAGTTTACGGTAACCAACTACACCCTGCATGCGCCTGAAATCTTCTGGACCACCGGGCTGCTGAAACTCACGTTGCATGGCAAGACGGATCTGTCCACTTTTATCGATCTCTTCGGTTATCCGAAGCGTGAAGGCCGCGACGACCACAATGTCCACAACATCGCGAACCGTCTTAACACGATTCACGCCGCGATTGTCTCACGCGGTTGCAGCAAGTAACCCTCCCCAACTAAAACCAAGGTAAAACGCATCATGACGAAAAAGACCACGACGGCTTCGAACGCCGCAGCCGCCAAGCGCGCTTTGAAGAAACCCCTGACGAAGCCGACCGACGCCCAGGTGAAGGAAGCCGAAACGAATGCGGTCGCCGGTGTGATGAAGACGCGTCGTTCGGCGAAGAAGCCCACTGCCGCGAATCTGGAAGCGGCCCGCAAGAACATCACCGAGCATGTCAGCAAAGACGCCGCGGTTGTGAACGGCGTGCCCTGCGCGCTTATCGACAATACCGATGCCAGGCGTCGCGTTGCGGCGAAAAAGGCTCCGGCACAAAAGGCTACGACGCCCGCCGACGGTGGCAAGCCCGAAGCCATTCACGCGGCTGCGAAGAAAGCTGCGAAGCTGGTGGACGCGCCTGCTGACGCGGCCGTGAAGACGACGCGCAAGCGTACCCCGAAACTGATCGAGAACGCACCGGTGAAGACGATCGCCCGTGCGGAACTGGACCACGCATGGAATCCGGTGACGCTGCCGATGAAGCTTGCAAAGGCTGATTTTCTGGGCAACGAGTTCCTGGCCACGATTCCGGATGCGGCGACGCGTGTCAAGACGTATCACGTGGTGTACTTCCTCGAACACTGGTTTGCCGTGATCGAGCGCGAGATCAAGGTCCCGGAGCTCAACAACGCCGACTTCCAGAACTGGGTGGACAGCGAGCTGCGTCTGCAACTGGAAGATGGCGAGTACGCGCGTCTGGTGTTTAGCGATGGTCGTCGCGGCATTGCGTTGGGCACGCTGTTCCATCCGGCGGTGTTGTTCCAGCGTACGGACGATTTCCTGGCGCTGCTCAAGAAGTCGGACGCCAAGCGCTATGAGGAAGCGAAGAAGCAGCCGGAGCTTCAGCCGCGCATTTCGATGCAGATGGCGATCCCGATGTTCTTCACGGGACTGTTGGGTGAGGCGACGAGCCGGCTCACGCTGGACGGCCTGCATACTGTCTTCGGTTCGCCGATGACATATATCACGCCGAAGGGCTTTAACATGAACATCGCGTTCTCGATGCGCGACGCGCGGGATTTCCTCAACAAGCAGGTCTTGCTTGACCATTTGGAAGGTGAAAAGCTGTCCGACGGCAAGGCGGCGGCGTAACTGCCAAATCCTGTGCTGTTAAAAAACACCAGACCAGATAAACCATTCAAGGATTTCGACTAGCATGAGCCAGAAGAATCAGGGCAACTCGCACAACCTGCTCTACCAGGACTACCAATTCCCGCTCGAAGACCGCAAGTTCCTCGACGACGTCGCGTACCACATCTACTCCGTGCCGGCCAAGCGCCTGACGGACGCGATCCGTGAAACGCTGCGCATCCTCACGAACTTCAAGGTCAAGATCCAGTACGCGCTGCACGTGACGGATTCGTCGCCGCAGACCGACGCTTGGCGCGTGGTCAACGAACACATCGCGCTGATCGGCCAGCACGACCTGCCGTTCGTCACGATCGAAATCGCCAACGGTCCGCTCATGGTGCAAGACAAGGCGATTTACCTGTCGCCTCTCGAACTCGCGAAGTCGTTCGACGCGATGCTGCTCGAGATGTCGGGTTCATTCACCGAATGGTGGCTGGAAGGCACCCAGACCTTCGAGCAAGACAAGTCCAAGCAACTGTTCAACAAGTACACGGTGGCCAATACGTTCCAGGTGGCTACCCTCGGCTACGAACTGCGCCGCATCCTGCTCGACACGTCCACGGCCTGGGAAGGTCGCTGCTACAAGGACGCGCACGGCAAGCTGCAACTGATGCTCACGCAGAAGGGTCCGATGCAGTTCGACGACGAGCGCGTCGTCGTAAAGGTCTCGATCATTCCGCCGGCCGTGTTCAATGCGGCTGTAGTGGAAGTGACCGAGCGCGAAAAGCAGAAGGCTCAGCAACCTGCGTAAGTGTAATACCTTCATCGTTACAAAGTGTCATTGCGCCCCGGGTTCGCCCGGGGCCTTATGCCGTCAACTAAACCAAAACGGAGCAGTCCATGTCTGATATCAAACATTCCCCCGAAGTGCAACCCACCATCGACACCAAAGACATCGAGAACTTCATTGACCGTCGCCAGTGGGAAATGCTTCCGGAGAAAACGTACCTGCAACGCTTCACGGTTACGCACGCGCTGCGCCGCCAACTGCCCTACGGCAAGTGGACCTGTGCGGATGGTCGTGAAGTCGTGTTCAACCGTGAGTACCAACCGATCCTGCAACGCCTCAACGGCGTCTGCGCCTACGCCAATCCGGGCGAGTGGGTCGAGAACATCATCGACACCGAAATGTACTACGACGACCTCACCAACCCGATCGGTGCTACGAAGTACGCCGGCCATCTGCCTGAAGCCCGCGTGCGTCGTATGTGCAAGCGCTCGATGTTGATTTGTTTGAAGGTTCTCAAGGAGTTCACCCCGGAAGAAAGGGGATCGGTGAGCCGTGAGTGGAGCATCAAGCAAAGCTATTAAGTTAGCTGGCATAAACCCCTCCCTCACGGGAGGGGCGTAGACTGCCTTCTTTTTTTAGCGATTGCCGCCGAGCATCAACCGCAACGTGCGCGTGTAGCGTTCCCGGTCGTTCATATACGCGACCTTGGTCCACTTGTCCCGCAGATGATCCTGGTAGTTCTGTTCGGCATCCGCGTAACCGTCGATGATGTCCTTGATCCGGCCAATCGTCTGACCCCCACGCAGTTCCCCGACATCCAGGTCAATCACGTAGTTGTTGTAGATATAGGACTTGACCGCGTACTCCACCAGCTTGGCAAAGACGTGGTAGCTGCGCAGCTGGATGTTGTTCAGGTTCTCATCGTTGGCGACGATACAGCGCAGGTATGCGTTGGCCGGCATCGTCATCACGTCTTCGATCAGCACGATGTTCTCGCCAATCAAACTGATCCGGGCAGTGGAGGTTTGTGGAATCATCCCCATCGCATCCATCACGGCTTGTCCGGCTTGGAGCATCATGTTGTTCTGACCGTTCGCCGCGACCCCCGCAGCACTGATACGCGACGGATCGGCAAAGGACACGTTGAGCACCGACATGATGGACGCGCCATTGGTGCGATCTTTCGGGATGCGGTAGACCGACTGGTACATCTCGTCGCCCCCGGTGCGCAGCCCATCCAGACAGATCCAGATCTCACGGCCTCCCACGAGGTTACAGTCGACCAACACGCGCGGCCGCATAACCAAGGCCATAATCTGCTCATCGACGCTCTTGGGCGTATCGCGCCAGCGCTCGGTGCGGTTCACAAAAACCGTATGCAGGATTTCCTTGGGAATCCGGAACTGCACTTCGGTGAGGGCTTTCGAAATTGGGTTCACACTGGACTCCTAAAAAATTCGGTGATATATCATATTCTTGAGTCGCCTATCAAATGATTTCGATTTACAAGGAGCTAAACCATGGGTCAAGTTATTCCGTTTACGGCACGCCGGGCTGCCCAGCGCGTAGCTGAACAAAAACAGAAGCGTGATGCGGAGCTTGCTCCTGTCATGCAAGCACTGCGCGATAAGGACGCCGGCGCATTTGAAATTGCACTGAAAGAATGCCTCGGACTGGATATGTTTGATATGGCCCAAAGTGCGCTGCGGAACAGTTAACCGAAGAGATACTTTTTTACAGCCCCTCATGTTGTTATGTGAGGGAATACCACTCCAGTGATTTACAAGGAAACGAACCATGACGACTCATGAACGTGAGCGCGGTCGCGTGCGGTTGTATGCATGCGGTGGCGCTGGCATCAACATGGGCAGCAAGCTCGCGCACTTCAAGAACGAACCCAGCGAAGCTTACGCCCAGCTCGACACGGTTTACGTCGACACCTCTAAGTCCAACCTCCATGCGAAGATCGATGCGGAATCGATCTATCTGATCGACGGCCTCGACGGCTCCGGTCAAGTGCGCAAGGAAAACTACGGCGCGATTTCCGAACGCGTGCGGGATATCCTGCAAACGTTCAAGCCCGTGGACCTGAACCTGATGCTGCATTCGCTCTCCGGCGGCAGCGGCTCCGTGATCGCCCCATCGATTGTCTCGGAACTGCTCTCGAAGGATCTGCCGACCATCGTCATCTGCGTGGGTGACGACTCGACGAAGAAATTCGCCGAGAACACGCTCAATACGCTGAAGTCGTACGAGCAGATCGCGAAGCTGCGCAAGGCGCCGGTGTTGATGTACTATCTGCAAAACGGCCCCGACATGCCGCGTGCGAAGATCGACGAGCGGGTGCAGGCGCTGGTCGCCTCGCTATGCATGCTGTTCTCGCGTCGCAACCGTGAGCTCGACAGCAAAGACCTGTACAACTGGGTGAACTACCCGAATGTCACGTCGCATGCACCGGGCCTCACGGCACTCACGCTGGTTACGTCGCTCAACCCAGCTACGCTCGGCACGCTGGGCAACCTGATCTCGATCGCCACCCTCACCAAGGGTGATGTCGACCCGACGCTCTCGATTCGCCCCGAAGTGCAGTACGTGGGCTACGTCGACGATACGCTCGGCGGCGACTTCAAGGCGCCGTATCATTACGTTACCTCCGATGGTGTCTTCGGCGACGTCGCGGCGCACCTCAATGGCGTGCTGCGCGAACTCGACGACCAATCGGCAGCTCGCCTGAAAAAGGGCGGCATCAGCACCGGTGCGGACCAGGTCACTGATTCCGGCATGGTGTTGTAACTGGCTTAAGGACATCTTCAGGCTATGGGAGACCGTAGCCTGGAAAGTGTTCTTAGGTAACAAGGTTCTCTCGGAAAGGGCCGCAGCGTCGCGTCGTTGCGTACCCGTCTCTAGACCTGTCACGCGCCTAACCGTTGGGGATACCGCCGTAAAGAGGATACGGTATGGACCCCCAACTGACAGGCTTACCGAGACATCCGAGAGCTACCTGTCAGTTCTTCCACCTACAACGAACAAATACAAGCCTGCTTCTTAGTGGGTTGATCATAGCGGTCTGACCAATGTCGAGACTTGAGTTCCGTTTACCGGGTTGATCGCCTGGACCGGTTCCGAATGAGGACAGAGGGTTACTGATACATGTCGGGGAGAAGACCAGTATAAGTCCGGAGTAGCTTCTGGGGATAGGTCTCGGTGTATCCGCATCGCGCGCGATCGTAAGGTCAGGAAGACCAAATCTATTTGCCAGCGTCCAGGATCGGGAAACCGAGGAGACGTTTGTGGCCCAACCATGCAATTGCGGCTGGTTTGGAATACCTACAAAACGGGGTAGGCATTCGAAAGCAGCTGCGGGTAGTAATGCGAGTGAGACCAATCATCATGCATAAAAGACCTACCAAAATCATCGTCCTGCGACACGCAGAGAAACCGATCGATCCGATCGACCAGCGCTTAGCGCATCGCGGATATAAACGGGCTGAGTACTTGGCGGAGTTCATTCCGAAGAACTTCGGGCGACCGAGCATGATCTTCGCGACCGAACCCACCAAGAGCAGCTTCCGACCGTTTCTGACGATGCAACCATTATGGGATGCAGTAAAAGAATCCTGGATGGATGTATCGATTGACGATGAGGCCGCTTTACACCTCGGGCACAAGTTGCGCGCAGGAGACCTCTCAGTTGGCGAAAACGTCGTCGTCTGCTGGCACCATGGCAAGATCCCGGAATTGATGAAGGGGCTCGGGTGCAGCGTGCACGACTACCCGGCGAAGTGGCCGGATAACGATTACAGCACCATCTACGTCGTGACCTATGAAAAGGGCGAGGCGGTGGTGTCCCAGTATAAACAGCTCTTCTAGGATTCGCAGTGGAAAACATCGAACAACAAGTCAAGCGCATCGTCGCTGCGCAACTCGGTCTGGAAGTGGCTGACATCAAGAACGACAGCCATATCACGCACGACCTCGGCGCGGACTCGCTCGACAAGATCGAACTCGTGATGGCGCTCGAAGACGATTTCAAGCTGGACATTCGCGACGAGGATGAAGAAAAGCTCCTCACCGTGCAGAACATCATCGACTACGTGTCGGCCGAAAAGGCCAACGCGTAGCAGTCTTTTTCGGCGCGCGCCGGACGACTGGTAAGTGCGGGATACAGACCGCGCTCACCGGGGGCTCTCGTGATTCAATCAAGATCTTCTCCCGTTATAGGGACGTCCATCTTGGCGGGCGACGCGGCTTGCATACCCGCGTCGTAACCCGCGCGTGCGCGCGCCGACGGGTGAGCGTCAATCGGTGCAGTATCTAGATGTTGGTTTGTTTAGGTATTTCGGTTGACTCTTTGGAAAAGCGGCTCTTTGAAAAAGCGGTTTGGCTGACTTCGATCTCGGGCGTGGGAACCTGGGGTGGACGGGCACTCATTGACCGACTGGCGCTCACCGCTACTCGCCCTGCCTTTCGCAGGGCGCATCTGGGCCCAATGTACACCAGCTCTTGTCGCTCGCCGCGGGCTTACATTTTTGGCGATTTGGATTCACCGCGGCTGGCGGGGGCAACAATAACGTACATTGAGGAAGATTGGCCACGACCCATTGGCCCCATCAACGCTACGGGCGCGAGAACGCGAAAGAGTACAGGTGTCAAAATGAAATAGGTTTAGCCCAGCGCACTTTTTCATGATCCCAAACCGCAAGGACTAACGGCACGCTTGGCGCCTGCCGGAAGCACGCGGGAGAGGGACGGCGATACCATTCCTATGAGTAATGGCTCTTTTTAAAGAGTCCGACGTACGAGACCCGTCCACGGGCATTACGGAGCCAAGCGGAGCTGCCTGCGCGATCTACGCATCGCCAATAGGAGTGACCGCCTACCTGCTGTAAGCGTGAGTCTCACTGAAGTCGAGATAGGACCGCAACTGCTCAGCGTGGGAAATATAGAGCACACCCGGAAGGGCTTCCAGGATCGTGAGCGCGAGCCACGAAGCGAAGCCCTTCCCCCTTCTTTCTTTTATGCCGTCAGGACGCGTTTACAGCCTCTGTAGCGGCTTGGTTACAATAAAGAAATACCGGACACCGGAATCATGTGTCCATAAGGAGCTAGCATGCATAGACAAGCGGTTCTGGTCCAAGACATCGGGCAGTTGCGTTCCATGCTGGACCCGGTGATCTGTTCTGTTCTGGAACCCTTTATCTATGTCGGCTTGACATTGGAGGGGGTGATCGAATGGATCATCAAGGAAGAGCTGTGGAAGGCCTATCAGTTTCCGATTGACAACCATTTCCCCAAACAAAACCCGCATCGTGAGTTCTACAATCTTGTTAAAAGCAAGATGGAACACCCGACGTTGGAACAAGTCGTTCAGCATTTCGTTCGTGTCCCCAAGTTATACGGCGACAATTTGGCCGTTGTCGCTGTGAAAGGACGGAATCTGTACATTCATTATTACTTAAACCAACAACTCCAATACCCAACATGAACGAGTACCCGACCGTAGATGCACTCAGTCTCGATCCCATGCCGACCGCTGCGATGGTGGAAATGGTCGTGGGCGACTATCTTCGGGCGCCGGATGCAGGGATTTATTTCAAAGGCAAGATCGAACCAGTGATGGTGCCGGGGCGTCTGTATCGTCAGCAACCCATGATGAATGGCGTGAAGTCTGGCGAGGCCTACATCGTGGCTACCTTGGCCGATCTGAACCCACGCTTTCCGGTGATCGATGAGTTCCACCAAGTCGTCGTCACCCCCAACCAGATCCCGTTTCTGGATTTCGCCCCGAGCTTGCCCGTCGCGGGCTTGCGCGTCGTGCGCCGTGCGGTGGAAGACATCATCGAAAGCTACGGCAGTACCCCGGCGGGCAGTCGTGTCAATGTTGATCCGGTGCAGCTCTACACCGAGTTCCTCAGCGACGTTCTCTTGCAAGAGCAGCAGGAAGTGGCCGAGCACGTGATCGATCAGATCACGGGCATCGTGGGGGAGATCCGGGCCCAGGTTCGGAACTTCTGTGGCGACAACCGTTGGGTCATGCATTTTCTGCGTGAACTCTACGGCACGTTCCTGATCGAGAAGTCGATCGATTGGCGCGTGATCGAGTACCATCGACTGACGAAGACCAAATATGGACGTTGATCCGTTTGTCATGAATGCCGAATGCTACGTGATTAACCTCGCGGTTCTGAAGCGTCAGCTCGAGGCAGAGCTCCATCAGTACTGGGGCAGCAACGGCGGCTTTCGAAGCATTCTGGAACATCATGGGTCGCAGCAGTGGGTAACGATGGCGGGCACGGCGCCCAAGATCGTGGATGACATTCTCGCCGCCTTGATCAGCGAACTGTTCACCGAGACGCAAACCGATCTGCGTAATGCCGGTCAGCTCGTCATGACCGAGCAAGCGCTGATGCAGCGGGCACGACTCGATGAACGCATGGCGCATCAGTTTGCTGAGGACCTCTTTAGTCATTTCGTGAATTACGTCGGCGGTCACATTCCCCATTTGACTTTCGGCGGGCATGATGGGTTTAAGTTCCAGATCAAGGGGCTGGACCTGATCATCTATCGTCAATAAACCTATAACCAAGGAAGGAGCGCATGACACCGATCATTTTGGACACGCGCGCGCTCTTGCAAGAGTACGCCGACTTTGCCCCATTCTTTCAGTTCTACGAGATGGGGTTGCGAGACCTGATTCGCGAAGCTGTGATTACCCGGAGTTTCAATAGCCCGTACACCACGCAGTATCATCCTGGCCACCGCTACTCGCAGGGACTGGCCGCTAAAGTGAAGATGGATTTCGAGTTTGCCCTCGATCATCATCACGACAGCTTTGGTGCGGATACGCCGGTGGCACTGTATAACCTCAAGAGTGCGCTGAACAATATCGAGGTGATTGGTCAGATCGCGGAGGCAATGGAGCGTAGCGTGGATGATTTGTTGTTCATGCATTTGCGCACCAAGCTCTTTGAAATCGCGCAGGAAGGAAGCGGTGAAGCTGTACGGCCGAGATGGATAGGTCCGGACCTCGCTGTTTTTATTCGGATGCTAAGTCACAAGGAGCTCCGTATATGGGTTCCGCCCCATCACTTGTCGTGATAGATTCTCCAGCTGAGCTCCGGTTGTTGCGGAGTTGGCTGGGGGATCCGAATATGCCGTCGATTGATTTCACGATGCTCTTCCAGACGCTGTACGACGCGATAGCGACACGAGACAAATATTATCAGCTCGCGCTTTATCATCTGGCGACCCGGATGGCGCATCACGACTATTTAATCGAAACCAACACCCTGAGTCAAATGGACCGGGATGACTTGGAGCGCATGATCATTAACGCCGGGCACGCGATCGCCCAGCAACTCGATGCCATGCGACTTTATCATCCGACAGGTCAATTACTCTATCGATTTCGCGAGTATCGACATGACAACATTCTCATCTTTGAACTCGCGCCGCTCACCCGATAACCTGGTGATCTCGACGCGTGAAGTAATCAAACCCCTGCTGAAATATGTGCAAGCGTACGGTATGCAGGAAGGCAATATCTTGCATCAGTTGGTGCAGTCCTTAGCGGTGGAGCAGGATGCGGAAGCCGAGCTGTCGTTTCTCTGTATCGCGCCGCTGGAAGAACGCCTGCATGATCCGAATGACGTGACTGACGGCGAGCTCTTTTTGCCCACCGAGGCCATGGCGGAATACAGCAATGTCTTGCATCGACTCGGCCAGCACTTGTATCGGGAGCTGCGCCGCCATCGGATGTATCAGTTAGGCTATCTGCCGTACCACTACCACAGCCGACACTGTGGGGACCTGGTCCTCACCCGGTTGATGGTGCCGGAAATCGATCCGCCCAAATACAAGACCCCCGATCGGTTTGATCTGGAGGACTTCTATCATCGCCTGGAGATCTTCCGGTGAATATGGGCGAACGCGTGATCCTGCCGGCCAAGGACCTGATCAACGAGCTCCGAGAAAAGCTCGCGCCTTATCAGGTGCCGGGTGCCAGTTTTGAGGAAATCGTGCGTCAGTGCCTGGACGTCTATATGGAATGGAATGGGGAAGAAGAGCAGATTGCCATGCTTCCTTATTTCAATCGTATAGAAGTCCCCGCACTTTTTGGCGATCAGTACCAGAATGTGTACGAGAGCGTCTCACATGCCGTTCAGAACTTTGCGCAGCAAGTCTACCTTCGGTTGATGCGTTACGGGTTTTTCCCGAAGACGAATATTCGACCGAACATGGACTTTACGTTCGAACGCTTTGTGCTAGGCGGGGATATTGTGTTAAGTTATTTCCCCTTCTAGTTAAAAGAGGGTCCGCCCTCTTTTTTTTGTGAGCGATCATGACGTATAACTATCAACTCGGCCAGATTCTGAGCTTTGACACGAATGCCGCTTCGGTGCTCGGCCAGAGCTTTGAGAACGTGACGGTCCTCTCCTTGATGGATCCGCAATCGGCGAACAACGTGATTGACATCGTAGGCATGCACGCCGCAGTGTATCCGTTGCTGGTGCAAGCGGGCTTGTCGGTGCCCAACGATCCGAGTCAGTACAACTATCTCAAGATCCGGACCCAGGCGGGTAAGGTCACGTGTCTGGGGATGCCCTGGATTAACGAGTCGACCATTACGGCCACCACCAACCAAGTCATCACGGCGGTGATTGCCGGGGTGACGGCCGCCGACGTGCAAGGCGTGCAGAACGCACTGATTGCCAACGGCTACAACCAGTTTAAAGTGACGATCACGCCGCTCTCCACCACGGGTGGTTGATAGTATGTAGGGCATAAAGCAGGGAAGATAGTAGTTCGGGGGTAGTACGAGCAGGACCGCAGGTTGACCATGTTGTACCGTTGTAGAAGTGTTTCAGTTTCCTTGGTAATTGTGCCTAGTCATCCCCCCGGGTGACTAGGTCTTTTTGCCGGCATGTGGTTGATTAGTATAAAACTTATCGCGTTTGTATATGTTACGACGGAGTGCCATGCTCCGTGTAGGAAGGGTGTTGATGCGTGCTCCTCGGGCTTTTGGTGGCGGGCGCGGGCAGCAACACTAATGGGATCGGCTAAACCCATTTGCTAAGTGTCGAAAGATGACGACAGCGAGAATCTCGTTGGGGAACGAGAAGACGCCAACCAGGAAGGGTTGAAGCTGGTTTCTTTAAAGGTGGTGTGCCAAGGCTTTTCCTTGGGGCATGCGGTGCATCACTGAACACGGGGCTGATCGCGCCCTCGTGAAGGAGAAGCTAAGCTCCCGTTCCTGTTTTTCACGTTGGGGAGGGTCTTTCGGGAACCCTCCCCTTCTTTTTTCCTTTTATGCCGTCTCGCTTATTTTTACCGTCCGGGTGTACCTTATGAGAATAAGACAAGGAGTTCCCCCGTGGCATTTGACAACCCCTTTGCTTTACAGGCTAATGAATACGTCCGCGATCTGGACGTGTTCAAGCATTACGTGAATCAGACCGTGACGTACCTCGTGAAGATGACCGGGTGTACGGAAGACGAAGCGAAAGAGTACGTGAAAAAGAACCTCGGTCCCGACGGCAAGTTCCCGTTCAAGGATCCGAAGGTGTGGTATCTCGAGCGCAATGAGCACGGCGATCGGGAAAAGAAAGAAGGCACGCTGGCGCAGTATATCGGTGAGGCGATTCAGAAGGAGCAGTTGATTGCCCCGACCTTCACCACGTATTTGCCGGTCAAGCAAAAGCAGTCGCTGCTCGCCATGTTCATTGACGCGAACGTGAAGCGACGCAAGGTGGCTAAGCACGCCATGTTCGAAGCCAAGATGGCGGGTAACGAAGTGCTGCGAATTTTGAAGGATAACGAGCAGACCAATATGAAGCTCTCGAACAATGCTTGTTCGGGCGCGCACGTGTCGGCCTCCACGCCGCTGTATAACAAGACCGCTCACTCGACGCTGACCTCTAACTGCCGGGTGACCGCAGGCTATGGCTCGGCCAATAACGAGAAGTTCCTGAACGGCAATCGGCACTATTGGTCGCCGGACATCGTGAAGTACAATATCACCTCGATCATCAACAACACGGACTATGTGGCGATTCGCCATGCGATGGATAAGTTTGACATTCGCAATCCGTCGGTCGAAGAAGTGATGGACTGCATCGAGTATTCCACCAAGCTCTACTGGTGGGATAAGCGCCATATGCAGTTGATTCGTCAGTATGTGGAAACATTGACGCCGATCGAGCGCGCGGCGTTTGTCTACACAGGTGACCTGTACCACCTGATGAAATACAACGACGGCGTGGCCCGTACCTTTATCGAACGCTTGTCGTTGCCGGTGAAGGTGGCGCATCCAGAACCGGGTCCGGTGATCAAGAACGCCCACGAGGATCATCTGGCGCTGGCTAAACAGTTGCTGCCTGATCTGATGCGCGGCAAGAAGTTGGAAGACATCAAGGGCACGGAAACGGAAGGCATTCTGGCGTCGACCGTGCAGCATGTGGCCGATACCGTGACTGCATATGCAGATCTGATCAAAGCGTTTTGGGTCACGAAGAATGTCCCGGCGTCGCTTGCGCGCTTTCCGGAATCCATTCGTCGTTCCGCACTGATGGGTGACACCGACTCGACCATCTTTACCGTGCAGGATTGGGTGAGCTGGTACAACAACGGTCGTATTGGGTATGATGATCGTTCGTCGGGGGTGGCAGCTACGATGATCTTTCTGTCAGCCCAGGCCATCGTGCACTTGCTCGCCCGAATGTCGGCGAACTTTGGCGTGGAAGAAAAGCGGACGTTCCAGACCGCGATGAAGAACGAGTACAAGTTTGACGTGTTCGTTCCGACGCAGGTGGCCAAACACTACTATGCGCTGATCGGCTGTCAGGAGGGCAACCTCTACAAGGAGTTTGACACCGAAATCAAGGGCGTGCATTTGAAGTCGTCGAATGCGCCGCGTGCGGTGATGGCCAAAGCGAAGACGATGATGGTGGAGATCATGAACACCGTCATGCGTGAGGAAAAGATTTCGATCCATAAGTACCTGAAGGAAGTGGCGGACCTCGAACGCGACATCAAGGACTCGATCCTGTTGCGCTCCAGCTACGAGTACTTCCGTTTAGGACAGGTCAAGACGGCCGAGTCGTACACCCTGCCGCCGGAGAAATCGAACTTCGCGCACTACACCTTCTGGAACGAAACGTTTGGTTTGAAGTACGGCCAGATGCCCCCGCCACCCTTTGGCACGGTGAAGATCTCCGTGAAACTGGACAGCACGACCAAGGTGCGCAAGTGGCTCGCCAAGATGGAAGACCGGCAACTGGCCAAAAACATCGAAGAGTGGATGATCAAATTCAATAAGAAAGCGATCACGACCTTCCATGTGCCGGAGCAGGTGATTCAGTCGATTGGGATTCCGCCGGAGATCATGAGCGAGATTGATATCCGTAAGATCCAGATCGATACGGTGAACGTCTTTTATTTGATACTTCAAAGTTTAGGAATCTATTGCCAGACTGATAAAAGTCTTCAGCTGGTGAGCGATTTCTATTAACACGTATCCGTGACTAAAATGAAGGGAATAAGAAAGCACTATAGTACGGGGGTAGGCGCCATCCTGGTGGTGTCCTGCGTAACAATCATTGAAGTGGATGCCCATCGGTACATCGCGTATCTTGGCATGAAACGTTTTCGTTGAGGAAGCAGTGATGCATTGGGTCATTGGTGGGGGGATTTGGCTGGTTTGTTGCGCGCTGTTTGTCGCACGGTGGGATTGGGGTCGGAATAACCCCGAGCCGAAGTCATGTGCGGAAGGAAAATGTACATGCTGCGGTTAACGCTGACGAAGGTGCCCTTGGACGAACAAAACCGGATGCTCCGTGCCGGCTTTGGGAAAAACAAGGGTGCCTGGTTTGTACGGGTGGATCTCTGGTGGGCAGGCTGGCGTCTGACCAAGTAAACGGCATACAGCCCGGGACGAACCCGGGCCGAGGGAGAAACAATGAAAACTGCGTACGCAATGCGCAAGCAATTGCCCCACGAGGATCGTCCGATCGAGACGAACAACCTGGAGTCGGGCTGGACGGAAACCTTGATCGCCTTGATCGAACGCGGTCCGGTGGATGATGGTGATATCCCGAGCAAGCGTGCACGGGATTCGTTGTTGCATCACGGCTTTGCTTGCAAAGCGATTGTCCATCAGCAAGAAGCAGGGAACCTGGCCACGTATCGGGGCCGTGAACTCTACAAGCAACTCGTGGACGCGCCGAGCCTGAAAGAGGCGATTGCCAAGCGACAAGCCAATCCGAACTTCCTGAATGACTTGTGGAAGTCGCAGCAACCGAAGCCGGCATGTGGTTCGTGCGGCTACACAGCGGATCCGGCCTGCGTGGCCTGCAATTAAAACAAGTAAGCCGAGCTACGGACACCGAGATCATTCTGCGAGGGGTTAGCCTTTCGCAGGATGGCCTCTATGTCCTGTATGACGTCTGCCTGCATATCGGCGGGCATGTGACCTTCGAAGATCCGGCTATAACGCCAGCGCTCAAACATGCGATTGAGGTTATTGACTTCCGCCTGATTCTTGGTCGCCGGGGTGACGTGCGCCTGACTCAGGATAAAGTCCAGCATGGGCAACCGCGCAATCGCCAGACCCCACATCACTTGTCGCGTGGGTGCGACGTCCGGCACGCGCATGGCCTGCTCCATATTCTCACGGGTGGCCGCGGGAACGCTTTGGAGAATCCCCACGAGATTCTTTTCCTGATGCGCCAGATTCGTGAGCACCTCCTTATACACCGCATTGACTTTCGGAATATAGTCAATCAAGGCAAATGGTTGACGCCGCACGCCAATCGGTTCGTTCTTACCCTGCGATAGATTCACGAGCCGGTTAAAGAGGGCCTGATCCAGATGGCTGAACAGCATATTCGGTAGCACGTACATATGCACGAACATCTGATCGGTCTTGTCGTTATGCGCCTGCGGCTGATCGTCACTGATCCAGTACGACTGACGGAAACAGTAATACTGCACCATCAGCAACGGAATGTTAATGGCAATCACGGCGATCCCGGTCTCCGTCGTATTGCGAATGCCATCGGGTAGGTTCAGGTTGAGATCGCTTTTCGCATGACGGAGAACCCGGACCGGAGTCACATTCTGCCAGTCTTTGCGCGCCTTGTCAAGATCAAAGCTGTCGTTGTGCGCGATGATGATTTCCTGACTACCCGGCCCATAGAACACGCCATTAAAGACCTGCCCCTTGGCCAAGGCTGAGGTTAATTTTAACACCGAGGCGAGATCTAGTGAGACGTCATCGGCGATGGCGTAGTACCGTTCGAAATCGACGGACGTGGACACGCCGAGATTCTGAATGAGTTTAACTAGCAGGTGCTCGGATTTCACCGCTTGCGGGTTGGCGCGATAGTACCGCACGACCTGACCTAAGTTGGCTTGCAGGCCGCGTTTGACATACGGCCACAGAGTGGGGTGCTGGATGCCTTGCTGTGCTCGGGGCTCCAGATTGAAAAGCGTATGCATGCTTAGCATCCAGTAATGAAAGGGTCATAAAATTGAAAACAATTGCAGAGTACAACACCTCGCAAGAAGAAATTGAGATGCTCAAGCGTGAGGCCGTGGAAGCAGAGCCTTGCACCGAGGAACCGGATACGCGTGGTGAGTCGCGCTATAAGCGCGGTCGTCGCTGGTGGGAGCAATCGAAATGGGAGCGTCGTCGATGAGAACATTTCAACAAACCATCGATCAGCTTCTCGACTACGATAAGCTCAAGCCGGGTTGGGGTGGATCGCTGAGTCTGCCGCCGCGCGCGGGGATGGTGCAATTGGTGGCGTGTTTTGTGAACGGCATTCCGCAGGATCTGCCCCCTCCGAAACCGATGATTTCCTCGAGCGGAGTGATTGGTCTGTACTGGGACGAGCCGCGCAGTTATATCGACATTGAGTTCCGCTCGCAAGAAGACATCAGTGTCTTTGTGGTGTACGACAAACAGGACAAGACGAAAGACCGCTGGTTTCCGCATATGACGGTGCCGGAGTTCACGCACCAGTTTTTTCTTGACCACTTTCAACAACTCAAAGAAGAAGCACCATGCGCAACAGCCGAAGCCGTCACGCCCACTTAGCCGCGTTGGTGAATCTGATCGCGGTGACCGGCACCGCCAGTCAACACGACGTGGGACTGTATGGCATGGATGAAACGACCAACACTATTGGACCCATGAACAACGTCTACGATCCTCGGGCCTTCCAAGGCAATCGTGCCGAACGGCGGGGTCAGCGGAACCGATCGAATAAGCGGGGGAAGTGGTGGGACAAAAAATAGAAGACTTCTTTAATCCGAGCTGGTTGCCGCATCGTACCCCGTCCGGTAAGACCATGATGATCGTCACGCCCAGTGGTCGCGACAATGCTGAGTTTATCCGCAAGCTCTATCGCGATCATTATCATCAGCCAGTCTGGGACGAAGTCATTTGGCCGATGACGGCAGTCAGTAATACGCAGCCCTTAGCGCTCTTCCAAGGCCATGGTACAGCCATGGTGCGCAATCTACTGGAGCTGCATAAACAAACCTTCGTGTCGCCCTATACGTCACCCGAGTGGGTGCTGCATGATACGGATCCAAGACGCAAGAACAAAATCGCACGCAAGAACCGAGATGGGGTGAAAGCGTCGCAGAATGCCACAGGGAGAAAATGGTGGGAACACCGCTAAACGAATACGGGCAGATTATCGTGCATCAGGTCCCGCAAGCTGTGCTCGAGCATTTTCCGGAAGAACACAGAAAAGACTTTGATCTGCGACCGATTGAAATGCTGCCTGAGACGACCGAGGAAACGTACAACGATCGTGTGTATCCGAGAGAAGCATTTCCGGTGGTGCAGGGCAATCAATGTTGGGTGGAGCGCGTGACACCGCGAGATGCCGTCACCGTGCAGCCACTGATGGATCCCGTGCCCTTGATTTTCTCAATGGGACGTAACACGGGTAAGTCGTTAACGACGGCGGATATCTTCGATAACATCGTGAGCGATGAGCGTCCCATGGATGCGTTGGAGAACTTCTTCACCGGCTTCTATAAGCGACTCAACGGTACCTTGAATGGATATATGGGCGAAGCCCGGCCGCGCAAGGTAAGCTTTAACTGGGAGCCGGAACTTACGATCATTGGTCGTAAGCGCTTTTGGTTGTATCCGACCTACACCTCGTTGATTGGTCCCAATGGCAAGGATATCATGCGCGTTTGCGTACCCGCTCGCCGCCGCGCCGGGTTTGCTGCGTACAAGAGCATGAAACGACAGGACCTGCAAATCCTGAAACCCCCTAAGCCACTGGATTGGTCGTTTGCGCTTTTCGAAGAAGAAGTGCGCAACTGGTACCGACCGGCTTACGGACCGGATGGTCTTATCTTGCTGAAGCAACTTCAGCCGGGCCAGCGCGTCACGGTGACCTATTCGTTCGGTACCTTGCGCTTTGTCGATCCGTACAAGGAACGCCCGTCTGAACGCCGTGCTCGGCTCTCGAGCACGGCCGATTCAAATGGCAAACCAAGGAGGAAGTAATGGCAGGTGAACTGGTTCTACCGGGTCAGCTTGATTTGATTGCCAAGATTGACATCGACCGGCATCAACGTAAACACACGGGCTTGCCTGTGTCCTACGCCGCCATTCGTCGTGCCAGGGGATTGCTCGAACTCTTGCCGCAGCGCATGGCTGCCGCACGGGTCAATGAAGGACAAGACGGCTCGGTAGAATTTACATGGGAGCGTCATGATGAGGTAGTGGACGCTACCTTGCGTTTGTGCGCGCAACCTCACGGCGGTGTGAAGTACTACTACAAGGTAGGTGGTAGAAACGGCGGTGAGGCAGGGGGCTTTCTGAAACCGGATCAATGGGATACGGAAGTCATCGGCATCGTGAGACACGTGGTCGCCGTGCTCACACCCGCGCCCGCACGCACCGGGTCAATTCCGCGATTGGAGTAGTTCGAGTAAAAATTTACCGAGATACCCCTATGGTATAGTGAAGAGCACGTCTCTTCATGCCGATCCCATCTGTCTAGGGGTCGGAAGGAAACCCCGGTAATTCCCTTGGACAGTTTTGTAGTACTCGTTTTGCCCCAAGGACGCTGCGCGATTCAAAGACGAAATAGGCATATATCACCTATCTGACACTAATACGAGAGTGTAGTGTTCGCGCGATCATTAACTCTGTTTAAAACTGAAGGAAACGAAATCATGGGCATCAACTCCCCGGAAAACAATCAAGCACAAACGTCGATGGGTCAGGCACTCGGGCGCGCCCAGGAACAGGCCGCCGGTTCGAATGCTGGCACGACCCAGCAACAGACGTTTAACCAGCCGCGTGGTCAAGCGGGTCAGGCTCGTCCGCGTCTGGCAGACTTCGGCCGTGTTTCGCGTGCGGCGTTCAGCCGTAACCCGCAGAGCGACGTCATCACGAAGCTCAGCAACGCGCTCACCGAAATCTACAAGAACGGCGCGCAGATCGACAAGTCGTTCGACGTGACGCTGATCCCGATCGACTACAACAACACGCGTACGCTGGTGAAGTCGTGTATCGTCGTCGCGGTTCGCGATCTGCAAAACCCGGACAACGGCGTCGCGTACCACACGCTCGTGCTGGAAGGCTCGAGCGAGCCGATCCAGAACGACTTCCAGATGATCGGTAACACGAACATCGAAATCACGAAGGTGACGGGCGACGTGTGGACGCCGGTGTTCCAGGGCGAAGTGCAGGAATGGGTGCAACGCGCATTCCCGGGCAAGAACCTGCTGCCGGTCGACGCAGAAGTCGTGTACAGCAACTTCGACGTCGAAAACCACAACCGCGTGCATCAGCTCGCGATGAACGCACTGGCCGCTTGCGCGACCGAGCTCGACATCCGTGCGGGTGGCGTGGACATCGACCTGGGTGCAGTGGACCAGGACAACACGCTGACCGTGCAAATGTCGTTCAACAACGCGCAGACGGAAGACGTCGCAGGCATGCCGCTGCGTTCGGACATCGTGATCGACTTCCGCGCAGGCGGCCAGCCGATCCCGAATCAGCCGGGCTCCAACACCCGTGTGTCGACGCTGTCGCGCATCTCGGGCTTCATGGATCTGGTCTGGATGCCGGCGCAGCCGCAGCAGCAAGCGTTCAATCCGTGGGTCGCGCAACAGCAAGTCGCGCCGTCGCCGGACGAGTTCAAGCGCTACATCCCGCGTTTCGTGATGACCGATCTCGAATCGCAAACGCTGCTCACCACGCGTGCTGAACTCCTGGCACTCGTGACGGCGTTCACGCTGCGTGAAAACAACGCGTGGGTCGAGTCGTTCCGTCCGTCGCCGGTGCAGGTCGAAGGCGTGGACTGGAAGGACATCGGCGCCGTGGGTATCGAGGCGAACTTCGATCGCAACCCCAACGGCTTCGGCTCGCGGATCGACACGAAGAGCGACCAGTTCCAACGCGGTCAGAACTCGGCAGCCGACTACCTGATGCGTCTCGTCGCATCGGTGTTCCAGCCGAAGCTGATGCTGTCGCTCGACATCCCCGAGTGCGGTCCGCAAACGTGGTTCACGTCGGTGTTCGCCGCAGCTGGCGAAACGCAGAACGCGAACAGCGCGCATGCGACGGAGTTCATCATCAAGGAAGCGGACAAGCTCACGCATGGTCGTTTCCTGAAGCACTTCCCGGCAAACGCGCGCGTCACGGTCGATGAAAACAACCGCATCTTCAAGGGCTACTGGATCGACCGCAACGGTCACATGCGCAGCCTCGACGAGATCGATTACCTGGCCGTGCTCAACATGGTCGGCGATCGCGATCCGGAACTGGCACGCGAATGGTCGGACAGCTTCGCGCTCACGGGCGTGCCGCTCGAGATCCGTCTGGACAAGCGCCGTAAGATCATCAACGGCATCCTTGGCCAGAACAACGTGCACATCAAGGGCTTCGCACGCCGTGTCACCTTCGAGCCGGCATTCGTCGACGCGTTGGTCGCAGCATGCAAGGAAGTGGGCCTCACGATGCGCACGATCGCACCGTACGCAGAGCTGAACACGTACGAGCGTGGCGTGAATCCGTACGCCGCACAAGCAGCGCTGGACGCATCGGGCTACACGTCCGGTCTGTTCAACCGCGGCTTCGCGGGCTCCAACCAGGGCCAGTTCGGCAACCGCGCAGGCTTCTCGCGCTGGGGTTAATCGGTCGCTTGTTGGGACTGAGTAGCTGATCACATAGGCGGGGGCCTTCGGGTCCCCGTTTATGACGTCAGCTTTTCTTTTGTATCAGCACTCAGCCATATATCACTGAGGTGAACAAGATACTCCGTAAAAAACTACAGATCGGGTTCATTTCATGCAGTACCCTCTCAGGACCGAATAAGTAGGACGAATTAAACCAAGGAAAGGAGAAGTCAATGGGCATTCACATGGAGATCATCAGCCATGATCAGATCTTCGACCAGTATCTCTCCAAAGAGCCAATCATCATCAACGATCTGTCCGACATTTCCGAGACGGATCGGGAACGTAACGATCGCCTCATTTTCACGAAGTACGACCTGATTAACTCCGATCTGCTGTCGAACATCCCCTCGTGCGATTGCGGTAATACGATTGGCGCCGATAAACTGGGCAATGGGAAGGACATCCCGCCCGTGGAGTGTCCGGACTGTCACAAGCCGGTGAAAGAGCTGCATCAGCAAGACCTCGAGCCCCTGATCTGGTTGCGTGCGCCCATGGGCGTGAAAGCGCTGATCAACCCGATCATCTGGACCATGCTCGCGGGCAAGAACGGGTTCGAGAAATCGAACTTCGATGTGGTACGCTGGATCTGCGATACGTCGTATAAACCGCAGGCGGTCAAAGAGCCGCCCGTGGTGGACTACATTCGTAAGGCCGGGATTCCGCGCGGCTACAACAACTTCGTCGAGAACTTCGACGAGATCATGGACTTCATGTTTAACCTGAAGTTCTACAGCAAGAAGAAGTTGGCCCCCTTGAAGCAGCTGATCAAGGAGTATCGGCATGCGGTCTTTAGCACGCATTTGCCGCTACCCAACCGCTCCTTGCTGGTGCTGGAAGAAACGAACCACGGCACCTACGTGGACCCGACTGCACCGATTGCAGTGAATGCGATTCGCATGATGGTGGGCATCGATGGGCCGCTGTCGGTCCATACGCCGCGGGTGAAGGAAAACCGCACGATCAAGATGATCATCGAGACGGCGAACTTCTACGACGAGAACAGTCGCACCGTGCTCGCCAAGAAGGAAGGCATCTTCCGTAAGCATATCTTCGGCACCCGGTCGCACTTCAGCTTCCGCGCCGTGATTTCTTCGCTCACGGATAACCATCGCTACGACGAAATCCACATCCCGTGGGGCATCGGGGTGGCGGTGTTCGAGCTGCATTTGCAGAACATGCTCAGGCGCCGCGGCTACACTCCGTCGCAAGCCAATGCGTTCTTGGCTGAACATACGCAGAAGTACCATCCGATGTTGGATGAGATGTTCAACCTGATCATCAGTCGTTCGCCCATTGGTGGCGGCGTGCCGTGCGTGCTGCAACGTAATCCGTCGCTCGCGCGTTCATCTGCTCAAGCCATGTTTATCACGAAGGTGAAGACCGACGTGAACATCCCGACGATCAGTATGTCGATTTTGTCGGTGGTGGGCTTCAATGCGGACTTCGACGGCGATCAGCTGAACTGCACGTTGTCGCTCGATCACGTGACGGCCAACGATCTGTACCGCCTGGCACCCCACCAGTCGGCTTTCGATCTGAACGCCCCGCGTACCATCTCGCGCAACCTCTCGAAACCGAAGACGGCGATTGCCACCTTCTCGAACTGGCTGCACTGGGACCAACCTGAGACGCCGGACCCGGCGATCCTGCAACGGATGAATATGATTCCGGAGTGTGATCCGTACGTGGCCCCGACGATTCATTAACGAAGAACAACCAAGGAAATCATCATGGCAGGTGAATATGGTTATGGGCGTGAGCTCAATGTCGACCACATGACGTTCCCGTCGTCGACCGAAGATGGACCTTTCATCCCTCCGAGTGCGCAACTCAGCTTCAAGCGTTACACGCCGGAAGCCGTGGAGTTCGGCGCGCGCGACATGCCGCTCAATCTGTACGGCGACAAGGATGACTACAAGCCGTTCGATCCGACGGGTCCTTCCCGTGATGATATCCTCGACGCATTGAAGAGGTAAGTCATGGTCATGATTGTCCAAGGCGACACCAATGTGTTCAATGCACTTGTGTATGGAGCGGAGCGTCATCCGAATACCATGCAGTATTTGCAGAACCAGGCGTCGCAGTTCTCGGGGGCGCTCACCGAGTTCGGGCAAACGTTCATGCAAGGCGCGCAGCAGCTTTACGAGACCTTTAACAGTTCGGAAGCCATGCGGGCCGCGCGAGCGGCAGTTCGGAAGTTCGATGCAATCTTCTTACCTGATCGCATCCAGATGTTGGAGACGATTGGGAACTTGCAGCATGCGCCGTTAACCATGCAGCGATACATCATGGCGGAGCCCACCGTACGTCGGTATTTCTTGACGCAGCGCGTGGACGGTTACTCAGATACGTATCAGAACGTCTGGGGCAATGACTGGAAAGTCGATCACTACGATTGGCGCCAGATTCATAACGGCGTGATGGAAGAGACGGAAGAAGGCCATGTGATGCATCACTGGCTGGACGATGTCTTGGAAGGGGATCGGCCGCTGCACTTTGGCGAGAAGGTGGACGCCATTCACAGTGGCGAGTCGGCGGCAGCCTACATCGAACTCGGACGGGAAGACCCGACCGATAAGCGTAACAATAAGCTGTAACATAAGGGAGGGCCGCGCGCCCTCCTTTATGACTTCTCTTTTTTTGTCCTACTCACAGTGGAATTTTATGTTTAACCTCCAACCTGTGAGTAGAACATGGCAACTCCTGTACCGACACTGTCGTCCGCTGGTTGGGTGGTCACCCCTGCCCAGAAGGCCGACTACCTCATGGCACACTTCTATGAGGCGATGAATAACCAGTCTTACATCTTTCCGGGAGAAGTCTCCAGCATTCAGTATGTGATTGAAAAGAATGCGGGTGATATCCCGGCAACCTGTCAGGCGATCCAGCAAGTGTTGGAGAAGTACCTGTCGCGTTACTACCCGAATACGACCGTTCAGGTGAGTAGCGATGACACTTCGGGCAACACCAGCAGCCAGGTGAACCTGACGATTTATATCTCGGCGCTCGAAGCAGGCGAGACGTATGCCTTCACGTCGCTGATCCAGATGGCGAACTCGAAGTTTGTGAAAGCCATTAACCTTAACAACACCGGCCAATCGGTGGCCGCTTCGGTGGTTCAACAAATTACATCATGAACGAAGCAGAACAAACCGTATACGAAGACCGCGACGCTCCTCAAGGTCAACGCCGCCTGGATGCCCCGAGCCCGGGTTGGCTCGACTCGGCCATGCGCCGGATCAATGATTCGATTCTTCAGGTGATCATGCACGAGCAGCATGAGTACCTCGAGAACAAACGCCTGCCGCATACGCTCAAGCAAAGCGATGCGCTGGTGAAGCCGTACCTGCTTAAAGACGGACAGGTCATCGTCGCGACCGTGTTTCCGGTGGCGAGCGAACACAACTACGTGTGCTGCTTCACGCCGATCTACGACCGCGGCTACAGCATCTTCGACAACGCCAAGATTCCCGAAGACGTCGCCGTGCTGGGCTACAATCTGTTCGTCTACAAGGAAAACGGCCCGCTCGCGGTGAACAACCAGCCGATCCAGATGGCCGATTATGTGCAGGAAGAACTCTGCCGGATTGCGCGTGAGATGAAGCTGCGCTACAGCCAGTTCGTCTATTTCACGTTGCTCACCCCGCGGGTGGCGGACGGCTTTGAAGACCCCCACAACAACTTGGCGAATCTTATTCCGCGGACCCATACTGTGGAAGAGAAGGCTGCCCCGGCTCAGCCGACGCCGATCGACTAAGGAAGACTGAACATGTTGAGAAGAGGACACGATTGGCGCGCCGCTCATCAGCGCGCGACTCATGGTCGTGACGAAGGCAAAGCGGATTATATTTTGCAGTGCGCCAGTGCGCTCAGCCAAGTCGCCAATGAAGACGTGGCCCGCTTGCCGGAAGACATCTTTGTGAAGGTGTTCTTGCCGCTGTTTGCCGGCGAAACGCTCGAGTTCCCCAAGGAAGCAACGATCGCCGGCTGGATCAGCATCGCGGGTTCGCCCTACAAGGAAGTCGACGTCTTCAACAAAGAAACGGGTGCGACCGTGTTCCGCTGCCCCCCATTGTTTGATTACAATGGTGTGGACCCGGTTCGCAATCTGAAGGATCGTACGCAGCGTCCCATCGCCGATATTGTGCAGATGGCCGACAAGCTGATGAACATCCATCCGAACCAAAGCATCGCGTTTCTGCAACGGGAGTTGGGCCAACGGGCCAACAAGATGAACACCGGTGCAAAGCTTATGCCGAACCTGATCCGCTGGAACGAAGTGTTTGCGCGCTACGGCCGCAAGCCTTTGGTCGAGGGGCTGCCAGGCGGCACGAGCTCTGCTGACCCTCAGCAAGCCCAATCGGGCCCTGAGCCCGACGCGGAATATGAAGACTTCTAAACTTAAGCTGGCGAGTGCGAGTGATATCCACCTCGGTGGAAAACGCACGGACACGCGCCACATCATCAAGAACTTACGCGCGGCCTTCCCGGATAACGAGGAGACCGCGCAGTTGGACCTCATCTGCTTGGCGGGTGATGTGTTCGACACCTTGTTGAACCTGAATGACAATGATTTGATGGAGATCGATCTCTGGGTCGGCTACATGCTGAGGTTGTGTGTCAAGTATGACATCATCCTCTACGTGTTGGAAGGCACACCGTCTCACGACTGGTGGCAATCCGCCCGGTTCCTCACCATCAATGAAGTTGCAGGCATTGGCGCTAAACTCCGCTACGTTAAAGACATTTCCGTTGAGTACGAACCTGACCTAGACATCTGGGTTGGGTTCGTACCTGACGAAAGTGCCCCGACAACCGACCAAACACTCAGCCAATTCAAAGCCCTGCTCGAAGCCAAAGGGCAAGATAAAGTCGATGTAATGTTCATGCACGGGCAATTTGAGTATCAATTACCCCCGGTGGTGAAAGCCCCCAAGCATTCCAGTGTCGAGTATTTGGCCCTGGTGCGATACATTATCTCGATTGGTCATGTGCACGTCTACTCGTCCTACGAGCGGATCTACGCACAGGGTTCGTTTGACCGGCTCAGTCACGGGGAGGAAGATCCCAAGGGGCATATTCGGGCGACGCTGTATAACACGCCCGACTATGACTACGAAGTGGTGTTTGTGGAAAACGAAGGCGCCAAGAAGTTTGTCACGGTCTACGTGGGCGACATGCCCGTGGATGACGCACTGATCGTGATTGAGCGCAAGGTGCGGGAACTGCCGTTTGATTCGTCGGTACGGATCGAAGCGGCGAAGGATCACCCCCTGTTCTCGGACATGGAGTCCTTGATCCGGATGTATCCGATGTTCACGTGGGCGAAAAAGCCCATCGACAAGGAAGAAGAAGAAAACGAGCTGGAAGATGATGAAACGGTGTTCGTGCCGATTACCATCAACCGGGACAATATCACGAAGCTCCTCTTGGAACGCCTAGCGTCCCGGGGGCTTCCTGCGGACATCTTGGCGATCGCGGAGGCAAAGATCAATGAGGTGAAATGATGTTTACGCAGGCGATCTTCAGTGAAGGAACAGATATAATGTTTAAAGAAGGCATTGCCGAGCGTGCTGTCGGCCAATACCCGCTCTCGATCCCAACGAGCTTGGCAATTGAAAGCGCGAATGGGATCCATCCTGAGATCCCTGTGGAGACGCCTCCGATCCTGAAGTTCGACGAACTCTGGATTAATCTGCGCACGCTGCACCGCAACTTTATCGGCTCGCTCGATAAGCTGACCGCAGAGCTGATCGACGGCTACGAAGCAGCGGACGTGGTATCTGAGGAGATGGAGCACATCCAGTCCATCATCCAGGAAACCGCGCCCAATTGCCAGGTGCGCTTCTACGTGAGCAACTACGCACGCATGGAGCAGACCTACCCGAAGGCCACGATCCGGCGCGATAACACCGTCAAGCAAAAGCATTTCACGCAGACGATGACCGCCTCGATTGCGAAGCTGCTCAAGGACCACGAGCATCAACCGTACCTGAGTGTTTTCGATCGCAAGCTGAAACACGTGGGGGAGGGCTTTCCGAAAGTCCTGATCGTCACGCATATCCCTTACGACCTGTTGTCCGCCAAAGCGTTTAAAGAACTCGTGTTGCTGGAATCCCACACGGGCTCGTTTAAGCGTCGGGCCTTGTGGTACACCAAGTTCTACAATGGCAAGGAACTGGTGCAGATTCCGTTTCGGGAAGACATGCTCCAGATCTTTGGCGACAATGAAACCTTCCACCCGATGGACATTCGTCTACGCAAGGAGATCCTCGACATCGCGAATACTTACAACTGGTCTCAGGTCACCACCACCGACCGGATACGGCTCTCACTGGAAAACATGAAGAACCATTGGGCGCTGGAACAGATCAAACCCCTGCTGAAAAGCGAGTAATAGGATAGGGGCAATTTTTACATCCCAGGCCTATTTTCTGCATAGCCCCAATTAAATTCAGAAAAGCTACAAACAGCCTGACAATTAAGGAAAAACCATGAGCGATTTTCAACGTGCTCCGCGCAAAAAGAATGCACTGGACAACCGTAAGCTGCATCTGTCGGCGCCGTGCCCCACGGCCAAAGGCAAGTGGTCCAGCTTCCAAGTGAACGTGTTCACCGCGGAAAAGACCGGCGAACCGAACCCGCGTATCACGGTGTACACGCGTGACCCGGAAGATCAGGGCGAGTCGAAGAACTACGGCAAGATCCAGGCCAACCTCGACCCGGTCGTGTTCATGGCGCTGATGGTCAAGCTGCGCTGGATCATCGAAGGGCGTCCGGGCACGGAAGCCGAGCCGATCAAGGCTGACGGCGAAGACAAGGTGAAGATGGAGAACAAGAACTTCATCTTCCCGGGTGGCCGCAAGTCGGAAGAACCGGTCGTCGTGTCGGAAATTCACCTCGGCAAGGACGCTGACGGCGTGATCTGGATCTCGGTCACGGCCAAGGATCGTCCGCGCATCAAGTTCACGTTCGGCCCGAACCAGTTCCACAACCTGTTCCACAAGACGGGTGAACAGTTCAGCAAGGGCGAAGCGTCGCAACTGTGGGCACTCGGCTGGTGTCGTCTGATGGAAGAGATGATTCCGGAGTTCCTGATCAGCGACTACGTGGACATCCCCTACGATCCGAACGCAGCCAAGGGCGGCGGTGGCGGTGGCTTCAATCGCGGCGGTGGTGGCGGTGGCGGTTACAACCGCGGTGGCGGCGGTGGTGGCGGCGGCGGTGATCGTCCGTACAACAAGGGCAACATGTCGGGCACGAACGACACGGCCACGAGTGACGACGACATCCCCTGGTAAGCCGTGTAGTAACATAACGACATAGCAGGTACGGGGTAGCCGGGTGCGTGGGGTTCTTCGCATCCGGCTCGTAGGACCAATAACGAATCCAAACCAAACACAGTTATATATCATCTCCTAGAGTAGTATCCCCGATCTATTTAGGAGCTGATGTGTAATGACCAAGGAAGCAGCACTGATGTACGTTCCTTTTAGGAGGCCGGTAAATTGGAACTGCAAATAAGCAAGATTAGTCTATCCGAGACAAGCCGTTCGGAAGTGAGTATTCTCCATCGTGGTCAGCAGCTCGACTTCAATGTCTCTGACTACAAAGGGATCATGCGTGATCTCAAGCATGACATCTTCGGCGAAATCAACGCCTTCTGGTCCTGGCTACCGTTGCCAGAGCAAGACGCCATCTTTGCGGCTTACCGCGACATCAAAAACGTTTTTCAGGAATACCCCAGCAATGAGCAACTGATGCTTCGGTTGTTCGGGCTGGTCGCGAAGCTGGTCAACCTGCACCAGCTCGACAAGATCAAGCACTGGATGGATTTTCACGAGAAGATCTATTACCCGCCGGATCTGAAGCAAGTGTTCATTCAGCATGAAATGCCGGGCACGGCAGAAGGCACGTACCTCTTCGAGGACTATGCGTGGCTCGTCGGCCTGTCGATCGTGCTGCGGCCGATGTTTCCGGTGTGGGGCGAATTTATCGCCTACATCAAAGAAGACTTCGGCCCGAACTGGAAAGAGTATTACGCGTTCCAGTTGTTGTCCCAGTCGTATCTGGCGCACTCGATTCCGATGGAGCGTCTGCGGGTGTATGTGAAATCGATGGTGGCCAGCGAAAAGAAGGTGGACGTGGCCAATTCGGCGCACATCTTGCATGGCGGCGTGTCGGTGGAAGATTACCCGGAATGGGTGATTGGGCTGGTGTTGGTGCGCAAGCTGATCATCGGGGACGTGAAGGGCATGGATCCGAAGGCGCATTTGGCCAGCCAGATCTTTAACTTCATCAAGTACAAGACCAAGCCGCGCAGCGATAACGGCTTCTCGGGCATTGTGCGTGAAAAGCGCCTGGAAGGTCAGGGGCAGGGTGACGAGAATCAGCAGTCGAAGCTCGAAGCCAACAAGGTGAAAGCCCCGGTGTCAGAAGGCCGGATTGCCCCGATCCTGTACTACGCGCGCGATATGCGTCACGTGGCTTTGCAGATCTGTCCGGATCTTCCGCTCGATATGCTGGAGCAGTCGTTCGAGTCGATCATGCATCGGGGGTTTGAGATTCATCACAAGCACCAGGCCGTGCTCTTGATGTATATCTTGAAGTACCGCAGCCAGATCAGTCCGCGCTCGATTCACCACTTCATCTTCAATGCCAAGCGCGAAGCCATGGCAGCTGCGCAAGCCATCTATTGGCATAAGGGCTACTACGAACTGGCGGGTCTCGTCAGTGCCGTGGCACGGCCCAATATCGATGAGCATACGGCAGCCGAAGGCGGTCCTCGCCAACGCCTGTCGCAAGCGACCATCGAAGAACTGACGAAGTGGTTCCCCCACCCGCGTCGTCAGGGCGGTAAACAAAAAGCACAGCGGCTGCCGACCTCGGCCGAAGTGTCCATCGAATTGGTCGATAAAGGGTTGTCGGAACACGCGTGGGTGCTCACTCTTCCCCAGGAGTGGGTCGGGATTCTGAAACAGAACCCCGGTACCAACGATCGTAGCTATGGTGTACCCGGCAACCTCAAAGTAAAACTCGCGCAACTCGCAATTGCGTTTGCCTCAAGGAGCTTCTAATAATGTTCGCACAAGCCACCACCCGTATTGGTATCAAGCGTCTGGTTCTGATGGAAACCGGCCGTTACGACACGCAGTTCCGGCGCCCGTATCAGTATCAAGCCACGGGCCATGCCATCAATGCGCTCACCGAAGCCGTCGGCGGGGCCCAGAAGTTCACCGCGAGTCAGCTCGCGGGGGTTGCTAACCAGATCGTCGCGCCGTCGGCGCAAGCCGAATCCACCATTCAGATCGGTGGCGTGTCGTGGAATGAACGCCGACTGCGCTTCATGATGGAAGTCGAGTGCAAGCAGCTGGCCGGCGGCTCGATCATGGTGACGGTGTTGGGTTATACCGACTACCCCGGCGTGATCGTGCATTCGGCCGCGATCGATCCGAACATGACGTTCTATATCAACTCGATTGTGAGCGTGCGTCGGACCATCGAAACCACCCCGCTGGGTGCGCAAACGTATTCGAATATCGTCGACAATTCGCACGTGCTCGTCGATCCGAATTACGGGGGCGTGCACCAGATGAATCCCGCGCACAAAATGCGTCCGGAAGACGTCTATGCGACGATGTCGATGTCGCATCTGGGCGGGCTCTCTAATGCCGTGGATCTGCGTACCGTGCTCGATCATCAACCGATCGCCTCGAAGCGCAGCAACTCGGTGGCGGCCAGCTACGCCGCGGACATGCTGAGCGGCTTTACGCGCGCAGCCGTGGATGCGAACTTCGGCATGAACAAGCCGGAAGACATCTTCGAGAATGCCCGTGGCTATACGCAGGAATCGATGCTCACGATGAATCCGTTCTTCAAGGCGATCACCACCTTCCGTGATGGTTTCGTGTCGAACTTCTTCTCGTGGCGCGATCTGCAAGCGCTCGACCCGAACGTGGATAACGTGACGGTGGTGACGATGCTGGGCCAAACGCAGATGACCGCGTCGAGCCAACTCACCGCATACGACTGCACGATGGGTGGTGCTGCGCCCTGGGGTGCCTCGGATCGTCAGACGATGGTCGCGACGATTCTGTCGCAATCGATTCCGTCGTTGATGGCGGACTTCGGTCTCACGGTGGTCGCGTTTGCGACGACCAATCGGCGGGTGTTTGCCGATGCGATCAATGCTGCGGGGCCGTTCTCGATGCAAAGCCGGATCTCGACGCGTATTGCCGACATCCAAAGCTTCGCGGAATTCGACATGGCGCCGTATATGGATCACTTCGTCGCGAAGTTGGAGAAACTCGTCTTTACCGACGTGTCCTTCAATAACGAAACGGACTTCTATATCGAGATGCGGGCCGACATCCTGGGTGAAACCTGGATCAAGCTCTCGCTCGACGGCGGCATGGAGTACACGTTTGTGACGCCAAGCTTTGCCGACGCGCTGATGGCCCCGGTTGTGACGACCAACAATCAGCTGCACTCGGAACTCTCCTCGGGAATGGAGGCGGTCCTGCATCACGTGGCCGATCACTCGGGCATGGGTTTCTCGGTCAACAACGGCACTCAGGCAGCACCGGCAAATCTGTTCGGTGTCATCTAACAATTAAAACAAGGCGGGCTGTGAGACAATTGCAGCCTGAACAAATATGGCAATGACTTTGCTCGAGTTGTATAAGAGCATGATGGACACCGCGGGCATGATCGTCACGGAAGACCATCTGGTGTCCGGCGTGGTGCGCACGAAGGAAGATGGTAAGCTGCACACCAACATCATGCCGGTGACGATCAAGGGCAAGCGGCTCGCGCTGCCGGCCCAGTCGATCCTGTCGATTCCGGACAAGAGCGGCATCGTCGTGTTTCATCCGCTGATGGAACCGGTCGGGCGGGGTGAATCGGAAATCCTCGAGAAGTATCGCAACGCGTTGATGTATCGCCTCAATGACGTGGCGGCTTCGCAACTCGTGGAACTGACGGTCATCACCGGTGACGTGAACGGGCAATCGACGATGACCCCGGATCAGACGGAATTCCTGATGAAGGTGAAGGGCGTCGATGACGAGTTTCTCAAGAAGCTCGGCAAGATCCTCAACCAGATGCCGCACGATCAGACCGCGCGCCGTATCGTCACGTTCTTCCTGAAGAAGACCGGCACGGTCAACGACAAGCGCTACAAGCGTGTGGGCGTGGTGACGTTCCCGCTGTATGAGGAACTGCACAAACCCCCGACGGTCACGGTGATTCCGGCGACCAAGAAGGGCGAGAAGGACACGAAGAAGACGGAGTACGACGTCTACGGCGTGAAGTGTCGCGTGAAGGATCGCGAACTCCTGATCGCGCTGCTCGAGTATATGTTCCCGAACATCGCGGTGCCGGGCGCATACAACAAGGGCAGTGATTCGGATATTGCGGCGAATCTGGATGCCCTGATGCACGCAGCGTTGGGCGTGATTGAAGCGCTCAATTCGGTCACGGAAATCTTCGAAGACCGGATCCCGAAGGAAGAGGATCTGTTCATCAACGCGGACTGGAAAGAGACGTTCTTCAATCTGGACGTGATGCTGAACGCGATTCGCATGGTGCCGATGCAAGCGGGCAATGAAGGCACCACTGCCGACGAACCCGCCGGTCATCAGAAGGTTCAAGCACCCGTGCCGCACGCGGGACTGCATGTACCGACTCCGCCTGCCTATGCGCCGCCGCCGATTGTTACGGCACCCACGGCACCCACGGCACCGGTGCATCAGCCCACCAACGCACCGGTTCAAGCTGCGCCGTCCGCATCTGCGAGCAATGGCACGGCACTCGATAGCTTTTTGGCGCAACGCGAGCAAGAACGTGCGCGTCAGCAGCAACTCGAACAGGGCTGGAAAGCCGTGACGCATATGGGGTCCGCACCGGTTCCGTCGGTTCAGCCTCCGTACAATCCGGCAGCAGCTTTCATGCCGCCGGGCGCACAAGGCTATTATCCGCAAGCGCCGATGATGCCGGTGGCGCAACCCGTGCATACGGGTCGTGGGTTGGACTTCGGTAGTGTGCTCGCGACCAATCCGGCCGTGCTGTACGCGTCGGGCGGTCCGCAAGTGGGGATGATGCAAGGTCAGCCCCAGCCGCAAACGTCACGCTACTTCTCCCAGTTCACGGGGCAGCAGCCGATGATGCAGCAACCCATGCAACAGCCCATGCAGCAACCGGGCTATTACCCGCAGCAACCGATGGGCTATCAACGCACCATCTAAGCTAACGGCATAAAGGGGCGCCTCTCGGGGCGCCCTTTTCTTTTGTTCAAGACGAGATAATGCTGCTCGTCATATAGGCCGAACGCAGTTGTTCGAGAATCGTGATCGAAGCGACCAGCAGTGCACCGGGACCCGGCGGGACAAATTGCTCTGGACCCGTTAGATTGTTCAGGCGCATATTCACCCAATGAAACTGGGGCGCCATATTGATTTGCTGAAAGTAGCCAAAGAGATCTTTCTCGTTTTCCCACACGTCCTGAGCGGAGACGCTGATGACCTGAGTACTCTGATGCGTGCGTAACCACGCCATATGGTCTTCGAGCACTTGCCGAAAACCGTCATCATAGTACTCAGCGGGGCCCGGATTAAACATCAAGTTGTTAATCGGGGCGCTACTGGTAGTCGTGGCCATGTTGTTCCTCTAAATAACTTCAGTGATATATCATCTTCGTAGACGCATTCACAGAATGATGTCGCTGAAGCAAACAATCTGTAACTAAACCAAGGAAACATCATCATGCTTGAGACCCATTCGACACCCATCGCCCAAGCTGTACGGCGACGCGGTGTCCTTCGTGATGAACCCAATGAGCTTTCCCCCGAGCTCTTGAACGTGTGCGGGATGAATCCCCTCGACCAGCACAACTCCTCGTCTCGAAAGCAGATGTTCGCCTCGCACTTGGGACAGTGCCTGGTGATCAACGGCGCCACCGAGAAGCGCTTGCAATCGGGCACCGAGCGTGAGTTCGGTAAGTATACGTTTTCGACGAAGATTCCCGTGGGCTGCAAAGTCATCAAGGTGATCAATCGTTATCGGGAAACCTGGGGCCAGGATTCGGTCCTGAAAGACAAGAACGACAATCCCGAGACGGTCATCATTTACGAAGACGTGCAGACCAAAGAAGTCGGCTCCGTGTCGGTGAAACAGTACACGTCGAACCACTCGTATTTCGGCTTCAAGAACAAGATCAACCCGGTGGTCAACCGCGTGCACCAGGACGACCATTTGCCGGCGGGTACGATCCTCACCAATTCGCCGTCGGTGACGATGACTGAAGGCGAGAGCCCGATCATCAAGTCGTACAACTATGGGCGCGAATGCAATATCGCGTACATGAGCCATCCGGCGACGTCTGAAGATGGGATTTTGATTAGCCAGAAGGTGCTGCGCGAGTTCGGGTTCAAGAAGTACGAAACGCGCGTGGTGGAGTTCGGCAACAAGAGCTTTCCGCTGAACACCTACGGCGACGAGAATGTCTTTAAGGCGTTCCCGGATATTGGCGAGCCGATCCGGCCCGATGGCTTATTGATGGCGTTTCGTCCGTACGAGAAAACCGATCAGAGCTACGATCGTGAACTGGCCTTGGTCGAGCAATCGATCTATGACCTGATGGAGATCGATCATGTCTTCGACAAACTGGTGTATGCAGACGGCCCCGGTGGGCGTGTCGTGGACATCCGTGTGCATCATGACACGAAGGCCACGAATTCGCCGACACCGATCGGCATGGACACGCAAGCCATGCGTTACGATGCTGCGCGTCGCATCTTCTATCAAGACATCGTCGCGGAATGGCGTCGTCTTGAACGAGATCGCCGTGAATCGCTGCGTATCACGCCGGAATTCCATCGCCTGGTGGTCGAAGCGTTGGCAGTGGTGCACGAAACGCAAGAGCGCGTGTTCAAGCTTTACCGCAAGGCGCCGCTTGACGATTGGCGCATTGAGTTTGTGATCGAGTACGATGTCATTCCGACGATCGGCTTTAAGCTGACCGATAGCGCCGGTGGTAAGGGCGTCATCTGTCATGTGGTGCCGGACGACTGGATGCCGACGGACGCCGATGGGAATCGTGCGGACATCGTGATGGATCCGAACTCCACGGTTTCCCGGATGAATCTGTCCCGGAAATACGAGCAGTATATCAACGCGCACAGTCGTGACGTGACCAAACAGATTCGTAGCTGGTTTGGCATCGAAGCGAAAGATCGGGAAATCATCCACAAGGTGCAGACGATCGAGCGTCAGAACAAGCCGCTGTTTGATCAGGCTTGGAAGTATCTGATGCGCTACTACGAGATCACCACGCCGATCATGCAGTCGTGGTTTGAAGCGGGCGGCTATATGAAGACCGCGGCCGAGCATCTGGCCGAGATCATCAAAAACGGGATCAGCCTGTGGAAGCCGACGAACTGTCCGCGCGAGAGCTCGGACATCGTGCGCATGCTCGAAGCGGAGTATCCGTCGACCTATGGACCGGTCACCTACGTGGGCAATTCGGGCCGCCGAGTCACGACCAAGGTGAAGGTGCGCATTGGCAGCGTGTATATCATCCTGTTGGAGAAGACCGCAGACGATTGGTCCGCGGTGTCCTCCGGTCGCACGCAGCATTACGGCGTGTTGGCGCAAGTGGGCAACCAGGACAAGTATACGCAGCCGTATCGCAGCCAGCCGATTCGTGCCTTTGGTGAAGCTGAAATCCGGATTGCGGCGTCCTACGCCGGCCAGCGGGTCACCGCGGAAATCATGGACCGTAACAACAATCCCGAGACGCACAAGGCGATTGTCGAAGCGATTCTGGATGCGGAGGAACCGAGCAATATCTACAACGCCGTGGACCGTGCGAAGATCCCGTACGGCGGCTCGAGACCGCTGCAACTCGTTAAGCACATCCTGGCGTGTTACGGCGTGCGGTTTGTGTATACCCCGTACAACGCACCGAAGGTCGATTATCGGACCTTGCCGCAGCAGACGGGTCATGCGTCGTTGACCGCGCACTAAAAAGAACAAAGGGGTGTCAGATGGCCATAGGCACCCCGCGAACAAGGAAACATGATGAAACGATTCTCTGCGAGAACACTGATCGGGATGAGCACCGAGCAGTTGTGGGAAAGTCTCTGGGGCGATTTCATCGTCGTCTTTGATGACGGTGAGCTCGTCACCAATCACCGAGAAACGATTTACTCGAGCTACGTCTGGGACTTGCTGCGTGAGTTCCCGGCCACGCCCGTACTGATGCGTCATCACGTCAGAACGGTGCTCGGTGATAAGCTGCTGGGCTCCAACACCCACCTGGACCTGCTCGGCAACGTGGTGTGGGATGTGGCCGATGCGTACGAAAATGATCAGGTGGTCACACAAGACCGCTTGATGAAACGTACGTATGAGATCGTGAACCATATGTACAACGAGCTCACGTATCGCCTCGAAGAATATGTGGTGTCGCTTGACATCACCGACTTCGTCGATATGCTGGACCATCCGGGCCTGATCGCGGCCAAGCAACCGCTCTACGACGTCCCCCTGGAAAAGGTGACGGACAAGATGATCGGCGAGTGCTACGCGAAGATGGGCGAAGTGATCAAGGCGGACCCCTCGCTGATGGGTAACCCTTTGGCGCGTGCGGCGCGTGCCGGGACGGTGAAGTTCGATCAGCTGCTGCAATGCGTGGGACCGCGTGGTAAGGTGACCGACATCGACTCGACCCAGTTCGATCAAGTCATCCTGCGCAGCTTTACCGAAGGCTATCGCAACTTCCGCGATTCGTTGATTGAGTCGCGTTCGGCGGCGAAATCGCTGATCTTCTCGAAGACGCCGCTGCAACAGGCTGAGTATTTCTCCCGACGTCTGCAACTGATGTCGATGAATATCCAGCACTTGCATCGCGGCGACTGCGGCACGACGAAGTTCATCGAATGGCCGGTGCGCAAGAAGGACCTGAAGCGCCTCGCGGGCAAGTACTATCTGGACGACACGCGCAATCAGCTGCGCGCGATCACGGGGAAGGAAGACCACCTCGTGGGCAAGCGCGTGAAGTTGCGCTCGGTGATGGGTTGCGCACACCCGGATCCGGTGGGCGTGTGTTCGACGTGTTTCGGCGCACTGGCAAAATCGGTGCCGGACTACACGAATATCGGCCACATGTGCTGCATGTTGCTCACGGAAAAATCCTCGCAGTCGGTGCTCTCGGTCAAGCACTTGGATAGTTCCGCGACGATCGAGGCGATTGTCCTGGGTCAGGATGACAAGCTCTTCCTGAAGGTGGGGGTGGATGATAACTCTTATCTGATGGCCGACCAGCTCCGCGGAGTCAAGGTCAAACTTGTCATTGCGGCTGAATCGATTCCGAACATCAACGACGTCAATGAAGTCGACGACGTGGATAATCTGACGATCAGTCGCTTCTCCGAAATCCAGACGATCGGCATTATCGTCGAGCAGCAATCGGGCGAGAGAAAAGTTATTGAAGGGCGAGATGTTTTGACAGAAGTTGGTGGTCGGTTGGCCTCACTTACGCATGAGATGTTGCATCATATTCGTAAGAACAGCTTCGACCTGAACGCGGAAAACAACTACGTGATTGACATGACGGGTTGGGATTGGAGCAAACCAATCCTCGCGTTGCCGCTTCGCCATTTCAATATGTCGGATCACTCCCGTGACATCGCCCGCATGCTCGAATCGTCGGTGCGCATGATGCAGGAACGGGACAAGAAGTTGCGTCCCAACGATGCACTCATCCAGTTGTATGAGTTGGTCAACAGCAAGCTCGACGTCAACCTGACGGTGCTCGACGTGGTGTTGTACGAAGCCATGATCGTGTCGGCCGAACACGGCGACTACAGTTTGCCCAAACCATGGACGGCGGAAGGCTTTGGGGTGATGTCGATGTCGATGTTGCATCGCTCGCTCTCAGCGGCCATGGCGTTCGAGGACCATCGGGACACGATTGTGAACCCGGTCAGCTACACGTCCAAGAATCGCCTGGACCATCCGTTCGATGTGTGCATCTGTCCGCAAGAAGTCTTGACAAGCCAAAACCAACAATACGCGGCCGTCGCTGCGTAACATAACGAATAGGCGGGGGACAGTGGTTGGTGCTGTCCCTGTTTTGACCACACTTATTTTGCGGTGCATTGATGGCAGAGCTCTTAATCAAACAGCGATCTCACCACTATGTGTGCTTACCGACGACACCTCTGGCGCGTGAGGTTGTAACGTCTTTTGGTAAGCGCTTTGTGCATTTTAAACCTGGCCGGTCGGTTAATCCCCGATTCGCCCATCTTCAGCCCCCGCCTAAGCGGTTCGCCTCGGGGTGCACCAAGAAGAATGAGTTTCGGTTTCATGCGAACACGCTGGCTGACTTTAAACGTCATCTGGAGATGTATCGGGTGGGGCCGAACTTCGCGCAGTTTGAAGAGATTTATCTTCCGGCTGCCGTGGAAGTCGATCTGCCGGTGCGTGAGTGCAAGCTCGGCACCGACGACAAGATCGAACTCAGGGAGGATGAAAACAACAAGCAGGTCTCCGCTGTCGAGTATATGACCACGGGTGTACCGCCTGTGACCAAACTCGTTGGCTTGCAAACTGGTAAGGGCAAAGGCATCGTCACGATGTTCTCTCTGTCCCGCATCGGGCTGCGGCCGCTGGTTGTTGTGCTGCCACGGTATGTCGAGAAGTGGTGCGACGAACTCGTGGAGATTCTGGATATCGACCGCAGTGAGATCATGGTCATACGCAGTGGGAAACATCTGCAAGCGTTGACGGTGATGGCTGCGGCCGGTGAGTTGGAGTCCAAGATCGTGGTGATGGCCAATACCATCTATCGGGACTGGATCAAGCTGTATAAGCAGCTCGGCGATGAAACGCTGGACGTGGGCTATTCGTGTTTGCCGGATGAATTGATGGCGAATCTGGGTGCCGGCGTACGCGTGATTGACGAGGTGCATCAAGAGTTCCACCAGTGCTTTACGCTGGACCTGTATACAAACTGCATGTACTCGTGGGCCATGTCGGCAACGCTAGAGACGAAGGATCCCTTCCTCATGCGCATGTACGACCTGGCCTACCCCGTGCAGGATCGCTTCAAAGGCCCGGCCTACGACAAATACGTCAACTACACCGCGTGGACGTATCGCTTTAATGATCCGGACAAAATCCGGTACACCGAGCGGGGATCGACGAGTTACTCGCACAACGTGTTCGAGGAATCTGTCATCAAGCAGCCGAGGGTTCTGGCCAACTATCTGGATATGCTGAACGTGAATATCCAGGCGAAGTATTTGAGGAACTACGAACCCGGCGAGAAGTTGATTGTCTTCGCTGCCTCCATCGAGATGTGTACGATCATGACGGAGTACTTGAAACATAAGTATCCTGAAATGGATGTACGTCGCTATGTGGGGGAAGATCCTCGAGAGAACCTCTTCGTGCCCGACATTCGTGTCAGTACGATTGGGTCCGCTGGTACCGCGCATGATATTCCCAACCTGACTACGGTGATTCTGACGACCGCTATTAATAGCATCGCCGCGAATCTCCAAGCGTTTGGTCGCCTGCGTAAGCTCAAATCGGGTAAGACACCCGAGGCGGTGTATTGGACGAACGCAGACAATGAGAAGCATCTGGTGTATCACGAAGATAAGGTGCGACTGCTCGATGGGCGGGCGCTGCACCTGATCATGGTACCGGCGCCGCAGTTGGTGTAACGTGGGTGTAGGACGGGGTACGGGGGTACCCCGGTAGGACGGCAGTAGAGGAAAGAATTTTATATTTATAAAGATTATAACTCGACCATCAAGCCAGCGGATAGGGCTTGGTAGCAGAACAGGTCTTTTTAGGACAGGAAACTTGAACTCTTCTTAAACTTTAAAACTTCAATGAAGGACGGTACAAATGAACCAGGTAGTGATTAACCGCGTTACGCCCATCGGAACAGCTGTCGCAGAAATGCTGTACATGATGATTCATACCGGCGAAGCACTTCGTGGCAACACGACGATCACCCAGCATGCTGAACAATCCGTGCGCATCACTCGCTTTAAGATGTGCCTGAATGAGCAGTCTGGCCATTCCAAGCACTACGGCTGTCGTAACGCGTGGGTGTGCGAAACTGACGACGCTCAGTTTCGTTTGTATCTGACGGATTACGAAGACACTATCGAGTTGTTCAAAACGCATGAAAGTTTCGAGCAAGGGCTGGAGCGCATCGCGCACTACAGCTACTCGCTGCCCGAGATCTATCAGGCGTGCTTGGATATCTCGTCCTTTCTTCGGGACGAGACGCTACCGGTGCGCAGTGCGGGGTTTGCTGAACAACCTCGCTTTCGCGCCCGCATCGCGGCTTAAGGTGTAGGGGAAAGAAGGTCAGTCATATTTGCCAGGCAGGGGTGCTTCCCTTGCCTGGCTTCTATGCCATCGACCTTCTTTTTTTGCCCTTTTTGCCCAATGAAAATAATCTCAGCAATATATAATCGCCATGAACCCTACTCTAGGAGTGAATCATGGAACAAGACAAAGGCGGTTATCTGTACCCGTTTGGTCGTTTGGAGCGAAGCAGCCTGGAAGTAGATCGACTGTTCCATACGGACGAACCCGTCACCAAACTGCTGGAACGTTTGGACCGGATCCAAGGTTACCTCAATCGCTTGATCAAGATGGGTAACGACGGTAGCCGATCCTTGCAGGCGGACTCGGATCTGATCAAGGAAATTCACGATTTGATCGTAGCTCGGGCCCGGGCGCTGGTGCCGGTGGAAGAAAAGCTGGCGAGCATTCACCCCAGTTTGAAACAGTTGATGACCACGCGGCTGGGTATTTGGGACTGTGATGTGAAAGGAGACTACAATGTTTAATTTGCCGGGTCGGTTGTTGCGTTTGCCGCAAGGGGCGATGTGTGAGAGCGAGGGTCACGCGAATGTGCCTGCCACGCACTGTATTCAAGGGGAGACGGATAGCTTCGGTTACGAAGAAATCTGTAAGTGCACCCCCTGTTACGAGCAGTATCGTGCGAAAGCCGATGAACCGCAGGATGGCTACTGTGAGTTTCACAAAGGCGAGGGCACTGATATCCGACCGTTCCGGGATATCGATGAGGGTTTCAGTGGTCCGGTCTACGACGTGTGTCAGTCGTGCCGCAGGGCGGCGAACAAACGCGTCCAAGAAGAGCTGGACGAATACGGTGACTAATTAGGAGACAGGTATGAACTTGAAGGATATGATGGAAGCCGCCGACGTGATCAAAGCCGTGATCACCAAAGTGCGGAATCACCCCGATTTTATCGCGACGGTGATCAAGCGTGGCGCTCCCAATCCCAGGACGGGGGCGTATTTGTTGACGATGTCCTCGGACGGCTGGGAAGACCGTGCCTGGCTCTACAGTGATCTGCAAGCGGAAGTTGACGCGGTGCCAGCACTACTGGAAACGTTAGTCTTTCCGATGAGCAATGAGGAAAACCTGATGGTATCGCTCGATGCCATCCGGATTCTCAAAGCGCATGGCGTCACGGTGGTCGTGGATATTGATACGGATAGTCCCCGTCCGTTTGTCGCGTTGGGTGTGTTTGATGTGAGCAAGACCCGGTTGTCTTTCTAATCCTGATAATAACTACTCTAAACCAAATCAAGGACCGATGATGAAAACGTATACTCCGCCGCGCTTTAGTGAAAAGCAACGCATCATTCTCGAGATGCTCGCCGCTGAGCCGATCGAGTCGGAAATGGATTACAACGCCGCCCGTGCGTATTTCATTGCCATTTCGCTAGCCAAGACTCAGCAGACCAATGAACTGGGTGGGTTCTGGGATTTGATGGACATGCAGTTGATGCTGGCCGTGGGCAAGCGCCTGGCCCTGTATCGCGGGGTGCCTGAAGCCGTGCGCGGTGGCATCAGTGCCGCGCTGTATCAGGTCGGAGAAATCCATCCGGCCTTAGCCACGGTGAAGTCGGAGTTTCTCGAGTAAAAATCTATCCCGCTCCCTATTAGTATAGGACGATCAGTCCGTACAACAAAAAAGGGAGCGGTTGATGGAACGACTACGAATGTCCGACGACCAGCGACGGGTTCTGGCGATGTTCATCGATTATCCGCCCACCGATCGCTTGGGGTTGCAGTGCGCCCTGGAGTACCTGTACGTCATCAATGACTACATGCGCGACACGCTCGCCGAAGGGTACTTCTGGGAACAGAAAGATGTCGATTTGATGTCAACGATGTCCAAGGTGTTACGCAAGTCCGCCGTGGCATTTATTGAAGATAAAGTATTCTGGGCACGGTTGGAAACACAACTGGCCCAAGTCCATCCGGAGCTTCGGCCCCGATAAAACTATAAACCGTAGGCAGAATGGGGAGAGCACCGGCTCTCCCTCTATGCCGTCTACTAAACTAAACCAAGGAAACAAAATGAATAAGCTCTATGAGAAACTGGCAGTCGCGATCCTTAACAAATACATTCCCCCGCCTCCGCCAGCACCCAAACCCGTGGATGTCGCGAATGCTCCACGCGACGCCAAAGGGCGTGTGATGGCGATTCGTGCCTACGGTGAAAGTGAACTCCGTGGTCCGGATCTCTCCCCGCTGATGCCGGCGTCCTTTGTCCAGCGCACTTTCCTCTACGGTTCGCACCACCAACGCGTGGCCATGAAGCGAGCCTTGGAGTTGTCGGCCAAGAATTTCTATTTGCTGCGTTCTCTATACTTCATGGACGGTGCGTGTCCGTTCGTGTATTACTCGGCAGAACTGGCGGCGGTGCGTGGTCAGCGTGACGCCACCAAGCTGCGCAAGAAAAAGGAACGCAAGCAGTTCCGCATTGCATTTCAAACGGGTAAGCCGTTGCCCCAGAAGCGCGACCTTCGTGATTTCAATTACATGCATTTCCTTACAAACCAATCATGAACAAAATCGAACAACGCTCAGCCGATTCCCTCCAAGGGTTATCCTACATCGAACAGGACATGCGGCTAAAGGATGCGGCGTGGACGGAGTTTCTCGATCAGCTCTTTTCGGATACGGCCAAGAAGTTGCCGTTTACCAAAGAGAACGTACAGGCCTTGCGTTTTATCACGCACATCACCCCGGGCTTCGAGAACCAAGCCGTGTGTCAGACGCGTAAGATCGCCTCGTATCTGAACACGGTCAAGTTGCCTGGAACGATCCTCGCGTTTCTGGTGTGCGGCGTAGTGCCGTCGGACGTCGCACCCTCGGTAGCCACGTCTTTCAAGTTGTTCACGGGTGAGCTCGTCACGCCCGCGCATCCGCAAGTCCGGGATGCCTTCTGGGTGATGCGGCGCTGGCACCGCGCCGAAGAGAATACGGGCCTGGTGGACTGGGTTGAGTTCTTTGCCTGGTGTCAAGAGAACGACATCGACACGAACTACTTGCGCTATATGTGCGAGCTCACCGCAACCGGTCAGAAGCATGTGTTTGGGGATCTACCCCTAAAGGAGCTGGTGAAATATGGCCACCACTTCTGAGGAGCGTAAGATCCGCGCAGCACTGATGGCGAGCGACATGAAAGAGCTGACCCAGAAGCATCCGAAGCTCGTCGAACAGCTGATGAGCGCAGGCTACAAGGTGCGCTTGTGTCGGGACTCCTGGGTGTATGCGAAAGCCGGCCGGGTGTTACACGAGCACACCGCGTTTCAAAAGCAGGTGATCACGGAGCATAAAGGCTGGAAGCATCACTACGACATCTCTTGTGTGATTATCGACCCGTGCGATATTTTCAATCCAGCCGACGTCGGGGTGAGTTTTGTAGTGTCCTACGGGATGGGGAGGGCTACGATGTGTACGTTGGAAAAAGCCTACTCCCATCCTAACATCCCGCTCGAGCAAATCGAGCAAATGTTCCATCGCGTGTTTGAAGCCACGCAACTTTTAGGAGAGTAGTAAGATGCAAGGCACGAAGACCATCATGGGTATCGGCAAGAGCAGCGTCCTAAAGGCACTCACCGAGCTCCAGTCGGAGACACGCAGCCCCCTCACCGCTGAAGAACGTGCGCTGTTGGACACGGACTTCGCGTTGGACGCTGACATGCTCGACGACAAGTACAACCCGAATGGCGATGGTCAGCACCCGGTCTTCTTACGAGAACATTGGCGGGGTCATGTTGCACAGCAGAACACTCTTGCCGGGTATTGGCAATGGGTGGAACACAGTCTGAATAAGTATCACGAAATCGCGTAAGGGTGTAGCGGCCTGGGAGCAATCCCAGGCCAGTATGCCCTTATTCTAACCTATCCCAACCAAGGAAACTATCATGCCGCAAGTTCTGTCGGAAACCCGTTTACATTTGATCAAGATGATGATCCAGCATCCTCCCCTGTCCAAGGAAGCCCTGCATGCTGCGTTCTGTGCCTACCAGACCTCGGTGGAAGAAGTGCAGCAGGCGTTGGCCGCTGGCGTATCGGAGGAGGCGCTCAACGAAGAAATGGAAGCTCTGGCTGAACTCTTCCAGGTGCTGATCCCGCACATTGAGTTGTACGGTCTCGCCATGTTGATGGGTGTTTACAAGCCGGGGACGTTCTCGGTGGAAGGCAATACCACGCTTCACTAACGAAAAAGATCTCAGCCCTATATAACCGCTGTGATCTAAGTAAGATCAATAACTACTCTAAACCAAGTAAGGAGCTTTACCATGAACGATTTCGCTATCAAGAACTACGCATCGAAGAAGAACGGTAACAAGGCTACGATCCGTGGCTTTCTGATCACCTTGATGTTTATCGCTGGTGGTCTGTCGATCGTCATCGCCGACCACGTTGGTCACACCCTGCAACAAGAACGCGCCGTCGACGTCGCGGCTCGCTAAGGAGTTTAAGATGCCCACATTGAATGGGAAAGAGCTAACCGAGAAGCAACGGGTGCAGCTCCTGGCTGATCATAAGCTCGGTGGTGCGGGCGTCCTGAAGAAGTACAAGACGGACCAAGGCGGCGAGCATCCAGTTCTCACCCGAGCGGCTTGGGAAGAGAATTACCAACGGATGCCGAAGGACAACCCGTTCCGATATAAGCGACCGTATCCCGAATGGGTGTGGGTGCGTATCGCTTTTGTGGCTAACGCGATTCTGCAAAACGACTAGACGGCATAAGGGGAGGGCGCGAGCCCTCCCTCTATGACGTTACTTCTTTTTTTGGTTCTTTTCCGGGGACAAACAGATATGAACCGGAATCGGGAGCGGATCCAGATGCTGCATGATCAAGGGATAGACGTATTCCCAACGCAGCCCGCCTTCGCCACAACCGATCATGGGCATCGCCAAGGAGGTGATACCCAGTTCTTCGTAGCGCTGCGCCAGCCGCGTGAGTCCGCTTTCAATCAATTCCAGTGGAGAGGGACGTCGCCAGTGATACTTGGTGGCAAAGAGCAACGTGTACTGACCATTGCCCACGCCCACCATGGAGAGACCTTGATAGTCAAACACGTGGTTCTTACAGGCAATCTGATACGCCTGATCCAACCCCGGGTAACGGAGCTTAAAGGCTTTCGCCAGTCCTTTCCCCATCGTGCCCACCATATTCACCGGACACACCAGCGTCTGCGCTGGCGCCGTAAAGATGTCCCGCACCTCCACTGTCTTGATCATTGATCCTCTCCATTCATGCGTTCCACTTCTGCCTGTATGTCGGCCGCTACCCGAGACGTCTTGGCCTGTTCCTTGGCTGAGAATTCCAGCAGGTAGGTCAGGATGTCCGTGGGCAGCTCCAGGAACTCCACCAGATTCAGTCCCCAGTACTTCTTGACTTCGCGCTCATGATACTGCCTGATGCGCTCGTATTGCAGCCCGCCCGAACCAATGTCCTCGGCCTCTCGCATGGCGACCAGAGAGAGCGCATCTGCCTCAGTCTCGTGCGAGTGGTCGTGGATGCCAAAGGTCGTTTCATACACGTCACGCAGCGCGATTTGCAAGTCCGATGAATTTATGATGGGAGAAGCTAAGTCCATCACGCGTTTCAACGGATTGTCGTCCGCAATATGCGCGCCGAAGTCCGGCCGCGCGACGTGTACTAACGTTACAGCCTCTGGCTGATTCGGATCGCCTTCTGCTCGAGCAGGGTAAAAAAAGTGTGCTCGACATTCAGCGGCAGCAAGTGCGGGAATTTCGGGAAGCTGTTCTCTTCCTCCTGCACTGCCGCAGGCGTCGCGATCAGCGCGATCGTCTTGTCGTCGATGAACTTCTGCACCTCATTGAAGAAGGTGCTGCGCAGATCATCGTCACCCGACAGTTCGTTGAGCGTGCTCTCGATGGTTTCCCGATCGACGATTTCAGCGCGGCCCGCATGGATGGTTTCCACGTAGTGCGTGTACTGACGCATGGACGTAGCCTTGCCTTGCTGGACAATGAAGTCCGCCCGACGACCATCACCCGGCTCCAGAGCAAACGCTTCGTCCACCGTCTTGGTGATTTCACCAATCCAGTCGTAGCCCGCCTTCACGTACTCGTCGCCCGAAGGCGCGCGCAGCGTCACCGCGATGTCCTTGGTCAATTGCACCTTACGGGGCTGACCGCGCAGGAAGTCATCCCGATAGCGCTTGACCATATCGACCGACATCGAACCGCTCGAGCGATTGCCCATGTGGCTGATCTGACGCGCCGTGAGTGACTTGGTGTCCACCCACAGCAGCTTGCCGACCGAGAGCTTCTGCTTCAACAGCTTTTGCTCTTTGGTCTTCGGATCCAGATACGGACGCGCGTACTGGAAACCACGCGGCCAGATCGCGCAGGCCAGACCCCAGAACAGAATCGGCAAGTCCGCCGCCTGAATCATGGAGCGCACCACCACCGGGTCCTTCACTTGCAGCGACGTGTCGTACACATACTGCATGACGAAGTCGAGAATCCAACCCGTCATGAACGACGACGTATTGGCAAACGCCAAGCCGTTCGTGGTCCGACCGATGACGATCTTCTCGTCCATCATGCGGTTGTTCAGGTTGATCTGCGCGGTGTCACCCGGCGCCTTGATCGTGACATGAAAACCCGAATGCCACAGCGGCACTTGAATGACGCTACCCAGACCCGCCAAGGCCCGGACTTGGAGCACCGCCTTCTCGCCCGCGACCTTGCCTTCGCCGACGTTCTTGAAGTTCAATGCCCCCATGTTGATCTTGCCGCGCTCGGACTCGATCGTTTGCAGCCAGAGCGAACCTTCGCGGTCCACCGTGTCTCGCCACTGATCTTTGTTCGGCGCGATATTGATCGCTTCACGTTGGTAGTCGACCCACTCGCGACCCGACTCCGTGCCGGTCAGATCGAGATTGGGCAAGGCTTCCAGCGCTTTTTGCGTACGCTCTTGCGTGTCGGCTTGACCGACCAGGAACACGCCTGCGTCATTCCACTCGCCTTCGAGCGGGAAGAACACTTCGTGATCCTGACGCACGGTTGTCGACGGCGGCAAGAAGCCGACGCCGGTACCTTCTTCCTCGTCCTCGTCCTTCTTCTCTTCGTCTGCCGGTGCGGCGACCGGCGCGCTCGGTGCTTGTTCTTCGAGAGCTTCCGCCGGGATCTCATCGAACCCGGCGTCGCTCGGCGTACCGCTCACGTCCAGCACCAGATCGGTCGTGAGACCGTTGGCGGCTGCCCCGGTTTGCGGTGCGGTTTCTGCGCCGACGGACGTGTTGGTGGCGATCGCGCCCACCAGGGCGCTGCTACCATGCGGGTCCATCGGCAGTTCGTTATGTTGAGACATTGCTAACCTTTTTCTTGTGGTGTCGTTCAGGCGCCGTGATGCACGTGCTTGTGGTGCTCACCGTGATGCGCCTGAACGGGGTTGAGTTCCTCGAGCGGAACGAACCCAGCTTCGTCGATCTGACCCACGACGGACGTTGCGCCACGTACCGACCCGGCTTGCTCCAGGAAGGCATCCATGACTTCCGGCTTCGAGGCTTCGAGACCGGCATTGACCGAAGCTTGCAGATTCAGCGTCTTGCCGTCGGCCACTTCCCGTACTTCGACGTCGGTGATCGTGTTGACGTCGAGTACGCCGGCGTCGAGGTTCTCGACCGGGTTCGCTTCTTGTTGGGCGGCACGGGCTGCCTGACGACGCAGTTCAGCCTGATTCGTTTGCTCGAGGATGTGCATGATGGTGGGCTTGACGACGCCGTCGTGCTTCGTCATCCACAGTTTGTACTGTTCGTAGACAGCAAACGAGTGCAGCACGACTTCCGGGTCTTCCGAGCCGCCGGTCTTATCGGCGTGCAGTGCGCGCAGTTGTTGCAGCTCGCCATTCATCTGAACGAGGTCCGCTGCGAATTGCTTGATGTTGGCGTCGAACGTCACGGCGTCGTCGATAAAGCCGACGAGTTCCTTGTCGTTGAGCACCTGCGTGACTGCGGTGTGTTGGAACAGCATGCGGGCACATTCGCGATAGACGCCCATCAGGTCGTCCCAGCACGTGTTGACTTGCTTCTGCTCTTTGGGCACCAGACCCAGGCCTTGTCCGCATTCAGCCAGAATGCGATCGGCGGCCGTGACCTTGTACCCCCCGTTTTCCGTAGCTTGCATCGGCTGACGACTCACCGGGGAGATGTTCGTGGTGGTCCCCGTCGCGCGGCGCTTGCCGGCTGCGATGTCGCGTTGGATGCGTGCTGCGCTCTTCTTGGTCATGATCTGTTTAACCTGTAAATGTAGTTATCGACTTTTATCGATTCATCATTTGACCCGACTTGTATATAGTCGAATCGAATTCTTCTCACGGATTCGATCATCCGTGTGGCTGACTGTGTCCGCTACAAAATGGTCAGATCCGATATTTTGTTACATAAGTGAGACACTATCCATGCTGGACATTCTCCAAACGTATTTAAACGATGCGGCGTCTCCCGATTTTGTCCAGATGATTCGGGAAGCGCATGCGGCACTCGATCTCCTTGGTGTCGAGCATTACCAAGATGACTTCGTCCAGATCCTGATGGTCGATAGTGAGCTGGACCAGGGCGAAACCCTCCAAAACATTTACGCCACAACGCAGGATTGGCTGATCAATGTGATCAAACTGCTGGGGGTGGTCCCGGCTGACGAGATCCGTGTGGAACACCTCACGCGCCTGCTCAAGACGGTCCATGCGATCGAACATTTCGAAGATCCCCAGAAGATCCTCGAGAAAGCGACGCTGGAACTTGAACCGGTGGAGCTGCTGGCGGAGATGCTCTCGGTGGCCGGTGACGCCCCGCCCGAAGAGTGGCTGGTCGATATCCATGACGTCTCCCGGCGCACGATTGCCAAGATCATTGAGCTCTCCACCGAAGCCCTGGCCTTTAAGGTCCAGCACGGTGAGCAAGATATGTTGCACCGGCAGACCTTGATTGCCACCTACAAGACGTTCAAGAACTTCTTGCGCGACAAGGCCGTGAAAGCGACGTTGCTGATGGACGACTTCTTCAGCCAAGGCATGGACGTGGGCTTTCCGTTCGTGATCTATTTGAATCTGGTCGGCCAGCCGATTGCCTCGCTCGGCACTGTTGAGGCGGCAGCCAACCTGATCTCGATGGCACTGATCTCCACCGACGGTCATGCGTCGCCGCGTGAAGTGATCAAGTTGCACCTCGAACACTATTTCCAGGATCTCGATGCGTTGACCAAGGTCGACATGATGGTAAGCGAGTTGCTCGTTCGCTTCGAGAGCTACAAGACCAGCGGAGTGAAAATCAATGGATAAGCGCGAGTTCTTTCTGAAGGCGATGCACGCAGGGGAGTATAAGCGTCGCGCCTGGGTGATCAGTGCCTTCAGTCTGGTGAAGGAAATTCCAGACGCCTGGAAAAAGGATCCGTATCCCTACCGGGTGGTACAGACGCCGGCGGGACACTTCTTTATCGATCCGGAGAACGGCCACCAGCTCACCAAGATCGACGGGGCGTTGGGTGGACTCCCGCCGCTCAGCTTTAAGGATCGGATTGAACTCCATCCCGGTCAGGTCCCCAACGTCTACGAGACAGTCGAGACGAACTACGGCAATGTGCTGTTTAACTTCACCTGCCTGATCTTCCCGTTTGGCAATCGCGTGAAGTTTCTCACGGGCCGGGTCGATGCGGGTAAGCTGGAGCAGACGGTCCTGGATCGTACAGTCGATCGCCCGAAGAATCTGAGCCCGGAGCAGCAGCCTGACGGACCGGACGCCAAGCTCTACACGGACGAGTATATCAAGTTCTGTGAAGCCATGTTCCATATGGCGGGCTACACCCAGTTGTGCGTGCCGGCCAAATCCGAAAAGGAAATGGTGATGGCGCCGGGCATGAAAGAGCTGCGCCAGCAGCTGCTCGAAAAGAATAAGGACCGCTTGCATGATCCGGCCGTGATTGCGGCGATCAACAAGGAACTGATCGACTTCGACAAAGCGTACCTCAAAGACGACTCGGCTGCGGGCTTCTTGGGACCGTCCGCGGGCAAGTCCTACGGCGTGGTGCGCTCCAAGCTCTTTAACATGCACGGCATGGAAATGGGGTTTGGCGAAGGCACCAAACCGCAGCTTGTGCAGAACTCCCTCTCGGAAGGTTGGGACATCGAGAAGTTCCCGATCATGATGGACTCGCTGCGCTCGGGCTCGTACTTCCGGGGCGCAGAAACCATGCTGGGCGGCGAAGCGGTGAAGTGGCTGCTGCGTGCATCGACCAATATGGCGGTCGTCCAAGAAGACTGCGGTACCAGTCTCGGTCTGCCCATGGAAGTCACCAAGAAGAACCTGTATAAGCTCCCGGGCTTTACGGCGATTCTCGGTCAAGGCGTCACGGAAAAGATCAAGGATGCCGAGCAAGCGGGTCAGTATCTGGGCAAACAGATCATGCTGCGCAGCCCGATGTTCTGCAAGCTAGACAAAACTGACTATTGCGCGACATGTGTTGGAGAACGTCTGTCGATTAATCCCACGGCACTGTCCGCGGCGATTTCCGAATACGGCTCGACCTTCATGCTGATTTCGATGAAAAAGATGCACGGCACGAAGCTCGAGACTCACCGCATGAATTATCAAACTGCACTCTTTTAACCTGGAGTAACAATGAGCGACATCAACGCAAACCAAGAACAACCAGTAGGTGAGCAGGGAAACGTCCAAGCGCCGCCGTCATCCGACCAGCCCAATTCGAATGCTGGGGACCCGGCGCTGTCGACACCGGCAAACGACGTGAATTCTTCGCCCGCAACGCAGCAGGACAATTCGTCCACTACGGAGTCGGCGTCGTCCACACCTTCGAACCCCAGTGACCTGGGAAACGCTGTGAGTGGTGCCTCTACCACAACGGCTGCTTCGGGCACGTCTGCCACGCCTGGTGCTGAGGGAAACGGTACGTCCGCGGTTGGCGCTGGCACGATTTCACCCGCTACCTCGGTGCCCGCCACGGACTCGTCCAGCTCCCTGTCTGGTCAGACGAACTCGATCCCCCAAGGGACGCTGGTGAATGGCAATGTGGTGAATACGGCCGCGCCCGTGATCGCGCCCGTCTCGACGCAGGGCCTCGTGCCCCCGGGCGTGAGCACGGCAGTCACCCCGACACCCGTTGTCCCGGCTGCCCCCGCTGTCAACTTCGTGCAAACCGGCATCAATGAAGTCGACCAGATTGTCGAGCGCCTGATGAAGGACTGCTCGATCGAGGCCAAGATCGCGATCAACACGATCAAGGACTACGTCGTGAAGATGAAGCCGGGCAAGATCGTCGCGACCAGCGTCGGCGCGCAAGCACAAGTCTCGTTGTACCAGTCGTTCCTCACCGTGATCAACAACATCGAAGGCAGTGATTTCCGCCCGGCGATGCAGTCGATTCTGGCCCTCCTGCACGCACACCGTGACGGCGCGTTTCGCGAAACGCACATCTTCCGTTTCGTCGAACACGTGCCGCTTTCGGCTGAGCACCGCAAGGGTTTCCAGAAGGTCACCACGATCCTCAAGACGCTGGCCAACCCGGCCACCCGGCAAGATCTCGTGCGTCAGATCAACTTCGATCCGGTGCTGAAGTATGGCGTGACCGAGCGCGGGCGCACCAAGCTCGCGGCGTTCTTCGGTAAGTAAAAAGTCACATCTATCCTGTGACCACCCTCAACTCCAGAGGCCCGTCTCATTGGGTTCTCTGGGGTTGGGGGCTTTACTCCGTCACGTCACTTTTTGTACACCAGGATAGATAACCATGAGCGCGCTGCCGAGCGGGACGACCAACGCCCAAGCCAAACTGATTCAACGGGCACTCAACGAAAAAACCGGCCTGAACCTGACTGTCGATGGCAATTTTGGCCCGATGTCGGTGAACGCCTTGAAAGCGTACCAACAACTGAACCATCTGCCGCAAACGGGCATCTACGATGCAGCCACTCAGGGGCTCTTGGCGCCCTTCATCGCGCAGAAGTACCTGACCCTTGCCGACTATCAGCAAGCGGCTCAGGCGCTCTCTCTGGACGTCGCAGCGGTACAAGCAGTCTGCACCGTCGAGACCAGCGGCGCGGGCTTCTTCAATAACGGCCAATGTACGATTCTTTACGAGCGCCACCAGATGTTTCGCACGCTCGGCACGGTGATGTCGCCCGCTCAGGTGCAGCAACTCTCCGCGCAGTATCCGAACCTGGTGAACGCAACCCCCGGCGGGTATATCGGCGGCGCCGCTGAGTGGGGTCGTCTCACGCAGATGGAATCGATCCTCACCGGCATGGGTCTGGACGAAGGCCTGGCGATGCGCTGCTGCTCGTGGGGGTTGTTCCAGATCATGGGCTATTACTACATCCAGTGCGGCTATCCGAGCGTGAAGGAATTCGTGGCGGCCCTGCAAGTCTCCGAGCACAACCAGTTGCTCGCGTTCGTCGAATACCTCAAGGACATGAACGGCGGCTCGATGCTCACGGCCTTGCGTAACCATGATTGGACCGGGTTTGCCAATCAGTACAATGGCCGCAACCAGCACGCCCAGAACAACTACGACGGCAAGATGGCAGCGGCGTATCAGGCGCTCGCCGGTCACGCGTAAGCTTCACGGCATAAAGGCCCGGCTGCGTGCCGGGCTTCTATGCTGTCTCTTTACAGTAGCGCCGCTTGGACGTGCAGCTCCGCCATATACGCGCGCTCCGCCACCGCGGCTGCCTTGCGGTGAAATTCGGCCTGACTCAGCGTTTTAGTGACGATCGAGTCGCCTTCGTCATCGGGCTGGCCTTTATAGAGTTCGCGTTGCCGCGCGGCCTTCTGTTGAAAACATTGCTCCTGAGCTCGGTGCCAGAGGGCGAGATCTTGCAGGTCGTTCATCGGTGCATCAGTCATGCTGTTCATAAGGGGTCCTTATTTTTTTGGTTAGTTCTGTTTCCAGTACCGCGACAATCCGCTGATGAAAACGCAACTGACTTAGGTCGGCTTTGAGCCGGTTGCGCTCACTGGTAAAGCCTTTGGGATTGCGCGTCGCCGCCAGCCGTTCGAAACGCTGGACCTGAACCTGATGCCAGTTCCGTACATCGCGCAGCGTCTCCATCGGAATCTCGTCACGGAGCGTTTTGGTCATGGGAGCGATCTCCGGTTGGATTTGTTTACGTAACATCAGTCTCCGGCTTCCACTTCGTCGTTGTCGTAATCTTCCTCTTCGTCTTCTTCAAACGGATCGGAACCCAGCGGATCATCCGAGACATCACCCACGATCAGATGCTGATAGACCGGAATCTCCACGACTTGTCCGCGCTCGGCCGCAAACTCTCGCAGCCACTCGTCCATGCTGGGCATCTTAAAGAGATCCACACAAACTTCGTACGCATTGGTGGCGCCGCCCGACAGGTTGATGCCTTGCACGCGTTGCGTCCGGTTGGTGACCCCTTCGATCTTGACCAGCTCCTTCGCGGTGGTTTCTTTCGAGACGTTGAAGGTACACTCGCCATTCGGATAACTGGCCGAGACATCCAAGTCACCGACGTGGGCCCGGATATTGGTGCGCAGCATGCCGTTTTCTTCAATCACCTGAAGGCCGTTATCGGCGACCAAGTGCGCCGGCAGCGTCACGATCCAGTTCGACAGCGTCGCGGTAAGATCATCGAGCTCCGTCTTCATCTCCGGTGACGTCGTGCCAATCACGTGCAGGTGACCGTCACATTCGTTTTCCATACAGAAGTAATGGAGCTTGTCGACCAGACGGCGCGGCTGCGAGTTGAAGTGACAGAAGTCGGTCCACTCGGCAAACGAGGGCATGGTGAGTTGCAAGTCCTTGATCTTCTCATCGAGGAGTTCCATTCCCACACAGTCGAACACGTTATACACCACGTATTCAAACTTGAACTCGCTTTGCATCAGCTTGTGCCAGTCGATGCCGCGCTTATGGTTCGCGCCTTCGAACTTCAGCTTGCGGATCTCGCCCTTGAAGGTCTTCTGGAGAATCGCGTCCAGGGCATACGACGGATCCTTGCCCTTCTGGGAGCGCAGGTTCCAGTACACGCACATCGCGTCAATGAAGTAGAAGCTCGCCGGACAGAACACCGTATGCCATTGCGCTTGCGGCGGAATCGGCATGCGCTTGCCCGAGGCCGTCACCTTCATGTTCTGGCCTTGCTTGTAATAGAAGTGCCGGTACTCCAAGGGCACGGTCGGGTCCGAGAACACATCCTCGTCCTTGTAGCCAGCCCGAGCAATCGCGGCGCGCATCTTGGACAAGTCGAAGTCGATGTTCCAGATCGCCACAAAGTCCGGCTTCCATTCGTGGGCCTTGTTCATGCAATCCACAACCACGTCAATCTCCCGATCGACGATCTTCAATTCCCACTTGATCTTGCGGTCCGCGTAGACGTCGCCGATGTACTGGTCGAAAATCTGCTTCATGCGATTTTCAACATCCAGCAAGCCGTCGAAATAACTCTTTTGCACGGCCGTGAACACGCGGTCCCGATACGAGAGTGTCGCCATGATAATCTCGTTGGTCCCATGCACCACGTCCGTCTCAATATCGAAGGCGGCCACGTCATAGATGGAATTCAGTCCAGGGAACTGATCCATGTACGTTTTCTTTAGCACGCACGTCGAGAGGATATCACTGCCGTACAGATACGGGCTGGCTTTGAGTTCTCGGGGATCGCCCCGGTGCCAGGTCATCCCGAGGGCCTTCTTGATATTCCATTCCATCTCCGACTGCGAGGTCATGAACTTATCCAGCCGGCTGATCTTCTCCCACTCTTTCTTGTCCTTGTGATTCTGATAGCCTTTCTTGGTCACCCACACCGGGCGCTTAAAGTTCTTCCAGAGGCGCACATTGGGCTTGGTGGTGCCGTCAGCCATGTGAATTGTTTCTTTCACGAGATGGTAGTCATCTCGCCCGCCCTTAGGCGGCGGGCAATAGACGGCAAACTTTGCCTGCATGCCAACCACGCCATCGGGGAGTTTCTTTTGCTCTGACATTGTTTTCTCGTCTTTAAATTGGGGCAAGCCGTAAATCTCTATGAACCACTAGCAGATCCTGGCTGAGTACACAGCATGGGGACTCTAGGTTAGTTTTCACATTCTCGAAAAGGATCCCTGCCATGTGGCACAAAAAGACCCCGCTGACCGCGGCGCTGGAGATGATTGACTTCCAGACGAACGGTGCTTTATTCAAGGAACTGTGCGCGCTCACGCGCTCGCTCGGCAAGGTCGATGCCAAGACCATGGCCGACCACGACATCGCCCAACAGCTGCCGGCGGTGATCAAACACCACACGGGTCTGAACGTGCAGGTCTGGTTTGGCGCGCATGATTTCGCCATGGTGGCGCCGCTCGTCAATCAGAACAATCCGCTACTCAATGCGCTCACAATGGAAGATCGGGAGTTTATGCCCAATGCGGACGCCGATCAGATTCTGGCGCGCGTGGACAAAGCCCCGATTGGGCGGGTGAGCTTGAAGACGGGGATGGTGTCGGGCGTGTTCTCAGCGTTCCCCTCCATTCTGACCCTGCCCACCGAAGTGCTGGGCAGCGCACGCTTCACAGCCGAAGAAAAAGCGGCGGTCGTGCTCCATGAGCTCGGTCACATGTTCTCGTACTTCGAGTTCCTGGCCAACACGCATTCGACCAACCAGATCCTGGCGGCGATTTCGCGCAAGTACGATCAGACGACGAGCGTGAAGGAACGCGAATACGTCCTCACGAAGATCAAGTCGATGATGCAACTGAACGACTTGAACGCTGAAGCGCTGGCCCAATCCAACGACAAGAAGGTCGTGCAGATCGTGGTGGTGGCGTCGCTCGTGCGCCAGATCGAATCGGAGCTCGGCTCGAACCTCTACGACATGAATACGTGGGAACAGCTCGCCGATCAGTACGCCACACGCCAAGGCGCAGGCCGTCATCTGTTGACCGCCCTCGACAAGATGTACCGCCTGGACAATCACCTCAATTTCCGCAGCACGCCGTCGTTCCTCTTTATCGAAGCCGTGAAGCTATGCCTGGCTGCGTTCGGTCCGCTCACGATGGGTGCGTCCTGGATCACCTGGTTGGCCATGTGTGGCATGGATGCCTCGGCCCCCGATGCCGGCTACGATAGCCTGAAGAATCGCTACGGCCGCGTGCGCGATCAGATCGTCGAAGCTCTGAAGGATAAGACACTGAAGCCCGAAGACGTCGACAGTCTCACGCAAGATCTGGCGGCCATCGATGAGCTGCTCAAGGGTGTGAAGGATCGTCAGCAGCTCTTTGGCTATTTGATCGACTTCCTGAGCCCGTACCAACGCAAGCGCATCAGCCAGGAAAAGATGCAGCGCGAACTCGAACGCCTGGCCCACAACGATCTTTTTGTTCACTCGGCGAAGCTCAAGCAGCTGGCCTAACTTTATTCAGGACTTACCATGAACGTTCGTTTCCTTGACTTCGTGCGCGCCTGCGCTGAATTCGAAGCTGCTCCCGGTGACCGTAGCTGTGTGATCGCCGCGGGCGTGGCGCTCGCGATTGCCCGTCATCTGCCGCTGCCCTCGGCCCCGGTGGACGCGCCGAGCAACTTCTACAACTTCACCAACCTGCAAGCAGCGAAGGATCTCGTCGCGCAATTCAACGAGCAGATCGTCTTCAACGTGAAGGAAGCGCTCGAAGAAACCCGCAACAACTGGATGCTGCGCTACAACGCCGCCCATCCGCCGCGTTTCCCCGTGATCAACCCGGAGATCGGCTACTACGACAACCTGCTCGGCGTCGCGAAGTACGTCGACAAAGAGACGCACTGCTTTAACAACCAGTACAAGCTGCCGATCTTCTTGCTCGCGCAGATCGCCACGCAAGTCATCAACGAGTGCTAAGCCATGTGGAACCAGCGCCTGGATGAGTCGCTGGACTTCGATGCGGATTGGGAGCTGGTGCCTCAGATCGTGGAAACGGTCGGTACGGGCGCAGCACCTGATCACTCGGAAGAACTCGATGCGTTTGTCTCGTTGGAGTCGCGCATCGAGGACTTGCTAGTCCTGCGAGAAAGTATTCTGGAAACCTCCGGCATGAGTCAGAGCTTCGCGCTCGAAGCCCAGCGCTTGTGGCCGGAATTCGATAACAAGAACCCGATCGGTTTTTACACCGTGGCGCCCAGTGCCACGCGCTACGCTGTCGCCATTGAAGAGTTGTCCAGTGGCATCTGGACCCTGATCGCTGCCGGGATTGCGGCGGTCATCGCCCTCATTGTCAAGTTTATGAAGTGGCTGGGCAAGGGCAAAGAAGAAGATGCGGTGGAGGAGACCAGGACCACCATGGAGAAGCTGGAAGACGCCAAGCGACTGCTGGCTGAATGCGATCGCTTGATTGCAGAAGGTCGTGAGCAGATCACGGGCAAGCATGTCTACATGGATGATGAGCGGCGCCAGGAACACAACACGCTCGATCAGCTGGTGCGCAGCTATATGGCGGATGAAACGCACGGCAAGCGGATCAAAGAGTTCCTCCAGACGAAGGATCCGTTCTTCCACGATTTGATCAACCATGGGCCGTACACTAAGGAGATGGCGGGCATGGCTGTCGTCTTCAAGAGCCTTCAGCTGATCCTGCGTCAGCGCCTGAACGCATTGGAAGCCGTCAGTCAGTTGGACTTGACTGAAGACTCCCTCACGTCGAATATGACGAATGTGAAGACGCTCGCGGCTCTGAAGGACCCCGTGCAGGTTTCCTACCAGGGCAAGGAGCATACCCTTCAGGAGATCAAGACCAGTGTTTCCATGGTTACGCGCGAAGTGGAAAGCCAGCAGGTATCGGGTGATCTTTCATTTGATCATCTGTTCGGATCAATGGCGCAAGCCCTGAGCAATAGCGAAGTGACGGTGGCCTTGAAAGAGCTCACTACCCTCACGCCGATGATTGACCAGATGCGCCATAAGCTGCAAGCCTTGGAAGCGAAGGCGGGTAGCTTTAAGACCGACGGGAGCCCGGGCAAGCACACGACGATGATCGGCACAGATCTGCGCCACGCCATCTTCGTGCTCGGCACGGACCTCTCGGCCTTGCAAGCCTTGACCGCAGAAGTGATGCAGTACCAGCATCGTATTCTGTTCCTCTCCAACAATGCAGCGTCGTTTGCGGAATCGGTTGCCCAGAAGATCGCCTCGAGTGCGCGCACTGAAGATGGTGCCCACCTGGATAAGTTCCGGGAGATCGCCAGGAAGTTGGGTGAGCGTCGCAAAGAACTGCATAGTCTCTACGCCCGCTAAGCGGCATAGTAGCCCGGGCTTTTGGCCCGGGCCCTTATGCCGTCAGCTTACTGCTTACTGCCCTTTGGGGTTGTACACCGCGAACGAGACAGTGACTGCTTCTTGCACGCTGAGCGTACCGTTGGCATTCACGATCAGGTTCTTGGCAATCCCCAGCTGCGTCGAATCATCCACCAGCTCCACGGTCGACAGGTTGGCGGCACCCCCCAAGCCCGAGAACGTAAAGCTGATGACGTCATTGCCGTAGACATTGCGCAAGGCCGTGGTGATCATGTCGTTGGAGACCACCGTTTGGGCGATCACCGAACTGATGGTGCTGATCGTCGCTTGCTGGAGTTGCTGCTTCAGCGTCTCGCTGGCAAACACCGCCTTGCTCACGTAGCAGACCACGTTAAACTGTTGGCCCGCATCCACGTTGTACTTCAAGCCATCCTGCCCGTACACTTCCACGCTGCCGATATTGGCCACTGGGTAGTAGTAGAGCGACGTTTCTTCCAGCAGCTGTTGATTGAGCGTTTCAAACTGCCCCGTCAACCAGCCCACCACCGTAGTGATCAGTTGCGTCATATACGCCGGCGCGACCGTGTCATTGGCAAAGCGGTACGCGGCTTCGATCATCATGATGTCGAGGTTACGCGTGACGCCGCGCGGGGAGATCGGCACCGGGTTATTCTGTCCATCCAGAATCACATCCCCCACACGGAACTGATAACTCACGCTGCCGTCGGCATTGAGGACTGGATCGCCCTTCTTGTGCACGATCGTGAACTGCGGTGCCCCATTGACAATGGTAAACTGCTGGCCCGTCGTCGGATCGATCTCGTACACGTCAGCCTGGTAGTAATACGGCACGTCGACCTGGTAGGTCTGGTACTGTACGGTCGAGACAATCGTGCGCGCATTTGCCCAGAGGGTATCCAGGTAATCGCCAAACTTACAGACCAGCTGCTCGTTGGTGATCCCGCGACTATTGCCCGGCAGCGTAAAGCGACCCAGCATCGTATCGACAGCCGAGGCGACCCACGTCGAGGGCATCGCAGCGGTCGTGCCATACACCACGTCAAACGTCGTTTCCAACGGCGCGGCGGTTAGCTGACCCGGATTCAGGTTGTACATGAAGAACTTCGTCAGGTACAGATTGCTCGCCGCATCCACGTTGTAGTTGGTCGACAGATCGAACTGCCATACGCGCTCACCGGTGCTCGTCTTGCCCTGGAGCGTGCCGTTGAGATACGCCCGTGCCGACTGACCCGGCGGGATAAACGAGAGCTGACAGAAGAGCGTGTCATCCGAGAGCGCTTGATACGCACTGTTGGACGACGTCGCCAGCGTGAGCTGATAGCCCGTCGCCGTGGTGACGAACTGATACGTGGCCGTGGAGACGTTGAGCTGCGTGGTGTCATTCTCGCCCACCCAGAGCTTGGTCTCGACCGCCGGGGCATCCAGGTAGTACGGTCGCAGCGCCAGTTCATTGTTCGTCATATCGACGACGTAATAGAACGGGCTGAAATAGTAGTTCCCCGAATTGATTGCCAGCGCCAAATTGGTTGGCGACATGGCTTTCAGCTGCGCCAGCACTTCATCACTCACCATCGACACCACACCGTTGATGTTCTGGTAGAGCGCGCGCGGCGTAATCGTCACGCTGGTCTTGTTATCAATCACCGCACTGTTGGTGACGGCTTCGGCCACCGACATTGCCACGGTTTCAATCGTCGAGCACGCCGCGGTGATCAGTGCGCTATCCACCGGCTGGGGCATCGGGCTCGTGGCCAGGTACGCCCGGTTGGTGATATTGTCGACGTTCTTCACCACGCCAAAGCCATCTTGCGCGAGTGTGTCTTGCAGCTGACTCGGCGTAATCGGCAAGGACTGTGCGCCTACCGAGTTATCAATGACCTGTTGACGCAGTGCGGCAAACGTCTGGGCGGCTTCCCCGCCAATCACCACTTGATCCGAGAACGGAATCACGGTCGAGAAGTTCGACAGCGGCGCGGTGAAGATCGTCTTGTCATTCTGATCGATCGGATCGAACGTCGCACTGAAGGCACTCGCATCGTACTGCGAGAGGTTCATGTTCAGTGGTCCCTGCGTTTCATACACGTCAATGCGCAGGCTCGTGTTGAGCAAACCCGTGCTGGTGTAGACTTGCGGGACCATTACGTTCAGCTGCGTCACACCCGAGGTCACGTTCGTATCCAGCGTGAGCACCGCGGTTGGGGTCAGCGGATCGTAGATCTCGGTGGAGTACGTGGTCTGAAGTTCGCGCCAGGTACCCGCGCTCGTCTTGGCGTAGACACGGCAGTAGTAGAACGCGTTCTTCAACGGTACCGTCAGCTGGAACATCTTCGAGGGCGAACACGTACCCGTGCGCGTGATGATGTCAAACTGTTGCAGCGGGAATTCCAGATACACCCAGGTCTGGTCGGCGGCCTGGCGATACTCCCACGTCACTTCGTTGGTGGAGAGCGTTTGCAGCGGAGAGACTTGGCTGGTGTCGTAATTGATCGAGAGTCCACCGTGCGCCATCTGCTGGATCACGATCGGATACTGCAAGCCAAAGTTCACACCCCCCACCACAAAGTTCGAGTTGCGCGGGATGACCAGCTTCTTCAGCCCCGTGGCCGGATCCACCACCATCTTGTTGAGCAGCTCATTCTCGCCAAACATCAACGACCAGGTACACTGCGCTGGCGTGGCAAAGCGGTTCGCGTAGTCGGTGTCCGACATATGCGTGTAGAGATCGGCTTGGGTGAGCGCCGAGACGGGGTACTGCTTGCGCCACAGGGCTTGCACCTTTTGCATAAACGCTGCGGTGTTCACCGCCGACGTTTCGATCGAGTGCACATACGGGTTGGTCGGGTCCACGATACTGACCACGCCTCCGGTGACTTCATTCAGATAGTTAAAACCGACTTGCGCAATCCCGGCCGGATGATACTGGTATTGCAGGATGTTGTTGATCAGGTCCGTGATCGTGGGCGAACCCGACGGAACGGTCAAGGCTGCGACGCTTGTTGCCATGTTATCAAGTCCTTATGTATTCGGAGACGAATCCGGTGCGGTTTGGATCGCCGTGCCTGTCGTTTGCAGTTTCACCGTCGGCTGACTGAAGGCCCGGTTATACACGCTTTCGTTATTGCTCGAGGCTTGCGGAATCTGTCCGGTTGGCAGCGGAGGCGTAGCCAGTCGATTGGTTTGCGCGGTCACCACCGGAATCAGGGTCTGGTAGGTGCGGTTATCGATCCACCATTCGAGCTCCCACGTATCTGGATTGATGCGCGGATAGCCCCGGTTATTAAAGAGCTGCAACGCCGCCATCGGAATCTTCGTGTAGTGCGACTCGCGCATGCCATCGGCCATCGTGTCGTTAGCGCTACACACCGTTTGGTTGAACGACCACAGCAGAATCGGATCCTGATAGATCGCCCCCTGACAATGAAACGGAATCGAGATCTGGTGATTCGCGTCGTTGTAGGGTTTCTCGTTGGTGTAGTCAAACGCGCTGGAGCCGATCGGGGCAGCCGTCGGAAAGGCCGCGCCACACGCGGCGATCTTCTGCACCTTGGTGCGCGTGGGGTCCAACACCAGCCGATAAATACGGGTTTCGTAGTCCTTTTCGTTCTCCACGATCATGTCCGGGTGCGGCATCATCGTACCCCGGAAGACATGGCTCATGTAGTGCGACCAATAAAAGAACATGGCGGTGATCGGATCGCCCGGAATGTTGCGGAAATTGGCGGTGATATCGTATGCCGAAAGGTTTTCCGTCACCCCGTCGACCAGGGAAAACACCTCCTTATGTGTACCTTCTTGAGAGGTGCGATAAGGGACCATCAAGTCCGGCCACCCCGAAATATTGTTTAGCGTATTCGTCAAGACCGGCAGAAAAGCATTTTGCGGGTCAACGAACGGCGAGGTGATTCCGTACTCGGGACTGCGTGGATCGAGGTAACACCGGATAATTCTTTGAAGCGTCTGAGCATTGGTCGTGGTCAAGGGATTAAACAAGCGCACGGCGCGCAGGTTGCCCAAGGCCAGATTCAGGTTCGGCCGCGTGAAGAACGTCAGGCCATAGTGGTCCTTGTTAATGGGGATCGCATTGGGGGTTTGCCGATGGTTGATCCCGTAGTAGGCGCTAGCGATTGCGTTGGTGTTGCGTGTGCCTTGCGGCGTATTCAATAACAAGTTATCCACCGCTTGCGCCGCAGTGGTGTTGGCCTGTGTAAACACATCGGAGACGTCCAGGGCATTAGCTGTGCCATTGGGATTGTCGGACGATCCGCCATTGATGGTCATTTTTAAACCTCTTCTTTGTATAACTAAGGACTAGCGCGATGAGTACGATCGGCGAGAAAGTCAGTCATGCGGCAGGCGCGACTGCTGAGTTTATCTTCAATCCTGCTACAGCTGCCCAGGTCGTTGGTCGTGACGCAATCGCCATGATCATCGATCGCGCGATGGCGGTGGGCCAGGCCAACAGTTCGTTGGTGGGCTATACGCAAGCGGCGCGCGTGGAACCGTTGTGCCTGGTCGACACGGATGCATTGTTCGTGGAAGAGCTGCATGACGTGCTGCAATCGATGCAGTCGATTTTTGCAGGTTACTATCTGCAAGCCGTGCAGCTCGATTCGAGCATCGGTCACGTCAAGGTCCTCGAGACGCTCCAGAAGTTCAATCCGAACCGCCCCGTGGGTTCGCACATCGGTAGCCTGACCAATGCAGTTGGCCAAACGCTGGGTCACGCCATTGGCGTGCGTCAAGCGGGTCACGGCATCGGCCCGGGTGCATTGGGTGACAGCGCATTGGCAAGTGCGGGCGGTCTGGCCGCTGGCATCCATCATCTCACCGCTGCACAAGAGGCATTCGAAGACGCACTGCCGAGTTACGCATTCGATAGCGTCGCGCTCGAAGCGACCGCGCCCAAGGGTAGCAAACGTCAGATCCAAGTCGATCCGGCCTTCGCTGATGACGCCGCGTTCAAGAACTGGAAGCAGCACCGCGAACTCGCTCGCGCCAAGCAGCAGGACCAGCAGCACCGCGAACGCGTGAACGATCGTCGGGCCCAGAAGGACGACAAGAAGGAAGAGAAGCGCCTGCGCGAAGAAGACCGGGACCTGCGCCGTGGTCAACTGCAAGAGCAAGCCAATCGCCAGAAGGCACAGGACGAACGTCAAGCCCAGCTCGATCGCGAACGTGCGGAAGATCGTCGCAAGCAAGACGAGCGCGCGAACAAGCAGGACAAGCGTCAAGAGACGCAAGAAGACGAACGCAAGCGCAACCAGTCCTGGCAGAACCAGCGTCAGTTGCAACAAGACGCTGAGCGCGAAGCCGATCGTCTGAAGCAAGAACAACGTGAGCAGGCTGAAGCCGCTTCGAAGGCTGCTGACGACGCTCGCGTGTCGACAAGCTTCGGTTCGGACGCGCTGCGCGAGATCAAAGAAGCGAGCAATCTGGCTGTGGGCAAGATGCTCCAGCTCGAGATCAAGCACGCGGGTCAAGTCTTCCAGGTGCCCGTGGCCCTGCGGCTCGTGGTGAACACGATTCCGAGCGCGCAACTGACTCATATTTTATCGCTCTCCAACGAGATCATCACCGGCAAGGAACGCTTCCATGCCTGGAAAGCGGGTCGTCTGGAGTTCGTGAAGGATCTGATCTTCTGCCGTGACTTGGTCGATGCCCATCGTCGCAACCTGATGAAGGATGCCGACAGCGTCTACGCACGGGTCGTGAAGAACGAGAGCAAGAGCTTTGCAGCAGCGATTCTGTCGGGCGTGCCCTCGGTGGCGGCGGCCTCCAACATGATCGTCACCACGACGCACACGATCGAAGAAGTCGAACTGTCGATGCCCGGCAAGTTCAGCGACTTCCATGCGCGCGAGAAGATCTTCGAGCACACCTCGCTCATGATCGTCGCCGTGATCGACAAGGAATGGAACCGCGTCACGTTCTACCACCGCGGCATTGCGGATGCGACCGAAGTGTCGTTCCGTGATCTGAAGGCAGCGGGCAAGGGCAGTGGTCCGGACGTCAGCGACATTCTCAAGGCTTACACGCTCGGTAACGCACCGCGTCTGTAATTTCATCATCGGCGCTGGGGGTTCGCTCCCAGTGCATTTCTTTAAGGGTTGGTCTTCACCATGAAGATTGAGAAATACGTCGCCACGCTGATGCCGAGTATCCGGAAGGACAAGGTGCTCGAAGACATCGCGGTGGTGCGCAAGGAGTTGCGCGACGCGACCATTCCGTCGTATGCGGCGATCATCGGCTTTTTCGGCAAGCGCAAGTGGACGAGCAAGGAAATGCAGTCGTTTGCGCAGACCTTCGCCCGTCTGGTGCATGGTGGCAATCTGGTGGAAATCATCGGCAAGGGTCTGGATGAAATGGACAAGGCTCTCGATGTCGCCGAAGCCTACATCACCAAGGCCTTCAACGAAGAAACCGTCAGCGCAGCGATCACGTACAAGAAGGCCGGCGTGCTTCAGTACGTTGACGCCATCGCGTTCCTGACCCGCTACGCCCGTCGTCTGGCTAACTATATGCTGGTCTGCGAGACGGCGACCGAAGACAGCGACACGAAGCTGGCGGACTCGTTCGCGCCGGCCGAGCTCGCCTATCTCAACGGCAATGCGCTGGTCTTCTGTCAGGCCTTCAAGGCGATCGCGATTCCGGCGACGGCCGTCGAGAAAGCTATCGAAGCGATGCCCGAGATCGTCGTGAAGGCAGCCGCAGCAGGTGTCGCGGAAGAGATCCATGGCGCGAAGAAGATCGACGCGTTTGGCATGGGCCTGATCCCGGCCAAGTGGAACTTGTTCTACCACGTCGGCAAAGCGTTCGCCGAGTGGCAGGTGAGCAACTACAACGCGGCCAAGGAAGAGATGCAGCTCGTGCAGATGCGCAAGCTCTACCTGGAAAAGATCCTCGCGAAGAAGCCGGACGCTGCGCTGCAAACCGAGATCCAGTACACCGAAGGTCGCCTGCTGAATCTGTCGGCGAAGATCGGCAAGATGGAGGCAGCATATGCCTGACGCCCGTCAAGTGATGGGCTTCAAGCTGTATCCGCGAGGCTTCGTGGGTGGGGATCTCCCCATCCGGCTCGCGGTGCAACCGAAGCCCTACGAGATCCGCATTCGTGCGCCGATCCGTGTTGGTGTGATCGAACCGCAGCGTACCACGGTAGATGCGAACCTCGTCATCGAGACGCTCTACTCGCAGTACATCAAGCGCAGCGCTGATACGCAATCCTTTGAGTTCCGCGAGTCGGTCCTCATTGCTGCGCTGGCCGCCTTCGGTAGCCGGAACTTCTTCACCTGGTATCAAGCTCAGTTGCTCTCGCCCGCCTGTGGCGAATACCATCTGCGCTTTCTCGGTGATACGTGCCGGTTTCTGATGACGGGTCAACGCGAGATGCGCCTGGAGACGTGGTCGCATCTGCTGAAACCGACGGAAGAAGTGGCAACACCGGCCAAGCCTTGCGAAAGCGCGGCGGGGTACTTCTGCCTCGGGGGTCGCGCGATGCCGACGGACCCGCAGCAATTCAATCTGGTGGAGACGATTCAGCGCTGGGTGTCGCATCCCCAAGGCCTGGAAGATCTCCTCGGCACACTACATCTGCTATTTGGTAACCTGTAATTACCAATAGTATAGTTGATGCACTTTGCACGTGCGTCAGTGACAAGATCTTGGGCGCTGTGCTCAAACACGGGCCCTAGAGGTACCGCGCGGGTACTTGTAGTTCCATCAAAAACCTAAGCTTAGGAGTAGTACATCATGCGTCGTCTGCAAGCACGTGGCATTTTCGCCGCTCTGGAAAACGAAGAACTGAACGTTCCCCCGGTCGAAGAAGCACCGGTCGAACTGCCGAACCACTCGGAATCGGTCGAAGCCGATCTGGCCGATCTGAACGCTGAACACGCCGACATCGCCGAGCACGACGCTCAGATCGACGAAGCGGAAGAAACCGTCGAAGCACTCGAAGCGATTCGCGAGCAACTCATCGAAGCCGACAAGGAAGGTGGTCTGAGCCGTTCGGGCGCAGCGATCCTGAAGATCTCGCTCGAGCACATGTACGGCCGCCTCGGCCTGGCCAGCGACCGTGTCGTGCCGGCGATGGAATCGTTCGGCGGCGCGGCTTCGCGCCAAGAATCCACGCAGATCGCGCTGGAAACGATCGGCGAAACGATCAGCAAGGTGTGGGCTGCGATCGTCGAAGCTGCGAAGAAGGCCTGGGAATGGATCAAGGGCTGGTACAACAAACTGTTCGACACCAACACGAAGGTGACGAACCGTGCGAAGGCACTGAAGGAAGCCGCAGCGAAGCTGGGCACCGACGCGCCGAAGACCACCGAAATCCAGAACGAAAGCCTGACGAAGGCGCTGATGCTGACGGAACACGGCGGCTCGGCTGAAGCAGTGCTGTCGGCAGTCGAGAAGTTCGCTGGCGAATTCTCGGGCGGCGCAGGCAAGTACTTCGCGAACCTCGAAAAGCTCGCGAACTCGGTCAAGGAAGGCCACGCGGTCGACCTGCGTCCGGAAGAAATGTCGCTCGGCCTGAAGCACGTCGAAGGCGACGCTGCACGCAAGATCAAGTTGTCGGTCGGCGCAGGCTCGACGGTGTTCGCATCCGACGAACTGCCGGGTGGCAAGTACTTCGTGTCGGCCTGGTCCGGCAAGACGGAAGGCTCGTTCGCAGGCATGGCTGAAGGTTCGGCTGCGCACAGCGAGAAGGCCCTGCCGGTCGCTGACAAGGCTCTCATCGAAAAGATCGCAGAAGCGGTCGAATCGATCAGCGGCAAGGTTGCTTCCACGAAGTCGGATCTCGACGCAGCGGGCAAGGTGCTCGAAGCGCTGATCGCCTCGGGCGAAGCGCACATGAAGGCAGCTGGCAAGGAACAAGACGAACAGAGCAAGGCTTCGGTCGAACTCGCGCGCGTCTGCCAGAAGCTGATCACGGGCGCTGCTACGTCGGCGAACAAGTACCTGCTCGACACCTGCCAGTCCATGCTGGCCTGGGGCGAACAGTCGGTGTCGGCCCACACGGGTACGGCGCTCGGCAACGCTGCTGAGAAGGTCGGCGAGAAGGTCGGTGCTGCTGCTGACGCTGTGAAGGAAAAGGCGGGCGCGGCTGCTGACGCTGTCAAGGGTGCCGCTGGCGCCGCAGCTGACAAGGTCAAGGGTGCCGTGAACTCGGCAGCCTCGAAGGTCGCTGACAAGACCAAGAAGGCTGAATAAGTCTCGCGGTCCTAACGCACTCTCGCGTTAACTGGGCTACCATGGTCTTCGGGCCGTGGTAGCCCTTTTATTCAGTTCAGAAGAGGAAGAACCATGCGTCAAGGTTTATTGGCCCAACGCGCGGCCCCCCAGCAAGACCCTGTGAGCGTCACGCATCCGGCTGATACCATCACGCTGGAGCAGGCTGCGCTGATCATGGGTGACAAGGCTGAGTTGATCGGCAGCATCCGTCGTGATCTCGCGGAATCGGAACGTCTCATCCAGTTGTCCGATGCGCTTGAATCGATTGCCGATGTGGCGCGCAGCATTCAAAATGCCACGCCCAACGAGCTGCGTTTGCTCGAGCTCTGCGGTCAGCTGGCAGTGGCGGGTAGTGACGTCGAACCGGATCGGATCGTGCCTTCGCTTGAATCGTTCCTCGAAGGCGAGATCGCCCTCGAAGCGGTGGACGGCATGGTGAGCACGGCCAAGAAGATCTGGGAAGCGGTGCTGATGTTCGTGCGTCGCGTCTGGGAAAAGATCCGCAACTTCTGGAGCTCGGGTGTCACGATCTCCAAGTACAAGAAGACCATCACGGATCTGAAGGCCGAACTCCAACGCGCGGGTGATGCCCATCCCGAGAAGCCGACGTTTGCGGTGTCCGGTGTGTCGCACGGCCTGATGCTCGACATGAGCACGACGGGCAGCTGGGAACATCTGCTCGAAGAACTCAAGCGTCTGGAAACGGTGGACGATGCGATCTTCAACGACTACTCCAAGTGGGTGTTGGAACGCGGCGCAGAAACCGCCCGTGCCCTGCGTGACTTCGATCCGAAGACCCCCGAGAAATCGGCGGGCGCCCTGAAGGATCGTCTGATCGGCATGCATCTGCCCGAGTACGGCGATGTCACGACCAAGGCGTTCCTCGGTGGCGGCAAGATCGAGAACCAGGCGTACGACAAGATGGGTGGGGAAGATCCGGCGATTGCGCTGGAGCGTCTGCGCCTGTCGGGTCTGAAGTACAAGAAGGTGGAAGTTGCCTCGACGATCGAGCATGGCAAGGATGAGCTGCACGGCATCCCGGCAGGCTCGCACGCTCAGATGGAAGAAGCCCTCACCGGCTGCGAGAAGCTGCTCGACATGCTCGATGCGTTCTACTCGCACAAGACGGCGGACTTTGACAAGACGGGCAAGGAAATCGAATTGGCGTCCAACGCGGCGACCGAAGCGATGGGTCGGCTCGACAAGGCCGAGTTTGGCGCGAAGTCGCTCGAGTACTACCGCGTGTTGATTAACTTCAACAAGGCCTTTGCGGACTGGGCGAACGAACCGTTCCTCTCGATGCAGCATCACACCGAGCGCGTCGTCAACAGCATCGCACAACTCGTGCGCGGCTCGATGACCTGCTACAAAAGTAAGCCTGAATAAGGCCTAAACATAGGGGCGGGGCTTCGGCCTCGCCTTTATGCCGCTGGTTCGCGCGATTTTATGTATCAGTCTTAGAGAGACCATCATGCCAACCCTCGTGTTACCTGTGCCGGAAACTTACGACAGCGTCACGCGTCCGGTGATTTACGATGTAACGCGTAAGCTCTTCAAGTGGACGGGCTTGCACGAGAACACGCCGATCATGTACATGTCGCCCAATGGCGCGACCATGCAACCGGGCAGCACGCTGCTGCACAATCCCGAAGACAGTGACTTGGCCTTTGATGACCAGGTGACTGTAGAAGTCGAAGAAGACACCGAGATGGATCGTATCCTCTCGACCGCCGTGGTCCAACCCGAGAACCTGTTTGTGTTCAATGATCCACGGGTGGAAACCGTGATGAAGCCGGCGTACTCGTCGACGCAGATCAGTATCAATTTCAAGTTTCGTGCGATCGACGAAGTGAAGGCCAAGCGCTGGCGCGATCAGATCCGCATGCGCATGAGCCAGATGCGCGACCTGGTGATGCTGGACCTGCGCTACTCGTATCAAGTCCCCGGTCAAGCCATGCACATCCTGGAGGAGATTCATCGCCTGATGGAAAACGTGGCGGGCTACGGCGAGTCGTTTGCGCAGTGGTTTAAGAATGGCTCCAGTCCCACGATGAGCGTGGTGTCGAACTTCTCGGGCACGCAAAAGCAACCCGCGATCAGCGAGCATCAGGGTGAGATCGTCGGGTACTGGGACTTCGAAGGCGAACCGGAAAAGGGCAACAAAGAAGACGAAGGCGAAACCTGGACCGTATCGTTCTCGTTTAAGTTCAAATACGACAAGCCGCTCTCGGTGGTGTTGCAGTATCCGCAGGTGATCCATAACCAGGTCATCAAGTACAAAGACACCAAGCTGCCGCATAACCCGAATCAGATCCAGAAGAACTTTACGCTCTCCAAGTACTTCTTCGATCACTTCGATCGCACGCGTGCGTTGGATCGCGCCGGCTTTACCGGCAACCAAGGTATCATGCTGCCGGCCTGGGACGAATTCTTACCCGACCATCTGCCGCCGTACTATCTGAAGATCTTGAGTGGCATGACCACGCTCGATCTGAGTGCCGGGGGCAACCCGCGCCTGCTGATGAATCTGGATCAGCTCTCAGAAGGTTGGTTCATGGATGACGCGATGAAAGCGTTTATCATCGGCGAAGCGCCGTATATGACCCAGCAGTTTCAGTCGGTGTTCACCTGCAATCTGTATATGGGCAAGTTCCTGCGCCCCGATGGCTCGATTGTGGTGGACTCGAATTTGAACGTGAGCACCACCTTCAATCCCAATCCGCGTGCGCGCTGGCATGTGCTCTTTGGTCTGTGCTGGAACTGGAGTGTGCTCAGCCCCGACGCCATTACGCGTCTGCGCATGAACTATCCGATTCTGGCTCGCCTGATCCAGGCACTGTGGCCGTGGTGGAAGTACGATATCAAGACCATCAGTCGCACGGGGCCCGGCGCGAACATCGTCACCAAGGGTTCGATGGACGGCCTTTTGGGGATGAACCCGACATTGATCAAGAAGGTCCAGTTTAACACTGTGGCCTCGTTCTATATTCAAGCCATGGAGCCCACCAATGCCGCTGGTTGATACCGCTACGGCGCCGCCGATGCCGCGGCCCAATACGATCCGCATCACGGATCCGCACTACAAGGGCATTTGCGTCGATACGCGCTACGTACCGACCACGGACCTCCTGACTCACGTCGAAGGGGCTGCTTGGACGGTGGACTACTACTCGCAGATCCTGGATGAAGATAACGGGATTGCGGGTCAGTCGGTGAACAAACCCGCCCAGTTGCAGCAGTACTGGCGCGTGAAGCAGATGGAGTTGAAGGTCACCAGTCCGCTGGTACCGATGCAGGACCCCGCCACCAAGAAGATGTCGTACAAGGGTGGGGCTAACGTCTACCCGGTGCTGATCCCGAATCAGGGCGACATGTTTATCGCCCAGCTCGACGACGGTCGCTACGCGATCTTCATGATCACGAGCTCGGAGCGCAAGTCCTTCTATAAGGACTCGGTCTTTGCGATCGAGTACCAGATGCAGGACTACGCGGTGCCCGAACGCACGCGCGATCTGGAAACGAAAACGATCCGGACCTACGAGTACGTCAAGGACTATCTGCAAGCGGGTCAGAACCCGTTGATTGAAGCCGCGGAGTGGCAGAACCTGGCGAAGCTTCATCAGCGGTACGACTCGATCTTGCAAACGTACACCAAGCAGTTCTTTAGCCGGGAGTTCATGACGTTCCTGGTGCCGGGGCAGCCGTACGCCACCTACGACGCCTGGCTCACCAAAGCGATGCCGTCTTTGTTCGGTGCGGACACCACGCCGGAACTCTTGAACCTGACCGTGCTCGACTGTGACGACCAGGAATCGATGCGCGTGCCCACGCTCTGGGACATGCTGCTTCAGAAAGATCCGGCGATGCTGAAGTTCATCAACCGGCAGCAAGGGCTGGTGTGGGTGAATCGCTTTACCCGCAACCCGATGCTCAACGGCATTCGCTGGTCAGGCATTGCACAAGTCGTGTTCCCTTTGAACCCGGAGCTCAGCCCGGATCAGGAACTGCGCGGCCTGGCCCCGATGACGGACTCAGCCTTGGTAGAAGTGGCCTCGCGCCCGGGTGCGCTCGCTGATTTGATTGCCAAAGTCGATTTGGAGGGCTTGCCGTATAGCAAGGCGCCGCTGATTCACCCGGTCCTCGTCGACGACTACTACGTGCTCTCCCAAGCCTTCTACACGGGCGATACGGCCAGCATGAGTCAGCTCGAATTGCTCGTGCTGGATTACTTGGCCGGTAACGCACTCAATCATCAAACGCTCTTCGCTTTCTGCGACACGTGGCACGGCTGGCCGCGCTTGGCCATGTACTACTACACGCCGATCGTGCTGCTGTTGATCAACGCGGCGATGCGACGAGCATAAACCAACGAGGTTCGTTATGAAGCAACGCATGAAACCCACTAACCCGGTTGTCGTCCCTCGAGCCAGTAGTTGGGTGCCGCCTGAGAAACGGGATACGGCTTGGTGGCTCTTCCACGAGTTGTTTCACTGCCGAGCCCAACGCATCCAGCTGATGTCAATGGATGAGATGCGCGAGTACGGGACGCCGACCTCTGGCGACCCTGACTTCGATGCCCAGATGCGCAATGAACGCGTGGACGTAATGCTCACGATCGCTGGCCCCAACAGCATGATGCATTACTGGGACCAGGGCATTACCATTGGGGTGGTCAATGAAAAGGACACCAAGCGCATTTATGAGATGATCGCCAATCACCTCGATGCCTGGCGTCACCACCTCACCACCGATCTGAACAACCGGGGTGCCCCGCTCGACGAACTGATCAAGCTCGATAAGTTTGCCAGTGTGGTGTACGCCCATGCCAAGTTCCATTTCCCGAAAGACTTTGTCGACTCGATCCTGGCGCGGCAAGTCACCCAGTCGCGGGTGTCGCGGGCGAACCTCAACGCCGCCTACGAGCCAAAGCCGATCAAGGTCAACGAGGAAACTGGCGAGGAACAAATCGATCATGCCAAGGTTATCGCCGAACAGTATCCGGATCGGGTCAGTATGGCCGATGCCTTTAAGCGTGGTCAGAATAGCGGTGGCGTGAGCAACCGCTGGAGATAAGGAGGTCGTGTGGAATTTGAACAATCGGCCTTGATGTTTGAAGTGAACCAGATTCTGAATGGTGGCGCCAAGCCCGTGCAGTATAACTTGAGCGCCGAGATTCTGGTGAATACCACGGGGAGCGTGACGAGTCCGCTGAAGATTTTGAGCGTGGACTTAAAGCGCAATTACCTCGATGAGTATTCGGATGTCTTGATTGTGGAGATGGCCATTCCTGCGGGTCAGTATGCTTCGCTGATCTACCCGTATAAAAACAATCTGGACATTTCGCTGACCTACACGCCACTGAATGAAACCGGCGACGCCACCAACACGGCTTTAGCGCCGAAGTCGGAAACGTTTACGGCTACGCTCGTGGATACGGGGTCGCCGATCATGGAACAAAACGGCTTTAATACCCCGACCGCATACAACCTGGACTTGGCGAACATCGTGAACGTCAAGTTCCAGTTGGTCAATAAAGCGCTCGAGCAGATGCGCATGATTGAAGTCGGGCAGATCTTTCGGGGCGCCACCGTCGATGACGTGATCAAGACGGTGCTCACGAATGCATCGCAAGCCACCAGTGTCGATGGGCAGCGTACCGTCCAGGGCGTCACGATGCACAAGTCGTCCAACCAGACGCCGCGTGAGCACATTGTGATTCCCCACGGCGTGAAGCTCGTGGACGTGCCGCAGTATATCCAGAAGTATTGTGGAGGAGTCTACAATGCAGGCATGGGCTACTATTTGCAAGGCAATCAGTGGCATGTCTATCCGGCGTTGGACACCACGCGCTTTAACCAAAGCGAGACCACCCTTACGCTCATTAATCTCCCGCAGAACAAGTTCTCAAATGTTGAGAGGACTTATCGCGTCTCAGGTGGAAACCTGGTGGTGATGGCGACTGGTAATGTGAAGTTCCGCGACCCGAGCAATCAGCATCAGCTGAACGCCGGTAACGGGATTCGCTTTTCCGATGCCAGTAAGTTCATGGGCGGGTTTGTCGATGTGCTGAAAAATAAAGCACTCGCCTCACGGGGTGGCAATAACAATGAGTTCGTGGGCTTTCAGCGACCCAATGGCAATAACAATGTGTCGCGCTCCACGAACCCTATTACGTCCAATTCCCTGGAAGAGTATTCCAAGGTTGCGCGGGCGATGGGCTCGGTGATTCAATTGGAGTGGCAGCATTCCAATCCCGATCTGATTACGCCCGGCTTGCCGACCGAGATTCTGTATATGGATCACGACACGATTCAGCAGCTCTCGGGTGTCGTGGTGGGCGTCCATCATTACACACATCTCATGGGGCAGGGCTTCTCGGCCATGCGGTATGGCACCGTCAGTACCATCGCTGTGTTTATCCAGCCTGCCGATCAATCCGGTTCTACCAATAGCACACCTTAAGTGGAGTCAATATGTCTCTCGATTTGACCAAGAGCGCAGCAGAGATTTTGCTGCAACAGATCAACGCTGATCTCGGCACCAGCTTCACGGCCGACCAAGTCACGTTCGGCCCCGTGATGAAGAATATGGACGCGGACTCCGGCACGTTCGAAGCCGCCGTGCAAATCACGGGTGTGCCGGGCGTGGGTCCGAATGGTACCGTCGTCTACAAGTACAACCGTATCGATCTGTCGTCGATCTTCAACGGCGCCAACAGTTCCTACAGCGTGGACGGCGGCATCACCTACGCGCAGCTGCTCGCGAATATCAACGCTGCGATCGGCACGAACATGTCGCTCTCGACGTTGCCGGATAACGACACGAACCAGCTTTACGTGCAAGGCGACGTTACGCCCACGCGCAAGATGCCGTTCCCGGCTCCGGGCAAGACGAGCGTGCAGTTCATTCTGACCGCCGATCCGAACTCGCTGATCTATAAGGGTGAAGCGATGCTCACCGCAGTGACCGCCAAGCAAAGCCTCGCGTCGTATTTCACAGCACCGTCGACGGGTCTGGCCTACACGGCGCCGGCCTAAGGAGTAAGCAATGTCGCTCGCCCTAGACTTTACTCAGCCTGCGGCGAGCGTGCTGCTCGCCCAGATCAATTACGATAACGCCACGCAGATCACCCCGGACCAGTACCGGATTGATGAAGTCGCGGCGCTCTCGGATGGCTCGGGCTATAACACGATTGTCTTTGTGTCCGGCACCCAGGGTGCGCAGTTCGAAGGCCAGGAGTACTTCAAGTACAACCGCATTGATATTGCGACGGTGCCGGGTGCGCGGACCAAGGTCTTCAATCGAGGTGCCGCGGTGCTGCTCTCGGACCTGTTGCCGCAGATTAATGCCGCGTGGTCCCTGAACCTCACCAAAGCGGACATCGTCAATGGCGTGTTGCCCGCCAGCCTCGATGGCAATCCCGTGGCGTTCTATATGCAGATGGCGCCCGGTGCAGTGTTGTGGAATAACCAAGTCGAAATCGGGATCCAGTAATGGAAGCAGAAGACGTTGAGGAGACAGCCCCACTTAAAAAGCATTGGACGGACGGATTGATCCGCTGCTGGTGGTGCATGCATTGGAAAGAAAAAGACGCGGTGTGTTGCGACCCTAGAGAGAAAGCGAACTTATAATGAAAGCAAACGAAACCAGCATCAAGTTTAAATATGCCCTGTCCGCCGCCCTCGCCAATCCGGGTCATGACTATCCGGAAGACTTCGAACACGAGAACGGCATGTACATGAGCGTCTGTATTCGGACCGATTGTCGCCAGAAGTTTACCGGGGGCAAGTATCGCTTTATCTGTAATAAATGTAGTAGCAGCACCCCGAGTCAGCCGGTGAGTCAAGGGCTCCGGTAGCAAAAAAATACCCGAGCAGTATCCTATGAGAAGGACTCAGCATTGGTCCCGCTGCCCTTTTCATTCCCCGAAAAAGACCCCCTCTTTCTTCAAGGCTTAACATGCAGATCAATGCTTCCCTGAGCGCCATCGGTAATCTGTTGGCTCTCATTCAGGAATCGAACCCGAAGTTCGGCTCCGTCACGGAAGACCAGTTGTCTGTGGTCTCCGTTGCTGCACAAGCTGCCGACGCACAAGGCCGCAATGCAGTCGCAACGGTGTCGCTCGCCGGCTATCAAGACACGGCTGCTTTCCAGTACACGCGTCTGAGCCTCACGGACAACGTCGTGAACCCGTCGCTGTCGCTGTCGGTCGATCCGGCTACGATGAAGGCCGCTGACGTTCACGCTGCGGTGATCGGTGCACTCGCACTGCTCGACAGCGAAGTGAAAATCAGCTCCGACGCGTTCGCTGAAGACGGCTCGCTCGTCGCGCCGGCTGAAGGTCAATCGGCATCGGTCACGATCGCTGCCAACGCGAACTCGGTACTCTACGCCGACGGCGCAACCGTTGCCGTGTCGCTCGTGTTCCCGGCTCCGGCTGCACCGGTCGTTCCCTCGGTAGGCACGCTCGTGGACAACGCAGCACTGAACGGCTTCAACCCGGCGCAAGCTCCGGCTGAACAACCGGCTGCTCCGACGGACACCCCGGCAGCGCCCGCTGCTGACGGTCAAGCCCCGGCTGAGCAACCCGCCGACCAACCGGCCGCTGACACGACCGTGACGTCGACGACCACCACGACGATTCCGGCTGACGGCACGCAACCGACGACCGAAACGGAAACGACGGTCGCCACGGGTGACCAGCCGGCTCAGCCGGCAGCAGACGCTCCGGCAGCTGACACCCAACCGGCTTCGACGGAACCGGTTGCTGAAACGCCGGCTGCAACGGACGGCCAACCGGCTGCTCCGGCTGCTGACGAAACGCAAACGCCGGCTGCTTAAGCAGGCTAAGCTGTAAACGAAGAGAGATCAGGGTGCAAACTCTGGTCTCTCTTTTATGCCGTTCACTTTTCGAGAAAACTAATGCATATCGATCCGACTTTGTCCGCTGCTGAAAATGTGATTGAACTGGTCACGAATCCGGCCCTAGGCTTGCCCGTTAACCCCGAGTATTTGGCAGTGGGCAAACCTATGCCGTATGATCCGGCCGCTACCGTTGCAATCAGTTCGGTCTATGGCAAAGGCTTGAATGTCGACGGCCTCAGCAGCAATACTGCCGTGGTGGTGTTTGAACGACCTTCGTTGGAAGACGTGACGGATGATGGCGTCAGCCAGTTAATCATTTATCGACGCGTGACACTGGCCCAAGCTATCTCACCCAAGGCCCCCAATGTCACCATGGCCCAGGATCTGAATGCTTCCGAGATTATGGCAGCCATTGCCAGTCAACTGGGTTTGATTTCCGAAGAGCTCTATTTCAATAGTCCCTCCCATGGGAATCCCGCCACTATCCAGATTGCCACCCTGGGCACGTCATTGGCGTACCTGATGAGCTTGCTCACGGTGAACGTTACGTACTCGTAAAAAACACGATTCAAAGCGAAAATGGGCATATATCACGACTATGAGCATCCAGGTAAATTCACCTGTGCTTTTCTCATTAACGTAATGGAGTGATCATGAGCGCTTTGAAAATTGCAGCAGGCGTCGCCGCTGGCGTCGTGGTAGGAGCAGGGGTGGTGGTCGCAGCCAAGAAGGGCCTCGAGTGGAACGAGCGTCGCAAGTTCGCCAAGCTCACGAGTGGCAATCCGCAAGCCGGCAACATCTTTTCGTTCATCGGCTCGAACGCGAAGAACATGAACACCGCGCTCGGTCATGCACCGGTCGAGCAACCGCAGCAAAAGCAAGCCGCGCAGTAACCTCGTCGTCCCTCGTAGTCTAAACAACGCGTACAACAAACTTAAACCAAGATAAGGAACCAACATCATGTCGATCGTCAACCGTCTGCTGGGCCGTGCCAAGAAGTTCGAACGTAACTCGCTCAACGAGATCGTCGTCCTGGTGCACAAGGACGTACGTCATCACGCCCCCCATGGCTTTATCAACGTCACGCACCACGCTCAACGTATCAAGAACGCCCCGGTCGCGTTCGTGTTCCCGGATCTGCCGGCCGCGCCCGCGCTTACGCTGCGCCTGATGACGGATCTGTACGAAGCGCTGCACGCGCAGGGCTACATCCCGCATGAGCTCGTGTCCTATGGCACGATGCAGCCGATGTTCATCGCCGAGCACGCCTCCGATGACGCGTTCGTCATGGCTACGCCCGGTTTCGATCCCGTCGAATTCGCGCGTGCTCAGACGAATGCCGATCCTGCCGCGATTCCGCGTTCGCTGCTCAAGCAACATCCGGATCGTCGCCACGGCATGCATGTGGTCCAACCGGGTGAAGCCAGCTATGGCGAGCTGCTTGACGCGGTGCTCGTCAGCTTCAAGGCCCGCTGCGCGCGCTTCGATGAAGAAACGCGTGAAGTCGCAGCGATCCGTTTCGACCAGATCATCAGTAACGGTGTGAACCGTAACGATAGCGTCGACGAAATCAAGGACCGCCTGGAAACGGCGCTGCAACAAATGCATGAAGACAACGCCGCGCGGCGTGAGCGTCAACAGCTCGCCGCTGGTCGCGTCGCAGGCGCCGTCACCAACGTCTAAGCTGACGGCATAGGCGGGGAGCCTCAGTGCTCCCCTTTATTTATAATTACATTAAACCAAGGAAACAATCATGTTGCAAGAATTCGCAGATACGACCGTGCGTATTGGGGTCAACCCCATGATGGATCCCAAGCAATCACACGGCATGGCCAACTATCGCCGCACCGATGGTAAGACGGGGACGGTGCATTTTCTCGTGGACCATCCCCGCCGTCTGAAGCATCCCACGGATGACGCCATCAACGACGTCATCAAACAACTTCATCTGCTGGGCTACCCGGCAGTGTCGGTCACCGTCAAGACTGGGAAAATCAGCAAGGTGTTCCGTCCGCAGTAAACGCGTTCCTTAATCACTGACATGGGGTCGGTGATTTTTAAGAGGCCCACTTACCGATGGGTGAGCCTCTTTTTTTTGTTGGAAAGCATCGATACAAGGAAAATATTCAAAGCGAGAATAATCACATATCACTACAATGTGAGTCTTGTGTTACTCAAATTTTAAGTCTCTTCTTTTGTTCTTTTTTACAGCGGCTTTTAATGCTGTGCATCCCCACTATCTTCAAGGAGCCACCATGTCTGACGCAACGCACAACCCCGATGCTGCGCAGGCTGCTCAAGCTGCCATCCAACAACAACTCAAGCGTGATGAACTGATGGCGAAGTTTGGCGTGCAAGCGCCGATCGCTTTCATGCGTCAGCTCGGCAACGCCCAGGTCCATACCGGTCAGCGTCCGTCGCCGCAAACGCACATGCTGTCGTGGAAAGAAACCGGCAGCAACCACAAAGAAAAGAAGCTGTATGACGAACAGGTCGTGAGCGTGTTGCTCGACTATATCTTCATGCTCGAAGAACAACTCGCGATCGAGGCGGTGCAGTTCCGTCAGGATTCGATCTCGACGTTGATTGACAACCATCACCTGGACGGCTTTACGCCGGCACAACCGTGATTCATGCCCTGCACTTTGGTGGCTACTGGATCGGCATTGGCCTGATTAGTGCAGGCATGCTGGTGGTCAGCGGTGCCGAGATGTACCATTGGCGACGCCATCACAAGCGTCGTCGTCCCCTCTCCCTGGGTGAGCTCATCCAGACCAATGCGCTGAACGGTTTCGAGAAGCGTCAATAAAACCTCTTTATAGAGAAAACGAACGTGAATAAAGATCACCCGAATTACATCAAGTACCCTTCGTTCATTCTTGGCGTCAATGCCGAAGTGATCAAGAAGATCCTCACGCCCAATGTGCTCGACGGGCAAAACACCTGGTATCTGAACGACGCCGGCGCGGACCATCTGTGGGAGCTCTCGGACGACAAGCCCAACAGCCCCCGCATCAACGGGCATCTCGTGATCCGTCGCCGCCAGGAACTGGAGAAGGATTCCTCGGTGCTGCAACTGCTGCCGTACACCATGATCGGCTGGGTGGACGAGCAAACCGGGGCGGTGAGCGTTTCGACGTATTACCGCAAGAAGGGCACGGGTGAAAACCGCATGGCGCAAGCCACGCACGGCAAGGACGCGGACGTGATGTCCTTCGGCTGGGGCGGGCATGTCGAGATGATCGACATCGCGTGGAAAGAAGACGGTGACCTCGATCTCGACCAGACGATCTTCAACAACATCGTTCGCGAGAAGGCCGAGGAATGTATCTTCACCGATACGCGCACCAACAGCGAAGTCTCGATTCACGCGCTGCTCGATGATCACCCCCTGCGCCCGCAAGGCTATATCTACGACACGCGCAACGAAGTCGGCCAGCATCACTTGGCCATCGTCAACCTGCTCGTGTTGCCGGCGTATATCACCGTCACCAAGCGTGAAGCTGAACTCATGCAAGGCCCGGTGATGACGCTCGAGGAACTGAACGCCAACATCGCGTCGTTCGAGCCGTGGTCGGAAATCATCGTGCGCTCGCATTACGTGAATGCCGCCGCGTTCCAGGAATCGGTGACAGCGCTCGCCGAGCAGCACAAGGAAGTCGACTACCACAAGCTCGCCCGTGCGGCGGGTCAAGCGGAGTCGCCGGCCGATACGCCGTCGAACGTCGTGCGCGAAGCGGTGCTGGATGCCGCCATCGTCAAAGAAACGGCCCAGTGATCGGGTTCTGAAAACCACCTCCCTCGGTGGGACGGCAATGCTATGTTTCACCGAGGGCCTCCCCTTAGACCAGGGAGCGTATTGTTTAACCGGGGTTTGTATCGTGAGCGCGATACCGTTTTCAGAGCAAGACTGTTGCCGTAATTTCCAGCGTGCTTTATGGATGCTGAGAGAAAAAGAAAAGTTTCAACTGGTGTGTCGCTTCAAGCGTAGTCGAAGTGGTCACCTCATGCTCTACGTCTGGAAGTTTCCGGCGAGCATGAAACTCACTGCATCCATTGTTGAGGGTGTGGCGAAGCTGTTGAAGCCCGCTCGGATCTTTTCCGAGCTCGACGTGTTCGGTGTGGAAGAGGCCATCCACGAACCGGAAGACACGTTTGTGGAATGCGAAGTCCAGGACCTGATCCCCAATCATGTGTTCGATGCAGACGCATTTTACGAACGTATCTAGTCTACTACTAATAAACCGCCATGTTCGTGCCAGGTCTAAAGAGTGTTGTTCAGTCCGCGATTGAGCAACGCAAATTTCTTACCAATGGACAAGCGCTGCCTGAGATTGATTTCAGCCAGCCGGTTCATCTCGAAATCACCGCCATTGATTCGGCCCACTTGGTCTCCATGATCCGGTGCACTGATGATACCGTCGTCGACTTCGGAAAAGAGTACATGCGTGTCCTGTATTTGCAGATGACGCACGACTGCATCTTCCAGGACGCGGTGGTCGCGCTGTTGAGTGAAACCCCTGCATTGGCTGAGCTCCTGACGGGCATGAAGAAAGTCAGAGTCTCGATCACGGGCTACACGACGCGTGCCAAGCAAACCTTTCGCAAGCCAGTCCTTCGCAATCCCAATGAGGGCAAACACATCCAGCATTGGAAAGTGAAGCTGGAAGACAGCGCCATTTTGGTAGCTGCCTAAGAAGAACCATGGCCATACGAGCCCGGTCTCGACCGGGCTTTTATGCCGTTTGTGTAGATTTTATTCCGCTGGTAAATCGGGTGAGTATCGTCTAATAAGGAGAAATGACCAAATGAAGCAAGAGCACTACCCGGGCGCTTTTATCACCCTCGAAGGTCCGGATGGATCGGGGAAAACCAGTAATGTGGGTTACCTCGCAGAACAGTTTCGCGCGCTCGGTTATGACGTTGTGCTCACCCGTGAACCGGGCGGCTCCAAACTGGGCGAGGAACTTCGCGCATTGCTGTTGAGCAACTACATGCCGAAGATGGCCGAGTTGCTGTTGATGTATGCAGCGCGCGCGGATCATGTCGAACAACTGATTAAGCCCGCCCTGCGCGCCGGTAAGATTGTGATCAGTGATCGCTTTGCGGACTCGTCGTTTGCCTATCAGGGCATGGGGCGCGGGATGAAGGACGAAGTGCTGGCGATCGAAAAGCTGGTGCTGGGGGATTTTGAACCGAACTGGACGCTGTACTTTGACGTGACGCTGGACGAAAGCCTGAAGCGCCTGCAAGGCCGCACAGGTAAGTCTGATCGCTTCGATCAGGAAGAGTTCGCCTTCCGTGAAAAAGTCTGGCACGGCTATCGGGTGCGTTTTCTGAATCACATCGAGCGGATGGTGCAGATCGATGCGATGCAAGATCCGGAAGGCGTACGCAGTCAAGTGCGGGCCTGGGCCAACGGTTCATTCATGTACTGGCATACGGTCACCCGTCATGAGGCAGCGAATGTTTAACGGCACCTATGCAGTGAAGGTTAAACGGGGCCGTCGTCGGTACCAGCAGATTCAAGAGCACGTGCGGTACGTGGCGGGCAGTCGGCGTAAAGAAGCGCAGGAACGCCACGATAGACTGGTCGCCAACATCACGTGGCTCGCGCGCATTCGTAAAGAGCTCGGCAGTGCGGTGCCCGCAGACGAAACACCGTACGTCGACTATTCGATTTTCGAGCGCTATGCGAGTGAGCTCACGCCGGAGCAGCTGACGCGCGCACTCAAGTACTTGAAGGCGGATTTCGTCCCCGAGAAACTGTACAAGGTCACGTGGAATGGCTATCGCATGGTTCTGGAGTTCAGCGTTCTGGAATGGTTGCTCATTCGTTTGGCTATTATTGAGTCGGCTGAAAACAAAAAGAAGGAAGGCAGCATTCCGACGGCCTACTACGGTTTTCTTAGCAACGATGATTTCTTCTTTGACGAGACCCGGATTCGCAACCCTAACGGTGTGAATCACACGTCATGGGAGCTGGTGAAGCAAGCCAAAGAAGAAGTAAAGATTCCCGTACACCCACAAGCCCCCGATTCGTGGTGGCGCAAGTATTTCACGCGATAAGGAGAAGTATGGAACAGCAAGCGTACACGGGCAAGCTCACCCTGGGCAAAGACACGCAGATCGCTCAGACTGTGACGTTCAATATGGCACGCCCCGAAACCCAGATGATGGTCATGTTTGGCATTGACCTCGCCAAGCCCCTCATCACCGTCTACCATGGTGATAACCAACCCATCGTCGAACTCTGGCGCGATGGCACGTGCAGTATCAAGAACATGGACTATCTGGACGAAGCCGCCCGGACGTTCTACAAGGCCGTGGCCTCGATTGTGAAGCAATACATGGACTATCCGGGCTGGGTCGTGCGCAAGGAAGGGGTGAGCGAATACCTTCAGATCGATGACGTCGGCATTAACGAAGTGCAGAAGGTTCATGAAGCGACGCATTTCGCACGCGAACGCGATGCAATGGCCGCGTGTCGGTCGGGCTATGAAGTCGTCCCCGCGGCCGAAGGCATGTTGTTCAGTCGCCTCGTGAGCCTGAGCTAGTGCGTCAGGGGTGGAGACCTACTACCCGTGTCTCTCGCCACGGGTAGCTCACCATACGAAAGTTTGACCCAGAGGTGTGTGATGAACACAGTTTCAAAAGTCATACCTAAAAGCCAGTTAAAACATGGTGCCTATTACGCGGGTACCTCGAACTCGGTAACGATTGCGCGCTGGAATGCGCATCAAGGCCTCTTCTTTGGTAAGCGCCAAAAAGGGGCCATCGTTGACTTTTTCACGCATCCTGAAGACAGTGTCGCAATGAGCGCATCCGATACCTTTACCCCGGTTCAGGAAATCACCGCGCCCGCTATTCGTATCCCCATTTCTTACTAATAAACCAAGGGAGTAGTTGTGGTACTGGATAAGAAAAATGACGTCTATGTGGTCAAGCTGGGCACCATGGGCGAACAAGCCAATGCACAGATTATCTATAAGCCAACCTGGTTCTACGCGCACTTTCCAAGCCTGGAGCGCCGGATCCTGCATAACGACGTGATCAGCGAGCTCAACCCGATTCATCAGGGCCGCAATCTTGCCCTGCTTGAGCGCATTCGGGAAGACAACCAGTGCGCGATCATTCGCGCGGTGGGAACGCAGCTCGATACAGCGTCGGACCAGATTCATATCGTCGGTCACGTGGTGGCAACTGGCCCCCACTTTTCGACCGTCGAGCAGATGTTTGACATAGACCCCCAAGGGGAAAGTTGGGCGTTCCGTTTGCGGTGTTTGGTGCAGCCCCCCGACGAAGGCGCATCAAAGAAATTGGTTCCTGTGATTGAACGCCTGATCACCTGGGATTTACATACTCACTAACAAGAAACCAAACCAAGGAGTAGTACCATGTATGATCGTAAAAAGCTGGAAGACATTTGTGAGCGACTGGCCGACCCGAAAGAGTACATGGGTGGTCGCGTGCCCCGAATTGCAGAAGACGCGATGAATCTGATTTTGCATATGGAGCGCAACGTCGAAGATCTCGTGCTCGTTGCCCCGACGTTCCCCGAGTTGATCGCCCGCACCAAGAAGCAGATCAACGACACCAAGCAGCCGGGTGAAGATCCGGTGGAAAGCTTTGAAGTGTCCGTGCCCAGCGGCATGGATGAAAAGCAGTTGGTGCCGCACGAGAAAGTTCCGGTGGGCTCCAAGCCCTATATGGAAGTGCTGCGCCTACTCGCTGCGCGTCTGCGCCGAGAGAACCCATTCTAATAAGGAAAACCCAAGTGAGCCACTTAAAACTGGTTAAGGCGGGGGAGCCCGCCCCGCAGTATCACTGGCAGTTTCTCGGAGAAGGCTACATCATCCAGCCCACCACGGGCGAGCGTGCCAGTGGCGATCCAGTGGTGTTAGCTTTTAACTTGCCGTATGTTCAGGGTGAGCTGACGCGTTTCGCGCATAGCCGGGTCCGGGCGATTGCTATGACGCGCCTGAACTTAATCCTGCGCTATCGACTCGATGAGCTGAACAATCCGCCGCACTCGCCATTGTGGATTCCGGCCCTCGACCCGGACTGCACCATCGCATTGATGGAGTCGAGCGACGGCGAGATTTGGTACAGCACGACACCCCAGCCCCAGGTGGAATCGTGATGCGCTCGGATGATATTGCCGCCATGGTGATCGGCTCCTGGGTGTTGTTCGCCGTGGTGTGCAGCCTCTTCTTTCTGGGTCTCCGCTACCGGCTCGGGCAAAAAAACCGTCTCGTAGGGTATCCGTATGCATACTACCAGCGGCGTAAGGCACGCTTGCGTCGTCGGTATGTCATCATCATGTTGACCAGCATCTTGTTTGCCGTGACAGCGGACGCCGTGCTGGTCTTTACAAACAGTTAAAACCAGGGTTAAAAACAAATGTATCAGTTGCACAGTGTCGAAGAGCAATACATGGCCGCACTGAAGTCGATCCTCGTGACGGGCACCTGGCAGGAAAATCGCACGGGTATCGACTCCATCAAATCCCCGTTTCCGATTGTGATCACGCATCGCATGGAAGAAGGCTATCCGGCCCTCACGGGTCGCAAGGCCCCGGTGAAGTCGGCGATCGCGGAGATGATCGGGTTCATGCGTGGTGTTACCTCGGCGGCAGACTTCCGAGCGCTCGGCTGCAAGTACTGGGATCAGAACGCCAACGAAAACACGCAGTGGCTCGCGAACCCGTTTCGTGAAGGCCCGGACGATCTGGGCGATGTCTACGGTGCGCAGTGGCGCCGTTGGCCGGCGTATCAGTATTTCAAGAAGGGCGAGCTCAGCGACGCTGCGCGCGGCAAGCTTGATCGCGAAGGCTGGCAGGTAGTCGCCGATTCGTTCGACGTGACGGGCCAAGACGGCTGGGTGTATTTCAAAGAGATCGATCAGCTGGGTGACTGTGTGCGTACGATCATCAACAACCCGAACGATCGTCGTATTCTGATGCATGCGTGGAACCCGGCCAAGCTCGGTCAGATCGCGCTGCCTGCGTGTCATCTGTTGTATCAGTTCGTGCCGACGGCGAAGACCAAAGAGCTCGCGCTCTCTGTGACGGTCCGCTCGAACGACATGCCGCTCGGCTGGCCCAGCAACATGATGGAGGCGGCGTTCTTGCTGCAAGTCGTCGCTCACCTCACCGGTTACACGCCGTCGTACGTGACGTTGATTTCCAACGACGCGCACATCTACGCGAACCAGCTCGACATGGTGGACGAGTATCTGTCGCGTGAAACACATCCGTTGCCCCGGCTGGTGATCAACGACCGGGTGCCAACGTTCGCGGACCACGTACTGACGGCCGAGCGAGCGAAGGAAGGTTTCCTCATGAACGAACTCACCGACGCGAAGCAACAAGCGGCGGAAGCGGTCGTGAAATGGCTGAACTGGATCGAGCCGAGCGATTTCACTCTGGACAACTATGTCCACGGCGAACCCATCAGCGCACCGATGGCGGTCTAAGATGGCACGTGACGGTACGGTAGGCGCACAGATTCTTGCCCTCTTTGAAGCGAAAGACGGCGAGCCGGCCAAACGGTTTACGCTCAATGAACTCTTTCGAGCACTGCCCGGGTCGCCGGAAAGCAGCATCAAGTCAGCCGTAAAGAGATTACGGGGCGGGGACGGCTCGGAAAAGAAGTTGCGCGCAGTGGGCTATATGAGCCAGGCTACGGGCGCGGGGTTGCCCGAACCGATCCTTGAGCTGGGGAGCGAACCGGATGTGCCGCGTGAGGAGAAGTACGTGGTGCCGAACGATGAGCTCATTCGAAGACGAAAGGAGTTGCGACGCAAACAAGAAGAGCTAAGTCTCAAACGCTCGTTGGAAGCGATCGACAACTACCTGTAAGTGGAGGGCTGTCCGGGCTTCGGCTCGGGCAGTCTTCTTTTATGCCGCTAAAACAACGACTTGGATAAAGTTATTCACCATGGTATCGTTTGACGGAGTAGGACAGAGTCGCATCGCGGACACATTGTCAGCGATTGCGAAGCTGTATGAGCAGGTTGAGCAGCAAATTAATCAGGGCGTCTTATTGAGCCGTGACGAGATTGCTTTACTCAAAAACCTGGCTGGTACCCCTAAACACTTGCAGACACTCGAAATTGCCCGGCACCCTGAGATCAGTAACAATGATTTCGGCAAGCGCTGGGGCGTGAGTTATGCCCGCATCTCGCAGATCCGGCACGGCGACGTGGGTCGACGCAAGTACCAACTGACGGATCAATCGCCGCCGGCTTATCCGCTGAGGTTGTTTTAATCCCAATGAACTACAATCCAGGAGTCCTAAAGGGTCGCATCTATCAGGTGATCTTTGAACACGGCCCCATGACCTACGAGGCGTTACTGCGCTATATCCCGGACGCTTTAATTAAGAAGATCAAAGACTGTATTGTCAATGATCGATTCATGAATAAGTCCAATGGGAGAAAAGTGTTTCGGGTGGTAGCCTACGAAGCGCATCGGGGAACCGGTGGCTCCTTTCACCCGGTCATTGGGCTCGGTAACGAACCGGACGAACCCCCACCTGTTGTGGAGAACGCGCACCTCGATGCTTCTCGTCGCTACGAAGCCACCAAAGGCAAAGTACAACGTGAGCGTCGCAAACGCGAACACCAGCAGGCCGAACAACGTGCAGCACTGGCCTTTGCGGGTTTGTTGGGCGCAGCGCCTCCGAAGCTGACCAATACCCTGCCAAGCCGTGTCCATCTAATACCAATAACAGCACCTAAACCTAAAAATGGCAATGGAAAGAAAGCTGCACAAAAGAATCTACAACCTGCTCAAGCGTCACGGCGCCCTGAGCAAGACCGCGTTGAAAGAGAAACTCTGTCCTGAATTCACGTACAAGTTTCTCACCGACACGTTGTTGCAAATGCGCGGTTTGGTGGATGGCATTCCTCGGGTCATCTATATCGAGGACTACGTGCGGCAAGTCGGCAAAGGCGGCAAAGCCTCGCCCGTCTATCGGATCGGTACGAAAGCCGATGAGCCGGAACCCACGCGCGATCGTGCGGAAGCGTTGCGTGAATACAACCGACGCTACCAAGCGAAACCAGAGGTCTACACCGAGCGGCTGGCGTATAATGCCGCCCGGCGTCGCAAGGTTACCCAGAATAAACGTATCGAAAAGAACGCAGCGAAGAATGCATTTAGCCACTTGGTCTCACCGCCGACTCCCATCGTGCTCGAGGCCGTGTCGGTGCGGAAGGTCAAGATTGACCACGACGAAGAATGGATTACCAACACTGAGAAGGCCATTCGACGTCGTAAGCATTCGTCGGCATGCGGTGCAGTGTAGTACCCTTTGTCCGTTCTACCTCTCAGGTCTCCTCGCGGACAAAGGAGGTTCCTCCCACCCCTGGCTACCACCTCCTCCAAGGGCGGGGGTGGGAGCTTTTTATGCCGTGAGTTTTCCATACTACGCAAAACAGTAAAGAAATACTGCCCATCGAATTAAGTGATGGTTAAATCAGACAAAAGGATGCGCAATGAATAAACCGAATATGCAGGTACGGGGCAAGAAGAATCGCAACCAGGGACCACGCCCGGATGAAGAGCTGCAATCGCTTCTTCAGGGCAGCAATGCAGCAGTCGCTGAACGCGCCGGCGTGTCGGAAGCCGTCGCCGCAGAAGGTCGTGAAGAAGGCGCCGGTCACACGCAGGAAGAGATCGACCAGCTCTTCGATGCTGCGATTGACCACGCGGCTGACGTACTGGGGGTGGAACCCGACCAGGTCGTCTTGACCCCGATCGGCGTCGATATGGGCAAGGAAGGCGCGGAACAATCGGTGGATTTGAACCAGCAGATCACCTTCTCGGCGAGCTTCGGTCAGGAGAGCCTCGCTGCGGCCTCTGAAGCCACCGCCAAGGCGTCCGTGAAGGATGCGGCTATGTCGGTAGAGGATGCGCTGGCAAGCCCGGAGAGCGCCGCTAATTTCCTCGGTGTGAATCTCTCCGATGTGGCGTTTTTCATGCCGGCATCGGAAGTTGAACGCATGCAAAAAGCACACGAGGCCGGCGTCATGGTCGCGATGTCCTGGGATGAGCTTCAGAAGTTCCGGATCGAAGTTGCGAATACGCAAGCATTCGATGTGTCGCCGGAAGCATTCGCTGCGCTCGGTGGCTATCCGATCGGTGGTAACAATCCGGGTGGCCTGGATCTGAATACACCGGAAGTCGACGAATACGCGGACAAGTACCTGGAGACGAATCTCAAGATCGTCATCACGCGCTTCCCGAAGGGCATGCCGGAAGCCGAGCAAGAAGAAATGCGCAAGCTCTTCACGGAAGATTTCCAGTCCGTGGTGGGTTTTCGCAGCGGCTTCGAGCTCCACGCGCCGGCGTCTGCTCCGAAGAACCTGATCAAGCTTACGCTCGAGCGCCCGAGCTCAGAGCCGGAATTCACCTGGCAGGAGCGCAAGAAGAAAGCCATCACGCGTTATTTCGATGCATGGGGTGTGCGCCTGGGGGGACAGGGCGTGACGGATGCCACCAGCTTCGACTTCTGGGCGCTGGAGATGGACGAAGGCGGCACCGAGTTGGTCGATGCCTGGAAGTGCACGAACATGTATCCGAAACGGCTGGGCGGTATCGATTCGCGAGCCATCGCCGATTGGCTTCCGAGCGACAGGAATACGTGGTTTATCTCGGCAACCTTGAGCGGGGAAGTCTCACGCTCGCAGTCGCTGTCGGCGGGTGCGCTCGAACACATCCAAGCGCAGGCGGTGTAAATGCTGATCGACTTCCATTTGAGCTTCGGTGCAATGCTCTTTTGGTTGTTGGTCGGCCATGTCTACTTTGACTATGCAGGCCAGGGAGACTTCCTGGCCCTGATCAAAAACCATAACACAGAGCCAGGCAAGAACCTGTGGCACTGGGGCTTGCCGTCGCACGCACTTCTTCATGCCGGAAGTGTGGCGTTGTTTACAGGGTCCATCGGACTGGGCTTGACCGAAGCGGTCATCCACGCGCTGGTGGATAGATTGAAGTGTAACAACAAGATCTCGTACAACCTGGATCAAGTAGTGCATCTGCTGTGTAAGGTCGTATGGGCAGCAATCGCAGTCTTTCTGTGGAGGCAATAAGCTATGGAAGTCATAGAAGGCGGCTCATCCTCAGACGAAGGGGTGATCAGTCGCATGCTGTTGTTGGGCGGGGATGAAGAGAGCGAGGATTTTCTGGCGGGCATGGATGCCGGGGTCATTCTCTTTCTTCTGAACGAGTGTAGAGTCAAGGGTGAGGATCCGGCCTCGCTCGACCCGTTACCGGCGTTTAAGTGTGCCAAGCCGGCCATTGAGAAGATTGCGAAGTATTGCGGTGTCTCGGTGACCTACATGGACATACTGGAGCCGGGCAATGAAGAGCGGGTGTTCTGTAAGTTCCAGAGCCTCCGGGGTCAGCTCTCACTCGTTTCATAACCGCAAGCTAGGACCGGAAACTTTAACAATGACTAATAATCTCTTGGGCTGGCGTCAATATCGGGGCCGAATCATTCCACGCAGTACAGTCGAACAAGTCACCAAGAACTTTCGACCGTATGACACGCGCCTGAAACTGGGCGAGCACGTCAAGCTGCGTATCGATGATGCGGGTACGACCCAGTTCCTAGGTGCAGTTGTGGTAGACGTGGCACAGTCACACCGGAATGGTGCTACGTACGCACTCGCTTTCCCTGCTACCGTCGAGGGAGACTTCTACATTGTCGTCGATGGCTTCTCGGGCGCCGGGATGCAGTTGACTCACGACGAAAGTGCAGAAGCTTCAGGTATCTATACGGAAGCCGAGTACGCGCAGTACGAGTTGGAGAACGTGAAGTCGTCGCCGGCACCGCATCGTACCCTCAAGCTGGTGACGTCCGCGTTGGACGACACGAAGGTAGCGGCCGAGCAACTGGTTTCGAATCTACAATAAACAATAAAACCACGGCCATGAGGCAGAAGAAAAAACACCCTGACTACGCCAGATGGCAGGCGATGCAGCAAAGGTGTTACCGTAAGAACTCACGCGACTATCCGCGATACGGTGGGCGCGGGATTGAAGTCTGTGAGGATTGGCGCCAGAGTAACAAAGAAGGCTTCTTTAACTTTGCGACCTGGCTTGAGCAGCAGCCCAACTACGAGAAACTGCAAGGCGGTCACGTCTTCGCCCGCAAGGATGTGGATCAACACTACACACCCGGCAACTGTGAAATCGTGCCGTCGCGCATTGCAACACAACGTAAGGGTACAACGCGCCTGAGCTTGGAGATCGTCGTTACAACTCGCAAGCTGCTCAAAGAGAAACCCGAGACTTCCCTCGATGACCTCATCACGGAGTATGGCTTCGGATCCAGAACGATTTGGTCCAACGCCTTACGAGGGAAGACTTGGCAAAACGCTGACTTGCTCGAAGCGCCGATTGGGGATCGATTGGCGTTTCGTGAAACACGTACGTTTAAGCATCGTCTTGAATCATTACCGCTACCTGAAGGAGTGCACGGTGAGTCTTACCCCGCCGAAGTCGAATGCAACGCCCTTTGACCTACCGGCGATTGTGATGAAGAAGGTCACGCGGGCCGAGTTCTTGCAGGAGCTCCGAGCGCGCATCAACAAGTGGTACATGCCCAGTGCAACGGGCGAAGTGCAGTACAACTCGAAGCCATCGTATCTGCGCCACCAGCATCCGTTTATCGAGGATGGTTGTTGGCCCAATGCATCGGCCTCGCATGATCAAAGCGGTTTTCTGGCTTTCGAGCGCTTCGGCACGACCCCCGAGGCACTGATCGTGGATGGTCAGTATGTGATCCCGCCCAAGGACATCTATTTGTGGCTGGATCTGTACCCGGTCTACATTCTGGTGAATCTCCAGAACGTGGATATCCGAGTCGCCGTATCGGAAGAGGGCTATCGTCTGAATTACCTGAAGTGGGACGACGATGCGCAGGAGATCGCGCTCGATCGTTTCAAGCTGCAAAACGCGTTCGAATGTTACGTGTAAGGGACGGGGGCTCCGGCTCCCGTTTGTGCGACGAGACCAACCCATAAATCATGAACCACCTTGTAGTCGGCATCGGCTCAATTATCACGGCGGGCGTTACGGCGACCGCTGGCTGGACCTGGTATTACCTCAATCACTGCGTACGTCACCCGGACCTGGAGGGCGACGACAGCAGTGACGAAGAGATCGACGGTATTCCGATTAACGTGCCCGTCAGACGACGCGATCGTCTGCGTGCATGGCTGCATCTGAGTCTGAAGGAAGACCGGGTGCCGGACATGAAGCTGTTGATTTATAGCGGTAACCAGCGCAACTGGAAACGGGTGCTGCATCCGCTGAAAGATTTGAAGGGACTACAAGAGAAGATCCTCGGGCCGGCGATTCGCCATCCCGATGGTCTGATCTATGGTGTTGGCTATGGGGGCCGACATCATCACTGTATCCGGTATATGCACAGCCTCGGCAAGGCTGGTATGGCGAACACCCACGATCAAGGTTTTGTGACGACCAGCGGCCGCTACGTGGACCGCATCGAAGGCCTGGCGATTGCGCAAGCAGGCCGGCAGATCGTGAAAAAGACGAACCCCGCCACGAAGTTGTTTTCAGAAGACCTGTGGTGATATAAATCTACCGTGCTCCGCCATCATCTGGAAGAGTAAAACAATCGAGGTAAACGAAATGAGTGAGCTTTACGAAGCCCTGAAAAACCGTCCGAGCGACACCAATCAGCAAGACATCGACGCGATCGCCGCGGGGCTGCGCACCATGACGCAACACCTCGATAAGCTGCATCCGGAATTGAAAGGTATCTTCGGCAAGATCGTGCAATCCGTGGGGGTGCATCTGGATCGCCTACGTGACGCGCGCTTCAATGCGTACGAATCGTTTCTCGGCAAGGGTCCGATTGCCCGCAAGCTGCGCGAGCATATCGCGCTGCAATCGTTCTTTGCGCCGCAAACCACCGCGCGCGGTCGGGATCTGGAGCGCTGGGTGGATGACGTCTTTAACAAGTATCCGACCAAGGACGAAGCGGAATTGAAGGAGCTGAAGGCATTCGTCGAGATGGCCGCGCCCCTCATGACGGGTCAGCAGCTGCCCGGACAGGAATTCACCGAGTTGCTAGCGGATGCAAAGATCACGGATCAGAAGTCGGGCTTCTACGTCATCAAGGGAGCGGTGCTCGATCGCCACGTGATGGTGCTGACGGTGTCGACGCTCAGTGCGATGGATGGCATTAAGGCCTGCTACGTGTTGGAGCGCGGCCATGACGAGTATCTCCTGTTCTACCATCAGGAAGAGCAGGAGTGGTTCAAAGCCGATTACTCGTTTAGCTTCCAGCATCTCACGAAGATGCTGCGTCGTGAGCTCGACGAAATCCTCAAGCCGTTGAATCTGTCGGCCCAGCCGGTGGACTTGCCGTTGGAACTGGCGAAGATTACCGCGAAAGTGGATAGCATCTTCGATCAGCTCGGCGATCAGCGTGCACCGACGCCGCGCAGTATTGACAAGCTCATGCACGAGAAGGACCAAAGCGGGATCACGTTGATCGTGAGTCCGAACTATCTGTGGAGCTTTACCGATACGCGCGGGGCTTACCCGAGCCGTGTCTACAAGTTCTATCAGAGCGTGGGCGGTGGGGTCCAGTCTGCGGAACCGACGGTGTTCAACGAGTTCAGCCGTCAGGTGATGGTGCGTTTTCTTAACACGGAACTCGATCGGATCGCGGACGCTCTGAAGGCGCCGGAACCCGTCACACAGGAGTAGTTGCCATGCAGCAGCACGGTAACGTTTTAGCGTACTATCGCGAAACCGATTTCATGAGCCACATGTATCGGTGCGAGTTTTACTATCGTGACATTCTGTTTAACCATGTCGAAAAATTTATCATGTACGGCAAAGCCATGGCCTTTCATGATTCCGACACGGCGCAGAAGATCATTGACAACGACAGCCCCTACGAGTGTAAGACGCTCGGCAAGGCAGTCAAAGGTTTTGATCAAGGCATTTGGCAGTCGCAGTGGGCACCGCGGGTCGCCTACGTGGGCAACCGCGAGAAGTATCGGCAGAACCCGAACCTCGCGGACTTGCTCAAGCAAACCGAGGCGCTGATTCTGGCCGAAGGCAGTTGGAACAAAGTGTGGGGCGCAGGCTTTGCGAAAGATGATCCCCGCATCGGTGAAGTCCATTTATGGCCAGGTGCAAACTTGGCCGGTAACACCTTGATGCGAGTCCGTAAAGAACTCTTGACGGGTCTCTACTAAACCCCGAAAGGGGACGCCTAGGAAGCGTCCTCTTTTTTTGCTTACAGCAGGCAGAACAAAATGACAACTGATAACAAAAGCGCACTGGACATCGTTCACGGCCTGAGCGATGCTCACGAGGGTTCGATCATGCAGAACCGCCGGGCAGCTGAAAAGCGCATTCATGCGCACTACTACACGGTCCACGATCGCTTCCATACGCTGCATGCGGAGAAGGCTAAGCGCGAACAAGAACAGACGAACGCCGCGAACGCCGGTTTCGTGCAACAAGTGGCCGTGTGGAAGGGTACGCTTGTCACGCCGTTCCAGCAGCCGGTTGCGAAGGTCGAGATGGGGTTCACCGCCCAGCGAATCGAGGAGGTCCTTCCGTGCCAGATCCAGGAAGAGACGGCGCCCCTCACGGGCTTCAAGAAGCGTTGGGCTGTGCTCATGCAGCTCGCGGGTCTGTTGAACGAATACACGGACCTGCTCAATGAAGAAGACGCCGAAGATCCGTCGGACCATGTGCAGGAAGGTCGCCGCGTCGCTCAGATGTTCGCCATCGCTGCGCTGGAAACCGCGCATGCCGCCGGCCTGGATCTCGACATCGAACGTCGTCCGGTTGGTCACGCAATGGGGAGCTTCGTCTCAGCGATCATCATCGGTGAAACCAACAAGGTCTACCGCGCGCGGTTTGCCGCAGAAGCCGAAGCGAAGCACGCGCAGGCTGAACAAGAAGATCGAACGGCCATGGGTGAGCCGGACTGCACGTGTGCGAGCAATCCGCACGCCGAGAATTGCCCGGTGACTTACTTTGTGCGTGAACTCTTCGCGAACTCGGGCGAGTGTGCGCAAGCGCTCGTCGAGGAAGGCTCCAGCATTCCGTTCGGTGTGCTCGATGAACTGCCGGCGGCGATCAACCCGTGTACGGAAACGCCGGCGATGTTGGCCAAGCGGATCGTGCTGGGCAAAGACGCTGAGCAGATCATCGTGCCGCAGGAGCCGTTTACGGAACCGGTGGCCATGGGTCATCCGTACCTGCCGTATCCGAGCAAAGAAGAAACGATGTACATCCCGGTGTAAGTGACCGGATCATACAGACCAAAAGGAAAGTAAAGTGAAGCGTCTTATTGCAGTGCTGGCTGTGCTGACCAGCTTCTCGGCCCACGCGAATCTCGTGGTGAAGATCGGGCACTCGGTGCCGCTGACTGGGGAGTCGGCGAATATGGGTAAGGACGACCAGAACGGGGGCGTGCTGGCCATCGAGGAGTTGAACAAGCAGGGCATTACCGTCAAGGGGCAAGCCGTGACGTTCGTGCTCGACTCGGAAGACAACGCCGCGGATCCGCGTACCGGCACGATGGTCGCACAAAAGCTCGTGGACTCCGGTGTGGTGGCGGTGATCGACGGTCAGCTCTCGTCGGTGGCGATTCCGGCCGCGTCGATTTACAAAGCCGCTGGCATTCCGCAGATTGCCAATGCTGCGTCCAACCCCGAGCTTACCAAGCTGGGGATTCAGTCGGTGTTCCGCATTGTGGGGACCGACGATCAGCAAGGACCCGCGTTGGCGCAGTACGCGATCAAGACGCTTCACTACAAGACCTTCGCCGTGCAGGACGATCAGACGGCGTATGGTCACGGACTAGCGGAGGCATTTGCCAGTGAGGTTACGAAACAAGGTGGCCGGGTGGTGTATCGCGGGGGCAATAGCAACAAGCAAGTCGACTTCAAGGCTATGCTTACCACGATCAAAGGCAAGAACCCCGACGCAATTTTCTACGCCGGGGAAGAAGCCACCACGGCCCCCCTCTTTAAGCAAGCGATCGCGCTTGGACTCCAGTCCCAGTTTCTTACCGGTGACTCGGGTTGTGTGGACGAACTTGCCAAGCTCACAGGCACTGCGGCTACGGATCGCCTTACCTGCGCAGAACCTGACACTGCTTTTTCTCTCATACCCCGGGGCACGGAGTTTGAGAAAGCGTACCGTACCCGTTTCCGTCAGTCCATTGTGGACTATGCGCCCTACACGTACGACGCGATCATGCTGATTGCGGATGCCATCAAGCGCGCGGACTCGACGACGCCCAGCGATATCACGCAGGCCTTGAAAGCGGCGAACTACGAAGGCATCACCGCCACAATGCAGTTCGATCCGTTCGGGGATCTGAAGCATCCGGTCGTCAGTATTTCGAAGTTTGTGAACGGGGTGAAGACACCGTTTCAGATTGTGAAGCCGTAAAGGAATCATGAACAAGAAAAAGACTATCCTGTTTTTCACGGGGATCGGTCTCATGACCTGTGTCGGGCTGACGCTGATCATCAGCTCGTGCAGTCACGACGAGGCCGATATTCAACCGGTGCAGCAACAACCGGTGCAAGCGCAGTCAGCCTCGCAGACACCAGCGCCTCAGATCATCGAGCGTGAGCGGATCGTGGAGCGCCACCACAGCGGGATCAATAGTTTCTTGCTGTGGCACTATCTATTTAGTCAGTCGAGCCCGACCCACACGGTGGAGTATCGTCCTGCGCCGCTGTATCATCCGCAGGCTCCGTCGACGGTCGTGCAGCAGAACGTCACTAACGTGACGGTGAACAAAACGGTGAATGTCAATGCCAATGCTCCCTCTGCTTCTGCTGATTCTTCTAGTGGCAGTCCTGCGCGCCCGGTGGTATCGGCCCCGGCAAAGTCGTGGTGGGCCACCCCCACGCAAGTCATGAAGGCGTCGACGGCTTACCCGAAGGCGCAAAATACCAATACGGGGAGCTACGCGGCGAAAACCGCCAGCTACTCCGGCTATAAACAAACTGTGAAGATAGGGAGAAGGTAATGGACAAGGTCCTGTGTGTCTATCACAAAGACTGCATTGACGGTTACGCGGCGGCCTGGGTGGTCGGGCACGCGTGTGGCTTTGAGAACGTGGAGTTCGTCGCGGCGAACTACGGCGATGCGCTGCCAGTGTTGGAAGGCCGGGAAGTCTATATCGTCGATTTCAGCTACGATCCGGCTGAGCTCTCCACCGATGACTTGAAGCAGATGGCGAAAGCCAAGCGCCTGGTCATGCTCGATCACCACGAGACGGCCTACGCGAACTGGAAAGATGTCCCGTTGCTGGATCACTGGACTTTCCGTTACGAACCTGCGATGTCTGGGGTTGGGGTGGCATGGCGCTGGTTCTTTGGCGGCAACAAAGCGATGCCCATGCCCTTGCAGTTGATTCAGGATCGCGACCTGTGGCAGTTCCAGCTGGAAGGCAGTCGCGAGTTTCATGCGGTGGCAGTGTCCTATGGACTCCTGCGAGAAGCGCCGACCGAGCACGGCTGGCTGGGTCAGCTGATCGAGGACACACCGTTCTGGTTGAATGGGCCGCCTTCGGATATTATCATGATCCAGGGCAAGGCGATCATTCGGGATCAGAAGAATCTGATTCAGACACTCTTGCAGCGCGCGCATCTGGTGAGCTGCCGGGGCTATGAAGTGCCGCTGTGTCAGGTGCCTTACGACATGCGCTCGGACGCGGGCTTCTGGTTAAGCCTCAAGTATCCGTTCTCGATTACCTACGACGATGTCTGGTCCGATGGCGTGCGCAAGTATTCGTTTCGCTCGAACAAGAAGACCGGTATCGACGTGATGAAAGTCACGCAACCCTGGGGCGGCGGTGGTCACAAGCACGCCTCGGGCTTTACGGTACCGATTGATCTGCCGTTCCCTTTTCTTGCAGTGCAGGGACGTCAGTTGAAGCTGGATTTTGAAGACAAGTAATGATCAACGATCAAGAGGATGTAGCATCCGGTTGCATTGGAGTGTGCTCCACGCTGTTTGATCCCGTCTGCAAGGGCTGCGGACGGACCCAAGCCGACGTGGACAACTGGGTCTGGATGAGTCGCGACGAGAAACTCGCCGCGGTTCAGAAGGCCGAGCAAGCAGGCACCGCAATGCGCTTTCAGAAACCGCCTTTTTAGGATTAGGTATCATGTTCGTGTTGTGTAGCTATCGCCGCAGCCTCGGGAACAAGCCGGAGTACTATCAACCGTTAGCCGCCGACGGTTTGATCCCAGGAATAACCAAGAAACGCGTGGAAGCTAAGCAGTTCGAAAGTCGCGCTGAAGCAGCGCTAGCCATTCCGGGCTTTCAGTTGCTCAAGTGTGAACAAGCTAAACGCATTCGCGCGCGGTACCAAGCGTGCTTTGGTGAGAATCCCTTTCACCAGCCGGACCCGATCCTGGTCGAGCCGGTTCATCTTGCGTTAATGTAACTTAGAGCCCCGGGCCGCGCGCTCGGGGCTTTATGCCGGAATTTTATGGACCTTCTCTTTTAAGGATAGATCATGTCGGACGGACTCGCCGCCCTCACCCAGAACTTACAAGCCGACATGCTGTCGGTGGCCGACTCAGCCTCTAAAGCGGAGACGAGTGCCAAGGACGCTGTGGCCAGCCAGGAGGCCGCGTACGCCGCTGCGCAAAGCGCCAGTACCAGTGCCGCCGGTGTCACCCAAGCGGCTGCTAGCAGCCTTACCAACGCGAACCAGGCCCAGTATTGGGCGGGCGTCGCTCAAGCCGTCAATGCGATCAAGGCCAGCTTCGATCCGGTGAGCCGCAGTGTGCTGATTGCCCTCTCTAATGCGAATCTCACAGCCCGATTTCCAGTGGGGCAAGCTGGCATTCTGGGCAATGTCGGACACGGTGCGGGACAGCATTATTTCGAAGTCACCTTTGTGTCGGGCAGCGCGAGCAGTAACTGTTCGATTGGGGTGGCGCCGAAAAAGCAAGACCTCAACAGTCAGATTGGCTACAACGACAATAGCTCGGGCTCGATTGCAGCCTTCCAGAATTCCGGCAACATTTATAGCAGCGCCTCTAAGCTAGCGACCACGGATAGTTTCGGCACGGCCGGTGCGGTGGTGGGTGTCGCGGTGGATTCGGATAAGAACCTGGTCTGGATTCGCGTGAATAACGGACACTGGAATGGCAATCCGAGTGCGGATCCGGTCGAAGGGGTGGTGGGTTTGCCGATTCGCTTTACGGGCGCTGTGTACCCGGCGATGGCCACCGACGTGGTCTCGACGTATACCGCGAACTTCAACGGTCCGTTTGCCAACACCATTCCTACGGGCTACAACGCCTGGGGGGCGGACGCGTTTCAGTATGTCGTACCGCTCGCGACCAAAGACACGCCGGGGGTGGCGTCCTTTGGTGAAGGCCTGGCGGTCGATGCGCAAGGTAATGTGACGGCCAGTGTCTATTACGATCTGGCCACCACGCAAGGCTGGGACACGATGACACTCGATCTCAGCACCCCGCAGCCGCTCTATCACCTGGTGCTGAATGCGACACAAGCGTCGTTGGCCTTTGCGAATCTGAATCTGCCCGCGGGTAAGGCGCTGCGCTTTACGCTCTACGTCGAACAGGGCACGGGGGCGAATACGATCACCCAGTGGGACAGCCGGATTCAGTGGTGCACGGGCTCGGGTCAGGCTCCGGTGCTGGCGTTTGCCAAGGGCGCACGCAATGTGTTTGAATTTGAAACCATCGACGGCGTAAGCTTCGCGGGCTACTACGTCGGTCAACTGAACGCGAGCGGTGCGTAAGGAGTCAGTATGTTATCGAGTCTTCGCGTAGGACATAGTAGCGAACAACAAAACGCGCTCTCGATCATCCACGGGTTTAATAACTTTCTCGAACGCAAGACCGGGGACGTGGATGACAATGGCGACAACGTGGTAGGGGCATTTGTCATCAATAACGAAGGCATGCTCTGCAACAACTTGCACTTCGAAGGCGGTCCGCAAGACTATACGCCCACGCAGTGCTCGACCACCGAAGGGCAGTCGCTGTTGATCCTGGGTTACTACTATCTGTGGAAGGGCACGGGCAATCCGGTGTGGCTGCAAAAAGCCGAGCAGTACTTTGACTGTTATGTGAGGTACTTCTATGGCACCGCGCCCGTTCCCAACCCGCCCGCGATCTATCGCGCCAACTGGATTATGAACGGCAAGAATCCGTTTATGGTCTATGGTCCGCCCAATCCGCTCAGCGCGCAAAGCCCCGGCTTCTATGGCGAGCCGATTCAGTTCACCAATGGCGTGGGGGTGATTCCGGCCGGTGGGACGACCTTTGGCGACAAGCTGGTGAAGGTGTATCAGATCTTTACTGGGAAGTTTGCCTACGACTCCGTGCGTGCCGGTCCGGCCCATGGGGGCACGTCCTATACGTTCCAGTCGTTTATGGCGACCAACGGAGCGTGGGATAAGAAGTACAACAGCACGACGATGTCAGCGAACACGGCGGTTGGGACCATCATCCTGGATGACACGTCCTTCACCGGTACGCTGTCGGTGAGTTACGTCATCGAGTCCGCCAATATCATCGGGCGCAACCAGCCGTTTGACGTCTGGCCGACCTGGCGTACCCTCCAACCCGACGAGTTGGGTAACGCCATTGATGCCGAGCAGTGGTTCACCGAAGCCGCGTTGTTGCTGTATAAGGCAACGGGCAATCCGCTGTATAACCAGATCTATCAGTGCGGGCTGCTGACCTGTCTGGATGCGACGGTGGTGGATGACGTGACGTATTACTTCCAGAAAGAAGCGACGTCGGTGGATCCGTGTGACTACGGTATCTCCTACTGGTGGAACTATACGCCGACCAATAGCATCGCAACCATCAGTCGGAATGCGGACGGCTATATCGTTGCCACCAAGACAGCGGAGACGGGGGATCACCTCGGGACCTTTGCGCTGGAACAGATTGCGGTGTTCAACCAGATTGGCCCGAACACGTCCATCAACAATACGTTCTCGATTGATAGCCCGACAGCCCGGATTGACTTCTACACGTATATCCAGTCGGCCGTCGATGCGCCCACTGGGGTGAAGTATCGCTACTCGTTGCCGCAAGGGAACTGGAGCCAGATGCAGACGGTGAACGTACCCTTTAACAAGATGATTGCCACGACTAAAGCGGATGGGTCGGAGCTCATTATGTTGGATGGGGCGAACTTTGCGACCTGGGGCACGGCGACCGCTGTGAGTACCTACGAGACGTTTACGCTTAATGGTCAGGTCTACTCGGACTATGTCTGTACGGCCACGTGTCCGGATAATAACTCGGGACTCGCCGCTGGGTTCTGGTTGTTGCAGACCACGACCCAGTCGATTGCCCCGCTCACCTACAAGTCCATCTCCGGCACGATGTATGTGGTGTTGAAAGACGCGCTGGGCGTGAACTACTGGTATGCGTTGCCGCACGCCGATGACTGGACTACGATCAATCTGACCTGGGATATGTTTACGCTGGTGCCCTATCAGAGCGGTACGCCTTCGCCGACGCCGACCCCGCAAGCGGCGATGACGCAGATTGAGTTCGAGACCAATAACAGTGCGGCGACCATCCAGACGTATTGTTGGGGCGCTGTTCCCACGGTCTATCATCCGAATGGCGAGTGGTCCACGCAGTGGTTCTTGCATGCAAGCGACAGTTCAGCGTTCACTTGGTTGGTCGGGGATGTGGTGATTCAGAATCAGGCGAATCAACCGTTTAAGTATACGCCGGGCGTGGTGCCGTTTTCCAATCAGTATTCGCCGTCCTTGCGTCGTAATGAGTTCTGGCGCGGCACGCCCTATTCGGGGTATCAGTATCCGGTGAACTGGCTGTATGCGACGCTGCCCGACTATTACGAGAACGTGATTCAGTTCTACTGGGACTGTCAGCAGGCGTATCGCAACGAGATCGGGGTGTTGGGTCCGTTCATGCCGGCTTACGTCTGGCCACGGTATGACAACCTAGGGGAAGGACCGATTGAAAGCTTTGCGTTTGGCTCCGATCAACCCCAACCCTGGGCGGGCTATGAGCCACGCGGTTTCTTCTCCGCGTGTCATTTGTGGGCCGAGCTGGTGCGCCAGCATAAGCCCGTCAATCCGAAGCTCGTCCAAGTCTGTCAGAACTACGCCGGGTATCTGTTGCAATTCCAGAAGACACACAACGGGTTGACGCCGTCGGTGTTTCCCCGGACTGCACCGCCGTATAACGACGGTTGGGATGCCGACCCCGAGCAAAGCAATCCGGACCACGTCGGACATATGACAGGGCTCTGGTTGGCAGGCTGTGTGGAGATGTTGAATGCGGGGGACAAGAGCGGCATTCCGCAGAAGGTCATCAAGTACTTGCTGCAAGAGCTCGAGAATACCTACGTGATTCGCAGTGACGCCGAGTCGGACATGAATGGCTCGTTTTCACCTTGGGCAGGCGGCCGGATGTTCTACGGCTTCTGGGCAGGGGAGATCTTCCGGGGGTTGGGACTGTACCTCGAATGGCTGAACAAAGGCAACAGTATTAACGCTTAAACATACGGGGCGGGCTTCGGCTCGCCCTATATGCCGTCTAATATTTTTTGGCCATTTTATGCATGTCTCAACCACCATAAAAGGGCTCACTATGTCAGACGGTACTACTCCTGGCTCGGATGGGATCAGCGCAGCCGCCACCGCGTTGGCTCAAGAAATGTCGAATTCCTTGTCGGAGTTCATCGATGGCGTGGTAGCCAACGTCAATCAAGACACGATCGCCAATGCGCAAGCCAGTGCGGCCGCGGCCGCTGCGTCCGCGACGGCTGCTGCCTCATCCGCCTCTCAGGCTTCTCAAGCGTCGACGACGTCGGCGGCTAACTCCGGTTCCTCGGGTCAAAGCGCGACCTGGGCATCCCAATCCGCGACGGCTGCGGCGGCTGCCGCGGCTGAATCCCTGGCTGCCCAACAAGCGGCCAATCAAAGCTACGCCAACACGCAAGCGGCACTCGCTGCCTTTCAAGCGACGGCCACCGCGTTGACGGGTTTCATGACCACGTACAAGACGTACTTCCTGGGGGCGGGCGCGGCTGACCCCACGCAAGACGGCAATGGCAACTCGCTGCGCGAAGGGGCCATGTACGAGAACACAACGAGCCACAAAATCCGGGTCTACTCGGGCACCCAGTGGAACGATATCGACTACACGATCCAGGCTCAACTCGCTGCCGCTACGGCGTCCGCTACGGCGGCTGCGAGCTCCGCCACTGCCGCCGCGGGTTCCGCGACGGCCGCCGGTGCTTCGGCGACGTTGTCCCAGAACTGGGCCTCGCAAGCCTCGGGCGTAGTGAACGGTACGAGCTCGCTCTCGGCTAAGCAATACGCCGGTAATGCGGCGACCTCGGCGACCAACGCGGCATCGTCCGCGACCGCAGCGGCTGCTTCCGCGACGGCCGCGGCAGGCTCGGCCACGCAAGCGCAAACGTCGGCTGCCACCGCGACCTCCCAAGCCACCTCGGCGTCGGGTTCGGCTACCGCTGCTTCGGGTTCCGCTACAGCGGCATCCACGTCGGCGGGTAACGCATCCACGTCGGCCACGGCGGCTAGTACTTCGGCAACCAACGCAGCCAATAGTGCCACGGCCGCCGCGGGTTCGGCGACGGCGGCTGCGACGTCGGCTACAAATGCGTCGAACAGTGCAGCGAGCATCGGCGCGTTCGGTGTGCTCTCAGGCATCGTGTCAGTGACCAACAACAAGAACCTGACGAGTGCGGACTACGGGAAGATGTACGAGATCCCGTCGGGCTCGGCAGGCGGCTACTCGATTGCCGCGCCTGCGGTGGTCGCAGGCGACACCGGTAAATGCTTCGGGATCTGCAACCGCTCCACGGGTGCGGTCACAGTCACGACGGGGGCGAAGTTCTTCAGCTCCTACGGCTCGAACGTAGCAACGGTGACGATCCCGCCGAATTCGACGGTGATCTTCCAGCAAGACGGTACGAACTTCAACGGCATTGCAGGCTCGGGGGCCATCGGTAGCACCCTGGTGCCGACCAACGCAGCCCAACCGGGTCAATGGGAGGCGCTCGCGCCGACGGGTCCGGCAGGGGGTGCGACGTTTGTGTTGCCGGGGGACGCTACGCAACAATGGGCCTACTTCGTGGCCAATGGTTCGCAGCAAGCCGCAGGCGTGGGTGCGGGTGGTTCGGGCGTGTTGGGTCCGTTCACGTCCAGCAATCCGGTGGGGTTCTGCTGGCGCATCGGTTAAAAACGCATGCTTTTCGTGGGGAGCCTTCGGGCTCCCTTTTATTTTGTCTTCAGGGGTTAAGACATGGCGGACGGAACGAATCCCGATACCGTACTTACGACCGCGGATTTCTTAGCGGATGTGGCGGCGGTGGCACGACAGTCAGGCTGGGCAGACCAGTGTGCGACGTCAGCCGCAGCGTCGGCGGCGCAAGCTGAGCTGATTCTCGAACAGATTCTGGGATTGGTGGGCAGTGGTGAGAACTCGGGTCTTTTGGCCCAGATTCAAGAGGTGGCAAATTCGGCCAGTCAGGCGGCCGCGTCAGCGAGCGCTGCGGCAGCCAGTGCTGCGGCGGCGGCCGCCAGTGTAACCAGTGCAGCTGCTAAGGTGGGCGATGCCAGCACTCAGGCGAGTAATGCGTCGACGTCTGCAAATGCTGCCGCGGCTTCAGCAACAGCAGCAGCCAACAGTGCGACTCAAGCAGCAGCGTCCGCCACCGCGGCCAGTGCAGCTTCAGGGTCGGCTACCAGTGCGTCGAACTTTGCGACTGCTGCACAAGCGTCGGCTACAGCAGCGAACAATTCTGCGACCGCAGCGGCGTCGAGTGCTGCGCAAGCGCAAACCAGCGCCACAGCAGCCCAGACACAAGCTTCGGCTTCTCAGACCAGCGCCACGGCCTCCGCAGGCTCCGCGTCGGCGGCCGCGGCTTCGGCGAGTCAGGCCTCGACGGCTGCGGCATCTATTGCGGGTGTCGGACTGAAGTATTTGATCACGGCGACCTTGACGGGTACGCTGTCCGCCTCGGAAATCATTCCGTGTCCCGTGACAGTGGCGATTACCTTACCGACGAATCTGTCGGGCTCGCAATTCACGGCGATCAATAGTGCCACCGCAGCGGTGATTCTGACGCTCTTCCATAACTCGGGGGGCACGTCAACCCCGATTGGGACGGTGACGTTTGCTGCTGGGGCGACCAACGGTACCGTGACCTTCACGAATCCCGTGGTCTTTGCCGCCGGCGACTTGCTGGTGATCACGACCCCGAGCACGGCCGATTCGACTTTGGCAAATATTGCCATTGGGATTGTCGGCTCGGTGAACTAAGGAGATCAAGATGGCTTTGTTGTTTTGTGACGGGTTTGATATTTACACCAAAGTCTCGGAGCTCACGGGTAAGGGCTGGCAGGGCGCGGCGGGCAGCCAGACACTCAATGCGAGTATTGCCCTGTCTGCTTCAGGCAGTCCCTACGGTGGACAATGCATTATCATCGGTCCCACCGCGAACGGGGTATCGATGTATAAACCCGGGGTGTTTACCTATGCCAATGGCTATACCTTGAACTGTGCGTATATGTACAAGCACACGGGTGGATTCCCGAGTCAAAATGAGGGCTCGACGAACGTGGGGGGTTTGCTGCTGCTCGGCTACGATCAGCCCATCGCTGGGCAGTCCGATAGTCGCACGCTGCTCAGTGTGAATACCACAGGCAAGTTGACCTTTATGCCTTTCGGCGGCAATACGCTGAATGCGACCACGGGCAATATCAATCTTTGCGATGGCGTGTATCACTGGATTGAAATGCAGGTGGTACTCACTACTGCGGCGACAGGTTCGGTTAAAGTGTATGTAGATGGGGTATTGGATTTAAACCTCACGAATCTTATCACCGTCAGCTCCGGCACACCGCAGGGTGAAGTAGGCTTTGGTAGCACGTCCAATAACGGAGCGTTTAGCGTCACGGATTATTACGATGATGTGGTGATGTGGGACAATACCGGCACAACGTTCAATACCTTTCCCATTGGTCCGCAACGCATCTATACAGCCACACCCAATGCCGCTGGTGCGCTGTCGCAGTTTACCCCGAGCGCAGGGGCGAACTACGCGGTGGCTGCGCAGGCGTATTCGGGCGCGGCGTATTTGACAGCCACGGCTGCTGGGCAATCCGATCTGTATGCGACGACCGGACTCGGGGGCGCGACACCCTCGCAGATTAACGCGGTGGCGGTGAACACCTATGCCAATAATCCGGCAGCGGGATTTCGTAAGCTTCAGAATCTACTGCAATCGAAGGGCGTCACGGTCTCCGGTCCTTCTTATCAGCTCACTGCCAGCAGTGTGGGCTATCAGACGATTTTTCACACCGATAGCAGCGGCGCGGCGTGGACCACCACCACGGTGGCGGGCATGCAGGTGGGCGTGGGAGCAGTGTAATGGCGACGGATTCCGTAGTCGTGGTGAAGAACTATGCGGAGCTTATTACCGGGGCCTCGTATAGCTACAGTGCCCATATTCTGAAGTCCTACGCGGATGTGGTTACCCAGCGTGCGCAGTTCCCTTATCAGGCTGCGGTGAGCAAACTCTATGTGGAAATTGTCGCGAGTGTTGCACTCACCGTCGGTCCGCCTAAACGACGGATCGTCAAGACGCAGTTGATTCGTGCGCGGTAAAGGAGCCAGGGGGCAACCCCTGGCTTTTATGCCGGCATTTTATGATCTATGGTTCTTCTACTGGATGCCCACATGCGCCCTATAAAGTCTCTGGCAACTCTGATGAAACTCATTCGAGAACAACAACAAAGACTCTATGGACAGCAGCCTCGCGTGCCGGAGCTGCTCAAGCCGCAAGCACCACCCGACAAGGATAAAGGGAAATGAGTGATACACCGGATGGCGCAAGCGCAGCGCAGCTGGCTGCGGGCAACGCCCAGTCTTACATGAACAATGCGCAGTCCTATGCCACGCAAGCAAGCAGTGCAGCAGCGACCGCCAGCAGTGCCGCTTTGGCCGCCACGCATACGGCCGATGCCCTCTCCCAGCAACTTGCGATTGTGATGGCCTTGCTCGCCGGTACCAGTCCTGAGCTCGGTGCGCTCGAAGACACCGACGCCGTGGGTATTGGGCGAGAAGGTCAGTTGTATAATGCCCCGTACAGTGTGCTACGAGATTTGATTCGGGCAGGACGGCTGGACGCGACCAATAACTTAAGTGACGTCGAAGATAGTGCAGCAGCGCTAGCGAACCTGGGTGGCGTGGCGAGTAGCTCGATCAAGTCCTCCATGGTCACTAATCAGACCACCAGCGAAACCGTCTCGTGTTCCTTTAGCTTTACACCGGGCACCGATGGGTTTCTGTCGATCATCGCGCAAGGTGGCTCAGCAGGGACGACCTCACCGGCGGTGGAACTTGTCATCAGTGTCGCGAAGTCCGTGGGTGCGACGCTCTTGAACAGTGACTGCAATGGCAACGGCACGTATAACCTCGCAGTTTTCACGGCGCAGTTCATGGTGAAAAAGGGTGTCCCGGTGACCTTGACCTTGACCCAGACCGCTCCGCCCGGCACGAACACGAACAATCTGTCGGCCTTCTTCATCTACTTGCCGAACTAAATATGACCGTCGATATTCAAGCACTCGCGCTCGCGCAGCGCACCACGTATTACTTCATGGCTGAGGGTGGCGTCGGGATCACCCCGGACGGCACCGTGCCCGAAGGCGCCGTGCCCTGTACCCAGGCGCAGTATCAGAATCCCAATCAGTACTTCATCGACTACTCCACTACGCCACCGTCGATTAAGAGTGTTGACGTCGCGACCTCGTTGCAGCTCGCCCAATCCAAGCAGATCATGGCGCTCGCTGCGTCCTGTTCGAATGCAATCTATTCGGGCTATCGGTCCCTGGCGCTCGGCAGTGCCCATCTGTATCCGGCCAAGGCTACTGACCAGATGAACATGCTCTCGTCACTGGTGGCAGGGCTGGGCAGTGTGGTGTTCGATGCCGATGACTGGGAACCCAATACGAACTATGTCGAAGGACAAGTCGTCTGGAAGAAAAAGCAACTTTACCAGGTGATGCGTAATGGGCGAAGCGGGGCACAAGAGCCCCTGTGGCCACAGAGTCTCACTGCCCCCGCGGTCGATGGCACGGTGCTGTGGGCGTTGTGGTACACGCCCTTCTGGTGTGAAGATCTGTCAACGAATCCGGGGAGTTGGGCATTTCGCCCGCACACGTTGCGCCAGATCTGGCAAGTCGGCAAGGATGCCAAAGAGGCTGTGCTGGAGGAGATGGGCATGAACACCTTGCTTGTCGCTCAAGTCATGGCGGCGAAAACCGTTGAAGCTGTGGAGGCTGTGAAATGGCCCTGAAGTTTGCTTTTAAGAAGAACCCGACCGCCCTTAAGGACAGGTTGATCTGCCTGTGGCGTCACGGGCATTACTACCATTCGGAAGTCATCCTCGCGGAGAATCCGGATGGGACGTACACGATTGCCTCGTCGGTCCCCGGCGTGGGGGTGCGCACCGCGTACAACCAAACGCTCTCGGCTGATGAGTGGGATATCCTGGACGGTCCGGGGGATCCGGTGCGTGCGGCGGCCTGGTTCACCGCGCACGACGGCGAAGCCTACGACTGGTTCGGACTGCTCGGTTTCTTTATGAGCCCGATCAAGGACGTGGCGAAGAAGAAGTGGTGGTGCACCAATGCAGATATGGAAGCGGCGGGCATGACGCAAGAAAGCTGGCGTTATGATCCGAACCTGCTGGCTGCCACCCTGCGTAATCTCGCGCTCGTTCCGGCGTAATTAAGGGGTCGCCTTCGGGCGGCCCTTTATGCCGCGAATTCTATGACCTTCCTCTCAGGAGAACAGAATGAGCACGAAAACACAAGCGCAGGCATTGAACGATGACGTTTCTGCGCTCGCCAATCAAATCTCCGGTATGGCCACGGGCTTGGGTGGCGTAGCGGCTGCTGACCTTGATGCCAAAGCGCAAGCCTCCGCAGCCGCTGCCAGTGCAAGCGCCGCTGCGGCGAGCGCGACCACAGCCAGTACCCAAGCCACCAATGCTTCCAACTCGGCCACCGCTGCCGCTGGCTCAGCTACCAGTGCCAGCTCCTCCGCTTCCAGTGCGACGCTGAGCGCCTCCGCGGCTTCCACGTCTGCCACCAACGCGGGTAATTCTGCCACCGCTGCTGCCGGTTCAGCGACCTCGGCTTCCGGCAGTGCCAGTACCGCTTCCACGCAAGCTGGCAATGCGGCGACGAGCGCTACAGCGGCGAGTAACTCCGCGAGTGCTGCCGCGGCTTCCGCCGCTGCTGCCTCGACTACGGCGAACTCCATTCCCCATATGACCATTTCGTCAGCGGCACCGTCCGGTGGCAACAGTGGTGATCTCTGGTATCAAATCTAATCATGGCCGCGTTCAGCAACCAAGGCGGGACCTGGAAAGAAGTCAAAGCGATCAGCGCGAACAACGGGGGAGTCTGGACGCCGGTGAAGAAAGCGTTTGTCAATAACGGCGGGACCTGGCAACAGTTTTATGGCAACCACACGTTCACGCTCTACTCACTGGGCTTGAATCAGAATCTGTTACCTGCCGGCAATCGCGGACTGTGGGTGGATGGCGCGCACACGTTCACCTCGTCGCGCTCGTACAGCCTGATCCAGTTTGATAAGTACGGCAATGTCTTGTCGAATGTCGTCTACGACGTTTTTTCCGATAGCGGTAACGCGAATACGGTCAATGGCGACGCGATGGCGGCGGCACTCAATGCAATGCCCTCGGGTCGACTCTTTGCGATTTGCACGTATGACGAACCTCAGACGAGTCGTCTGGAAAGTAATCTCTTGACCGCCATGCAGAATGTCGGGGCGACCAGTGCGCTGTATGGGTCAGGCAATAGTAACTTCGGGTATCGCTCAGCGTATCTCCTGCTCGGGCAAGTCGGGCGCGCGGCCTATGTGGAAAAGCAGCGCGGTGTTACGATCACCCAAGCAGATAGCTCCCAAGGCGATTACAACGCAGCGTTAGAATTCACCTTCGGGATCACGGACAATGCCTTTGTGAACATTACAGAGGTGGTTGGTAATTAATAGGACTCATCATGTCAGCGGGATCTCCCCAACAACAACTGGCCACTAGCGTCACGACTCTGGCAAATGAGATCGCCAGCTTGGCGGGCGGCTTTTCGGCGATCGCGCTGGATGATCAGGATGCCACTGCCCAAGCCACGGCGGCGGCCGCGTCCGCAACCAGTGCGAGTACCAGTGCGACGACAGCGACGACTCAAGCAGGCAATGCAGCCACCAGTGCGAGCAGCGCGAGTACTTATGCCTCGAATGCTGCCGGTTCGGCCACCGCTGCGGGCAACAGCGCAACCGCAGCCGCGAATTCAGCGACTACGGCGTCTAACAGTGCGAGTGCTGCATCCACGTCAGCGTCAACCGCGTCGACTGCGGCCAGCAATGCGTCGACTGCCGCGACCAATGCGCAAGCTGCGTTAAACCGCATGAATGCCGCCGCGGTCGCCCCCGTGGTCGCCGCAGGTGCACACGGGTATTCGGTACCCTCGGGTGGCAACTACACGGTCAGTGCGTCCTTTACCGCACCGGCCAACGGCTGGGTAGTGGGCTACGGGCACGTCAACCTGTCCAGCCAGTCGACGTCGAGTCTGACGTTCAACCTGTATATCAACGGCAACAATATGTCGGGGGACGCAACCCTCCTGACCCAGCAGCATATGGGCGTGTTGTATGTGTCAGCTGGCACCGTCGTGACGATTCAGCTGACCTGCAATAACACGGGTGGTGCAGCGGGTCCGGCGATGACACCGTATGTCGGTGGCTTCTTTGTACCGGCTTCGTTGTAAGGAGGCCGTATGAATGAACTCGATCGGATGAATCAGGCATTGACCAATCTGGTCACCGCCTTTAACAGTAAGACCTCGGGCAGTCAAACACCGAACGCCGCCTTGGCAGCGGCCCGAGCGTCTGCGCAAGCCGCTTCAGCCAGTGCAGCGACCGCTTCCACCCAGGCGGGGAATGCGACCAACAGTGCGCAAGCCGCGTCGACCTCGAAGACCAACGCGAGTAATTCTGCTACGGCCGCCGCCACCTCCGCGACGAATGCCGCGAATAGTGCAACGGCCGCCGCTGGCAGTGTCACCGCCGCGGGCAACAGTGCGAGTGCCGCCGCGACCAGTGCCACCAATGCAGGCAATTCGAACACGGCTGCTCAAGGCTATAACAACCGCGTGCAGACATTGCAGCAAGTGTCGCCAGTCGCCACGGGTGGACCGACCACCACCGGTGCAGCGAGTACGACGTGGAACTGTAATGCCTCGTTCACCGCACCCTGCAATGGCTGGGTCTTTGCCATTGGTTCGTTTAACCTGTATCAGCCGCCTGCTTCCGGTTATCAATGTAACCTGTTTATCAACGGCAACAACGTGGGCAGTGACACGACGGCTCAGAGTCAGAAGCATATGGGTTCGATCTATGTGGCAGCGGGTACGGCGGTATCGATTACGATGCAGGCCGTGTCTCAATCGACTGCACCTGGACAAGGCGGAACGTTGCATGTGCTTGCGTTCTTTATTCCGGCCACCGCTTAAGAGACTATTATGGATGCAGCAAGTCAACTGAACAAAAATATCTCCGACCTGGCCAACGAGATCTCGAGCATGGCGCCGGGCCTGAGAAGCACCGCCTCGTCCGATCTCGCAGCCAGTGCTTCAGCCACCGCAGCGGCGACCAGTGAAACCAATGCTGCGGCGTCGGCCTCAGCTGCTGCGGCGTCCGCCACTAATGCGGGTAACAGCGCAACGAGTGCCAGTAACTATGCGGGCACCGCCACGACAGCAGCCACGCAAGCCCAGTCGTATGCGAGCGGCGCGTATACCTCCGAAACCAATGCCGGTAATTCGGCGACTGCGGCTGCCGGCTCGGCAACGGCCGCTGCCACCAGCGCAGGCAATGCCGCGACGAGTGCCAGCCAAGCCTTGACCAATGCCAGCAGTGCCGCAACGGCTGCGAGTACCGCCAGTCTGGCTGCCACCAATGCAGCGACCGCTGCCCAGACCGCAATCGCTGCGATGTCGACCTTGCGTCGGGGCTTTCGTTGGTTTCCGAATGGCAACGCGGGGAGTGGTCAGTCAGACGGTGTGCTGTATGCGACCGGTACATGTACGTATCACGGCATTGCCACCGGCGGGACGGACTTCCAATCGAATAGTGAATACCATTCGTTTGTCTCCAACACCGGGACCTACAACACCGGAGGGATGCAATCCAATGAACCGGCGGTGCGGATGGCTTCGGGGAATTTCGGCGGCTTTATCTACGAGTCGATCTTCAACTTCGCGTTTGTACCAGGCACGTGCGGACGCTTTGGCGTGACCACTAATGGGACAGACGGCTACAGTAACTTCGGTGGCACCCGCACCGGCGTAGTCGTGGGTTGGAATGACGATGCGCTGGGGAGTTCACCCTTCCAACTGATGTCAGCCGATGGCACCAATGACACGATTACTGCGGCGACCGTCGGTACGTTAGCTGATGCCGGTACCTATGCCTTGCGCATTGAATCGCGTTCGACCGGCTGTCTGGTGACGTTGAAGAATCTGGATACGGGCGTGGTGATCTTCAATAAGCAACCCGTGACGACCACGTTGCCTCCTAATACTGAAGCACTCTATGGTGCAGCCTTGGTCGGTACGTTGGCCACCACGGGCAACGTCTCGATGAATCTCTTTGCAATGTCGACCGTCCCTTTGCCGATTCTCTATTGAGTATAGAGGGAGAGCTTCGGCTCTCCTTTTATGCCGTCGGTTTTTCTTGAAATGCTATGTATTCAGTCTCTAAGCAGTCTCTAAGGGTGTCGATATGAGCGACTTGTCAAAGAAGTTAGAGGACGAACTGAGCTTGCTGCTGGACTCGATTTCGGGTCTGACAGGCGCAATTGAAACGGTCAGTACCGGCACGACCGGCGAGACGCTTCAGCAACTCGTGGACACTGCGACCACGCAAGCCAATGACTCCGCCACCAGTGCTGCGCAAGCGGCGACGATTCAACTTGAAATCCAGAACAGTATTCTGGCCGCGCAAACGGCTGACCTGAATGCCGCGACGGGTGCAGCGAATGCAGCGATCGCCGCTAGTAACTCGTTGACCTATTCGCAAAACGCGGGTAACAGTGCGACAGCCGCTGCTGGTAGTGCCACAGCGGCTGCCACGAGTGCCACCTCGGCGGCGTCGGCAGCGACGTCGGCCAACAACGCCGCGAACAATGCCATTGCGTTGGCTTCGTCGTGGGCGAGTGTCTGGTTGGGTCAACACACGGCCGATCCGACGCTGGATAACAGCGGTGGGGCCTTGATCAGTGGTGCGATGTACATGAACACCACGACCACGCCTCCGCACCTGCGGATCTATTTGAATGGTGCGTGGCAAGATCAGGATGCTGATGCGATTGCTGCAACGCAGGCAGCCCAAGCTTCCGCAACGCAAGCCTCGATGAGTGCATCGACTGCTAGCACGCAAGCCACGAACGCAGCTGCCTCAGCCACGGCTGCGGCCAATAGCGCAACTGCTGCGGCTACCAGCGAGACCAATGCGGCGGCTTCCGCAACGTCCGCTGCCAGCAGTGCGAGTAACATTGCAGGTCAGATTGCAGCAGCCACCACCCAAGCTGGTAACGCCAGCGGAAGTGCCACGAACGCAGCCACAAGCGCCAGTGCGGCTGCTGCCAGTGCGACGGCAGCGGCCGGTTCGGCCAGCGATGCAGCCACAAGCGCTACCGGTGCAGGCACGCAGGCCAGTGCAGCAGCGTCCTCAGCAACGGCTTCGAGTAATTCAGCGAATGCTGCGAATACATCGGCTTCGAGCGCAGCCGGGTCGGCTACTGATGCTGCAACATCTGCCACGAACGCCAGCAATAGCGCAACCGCCGCGGCTTCGTCGGCAAGTGATGCTTCGTCCAGTGCGGGAATTGCCACTACGAAGGCAGGGGTAGCGACGACGCAAGCGGGCAACGCTTCGACTTCTGCTAGCAATGCTGCGACGTCTGCTTCTGCGGCAGCGGGTTCAGCCACGGCCGCAGGGACATCCGCTACCAACGCAGCTAATTCCGCGAGCGCAGCGGCCGCGAGTGCTTCGGATGCGGATACTCAAGCTGCGACGGCAGCGACCCAAGCAACCAATGCCGGTACGTCCGCCACCGCGGCCGCAGGCAGCGCAACCGCTGCGGCTACGTCAGCGACGAATGCAGGTAACTCGGCGACAGCAGCGGCTGCTTCTCAGAGCGCTGCCCACACGAGTGAACTGAATGCAGCGACGTCGGCCACCACGGCAGGAACGCAAGCGACCAATGCTTCGGGAAGTGCTACCGCAGCAGCAGCGTCTGCTACGGCTGCTGCTACCAGCGAAACGAATGCGGGTAATAGCGCGAGCGCAGCAGCAGGTTCGGCGACAGCGGCCGCAGGGTCCGCCAGTGCAGCAAGTACGTCAGCTGGCAATGCGGCGGCGTCTGCCACCACAGCAACGAACGCAGCGAATGCAGCCACGGCGTTGTATCACTCATGGGGTCAGATGTGGTTGGGTGAATTCACGACCAACCCGACGCAGGACAATCAAGGCGGTGCACTGGTTAGTGGTGCGCAGTATTTGAATACGTCCACCACGCCTCCTCAGGTGATGATCTACCTGAATGGCGCATGGGGTCCGTTGGATGCGGATGCGCAAGCGGCTACGCAAGCGGCACAGACCTCGGCTTCACAAGCTGCTGCGAGTGCGACGACTGCAAGTAATCAGGCGAGCACCGCGACGACGCAAGCGGGTAATGCGAGCACATCTGCGACGAATGCAGCCAACTCCGCCACCGCCGCAGCGGGCAGTGCGTCAGCTGCGTCGACGTCGGCGGGCAATGCAAGTAGTAGTGCTACAGCCGCCGCGGGTAGTGCGACTGCGGCCAGCGGTTCGGCCACGACGGCTTCAACCCAAGCTACAAACGCCGGTAACTCGGCTACTGCTGCTGCGGGTTCTGCAACCGCCGCGAGTACGTCCGCCACCAATGCTAGCACCAGTGCGACTACCGCACAGAACTGGGCCTCCCAGGGTAGTGGGACGGTGGATGGAACGAGTTATTCAGCGAAGTACTACGCTAACCAGGCGGGTATCAGCGCAACGAATGCAGCGAGCTCGGCCTCGGCCGCAGCCACCTCTGAAACTAATGCAGCGGCTTCGGCCACAACTGCCTCCAATCAAGCAACCACGGCAACCACTCAAGCCGGCAATGCCAGTAGTTCGGCCTCTGCTGCGAGTACGAGTGCGACCAATGCGGCAAGTTCCGCTACGGCCGCGTCCGGGTCTGCAACAACTGCGAGTACCCAAGCCACGAATGCGTCTAACAGCGCAACGCTGGCTCAGAATTGGGCTTCTCAACCGTCCGGTGTGGTCGGCGGCACGAGTAGTTATTCTGCGGTGTACTATGCCAATCAAGCCAGCGCTTCAGCCACGGCTGCATCGACCAGTGCGTCGAATGCTTCGGGCTCTGCTAGTGCGGCAGCGTCCTCAGCGACCGCGGCCAGCAATAGCGCAAGCGCGGCAGCAACCAACCAAACCAACTCAGCCAATAGCGCCACGAGTGCGTCAGGGAGTGCCGGCTCGGCTGCGACCAGTGCAACGAACGCGAGTAACTCCGCCACCGCTGCCTCGACGTCTGCGACGAACGCCAGTACCTCCGCGACCAATGCGGCGAACTCCGCCACGGCCGCCGCGACCTCGGCGACCAATGCTTCAAACAGTGCCACGGCAGCCCAGACTGCGGCCACCACGGCGCAGAATGTCCAGATCGGTTTGAATACGATCACGACACTCAGCAAGACCGGTGGTACGTATTCACTCACGACAGCCGAATACAACAACGGCATCATCATTGTCAATGGGACGCTCACCAGTCCCCTGATTCTGGTGGTCCCGGCGACCTCGCATCCGTTCATTCTGGACAATGCCACGACGGGTGCCTACTCGCTGACGGTGAAGATGACGGGTGGTTCGGCGCAAGTCACGGTCGCTCAGGGCAACTCGAACCAGTTGTTCTGTGATGGTAGCACGGGCGTGTATTCTGTCTCGTCCGTGTCCGGTCTGCAATTCAACGCAGTCAAGGCCATCAGCAGCGCAACCAATGCGCTGACGAACCTGTACCAGGGTGCGTACACGCCGATGAGCAACGGCGGTGGCACGACCTATGCTGTCACCTTGCCGCAAGGCTCGACGATGGGTGTAGGCGGGGCGGTGTTCCTCGATGCGATCTCGGGCAAATGGAGTGTGGCTCCGTACAGTGGCGACACGGCGGACTTCGGTGCTTCGTTTGCGATGGGTCCGGTCGACAAAGCCATGTTTACGTGGAATGGCTCGAGCTGGCGTACGACGTTGTATTCCAACCAGGCCTCCCCGGTATTCAGTCAGTCGCTGACGGTACCGGTTGCGTATATCACCGGTCGTGCGGTGATAGGTGGGGTGACGGACGACGGCACGACAGCAGTGCAAGCTACGTCGGGACGCTTTACGTCGAGCCTGACGGTCCCGACGATGACGGCTGGGGACAACAGCCTGAACGCTGCGAACACGGCCTATGTGGTCACGGCGATCAACAACCTGATTGGCGGAGCACCGTCGGCCCTGAACACGCTGAAGGAACTGGCGGACGCAATCAATGATGACGCGAGCTATGCCGCGAGTATCACAACGCAGCTGGGCACGAAAGCCTCCCTGTCGGGCGCAAACTTCACGGGTGCGGTGACGGCTACGGCACTGACCTCGACCACAGGGGTGGTGAATGCTTACGGCTACAGCGGCAGCAATAGCAAGGGCGTGATCTATTTCACCCAGGACGGCACGCGTTACCTGTACTACGATGGTTCGCAATACAATCTGCCGGGGGCTTCGCTCCTGATCAACGGCAGTGCGGCATGGACGGCGGCGACGTTTAATCCGGCGAACTATGCAGCGCTGGCAGGTGCAGCGGCCTTTGGCGGAGCAGTCACCGGCACAGCGGCGACCTATGCGCTCAGAGCCACCAACGGAGCAGGCACAGGCCAGACCACCATCGGCCTGAATGCCGTGGGTGCCGCAACCGATGCGAAGAACTGGGAAGTGATCATGGGCTCGGACCAGTCCTTCGGGATTCGGACGATCAATGATGCTTACTCGGCGTCTAACTACGCGTTGCAGGTGTATCGCTCAGGCTATGCGATTACCACCATGCGCATCATGGGCAGTGGCGGTCGGACGTTGATCGGCACGGGTACACAGGTGTCGGATGACGGCGCCACCAACGTACAGGTGGGTGCAGGTCTGCGGGTGCAGCGTACGAGCTCCAGCGGGCAGGCGATCAGTTTGATGCCGGCCCCGTTGAATACGGTCTCGGGCAGCAATCTGTCGGATAACTATATCACGTCGTACTCGGCCACGGGTAATGCCAAGTCGCTGGTGTTGAATGCGACCACGGATACGGCGGACACTGCATCGACAGCGGGTAACGTGTCGCTGATGCTTCAGGTCATGAGCACCACGGCGCTGGCGGTAACAAGCACGCGCAACGTGATCATTGGATCGAGCACGGACGACGGCAGTGGCAATATCTTGCAGGTGCGGGGTGGACTGGGCATCATTGGGAACGGTAAGGGCATCACGTTCCCGGACGGTACGGTGCAGAACACGGCTTATTGCGTGACGGCCCCGACGGTGATGTCGTATACGCCAGCTAACGGGGTAAGTACGTTTAGCTGTCAGCCGTACGGTGTTGGTTTGGTGCAGGTGTTCGAAAACGGTGCGCTCATTACCGAGTACACCGCTACCACGGGCAACAGCATTACTCTTAACACCGCCGCCAATGGTCGCACGCAGTACACGGTGGTGAGTGGGGTGTTGTTCCAGGCCTCCAACGTGTTGCAGCCAGCTGTGTCAGTCGTCAATCCGACGGTGGGTACGACCACGCTGACCTTGCCGGTGAGCACCCCAGTGGGCTATCTCTGGATCTTCCAGGGTGGGGCATGGCTGGTGCCGGGTCAGGACTTTACGTTCAATGGTGGTACGTCGGTGACCTTGACCGCTGCCACGACTCAGTCGTCGGATTCGTTCACGCTGGTAATGTTGCAGCCGGTGTCGTTTGCCAATACGGCGACGCAGTCCAACGTGCAAGCCGCACAGCTCACCTTTGCGGCGGACACAGGGGTCGCGAACGCTTATGCGGTCGCCTACATTCCGGCGGTGAGTACGCCGACCAACGGCATGCAGTTGTCGTTCTTTGCGAATGTGGCTAACACGGGCGCCTCGACACTGACCTGTAATGGCGGGACGGCTTATCCGATCTACGGCAATGGTCATGCAGCCTTGACAGGTGGCGAAATTGTTGCCAACGGTTTCGTGGAAGTGACCTTCAGTTCGGTGCTGGGTGGCTGGATCTTGATGGAGTGTACAGGGGGCTCGCAGCAGATCGCGAAGAACCTCAACTTCGCCGGCACGGGTAATCGCATTACGGGGGATTTGAGTAATGCAACGGTCGCGAACCGCCTGCTGGTCCAGTCCTCGACGGTAAACGGCAACAGTGTGTTGGGGATTGTGCCTAATGGGACCTCGACGACTTCCGCCATAAACGTCTACGGCGGCTCGGATCTGGTGAACTACTCGCTGGGTCAGATGGCAAATTACGGTACCGACCTTCGTTTTCAAGCCGTACAGGCTGGTACAGGTAGCTACCTACCGCTGACGTTTTACACGAGCGGCGCGGAACGCATGCGCGTCACACCGGCGGGTCTCGTAGGCATCAATGCTACGGGTCCCAGTATCGCCGGCACCCGACTGATGGTGAAAGCCACTGCTGCCGAATGGCCAGCGGAAATTGCCAACACCAACACCAACGGCGTAGCAGGCGGGCTGTTGCTGATGCAGGTGTTTCAGACGAACTCGCAGTATGTGCAGTTCTTCTACGGCGCGGGTACCATCGTGGGTTCTATTACCACCAATGGTTCGTCGACGGCGTATGGTACAACGTCGGACTATCGCCTGAAGGAAAACGTCAAGCCGTTGCAAGGTGCGCTCCAACGCGTCATGCAAGCCAAGCCCATTCGGTATAACTTTAAGACTGATGAGACCAAGACGCAAGTCGATGGTTTCCTCGCTCACGAGTTGGCGGAAGTCATTCCGGAAGCCGTAGTGGGTGAGAAGGACAAGGTGACGTACCGGCCGGTACTGCGTGAAGGCCATGATCCGAAGGACATTCATCCCCACGACGTGTTGGATCTGGAAGAGCACGTCGAGGCTCAGATCGTAGATCATTCGAAGATGGTGCCGTTGTTGACCGCCGCCTTGCAAGAGGCGAATGTTGAGATCGAGCAGCTCAAGAAGGATCGGGACATTCTGCGCAAGCAGATGGATGAGATGATGCAGCAGATGAAACTGCTGATGCAAAAGCACTAAGCTTACGGCCTCCCTGCGGGGAGGCCTTCTTTTTCTGTATTAGGAGTCAATCATGGTCATGAGTGTACGGGAAGCTCTGGCTCGCGTTGTGGATATTTTTGGTCCGCAGGCGTCTTGGGACCCGACGAAGATGTACGGTAATGTGATGGTGTCCCCCAGCGGAAACCTCGTGATTCACAATACCGTGGATGACGGCAGTGGTGCTACCGTGCAGGTGACCGGTCAAGTCAAGACACAATCTTTGGCGATTGATTACGGGACCAACTACAGCACGTTGTATTTCAATAACACCAATAAAAATCGCTGGACCATCTACAAAGAAAATACCACGGAGTCAGGTAGCAATGCAGGGTCCAACTTTGGGTTAAACGCGGTGGCCGACGACGGCACGATCCAGACGCAGGTGATCGGGATTAACCGTGCTTCGTTTTTGACGACCTTTTACAAAAGTCTGTCGATTCTTGGCAACGTCTCAACAGCAGGCTATATCACACAGCAAGTCACGGCGGCCACTGACTGCATTAACTTCATGAGCGCGCCGAACGCTCACTATAAAGGGATTTATTTTCAGACTTCAGGATCGGCGCGGTGGCTGATTATGTCGGACAATACGTCCGAGAGCGGGAGCAACGCAGGATCCAACTTTTATTTGGGTCGTTATAGCGACAGCGGGACCTGGATTGATAACGTCATTCAGATTACACGCTCCAATGCACTGACGACCTTTACAGGGGCCTTGCAATCGACGAACATTGGCTCCGGCACCGGAGTCTATCGTGCCACCGGGGATAACGGTACCAGCTGGGGTAACTGGAACGGCTCCAGTACGACTTCCTTGCAAGTGGATTGCGCCAACCCGCAGTCAGCGTATATGGGTCTGCGCTGGACGCAGTGGGGTAGTCGTCACCTTGCGGCTATTTCTGGGTACGCGGGTGGCTCCACCAGCAGCACCTGTATGATCAACTTCGCTTTTGGTAGTAATGCGAACAGCCACATGTTCTACGATGGCGGCACGGCCACCTTTGCCGGTGCGCTCACGCAGAACTCGGACTATCGCATTAAGACCAATGTCGCTGCGATGGAACCGGCTGAAGTATTGGCGCGCGTGCTGAAGCTGCAACCGAAGGAGTATGACCGCCACGATCATGAACATCACCTGCATGGTCGTCAAGCCGGCTTTATCGCGCATGAGGTTCAGGAACACTTTCCGCTGCTGGTGAAGGGCGAGAAAGACGCGATGAAAAAGGTGAAGCGCCAGATCGGCGACACGACCGTCTATGAACCCGGGAAGGAACCGGAAGACTATGAGCCCCCGGTCGAAGTCGAAGAGATGGTACCTGATCTTCAGTCGGTGAACTACATTGCGCTGGGTCCCTATCTCGTATCGGCGATCCAGGCGTTGAATGACAAGATCGATGCGCAGGCGAATGAGATCGTTGCATTGAAAGCCGCTCTTAAGGCGAAGGAGGCATAATGGCCACAGTTGCACAGATGTTAGCTCGTGTCATTGACCTCTTTGGTCCTGCGGGTACAGCAGACCCCACGAAGCTCTATGGCCGTTTGATGGTCAGCCCCAACGGGAATGTCTTGGTTGGTAAGACGACCGATGACGCTACCCATGACTTCCAGGTTCAGGGCAATAGTCAATTTACCGGTACCCTGGGGGTCAGTGGCAATGTCACCCTGAGTGCTACTGCTCAGCGAATCACGGGCGACTACAGTAATGGCACCCTGGCTAGTCGCGTGCTGTTTCAAACATCCGCGGCCAATAGCAATACGTCCGTGGGTGCAGTGCCCAGCGGCTCAGGCACCGGGGGGAACTTCACCATTTTCTCTACGCCTGATCCGACTAATTCGTCGTATTGTCAGATCGGGGTGACCGCAGGGGGATGGGCTTCACTGGTGGCCGGTGCGGCGGGCACCGGTACACTTTTGCCGCTTTCGTTTAATACCGGCGGCGCATTACGCTGGCAGATCACCACGTCGGGTCAGTTTATGTACACCACCACCGCGGCGGGTTTGGGTGGGTATGTCAACGCCCTCTGGCAGATCAATACTACCAATAACACGGTGCGTGGCTGCGTGCAAGGTCACGCCAACGGTCAGGGCTACGGCATTGTGTTTGTGAATGGTAATGAGCAAGCCACGACCACCCAGGCCTGTGTGTTTGTTAATACCAGTGGCTCGGCGGTGGGTTCTATCACTGCCAGTACCTCCGCCACGGCGTTTAACACGACTTCAGACTACCGCCTCAAAGACAATGTGGTGAAGTTGGATCGCGCGCTGGATACGGTGATGAAGCTGCGACCCGTGCGCTACACGTTTAACCATGTGCCGAAGGAAGATCGTCATCTCGTGCATGAGGGTTTTATCGCGCACGAGTTGCAGGAATATGTCCCTCACGCCGTGCACGGCAAGAAGGACGAAGTCTGGCATAACCTCAAGCTGCGGAAAGGCCACGATCCGAAGAACATCAAGCATGAGGATGTGCTCGACGTCGAAGAGGAAATGGTCATCCAGCAAGTGGACTATTCCAAGGTGGTGCCACTACTGACCGCAGCGTTGCAAGAAGCGATCACGGAAATTCAATCACTGAAGGAACGTGTCGCTGAGTTGGAAGCGAAGTAACTAAGGCCCGGGCTTCGGCTCGGGCTTTATGCCCTTTAGGCAATTTTGGCTGGCGAATCGTATGTGACTTTCTAATCTGGGATAAATCATGACCGGCAATGTAGATCATCTTACTCACCTCAAGGGTGAAGTGGAACAGCTGGTAGATACGGTGGATGGTCTGGGGGTTGCGTTTAACTTGGCCACGGGTGGAGACATTGCTGTCTATGCCCAGCAAGCACTCGCAAATGCCGGTCAGGCTCAGACGGCATCAGCAGCCGCGTCCCAGTCCGCTACTACAGCTACTGCCGCTGCCACACAAACGGCACAAGACGTGATCAACGCCAATGCGGCGGCGACACAGGCCGCGGCTTCCGCAGGCAATGCCGCACAGTCGGCATCGACCGCGGTATCAGCACAACTCTCGGCGAGCTCCAGCGCAAGCGCAGCATCCAACTCGGCCATTGCCGCGGCGAACTCGGCTTCGACCATGGCCGCATCAGTAACCGCCGCAGGCAACAGCGCAGCGGCTGCTCACACCAGCGAAACCAATGCCGCGACTTCGGCTAGCGCTGCGCAGTCATCCGCAGCTCAGGTTACGGCGCTGTATAACGCCTGGGGTCAAGTCTTCCTGGGTGAATTCCCGTCAGATCCCACGCTGGATAATCAAGGCAATGCGCTCATCGATGGCGCGATGTATTTGAACACCACCGAAGTCCCGCCTGCGATCCGAATCTATACGGCGGGTAAGTGGCAGGACATGGATGAACAGGGCGTGCTGGCATCACAAGCCGCGCAGACTTCGGCTCAGCAAGCCGCCACGTCGTCCAGTGCAGCCCAGACCTTTGCCGGTACCGCAGCCACCAACGCGGCGGCTGCTAGCACGTCAGCTAATGCAGCAGCGACTTCGGCTACGACAGCGTCTGATCTTGCCGGACAAGCAGCGACGTCCGCGACCAATGCGTCTGATTCGGAAATCGCGGCCGCGTCCAGCGCTACGGAAGCAGATGCAGCGGCAGCGTTGGCGCAAGACTGGGCTTCTAAGTCAGACGGTACGGTGGGTGGGACGGAATTCTTTTCGGCTGCTCACTATGCGCAGGAGGCGGATGCAGCGAACACCGCGGTGCAAAGCTCGATCTCCAATGCAGCTGCTTTGGGTGGAGCAGCTGCTACGTCGGCCACGCAAGCTGCATCCAGTGCAACTGCGGCTGCTACGTCGGCTTCGCAGGCTTCGGGTTCGGCGACAGCCGCCGGTGTCAGTGCAGGTAATGCTGCTAACAGCGCTGCGGCGGCGCAGGCTTCTCAATCGGCAGCCGCGACCAGTGAAACCAATGCAGCGACGAGTGCGACGCATGCGGCTACCTCCGAAACGAATGCTGCGGCCAGTGCAACGTCGGCCAGTGCAGCGGACACGGATGCCAAAGCGCAAGCGACCAGTGCCACGACGGCTGCGCAATTGGCAGAAGACTGGGCGACGAAGACGAGTGCCACAGTAGACGGGGTGGAGTATTCGGCCAAGTACTACGCGAACCAAGCTGTAGCAGCAGACACGGATGCTCAGGCAAAGGCTGCTACGGCTGCAACGTCAGCGACCACCGCTACGACACAAGCCACCAATGCTACCAGCAGCGCCACCTTGGCTCAGCAATGGGCAACGAGTGCAACGCTGGTGGCATCGACTGATTATTCGGCGAAGTATTACGCCAATGCAGCAGGTTCGTCGGCGACTGCCGCTGCAAACAGTGCGTCCTCGATTGCCGCGACGGCCACGGCTGTTGCAGCGAATGCCGCGCTGGCCGCCGCGTGGGCGTCGCAAGAATCGGGTACGGTGAATGGGACCACGTATTACTCGGCACTGTACTACGCGCTTCAAGCAGCGAATGCCGATACGGATGCTCAAACGCAGGCCACCAATGCAGCGACGAGTGCTACGGCAGCTGCCTCCAGCGCTACAAATGCCGCAACATCGGCAAGCAGTCTTCAAAGTGCACTGGCTTCGTTTAGTGCATTGTTCCTGGGCCCTCATTCCACTCCGCCGACCGTAGACAACCAAGGCAACCCGTTGATCACCGGTGCGCAGTACATGGATTCGTCACAGAGTCCGCCGGTACTGAATGAATGGACGGGCTCGGCTTGGGTGGCTGTCTCCAACGATGCTTCGGGCAACGCTCAACTTGCGGCGACTCAAGCGCAGGCGGCAGCGACTTCGGCATCAGGGAGTGCATCGGCGGCTTCGACGAGCGAATCGAATGCAAGTACTTCCGCCACTAATGCAGCAAATTCTGCAACTGCTGCTGCATCTTCCGCTTCTGCCAGTGCTGGTAGTGCTACTGCTGCTCAAACGGCTGCTAGCGCCGCACAAGCCGCTGACACGGATGCGACAACGCAAGCAACTAATGCGGGAGCATCTGCAACAAGCGCAGCAGGCAGTGCAAGTGCAGCAGGAACTTCAGCAGGTCAGGCAACTGATGCAGCAGCACTTGCTCAAGCTTGGGCAAGCCAGGCAAGCGGAAATGTAAACGGTACCGCGTTTGCGTCGGCATTGCAGTATGCGCAACAGGCTTCTAGCTCGGCCACCAGTGCGAGCACGGCAGTAACGCAGTCGCAAGCCAATGCAACCCTGGCTCAATCGTGGGCCTCGCAGACCTCGGGTAAGGTCAATAGCAGCAACTATTACTCGGCGTATTACTACGCGACGCAGGCCGCGACGAGTGCTACTGCCGCTGGCACGAGTGCGACCACAGCTAGCACCGCAGCCACCTCCGCTACAGCGAGTCAAACCGCTGCGGCGACGTCCGCCACCAACGCCGCAGGCAGCGCGACGACGGCACAAACCGCCGCCACGACGGCGACGAATCAAGCAGCAGCAGCGAGTGCTTCGGCAAGTGCAGCAGCTGCTAGTGATACGGATGCGACCACTCAGGCGAGTAATGCAGCAGCCTCGGCAACCACGGCCAGTAATGCCGCGACAACCGCCAGCGCTGCGGCGACCACCGCTACCACACAGGCGACTGCTGCGGCACAATCGGCAACGCAAGCAGCAGCATCGGCTACGGCCGCAGCGAGCTCAGCTACCAGTGCAGCATCGAGTGCCACCGCGGCAGCTGCGTCGGCGACAACGGCTAGCACTCAGGCAGGGAATGCCTCGACCTCGGCAACGAACGCAGCGAATTCTGCTGCTTCTATTCTGGGGCAGACGGGCACGAACCTCGCACAAGTGCAAGCCATTCAGGCGCAGTTGAATGCAGCACTGGCGAGTTTTGGTTCCGTGTGGCTGGGTCAGCAAACCAGCGATCCGACGGTGGACTTGAACCATCAGCCGATTGCCAATGGAGCGATGTACCAAAATACGTCGACCACGCCACCGGTGATTCGGATCTATGAAGGGGGAGTGTGGCAGGATTGGGATTTGCAAGGCGAGCAGGCGATGGCCAATGCAACCCTGGCGGCTTCCCAAGCTGCGCAGTCGGCGACCGCTTCGGCCACCAGTGCCCAGACATCGGCCACGGCTGCCAACACGGCCCTGACGGCGATGAATGCGGCACAGGCAGCCCAGACGGCTGCGCAAAGTGCAGACAGCGACGCAACGACTCAGGCCACCGCAGCAGCCGGGTCTGCCACCGCAGCAGATGGTTCGGCGCAGCAGGCAGAGTACTTCATGAACCAGGCGATTGCTTGGGCGACCTCGGATAGTGCCAACATTAACTTTTCGAATCGGGGTTCGGCGTATTACTACGCGAGCGTAGCGTATAACTACTACGTCGCGATTCAGAACCTGAATTCGAGTGCAGGGACGAGTGCGACCAACGCGGCGAATAGTGCTAGCGCCGCAGCCGCTTCGTTGTCGTCGATTAACACGCAGTTGTCGCAGTCGGCAGCGAGTGCAACGGCCGCCGCCGCGTCGGCAGCGGATGCTGCGTCGAGTGCAGGTAACGCCAGCGCATCGGCTTCTGCTTCGGCCAATAGTGCAGCTACGTCGGCTACGCAGTCGTCTAATGCGTCCACGGCAGCGGCGAATGCCAACAACTCTGCGAATCAAGCGGCCACGAGTGCAACAGCGTCTGCACAATCAGCCACCGATGCGTCGACCTCTGCGTCTCAGGCAGCGGCTTACCTGAACGACGTGACGAACCACACGGGTGATGCGTCTCAGTATTCGGCGCTGGCTCAGTCGTGGGCGTCGCAAGGCAGCGGCACGGTAGACGGGACCAGTTACTCGGCCTACTACTATGCCAATCAAGCGGGCGTGTCGGCGACGAACGCAGGCAATAGTGCAGCAGGGGCCAGTAGCAGTGCGACTGCGGCAGCGGGCTCGGAAACGAACTCGGCAGCGTCAGCTGCGTTGGCACAGGCTTGGGCTAGCCAAGGTTCGGGCGTGGTCAATGGGACGAGTAGTTATTCGGCCTTCTACTACGCTCAAGCGGCGGCGACGTCAGCGACCAGTGCAGCGAACGCTGTCACCACGGGTAGTCAGTATGTGACGTTGGCAGCTTCATGGGCTTCGCAAGCGACGGGTAATGTGGATGGTTCGCAATACAAGTCCGCCTTCCAGTACGCTACGCTGGCAGCCGCTTCGCAGCAGACGGCGAGCACCGCAGCGACGAATGCAGCCGGTAGCGCCACAGCTGCCGCTAGCAGTGCCACCGCAGCGGCCGGTTCGGCGAGTTCAGCAGCGACGTCGCTGGCCAGTCTCCAGGCAGCGTATGCGTCCTTTACCAGCACTTGGTTGGGACCGTACAGCACGCCGCCTACCCAGACACCGACGGGTGGGGTGTTGACGATTGGTGCGCAGTACGAAGACACCAGTCAGACTCCGCCGGTAGTGATGACGTGGGATGGGTCGGTATGGAATCCGCCGAGTGCTGCGGATGCGAGTGCCTCGGCGAACGTCACGTTGGCCGCGGCTCAAGCGCAGTCTGCCGCAGGTACAGCCGCGACGTCCGCTTCGAATGCGTCGAGCTCAGAAACCAATGCCGCAGCTTCGGCGTCGGCCGCAGCTGCGTCGGCTTCGGCAGCTGATGCATCCAACACGGCGACCACTGCCAATGCCGCGTTGGCCCAAGCGTGGGCGAGCCAAACGTCTGGGAAAGTGAATGGTACGCAGTCGTATTCCGCGTACTACTACATGCTTCAGGCGCAGTCAGCTCTGAATAGTGTCCAGGCCTCGCAGACGGACGTGGATGCCAAACAAACGCAGGCAGACGCGAGTGCGTCCCTTGCCATGGCGTGGGCGTCGCAAAGCACGGGCGTGGTGAACAATACGCAGTACTATTCGGCGTATTACTACGCACAGCAGGCGCTGTCGGCTAACACCTCGGCTCAGTCAGCGCTGACGACGATTCAAGCAGCAGTGGCGCAGGCTCAAACTGCGGCCACCCAAGCGACCAATCTCGTGTCAGGCCCGAGCGGGTCGGCTAACTACTACTCGACGCAAGCGGCGAACTCCGCCACGACCGCGAGTACGGCAGCTACCAATGCACAAACCAGTGCATCGGCTGCGGCGACGTCTGCCGCGAATGCAGCTGCCGCAGCACAACAGGTGTTGACTAATTCGAATGCAGCCAGTACCAGTGCAACGAATGCGTCGAACAGTGCAACTGCTGCGGCAGGTAGTGCCACAGCTGCGCAGGGGAGCGCCACGGCAGCGAATACGTCAAAGACTAATGCAGCTACGTCAGCGACCGCTGCCGCAGGCAGTGCCAGTGCTGCTGCGGGGTCCGCCACGCAAGCGGCCAATAGTGCCACGTCCGCTACCAGTAGTGCGACCGCTGCCAGTAGTTCGGCCACGGCAGCGGCCGCCAGTGCCGCTAAGGCGCTGGTCAACGCGCGGATCTCGTGCTCCGTCACGGGTAATCCGAACGTGTTTCAAGAAGTGAAGTATCCGTTTGCGGGCGACACCTGTACGTTTGATACGAACTTTGGGCCTTCCGCAGCCATCTGTACGTTTATGGAAGGCACGAGTGCGACGGTGAATGTGTTGGCGTATAACGCGGCTCACCCGACTGGGGTGGTCGTGGGCACGCTCACGTTCACGCAAACGACAGGCAATAGCGGCACGGGTGTGTTTAGTTCAGTCTCGAGTACGACGACGGTGTTTAATCCGGGTGACACGATTTCGTTGTTGCCGGTGAGCACCAATCTCGCCTCGATGGCTGTGACGTTTAAGGGTAGCTACAGTTAAAGGAAATGAGCGATGAGCGCCACTCCGCAGTTTATCGTCGGTGCTGAAGGTCTGGATCTCTATGCAGCCGGCGTCCTGGGGAATAAGTTCCCTTGGTTCCAGACCAATGCGACCTACCAAGGTCAAGTAGTAGCAGGCGCGGGCGTGTTCGGCGGCAATGGCCTCTCGTTCGCTGTAGCGGCAGCCAATCAGTCGGGCATGGAGTACCAGTTCCCCTCCACCATGCAGGTGATGAAAAATCAGGTGGCAGCAGGGGGCAAAGGTGCATTTGGAGTGTGTGGGTGGGTTAAAATCGGCACCCCGGTGGCAACAGGGACCGATATTCTGTTAGCACTGGGGTCGTCGGCTAATCCGGCGGCAGCCTTGCCTTTGCTGGGGCTGAACAACGCCACCGCGAGTGGGTTGAGTTTGGTGCTGCCGTCGACCACGGCCAATCTGGTGTCGGCACCGCACTTGCTTGCCATTAACCCGAATAGCGCGTTGTGGGTCGGGGTGTATTTTTCGTACACGCCGAACGCGAATGGGACACTGACCGGCACACTGTGTCTGTCGGGCTCAGGCATCTACCAGGATGTGCCGATTACCTTTAGTACCGATATCTTTACCGCGGGGCAGTTGTGTAACCGTCTGCGCTTTTACTCCGGGGTGGTGGCACCCTGGACGCTGGATGACATGATCATTCATGCGGTCTCGAATGCAGACACGCTCTGGCCCGCGCCGACGACGCTGAACCCGGAAGTGATTCCGCAGTATCTGCCGCGTCAAATCTCGCTGGCCACTGCCACGGGTCCGGGCAGTAAGGCGGACATGACGCCCTCGGGCAGCGAACCAAACTGGCAATCGGCGACCGATCAAACGGGCGCGAATTCCGTGATTGCCACCGCCATTAACCAGACGGACACGTATAAGTGGAGTACGACGGCCACGGATATCAAAGCCGTGGTCTACCGAGGTCAGAGTGAGAAGTACAGTCAGTTGAGCGCTGTGCAGTTGGTGGGCGCGACCCAGAGCACGATGGGCTTGACCGAAGCGGGGCCGAATGATTTCATTGGCATTTCCGAAAACGACGGCGCGGCGCAGTGGACGGCGACCTCAGTGGCAGCGGCTGAGTTCGGTCAGACCTCGCATAACTAAGGATTATCATGACCGCTTTATTGATGGAAGGGTTTGAGAGCGTCATTGACACGCCGGACCTGACGAACCGCGGATGGAAGATGTCCAGCATGGCGTCGTCGAATGGCGCCAATACCATGACCTTGCCTTCGCGCACGGGCATGCCGGGTAGAGGATTGTTTTTGCGGGGCCCGTACAACTCTAATACGACCAACCTGCCGTTTGCCAATGCGGTGGATTTCGGGATGCTCGATACCGGTGCGTCCATTTATAGTCTCTGGCAGTCAGGCGGATTTTGTTTGGGCGTGAATGCCGTGTTTAACAAGGCGAACATGGTCCAGATCGCGAACTACATGACGCGTCAGATCGTGTACGATGGAGCGCAGTACTACTGGGCCCTGGGTCAGGACAATAGCAATGTGTGGCGGGTGTACTACTCCACGGACTTGCAGAACTGGACACAGACAACCATCACGCCCGGCAGCGCTGCCTTGGGTTCATCGATTACGGTGATCGGCAGCGGACCGAGCGCCACCGTGATTGTCGGAGGGTTTCTCATCAGCACCACGGCTGCGTTTTACTACTCGACCAATATGGGACTGGCCTGGACGGCGAGTAACGCCACCGGGATCTCGGGCTCCAAGACAGTGATCGCCACGGGCAACGTCAACACTCCCATTATGTTCGGGGCCCAGCCCAGTAGTGGCGCGAACGGCGTTTTCTATCTGAGCAGTGTGTCAGGCGCGCCGGTGCAGGTGGCAGGCTTGGCGCTCACGGCCTCGAGCACGTATAACTCGGGTAACTCCAAGTTGGTGAATGGGATAGCGTGCTTTATCGCCTCCTCGGGTACAACGTCCCCGGCCGCCTTGACGACTAATGCGTCTATCGTGGCATGCTGTCCGGTGTCCAAAGACATGACGATAGCGGCCAACTATACGTTGACGCCTTCGCTGGCGCATCAGTTGGCCGATATCACGTTCCTCAATAACACGTGGATCGCTGTAGGGCATGGCGGGATTTATACGTCCCCCAATAGTGGTACGGTGGGTGCGCCGGCGGGCCCGACTGCTGCGTGGTCGACGGCACTGGCGGTGACACAAAACGGCGGCGTGTATTCGATCGATACGAACGGTACGGTGGCCGTGGCCGTGGGTAATGATAACGTGAGCTCGGTAATTCCGGCCATCTATACGTCGACCGATGGCGTGAGTTGGGCGAAACAGAATCGTCTTACCTTCACCACCGCCAACAACGTCGCGAACACGCAGCCGTTTACCAACGTCTTCTGGGACGGTCATCAGTTTGTGCTGACGGGTGGTGTGAGTAATAGCGTGGTGGCGACTTCACCGGATGGTTTTCAGTGGACGCCGCAGTACGTGCCCGACTACACGGAGTCGTCGGGGGGGTCCGTGGCCTCGATGCTGGGTGTGTATTCCGGTGTGATGAACGCCGGCGCGTGGGTCGGTGCAAGTCAGGCCGCGGGCGGTTTTGCTCCGTGGACGACGGGGGCGGCCGCCCAATGTGGGGTGGGACTGTTAGCCGGTCCAGTCAGTAATGGCGCCCGCAACGTGAGTGCCTGGTTGGTACCTGGCGGGACGACGACGAGCGCGATCGTAGCCATTTCCTCGATGAGTGCCGCGGTACCGACCAACCCGTTGTCGCACTACTACGAGCTGATTGCCACGGCCACCGCGAGTGTGAACACCTTTACGTTCCAGCTCGCCATTGATGGCGTCGTGCAACCGGCACTCAGTCCGCCCGTTCAGTTTGCGGCCACGGGCGACACCACCGGTGCGTCGCATCTGATTTTCAACCTTCCGCGCTCAGGCAACTGGGTGATGGTGGATGACCTTTATTTGACGAACTTCTCAGGCTCAAATAACGTGGGTCAACTGGGTGTCACCAGTGTGTTGCCGTGGGTGCCCTCCAGTGATGTACAGGCGCAGTATAACCGAACGGCGGGATCGTCTAACGCCTCGCAAGTCGTGGGTCCGCTCTCCAATGCTCAGACGAGCGTTAATGCTCAAGCGGTGGGGGCGAAGGATATCTACGGCATGACCACTAGCGTGCCAGTCGGCTATCGCGTGCGCGCCATGCAGGCAGAAGCCTACTTTTCGAAGTTTGGTGCCACGGGGGCAGCCGCAACGGTCGGCATTGTCAGTAACGGCGCGGAAAGCGATTCGGCGCAAGCGAACGCGGCGACTAGCACGCCCGTGTATGCCTCGGTCCTGTGCGACACCGATCCGAAGACGGGTGCTGCCTGGACGGTAGCGGCTGCACAGGCGGCGGAGATTGCGATCGTCAAAGCAACTTAAGTGAGTAAAAGATCATGACCTGTGTGTTAACAGAAGGATTTGAGTCCGTCCTCGATGATACGGATGTGGTGCGTCGCGGCTGGGTGCGCCCGAGCGCTGTCACCTTGAGTGGAGCTGGGACACTGGGGATGCCTGCACGGACGGGACAACCAGGTCGTGGTCTACTCTTGCGCGGACCGTATTATAGTGCCGGTGGCTTACCTAATGCCACTAGCGCGATAGCGGACTTCGGGATGCTCAATACGGGCAAGAGTATCTACAGCCTCTGGCAGGCCGGTGGGTTTGTAGCGGGTTTTAGTGCAGCATTCAATAGCTATCCGCACACGACTCAGCTGCAAGTAGCCGCACCCGATACCCAGCAGATCGTCTATGACGGCGCCCAGTATTACTGGGCCATTGGGCAGATCTATTCGAGTTCGACCAACGTCGTGATGTATTCGACCGATCTGGTGAACTGGACCCCGTGTGGGGCCCAGCCGACCCTGCTTCAGAACGCAGTGATCCAAGTGATCGGTAGCGGACCCAACGCCACGATCATTCTCGGTAATAAGAGCGGCGTGTCGCCGATGGTGCCTTCCTACAGCACCAATATGGGATCGAGTTGGAGCACGATGGCTATCGGTGCCTCGGATAATATCAAGAAGATTCTGCCGGCTGCCGGCCCGTCTTCCGCGCCGTATATTGCCGTTGGCTACTATCCGGGTAACGGATTTCGATTGTGGAGTTATGCGTCGCTTTCGGCTACCCCGACTTTGATCACAGGAGCGAACGTGACGGGGACCGTGACGTATGGTACCGCATGGGCACGGGTGAGTAATGGCTTCTATGTGGTCTGCGGGATGTCGATGGCAGCGTCCGGCACTGCGCCAGCGGCGGGGTCCTCGTTCGTGTGGTATTGCCCGACCAGTGTGGACCCAACGGTCGGCAGTAACTGGGTAGCGCTGACAAGCGCCAGCACGAACTATTTCAATGACGGTATCTACTTCAACAATCGTTTTGTGATGGTGGGGTATAACGGCATCTATTGGAATGGGGCGGCGAGCAATAACACCTGGATCAATGCGCTCACAACAGGTACTGCTTCGGTGTACTCGATTGCCTCCAATGGTTCCATGCTGGTCGCAGTCGGCCAGGATCCGGTGAACACCACGTTGCCGGCGATTTGGACCTCCCCAGACGGGATGACCTGGACCAAGCAGAACAAGCTGATTCTGTCCAACGCCGGAGGCAATGGCAACAATACGATGTTTTCGAATATCTATTGGGATGGGGCGCGCTGGGTGTTGACCGGCGGCGTGAATTGCAATGTGATCGCCACCTCGACGGACGCCGTTACCTGGACGCCGCTCTATTACCCGGATTATCCGGAAACGGGCGTTACGGCGGGCTCCATGCTGGGTGTGTTTTCAGGAACCCTCAACGCCGCTAACAATATATTTACGCCGTGGTCAGCGACCACAGGAGTGGTGGGGCTCGGGGTAAACGCGACCCCGGTCTCCAGTCTGAATCGGGCGCTCAATGGTGCGACCGTGACCGGGGCAAACACGATTAGCAATATTGCGCCGGCGACGACGGTCTTTACGACCAATGTGGTCGGCCCGCAACCCGTGGGTCAGCTCACGCACTACTACGAGCTCATTGCGACGGCGACGGCTTCTCAGAATACTTTCACCGTTCAGTGGGCGCTTGATGGGGTGATCCAACCGGGCGTGATTGGGACGATTCTCTTTGCCGGCGCAGCCGACACCGGCTCAGCGCAGCTCTGTCTGAATCTGCCGCGCAGCGGGGCGTTTGTCATGATTGATGACATTTATGTCAACACCATGAATGGCTCGAGCAATGTCGGGCAGCTCGGACCGGTCAGTGTGTTCCCTTGGACGCCAACGTCGGACACGCAGGCGCAGATGACCGCGTCGCTTGCGGGCTCCCACGCTGCACAAATTGCAGGTCCGCTGTCCACCAACACGGGTTCGCTCTCGACGTATGTGCAAGGCACGAAAGACATCTATGCCACGAGAGAGTCCATCCCAGCGGGCTTTACGATTAAGGCTGTTTCAGCAGAGGCGATCTTCACCAAGAACGGCACGATTGGGGGCGCGGGTAACGTCGGGATCACCAGCAACGGGCACGAAGTCGATTCGACCGCGGTGTCCGCGCCGGTGGCCAATACGTATTACTTCGCCTCGGTGCTCTTGGAGACGGATCCCAACACGGGCCTGGCGTGGACCAAGACAGCGCTGGATCTCGCGGGTATTACCGTGAGCAAAACGAATTAAGGAAGCGTCATGACTTTACAGTACATGGAAGGGTTTGAGACGGTCGTCGATTATTCCGACTGGACCAAGCGAGGCTGGTTCAATAGTGTTAACCCCAGCATTGCGGGTAACTCCGTGGCGGGGCTGCCTTCGCGTACCGGCACCGTAGGGCGGGGTCTGATGCTCAAGGGTCCGTATGCGGGCAACGCCAGCTTGCCGCTCGCGGTGGCGAGTACGTCTGACTTTGGCATGTATCCGCTGGGTAAGAGTATCAATAGCCTCTGGCAAGCCGGGGGTTTTGTGCTCGGGGTCAATGCGACCTTTAACAAAGTCAACAAACAGGAAATCGCGGCGTGGTGTCCGAATCAGATCTGTTACGACGGCGCCCAGTATTATTGGGCGGTTTGTGTCAATAACGCGGGCGCGGTTCAGGTCTGTTACTCGACGGACCTGATGACCTGGACGCCTACCGTTACACAGCCAGCGGGACTGGGGCTCCTTTCGACGATTGCCGTCTCGGGCAGCGGCGCCACCGCCACCGTGGTGGTGGGTCACTACCAGTCGCAGCAGAATTCTTTTCCGGTCTTTACCACCAATATGGGATTGAACTGGAGCAACGGTACCACGCTGGCCGGCGCCACGATTCTGCGCATTTTCCCGTCAGGCAATCCGACCACTCCGTGGGCTTACGTCGCTCAGGTTGGCACCGCGGTAGAATGCGGGGTGTTCTCGGGCGGGTTAACAGGTACCGCTAACACGTTGTCGACGACAACCTTTAGCAATTACGGCCAGGCAGGCTATCCGTATGCGATTGGTAACGGTAAGCTCGTCAATGGCGTGGTGTGTATGCTGGGGACCCTGACGGGCAATGCCGTGCCTAGCACGCTGGGTTCAACGGGTCAATATTTCTGGACGTGTAACAACACGCTCGATATGACCGTGGCGGCTAACTGGAAACAGAGCGCCAATACGATATTAGGATACTTTCAGGACATTACGTTCTTTAACAACAGGTGGTATGCCGTGGCCGGCGGGGGTATTCTGAGCGCGCCTCAAACTGGCACGGCGCAAGTACCTCAAGGGCCGACGGCTGCCTGGGCGGCGGTTGTCAACTTTGGCAATAACGGGTATTGGCTTAACTCCATCGACACGAACGGTTCGATCATGGTGGCGGTGGGGTCCGATAACGTTAATGTCAACTACGGCGCGATCTGGACTTCCACAGACGGCGTGAGCTGGACCAAGGCAAATCGTTTCCCGGGTGGGGTGGGCGGTATTCAGGCTGGCGGCGTGGGCGGGTTCACGAATGTTTTCTGGGATGGTCGACAGTTTGTATTAACCGGGGGTCCGAATCAGAATCTGATCGCCGTGTCGCCGGACGGTCTGAACTGGAATCCGCTTTACTATCCGGATTACGCCGAAAGTGTCGTCCCTACTTGTGCGTCCATCTTTGGACTGTATTCCGGTACGGTCAATGGTTCGGGCTTGTATGTACCCTGGTCCGTCGCCAGTGGTACGTTTTGCGCCGTCGGCATAAACGCATCGGCGCAATCCAACGGCACGCGCACGGTCACCAACTACCTGGTGACGGCCTATAGTACACCAACTGCCACGGCGACAGCGTCGGCCGCGGTCTCTACAGCGCAGCTCTCGCACTACTACGAGCTGATTGCCACCGCAGGCGCCACGGCGAATTCGTTTACGTTCCAGCTGGCGATTGACGGCGTGATTGTCCCCAACACGAGTGCAGCGTGGTCATTCGCTCCGTCGGCCGACACCGGTACGCAGATGGCGTATTTGAACTTGCCACGCAATGGTAACTTCGTGATGCTGGACGACATTTACCTCACGGACTTTGTGGCGGATCCGTTGGGTAACACTGGTCAACTGGGGATTGTCAATATCATCGGCGGGCAACCGAGCTCGGATGCAGCCGTGCAGTTCACTCAGCAGGGCACGGCGGCGTCTCATGCTGCCCAGCTGGCGGGGGCGTTGTCCAATTCGGAAGGCGGGGCGTACACCTACACGGTGGGCGCGAAAGATACCTACAACGCCACGATACCGATCCCGGCGAACTACAAGATCCAAGCAGTCCAGGTCGAGGCGTATTTCACGCGCTACGGCAACTCGGGTGCCAATGCATCGGTGGGGATTCTGAGCGGTACGCACGAAGTGGATTCGCCGGCTGTATCGGCGATGAGTGCGACGGTCCCGTCGTATGCGAGCTTGATGCAAAACGTGGATCCGAATACCGGCGCCCAGTGGACGATTGCGGGCCTTCAGGCAGCGAAGCTGACGATCAATAAGCTGACCTAAGGAGGCGGGTATGACCACAGGTGTATACGCCCAAGGGGTCAATGGCCAGTATCTTGCCCAGCAGATCACCTCCGTGCGCATTGGCGGGGTGAATGGACAAGTGCTGGCGCAGTTTTCCCCGAAGTCGGTAAAGACGCGTGCGACTAACGGTCAGATGTTGGTGTCAGCCCCCAGTGCCATTAATGTCCAGGCAGTCAATGGTCAGGTACTGGCGTATCGGTCAGGCGTGAAAGCATCAGGCGCCGGCATACAGGTGATGACCAAAGCCAAAGGTGCGGTGATTTCACAAGGCGTCGGCGTCCAGGTACTGCTGAAGCAGCCGGGGGGTGTGGAAGTCATTCGTGCTAACATGCAGGTGTTGGTGCGTTCACGCTCTGCAATGCAAGCCCAGGCTGTGGGCGGGCAGATGCTGGTGAGTAAGCTGCTGGATGTGCGTACGACCCAAGTCATGATGGAAGTGATTGGGGAAGTGCCGCCATACTTACCGGTCACTGGGGTGAACCTGGAAGTCATCGGGGCAGGGTTCCCGGCGGCTCCCCTGAAGCAAGTGACGCTCGAAGTGATTGGCGCCACGACCCTTCCGTACCAGAGCCCTGGACAGACGGTCACGTGGTGGAGCAGCTAAGCAAAATTTACTGTCCACCGGTATCCTCTGGAGAAGGGATCGGGGAAGTTTGAGCCCTCGAGCATCGCTGGTTGCTTCTCTGTTTCTTTCATGAGAAACGTCATTAGACCCACGCCCTTTGCCGGGTGTGGGCCTTTTTTCCCTCAATTGCCTTTTCAGGACTATTTTGATGAGTTATCATCCCGGCGCGATTTTGATGGACCTGCATCCCGCGATTCGTAAACTGCAAGACCGGGTGCTCATTGAAATGGAAGTTGCGTGTTCAGACGACGGTGCGGCGTATTTTACCGACCAGTTAATCGAAGACGTAGTGTCCTGTATCGATCAAGAAAATATGGCGATGAGTTGTTTGTATGACTACGCCGATCGCCAGAAGCAATCCCTGCTCGATTGTGGTCGAGACGCAGAAGCCCAGCGCATGGCCAGCGAGATTGTGGACTTTGGTCGTGACCTGATTAATAACTTCAAGGAGCATCGCGTCTACGAGAACGGACAGCTGAACTACGTCTTCTCGGGACGCTGTGCGAGTAAGACCTTGATCTTATCGCGGTACTGTTAAATTAAGAAAAACCAATGCGAAAAAACTACATAGAACGAATGATCGCTGCCTCGGGACCGAACGGGCAGCATCCGCTGGTATTGTTCTCAGGCGGCATGGATTCCACCATGCTCTTGCAAGAGCTCCTGCAATCGATGCACGTGTACACCTTTTACGTAGAAGCCAATCAGCACCCGCACAAGGTGACGCGCGAACGGGAAGCGCGAGACAATCTGCGTCGCATGTTTTACGATCGTTACGATTACGGCATTCAGGACGACTTTGAATTCGAGCTGAACGAGGTGTTTGTCCAGACCAACAACTATGCGATGGTGCAACCGATCAGCTGGTTGACCGCAGCCCTGATTAAGTTTGATCCGTCGCGGCACTCGGGCGTGGCGATTGGCTATTTGCTGGGCGATCAAGCCCCAGCGTTTCGTCGGGAGATGGAAGACTTCTGGCGTTCAGGCTGGGCGTTGTTGCGCGGCATGCAAGAACCCGCTCCGCCCTTGTGGTTCCCGTTGTTGGACCACGGCTACACCAAGTACGAAGTGCTCAAGCGACTGAGTCACGACCTGATGAGCAATACGTGGGTATGTGAAAATCCCCACAAGTACGACAACCAGATTGTTGAATGCAAGCACTGCAAGCCGTGTCAGCTGTTGCGGGCGACGCTGGATGACTGGCGAGATCATCACACCGAAGAACATCCGTATCGAACGCTCCTGTCTGTGCATGCTGGTCAACTGAAGTTTGACTTCGTTGAAGAAGACGACAACGACTGTGACCTTAAAGCCGCAGCGTAAGAAAAACAATAGATAAGTGGGATTGAAAATAAAAATAGACTTATATAACGTCTATGAGCGTAACCCTAAGAAATGCTCACTAATCCCATTACTCTTTATAAAGTCTGAAAACAAAATGAACAACAAACTCCTTTCTGCTTTGCTCATCGGTTTCTTTGCTTCGTCGTCCGCGATGGCCAGCTGCGGCAACGGTAGTAGCGGCAATGGCTGCTCGGGCAGCTCGCCGGAGACGATCAGTTCGGTGAATATCAACGGCACTACCGTCACAACGAAGCTTTCGGACGGCAGTTCGGTTTCGGGTTCGGTCACGGGTCTGGCGACGTCCGCGCAACTCAGCACCACCAACAACAACGTCGCGGTGAACACCGCATCTATCAACGGCATGCAGACGCAGCTCAACAGCGCCACGTCGGGCTTGAGCAACGTCTCCCAAGGTCTGGTCGCTGAAGGCAATCGCGCTGTCGCAGCTGAGGCGGGTCTTCAGTCGCAACTGAACGGAGCCATTTCGCAAGCAGGTGCCGCCATCGGTGGCCTGCAAGCTGCGCAAACGCAAACGCAGACCCAGGTCAACGCGAACACCGCAGCGATCTCGGCTAACGCTGATCAAATCGTCGCCGTGGGCAATGCCGTGACTTCGGAAAGCACGCGCGCCAGCGCCGCTGAAGGAACGCTCGCGGGTGGTGTGGCAGCCAACTCGGTAGCCGTCGTCGCTGAAACGAGCCGCGCAACCACTGCTGAAGGTGGCCTGCAATCGCAAATCACCGCGACGAATTCGCAGGTTGCCTCCAACACGTCGGCGATCGGGACCAACGCGCAAGCTATCTCCGCGGAGACGCAACGCGCGACCGCTGCTGAAACGACCATCAAGGCCCAAGCCACGGGCGCCATGGCTACGGCCAGCAGCGCGCTGGACAACTCCAACACGGCCATGAACACGGCCAATGCTGCGAGCACCACGGCCGGTCAAGCGAAGTCGATCGCTAATGGTGCGGACGCCAAGGCCAACACAGCCGTCGGTATCGCCACGGGCGCAGCGATCACGGCAACTGGTGCCGCTATCGTCGCGGGTCACGCAGAAGGTGTTGCAGAAGGTGCAGCTGCGCAAGCTAAGACGGCAACGTCGACGGCGAACACGGCATTGAGCCAGTCGGGTCAGGCACTGAATGCTGCATCGAACGCAGGCACGGCAGCGGCGGCTGCACAAGTCACGGCCAATCAAGGCGTGGCGAATGCAGCGCATGCTCAGGGCACGGCCAATGCAGCACTGGCTGCCGCGAAGGATGCGGATGCGGACGCGGATCACGCGCAAGCGACGGCTAACCATGCTGACAAGGCAGCCGCGGCTGCTCAGTCGACGGGCAATGCCGCCCTGTCGCTGGCAGGTACGGCGCAAGCCACGGGTACGGCTGCACTGACGCTCGCTGGTCAAGGTGTGGCGGCTGCCGGCAAAGCACAAGCCACGGCTAACGTAGCGTTGGGTGTAGGTATTGCAGCAGGGGCAGCTGCCGCGCATGCGCAAGGTACCGCGAATGCAGCTCTGACGGCCACGGGTGCAGAAACCAGCCGGGCGACAGCCGCAGAGCAACACCTGCAATCGCAGACGACGGCCAATGCATCGGCTATCTCGAGCGAAACGTCGCGCGCTTCGGCTGCTGAAGCGAACCTGCAAAAGCAGACCACGTCGAACACGAAGGCTATCAAGTCGGAAAGCCAACGTGCTCAAGCTGCGGAAGCCACGAACGCTCATGCCATCTCGGCAGAAACGTCACGTGCAACTGCGGCTGAAACGAATCTGCAAAAGCAAACCGATGCCAACGGGAAGGCTATCACCACCGAGTCCGCTCGGGCCCAGGGCGCCGAAGCCGGTATCCAGTCGCAAGTGACGACGCAAGGCAGCAGCATCACCGATCTGCAACAGAAGCAAGCGAATGACACGGTCGCTCAGGCAAAAGCCATGGTCGACACGTCGGCGCAAGATCGTGCGTATGCGCAATCGCTGCAACACGATGCCATTCAGCAGTCCCAGCAGTATACGGACATGAAGTTCAATCAAGCTGAAGCGGATATCTCGAAGCTGCGTAGCGATATGTACGGTGGTGTCGCGTCGGCCCTGGCAGTTGCAGGTCTGCCGCAAGCTACGCCGGGTCACACGCTGGTGGGTGGTGCTGCATCGACCTACCATGGCCAACAAGCCCTGGCGTTCGGTGCGTCGTTCGCCACTGCCAATGAGCACTGGATTGTCAAGGCCGCAGTGACCACGAATACCCGTGGTGACTTCGGTGCAGTGATCGGTGCGGGTCGTCAGTTCTAAGCGGTAACGCAAAAAGGAGGGCACTTCGGTGTCCTTCTTTTTTTGTATGCCGTGACGATTGCAGATTAAAATGGCCACATATTACCACCTTGGACAATGCCATCAAGGTAAGTCCTAACTCTTATCCTAAACCAAGGTGAACGCTATGAACAACGCATCGGACCTCAAGAAAGAAATGAACATGACCACGGGTATGCTGGTCTTGCTGAACATTATCACGCTCGGCATCTATCCCGTGATCTGGATGTACAAGCACGCGAAGGTCGCGAACGCCATCGTGGGCGACCAGCTCTACAGCGACCTGTTCGTCACGGTGCAGGCCGTGCTCGTGGTGCTGAACGTGCTGTGTTTGTTCACGGGCTACGGCTCGATCTTCGGCTTGATCGCTGGCATCGTCTGGGTGATCTGGGCTTTCAAAGCCAAGAACATTCTCACGACCTACGCGGCCAAGCAACTGGGCATCGATTTACGCATGAACAGCGTGTGGACCTTTTTCTTCACGGTGTTCTACGTCCAGTACTGCATCAACGATTTGCCGAATGCCGCTGCGCGACAAACGGCTCTGCGCGCTGTCTAACGACATCCGCCCGAGAGGGAGCGCTCACAAGGCGTTCCTTTTCTTTCTGTGTTTAACTCAGTTTATGGGAGGCAAGTCATGGCTGATGAAGTCTGTAAAAATAACCGCGGACGTTTCGGATGTCACAACGTGGTCACAGATGGCGGTGTCAATGACTCCGGGTATTGCGAGAACTGCTACACCCCGGAGACCGCTGAGAAGAATGCAGAGTACGAGCGTTATCTCGTCGAAGGCCACAGTCACACGGAAGCCGCGCTGCTCTCAGGGCTCGAGGAAGTCCAGCACGTGCAAGTGCTCGGCGGTGAGATCGCCCCGGACAATGTCATCGCAGAAACCGGCACGGAATTCGAAGTGCCCGCGCGTCGATATGGTAGCACGCCGATCACCACGCCGGAGCAGGACGCCGCCGAGCTGCGTGATCACAGTGACGACGACGATGACGAAGGCGACGATGAAGAAGCACTCGAAGACGCAGGCACCTGCCGGCTGCTCGACGAGATTGAAGAAGAGAACGATAGACCGGAGATTGCCTAAGCTTTCTCTGGCCGTAAACAAACATAATGAGGGACGCAGCTAAGAACTGACGTCTTATATTGGAATATGCGTATTCACTCTGCCCATACCAGCCGTTACGTTATGGATGTGTCCGTTGTGGCCGCATCTGGTATTCGGGAGTTTTACCATGTGTCGGGCTTCGAATTTGAAAGCGAAGCGCTCGACAAACGCGAAGTCATGAAAGAAGGTCAAACGCAGTTTCTCAACAACCTGAAGGCGTGCGTCTCACGCAATCCGTTCGTGGCCCAGCGTCTGGGTCGACTGCGTTACAAACTGCGCACTTCGCGCATCCGAGCAGCTTAACCCCGGGACGGCCTTCGGGCTGTCCCTTTATGCCGTCTTAATAACACTAAACCACGGAGTCATTATGTCGATCAAGAAAGCAGTCGTTTTGGGGGTCGTCGCGTCCGCTGTATTGATGGGCGTGATGGGTCATGCGTTTGCCCAGGCCAGCAACTACGCCTACAGTCCTCAGACCTTAAATGAGGATGAAACGATGGTGGAGGATCAGCCCAGTTACGAATGGTCCCCGCCGCGTCCTCAGCAGCAACCGTATATCCAGCAGTATCGCCCGGTGCAGCCGCCGGTCTATCAACCCCCGGCGCAGTATCGCCCGGACCCCTATGCATATGCACCGCCCCCTGTCGTCGTGGTCGCCCCGGCGCCTGTGTACGTACCGCCGCCTCCCGGGGCAGTGGTGTACGCACCCGGCGTGCCGCCGGCGTTGGCCACGGGCTACTGGCCGCGAGGCTATAATCCATATCGGGCGCCCCGCCCCTATGGCGGTCGAACCTATGGTGGCTATGCGCAGCCGTCGGTAGGGATCACCATTCAAGGGAACTGGCGTTAAGTGTACGGCCCAGCTGTTCCAAGGAACAGCGGTGTGTTTGGAGGGCATCTTCGGGTGCCCTCTTTTTTTGCTTCTTCCTCTTTTTACCTTATCGATGAATGATCTGGTAAGGCACAACGACAAGACTATGAACATTACCCAAGACGGACAATATCCCGATTCGCAGTACGCCTTGCTGGCGCCGCTGCTCCAAGCGATCTATGCGGACATTCAACAGCGGGGGTTTCGCTGGCCGAAGTTTGAGCCACAGATAACGCAGTTGCCCCCGGATAATCCGGCCGATGCCTACGCGCTCGGGATCTACGATCGCATGGCTTTTATGTGGCTGCGCCATGTTTCACCCAATGGCCTGGTCGAGATGAACTTCGGTTCCGGGGGTCGGCAGTTTGGTCCCACGCGACTGAATCAAGCGATGCCGATTCCCGAAGCGTATACCGCGCTGATGAGCTTGCTGACGGTCACGTGGCTCACGCGTGTGTTAAATCAGGTGGATCTCGCCCCCTGGAATGTCGCTCAGATTAAGGCGTTCTATCCGGAGGTGGTGAACAATCCGCTGCACAGTAACGTTTTACGTACGTTCAGCCATCTTGTGCTGGAGCTCAATGAAGACCTTTTCTCGAGCACCACGAATACGGTTGGGGTCGCATACGAACCTGACGGGGAATGACCAACACAGGAATGGCTGTCATGTACAACATCTGCTTTGTTCGCGACGACGAGATCGTCGGCTACCTGGGCTATAACGGCCCGGACGAGGAAGTCCTTCAGGCTGACAAGAAAGCGGCGCTTGCGCTGCATGACTTGAAAACAGCCAGTAAGCGAGCACGTTCGTTTTTGGCGCAGGCCCTGCCCGGTGCGCTGCGCAATATCGAAGACCGTGAGCAGATCATGCTGGACCTCTGCACCAAAAGCGTCACCCTGAGCGAAGACCGCACGCACCTCATCGTGGAAGTGGCGAAGAAGATTCTGATTCGCGTGGTGAGTGGCGCCACCGGCAATGCGGTGGAGACTTACGAATACGAACCTCAATGATCCCTGAATACCTTGTCATGGACGCGGTCGACGAAGTGTCGATTCTCGATACGTGGCTGGGACACTGGAACTACCCCGAGCATCACGTGGATCGGATCCTCGGAGCGATTTATCAGCGTTTGAAGAATCGCTCCGAGGCCATGTGTTTGCTGGACGAGTACCTGGAGTACCTGAGCCAGCGTCAGTATGCGCCGCACGAAATGGACATGATTGGTCCGTCAGTGACCAATCTGTTTAAAGCCAGCTATCATCAGTTGCTGGACATCCGGGTGTATCACCCTAACGGAAGAATGTACTACGACTTTGGAGGTCGCCAACACCGCAACAAGACGCTGATCCTAGCGTACTCGGCTGAATAAAGAACACATCAGGCATATATCATCTCTAAGTACCCCTTAGGAGTGAATGATGAAGATTGAAGACTTTTTGAACATGCCGAACCGGGCCGTGATAGCGACGTTCTATATCGTGCTCGCTGAAGATTTGGTGGTCAATGGCAAGGAAGACTTGTGGAAACCTTTCGTGAAGGAAGGCGACCAGGCGACCCTGGGGCTGGTCGACGACATCGTCTTGGCGATGATTCACCAGAACACCGCGGCGAAGAAAGCGCGCTATTTGAAGTGTGAGCGCGCGAACCTGTACTCGGTTGACGTGGTGGTGCTCAATCCCCTGTGTGTCACCACCCACGACACCGCACCCTACGACACCTTTCTCGACGAGTTCAAGCGCAACGAAGCGCCGCTGGGAATGGTCAATCCGGTGCACGACGCGGTAGTGTATATCCCGTCTCAGCCCTCCGACATGCGGCGCGAGCTCACGCTGCTCGATCCGGCGAATCAGGTGCTCTCGTGTCGCTTTGTCGAGACGCTGGAAACATAACACATCTAAACCAAGGAGTAGCGTCATGCGTTTTGAAGAAATGCGTTACGGACTCATTAAGCCCGTTATTGCCACGTTCTACCACTGGCACAGTCCGGATACCCGCGGGGCCGCGGGTCGTCTCACCAAGGACATGATCGACAACGATCAACCTTTCTATGTTTCCGATGACATTCATACTTGGGCCTCCCCGTGGCTCGAGGGCTGCAAGCTCTATGCAGTGGACTGTCTGATCGCGAAACCCTTCCCCTTGTTTGAACAGTTCATCCCCCGTGAACTGATGAACGGCATCGAAGCGGACATTCTGTTTAAACGCGAGCTCTTCGACTCGGTGATCTATACCCCGCACCCCTTTGGTCGGGGACATCGCGAGATGGCGCTCTTGCGTCCGAAGCAGCAGATCCTCTCGATTGTGCCGATCACCTACAATGTTGACGAGATCAAGCGTCACCAGAAAACCGCGGGTTGGAACTGGACCACGTTGATGGGCTGGCATAATGGCGAAGTCGTCCCGCCCTGGGAAGAACAGCCGGAGATGCCATATGACGCTGAGCTGAGTATGCTGCGCAAGCAGAACAACGAGTTCCATCAGTTCATGAACAAACTGATGACGACCTTGTTGCAAGCCGAAGCCGATGATCGGTCCGAGGCGCAAGAAGACGATACTGAACCGTGTCTGTCGCCTGCCACGCAAGCACTCGCTCAACGCGACATCGAGAACCGGATTCGCACCCAGCCTCCCCATGTGCCTGAGTCCAAGCTGGCACAACAACCCGAGCCCGAGAATCCCCTTACCGCGCTCGAGAAGGCGGCCATGCATGAGCGGATCCAACTGATCAAGACGTTCCCGCCTGAATTCGCCGCCCAGCAAAAGGCGGCCGCCCACGCAGAAGGGTTCGAGCTCGATCCGGATCAGATCGTCATCGGTGGCTGGGTCTATGACTGGCGTAACAGCATCGAGGAAATTATCGATGCCTTGCAAAATGACACGCCGGCGCGCAACGCATTAAAGGAGTACACGTTTCACGTAGGTAGTGTGAACGTGGGACTATTCTAACACCAAGGAAAAAAAGACAGCATGACTTGCATCGTGTGGCACAAAGGTAAGCTGTATGCGGATTCGTATACCGTGAAAGAAAACGAGACCTTCCAGTCGCTCACCAAGATTACGCAGTACGTCACGCCCGTGAAGGTGGTCTGCACGCTGCCGGGGTTTGACATCAATGACCGGGTGTTTGCCTGGACGGGCTCGGGTGGCAATGCCGCCATGAAGAAGTTTGCCGATTGGCTGGAAATCGAAGGCGCGAACCCGGACGCTCAAGGTCGGTTTGGCGCTATCTTTGATTTCTATACGTTGGTGGCCGATCAGCAGTTGGTCAACGGCATGGGCAATCTGTTCGAGATCTTCTTTGTGGGCGAACAGTACAACCATAGCTTTCGGTTGGACTACACGAAGGGCTTTTCGTATCAGCGGCTGGATAAGAACGAGTCGGTCTTCTACGGCTCGGGTCACCAGCTGTGCCTGAACTTCATGAAGGAATGGCAGGATCCGGTGCGTGCCATGCTGGAAACCTTCTTTATCGATCCGGCCTCGGGCGGCATGATCGAGATCTGGGGATGGCGCGAACCGAGACCCGAAGATGTCCTGCCGCACTTTCATCGCGAAGGCATCGTGATGGATATTCCGAAGGAGCATCTGCGGTACTTCTTGGACCATCTGTGCAAGAATAAGCGGAAGCCGATTCCGCCGCACTATATCCGTAAGGGTGAGGCGGACGTGATGCTCGCACGCGCGGCGAAGCTTAACCTGGAATTGGAAGAGACGATCGCCAAGCAAGCCAGGTTGATTGCACGTCTTCAGAAACAGTTGGGGATCGTGCCAGCGAAGAAGGTAGTCAAAAAACCGGCTGCCAAGAAAGTCGAAGTCCACGCACTACCTGCGCCGAAGTCCGCAGGCCAACCGATAGTTGGGACCAAGCGTGCGTCGCTTAAGCCCAATCACCGTCAACCATCCATCTAACCAGTAGAACGAGGTCGTTTCAAAGATGAACAAAGTAATCGCTTACCTGCAACGCGCATTCGAAGGCCGTGACCTGGAGAAGGACGCCGACGCCCTCGAGATGAAGGTCGAAGAACTGAAGGCACTGATTGAACACGGCGGCATGATTACCGCAGCGTTCGCCAAGAAGCTGGAAGGCGCTATCAATTCGATCCGCGCAGGCGAGCTGCTCGACACGCAACTCGAACAAGCCAAGGATGAATCTCGCAGCATCGCACTGACGCCTGCTGAGAAGAAAGCTGCCAAGCAGGCAGCGTCCGCGTCGAACACGACGTCCAGCCCGCGTACGCCGTCGCAGGGCTCGGCCCGTCCCTATGGTGCCGCTGGCGCCCAGGGCAATTACCGTACCGCGTATCGTTTCTAAGCAAGTGCAGCATCGGGGAGCGTTGACTCCCCGTACAACTTCTAATCAACCAAACGAAAGGAACCAATGATGGCTAAGAAAGAAGTGACTCCCGGCGCGCTTTGCAAGATCATCGGTTCTGTCGATGGTCCGAATGGGAAGTCAGTGGGCAGGCAGTGTCGTGCCGTGGAACGTCATCAGCAAGAGCACGTGCTGCACGGCCCGATCTGGCTCTGTGAGTCGGTGGATGGTGCAGACTTTGTGACGCAGTATGGAGCGCTCGGGTCCCGCGCGCACTTTGCCGAGGACTGGTTGTTAGTGCTGGACGAAGATCCCAACGCGTTGCCGCGCATCACCGAAAAGGAGCTAGAACATGGCTGATCAGAACCAGATCTACCGAATTCGTTTTAAAGTAGGTGAGAAGACCTACTTCTTCGTGAATGCCATGAGTCCCACTCGTGCATTGACTGACGACCCGCATCAGGCCCAGCGGTTTATGTCTGAGACGAGTGTCGCGATGATCTCGCAACAGATCCTCGATGGTCGCAGCCGATCGACGGGTCCGACTCAGTACTTCACGGTCCTGAAGACGCGTCTTCTCTCACTGAATCCGGCAGTGCGTGCCTCGATGCACGTCGACTACGCACGTATCCTGTCGGACGGATTGGCGGGGGTCTGGTCGGAAATGCCAAAAGGTGGCGTCTTTTTAAACATCCCAAATCAGCAAATCAAACATGCCTGACGAGAAAGAACAAAACAAAGACGCCCCCCTGACTCAGGAAGGCGTCAAAACGGGCCTCAGGGAGGCCATTGAGCTTGTCCAGCAGTTGGGTAAGGCCAGCAACGGTCAGCCGCTTACGCCGGGTTTTATCGCGTTTAAGCTGACCCAGCATCTGAGGAGCAAAGAGTGATGGAACTCGCAAATCACTTGCTGGCTTCCCGCGAATTCTTTATGGGCGCGCTGGTGATGGGCATCCTGATGTTCGTGCTGATGGTCTACGCGGGCTATCTGCGGGCGCAGAATCTGTACCTCTCGTATCGCGCCGGCACCCCGGTGAAGCTCGGCGATGAGTTCTATTACCTGGTCCCTGAGGGCCAGTACAACCGGCTGATGACGCTGAAAAACCAACACGTCCAAGAACTAAGGAAACGAAGAATATGAGCATCCTGTCTGACAACCAGATTCGCAGCCGTTGCCTGATTCCGACGCACGTGTTTGTAAATACCCAGAATGCGACGCGTACGTACTATCACGTCGCTGATAGCGCCATCTACGTGATGAATACGGGCCGGGTCGCGACGACTGACAACGCTTACGCGCACTGGAAGAGCTTGCTGCGCCCCCTCACGGAGGCGGAGATCGCCGGTTATTGCGCGATGTATCCGCGCATGATCGCGCCGTTTGAAACGGAGCTGGTTCGTCAACGTAGTATCCCACTCAGTGAGGTGCACGGCTACATCGAAAAGGTCATCTCCTACGGCACGTCGTCTTACGGCTACGACGTACGCTGCGCCGACGAGTTTAAGATCTTCACCAACATCAATTCGACGGTGATCGATCCGAAGAACTTCGACGACAAGTCGTTCGTGGACTTTAAGGGCGATGTCTGTATCATCCCCCCGAATTCGTTTGCGCTCGCGCGCACCGTGGAGAAGTTCCATATCCCGCGCGACGTGCTGACGGTCTGCTTGGGCAAATCGACCTACGCGCGCTGCGGTATCATCGTGAACGTGACACCGTTCGAGCCGGAATGGGAAGGCTACGTGACGCTGGAGTTCAGCAACACGACGCCATTGCCCGCGAAGATCTACGCCCATGAAGGCGTGGCGCAAGTGCTGTTCCTGAAGGCCGACGATACGTGCGAGACGTCGTACGCAGACCGCGGTGGCAAGTATCAGGGCCAGGCTGCTGAAGTCGTCTGTCCGAAAGTCTAAGGAGGCTGTATGGCAAAAACCAAGTATATCGGTGTTGACGTTGACAAGATCCAGTCTTTTATTGATTACTTGCGTTTACGTTACTCCCAGCTGAATGGAGTTATCTGCTGGGAGAAGCCTAAAGATCTTGTTCATCTCGGTAGCTGCGAGGTGTGCGAAGTCATGCATGCGTTCTACCAACTTGGTAGCGAGCGATTTGAAAAAATTCACTGGTCGGATAATTTCAACGAGTCCGCTTACCGCAAGCTACTTGGTGAAGTCATTCAGGTCATCTTGCGCTTTCATGATCCGGAACTCAAGCGCGCTGCAAAAGCCAACGCACTGTATTGGAGCAAAGATATTGCCGAGGTAGTGTGGCGGTGTGATGCTTATGCACAGGCGGGTGGCGACGTGGGTGTCGATCATCTGTTGGCCGGCGCTTGGCTTAACGATGGTGCCAAGCGGATGAAAGGGACCTACGATTGGATTGTGCGCGAGCCTTTGCCGATTCCGCGTCCCGAGGCAATTGTTATTCCCAAAGTGTAAGTCACAGTAGATCCATGGTCCGCGCCGTGGGTCTACCTTTTATGCCGCCTCAAAAATACTATGGAGACCAGACCAGCTCCAGGGCAACGTTGAAAGCCTTTTAGTAATAATAGCAATGAGGCTCGTATGTGGCTACAACGCGGGGAAGTCCCACAGAAGTTCCGATCCATCCAACATATCGCAGGAGTGTTACTGAGCGTCGCAGGCGTCGCTGGCCTGAAGTATCGGGACAATGAGCTGGACCTATCTGAGTGTATCGGATTTACCCAGCATGAAACCATGATTGTTAACCTGGACTCCGGCTCCCAGAAAGTAACGGGGACCGTGATCGGTTTGATTACACCGCGCTCGGCAACCGTGCGTCTGGTGGAGATCGCCAAGGGTAACCTCTCGAAAGAAGTCATGCGCCTCCAAGCGCACCACTACCTCGTAGTGCCTGACTTTGATTTAGGTGAGAGCACTAAACCTCTCACCACGCTGTTTTACAAGAAGATGTGGGGTGTCGAACTCCATCAGCAAGCGGCTTTGCACTCTAGTGCGTGGGGCCAGTTTATCACGCACGCGGTGCAACTCCTCTTCCGGATGGATCATCCCACTGACCTATCAGTCCAGGAAGAGGCAGAGATGTTGTTGCTTAACGTGATGCTCAAATGCATGGCGTCAAGCGGTCTGCCCAAAGCAGCTTAATTCTTGAAGCGTATCGAGGTGTACCGTGGACAACGTGGAAAACATTACCCTTCCGAGCGATGCATCGGGCGACGAGATTCTGGAAGCCCTGATCGAACAGATGGAAAGTCAATCGCTGGCTGAGCGCTTTGACGAGTTTGTCACCACCGCCGTGATGACGGAAGACGAGCTGGATGAACTGCCTGAGGTCCCCACGGAGGCCGACTTACCGGGCTTTTACGTGATAGCACGGGTAACGACTGTGGATATTGGCGCGCAGTTGGACGTGAAAGGGATTGTGATCTCGATCTGGCCAGCGGAAGAACGCGAGTACACGGACGACCTTCCTGCGGATCTGGATAAAGATCGCCACTGCCGCTTTTTGACGGTGAGCGATGAAGGGTTGATCGACGAAATGTACCTGTTACCGAAGTACACGCTGCACTGATGAAAACTTACTGGCTAGGGGTATGCCTATGGGCGTGTCCCTAGCTCTTATGCCTTAAGATACCTAAACCAAGGAAACAAAAGCATTATGATGAATGTGAACCAACCCGATGACCCGATGCCCGAAACTGGGACGGCGCTGGACTTCGGCGCGCAACTCGGGGAGTTGATTAACAATCCGGCGATCGCCCACGAGCTCGCCGAGAAGCTGGGCGCGGCAGTCCAGAAGGCTGTAAAGGATCTGGACGCGCTGTATCCGGAGCCGCACGTGCAGCACACCTACATGCTGCAACCGGGCACCTTTACCCTGCGCGGGGAAACGGTCCATGGCTTTAAGCTCACGATGAGTATCGTGGCTCAGGAAGACAGCGTCGAGCGCGGCACGCATTACTATCTCGCGCTGAACAGCACCTTCGATCACGTGAAGAGCCTGGCACGTGAAGACGAGATTCAGGAGTGGAAGCTCGACCTTCCGAATCAAGCGTAAGGCAAACCAAACTAACCACTAAACCAAAGGAAAATAATCCATGAAGAAACCGACCGACATCATGCTGCTGCGCAGCGACAGCACGGGCATCGCTGGCACCATCGCCAACGCCCAACACCACGCGCAGCACATCCTGCCGTTCATCGATGCGATGAAAGACGCGGTGAAATACCTCGGCTTCAAGCGCTGGAAGCAAGGCAACAACGTACACCAATTCATCACGCACGAGAACCGTACGCTCGTGCTGCGTCCGATCTGTAACGACGGGCAGTCGCCGTTTTACTGCGGGGTGCGCCTCGCGCTCAAACTTGGTCGCACCTCGACCGACGAACACCGTCTGATGGAAATCACCGATCCCGCAGAAGTGCCCCGCATGCTGGAAATGATGCGCGCTTTTGCTGAACCGCGGAAGGGTCGCCTCAACTCCGGCCATGAAAAGACGATGGCCGACGCCGCATTGAAAAAGGCTGCATAAACGCAGCCCTCGGGCGGGGTGGCCACTCCGCCTTTTACAACACTAAACCAGGAATAAACCGGACCATGAACCAAGTCGTACACAGCCGGATCTACGGCACCGATCTGAAAGAGATCGTCCCGAACAAAGAGCTTTTCAAGAGCGTGGGTATCTGGATGACGAAGATGCTCAAGCAACTCAACCGGAACGTGGCGTCGCTGCCGGGGGTGAACCCGGCTGACAGCAATATCAGCACGCACTGTCTGCCGATCGTGATGACCCACGAGGAGCAAATCCATCGCGGCTGGTGTCTGGATATCTCGGCGCAGGTGAATAACGGCCTGCGGGTGCAAGCGCTCTGTTTCCTGCGCGCTGGCGACGACGGCTACACGGCGGTCGAAATCATTGACCCGAACCTCGTGTCGGAGTGGAATTACGTCAACCAAACCGTCCCGGAACTGGCATGAACCACGTCATCTGCCCCAACGAGAAATGCCGCTCCACTGTCTATATTGGCAGCGAGCTCTGGGACCAGATGACGCAACCGGGCAGCCTGGCCGTGATCGGGTGTCCGTATTGCAGCTGGCGAATACCCGGCGCCCATTTACAGAACATCAAACACCGTCTGAATCATGGGTGGTGGAGTATCGGCAACGCGGGTCACGTCATTCTGCACAATGACGCAGGCGATGCCTATCCGGAGAAAGTGGTCCCCGATGATCCGTCGACGATCCTGGGACCCTTGCCCTTTCTGATGGTGCGGGCCAATCGCGTGGGTCCGAACAACGAGTTGCCACCGGCCGAATGGGTGCATATCCCCGTCGGTCAGTACGGCGACTGTCGCGATGAAGTCCTGGGTGGCGTGGCGTACAAAGCCTGGTACAAGAAACGCATGCCGCTCGTGAAGCATGGTGAAAAGATTCAGCTGGAGTTAAGTCAGGACGAGATTGATGCGATTGTGTATGCCGCCAAAAAGATGTACGGCGACGAAGCCTACGCCTGTGTCTCGGAAATGGTGATGTACGACGGCTATGGTCAATTCGTGCACCGGGGTAATATCGACCCCCTCGCCCTCGGTGCCTTTAACGGTGTGACGATTGACGTCGCATAAGGAGCGTGAAGGATGTTTGTACCCCCCAAGGACGGGAATATCACCCAGTGGATCTTGGATAACCTTGCAGAGCCTTCCCCGACTCTGATTGGCCAGGTCAAGCTGATGTGGGATTCCCTGGATGAAACCCGCAAGGACATGGGCTTAGGTCCCACCGATGTGGATTTCGCTCTGGGTATGGCGGAGATTCATTTCAAAAACGGCGAGCAGAAGATCGCTTACCGATTGCGCTTTATGTTCCCCCAACAGGAAGAAGTGGCATTCTTCCTGATGCTTAATCCGAATAACAAGATCGTCCAGATTATCTTCCAGGGCGACCACATGACTGAGAGCCAGGCAGCTACCTTTCAGTAACAACTCTAAACCAAGGAAGCACCATGAAAGATATCGTAGAAGCACTGAAAGCGCTCACCGCTTCGATTGCAGCGGTCGACAAAGAAACGCAAAAAACCAAACGGGCGATTTCCCCGGCTGAGGCGAAGGTCATTACCCAGATGCGTAAGGAGCTGCGCAGCCTGCGTAAGGACTTTATCAAAGTCTGTACCTTGCCGGCGACCCAGGTCGCGAAAATCTTCGGCATCTCCGAGTCTCGGGTCTATCAGATCCGCGGCGAGTAACACTGACTGACGGCATAAACGGGGAGAGCTTCGGCTCTCCCTTTTGTGCTACTCATTCTTTTTTTGCCCGTATATTACTACTTTGAAGCTGAGGCTTTGAATCATTTTTCATAACTCACCCATCAGGAGCAAATGTATCACGAGATCCAGGCTTCCAATATATAAGAGTGTGGCAAATGAAAGCAGTCGCACACCGAACGGAAACGCACCCTGTTGTTTAGTCACCCAAACCAAACCAGTGTATCAAAGCGATTCATGCACCCAGCTCGCGCAGTGTATCAATGAACTTCAGGCATCCGGGTACGGAAGTGCGTCGAATCCATCACGCTCCCATCGTGGATGAGCGCGTCGACAGGGAAAATCCACCCAATGCAAGCTGAGCGCATCAACGATGTAAACTCACCCGATTCAACGTAGTGAGATAGAGAGACCAACGCCCCCACGAATCGTTAGCGTGTCATAGACGTTGAGTCGCCCAATATGTAGCAGCGTACCATGTGATAATAGTCACCCTTAAAGGACAAGTGCGTCAATAGCAAAGTGTCCGCCAGTTGAAGTCAACGTATCAAGGACAACCGCCAGTCAACCAGCTGTGAAGAGTGAACTTTCAAGAAGAGGCGCCCAGAAGGGGTCAGTGTGACAGGGCAGATAAGTCACCCATCGTTTCGAACTGAGTCAAGAACATGTGAGCCTACCGGGTTAACATGCGTACCATGGGGCGAGCGTCACCCATTTAAGTTCAGTGTGTCATACGGCAAATGTAACCCAAATAGATTTCGTAGTGAAGCAATGGATAGAAGGCACCCAATGTCTACGATTGTATCAAAAGACTAGCTCCACCCAAGGTCTTCTAGTGTATCAATCTGGTATTGCCGACCATAAGTGGGCCAGTGCGCCAAAAGACGAAAGTAGTCCAGCAGGAAGTAAGTGTAACACGAGAGATATGACGTCCATACTCAACAACTGTGTCACGCGTGTCAGTCGTCCAGACAGGTAAAGTGCATCACAGAAACTACTTCCTCCAGTACGAAGAAGTGGATCAGTCCGTGCGCAGTCACCCATAGAGCATGAGTGTTTCAGAAGGGTTCAATGCAACCGATGTAGTTGAGTGCATCAAGCCGCATAGCGACACCCAAAGATGATGAGTGTATCAAAAGACCTAATTTTTACCCATAGACTAGGTGTGTATCATTCCGAAGCAGTCACCCAGTGAACAGTAATGTATCAAGGTAGGACGATGTCGCCCAGCGATTCGAGTGTAGCACGGTAGATGTGTCATCCAGAACAGGTATTTGTATCAAATAGCATAGTCATCCAGAGTGGACCAGTGGATCAGAACCATTGATTCAACCGAACGACCCAGTGCAGCAAAGGAGTCTAGTCGCACAGTAGTCGCATTGCAGCAACATTGCACAGTCCCCCATATCGTCCGATTGTATCAAAACTTGTAATGCCTCCAGTAATACTTAGTGTAGCAATCTGCTCCAGTCACCCATTGTGATAGATTGTAGCAAATGAGGATAGCCACCCTATGTGAGCAATTATATCAGCAATCATAAACCCTCCATAGTTAGCTAGTGGATCAAGGTGTCTATGTCACCCAGATCGACCCAGTGTAGCAAAGAACGGGAGTCCACCGCAAAACCGATTTGAACCAAAGTTATTACGCGCCCAAAACATGGAAGTGGGTCATGGAGAAACATTTCACCCAGCCCCGTTGACCGTATCAGTCTGCAAACTTCACCCATTGTAACACAGTGTATCATTGTAGGGTAGTCACCCGGAATCCTAACTGAACCAGAGACAGGAAGCCGCCCGATTAATAACAGTGTATCAACCTGAACATGTCGCCCAGATTGTCTTAGTGTATCAAAGTACGCACTGCATCCATTGAAATTCAGTGTATCGCAGTTGTAGAGTCGACCATATCTGGAAAGTGTAGCAAGATGGATTAGCCTTCCAATCCAGGAATGGAATCAAGTGCAACAAGCCACCCGTCGTAAGCTAGTGTATCAATCACGCAAATCCACCCAACCAGTATTAGTGTATCAGTGCATTGAATTCCCCCATTGGAGAGAAGTGTATTAAGGTCCGAAAGTCCAGCAAATCGTAATAGTGCATCAGGGTTTTACAGTCACCCATCGTGCTCATGTGTATCAATCATCATCAGGCACCCAGAGTAGTTCAGTGTCAACAAACTAAACCAAACCAAGGAAACTGTATCATGACGACGCAACTCACTCCCGCATATAACCCCAACCTGGCTGTGATCCGCACGATGGTGCGCTCGGCCTACGATATGCAGGATCTGCGCATTCAGATGGGCAACCGTGTGACGGCTAGCTTCAAGGCCAAGCTCGGATTGCGTCAAGACGGCATGAGCGAGAAAGAGCTCGAGAAGCAAGAGAAGGGCATCCTCGATCAGCTGCGCGTGTCCTATCGTCGTATCACCGACGGCGTCGTGGCCGAACACGGCGAAGACATCAAAGCCGGCAAGCTCCCCACGGAACGCAAGTTCCAGGGCGACCAGTTGATTAGCCACTACAGCGAACTGCTGCTGGTGGATAACTACATGGCGACGCTCGCCAACGAACAACATCACTTCAAGGATATGGAAAAGATCCTGAAGAAGATCCCCATCTACACGGAATTCCTTACCGGTATCCGCGGCGTCGGTCCTGCCATGGCCGGCATCATCATTTCCGAAATCGACATTCATAAAGCCGAATACCCGTCAAGCCTGTGGAAGCTCGCAGGGCTGGACGTGGTGTATATCGGGAAGTACACCGACGGCGAAGGCAAAGAGAAGACAATCCGCGGCTGGGACGTCGACTCGTGGTTCAATGACCCGGCCAACGAAGGCAAACAGTATCTGGCTGAAGGCAAGTACCCGGTGACCTACGAGGCCGTCGGCCGCTCGCGCAAGGACTTCTGTTTGGTGAAGAAGGAGTACATCAATAAAGAAGGGGAAGCCGCGCAACGTGACTCGATTACGTTCAACCCGTTTCTGAAGACGAAACTGGTGGGCGTGTTGGGCACGTCGTTTCTGCGGGCCGGCATTGCCAATGTCGATGGCAAGAAGTGCGGCGGGGCATCGCGGTTGGAACTCGCGAAGGAAGAAGGGTTCAATCCGAAGGACTACCCGGAGATGGAAGAGGACCAGGCCGTGATCGTCTATCTGCGTGCGAAGGGTCATGACGTTGTGGTGGAGCCCAGCAAGTACGCCGTGATGTATGCGGATTACAAGAACCGCCTGAACAACAACCCGAAGCACCGGGACAAAACCGCGCTGCACAAACACAACATGGCCATGCGCTTTATGGTCAAGCGTTTCTTGGTGGATCTGTACAACGCATGGCGGCGTCTGGAAGGCCTGGTGGTCGCCCCCGAGTACTCGGAAGGTGTGCTGGGTAAGGTGCACGGTCAAGCGAAGGAAGCCGGCTGGCAGCATCCGCGCTTCTCGCTGTAAGCGAATGGGGAGCTTCGGCTCCCCTTAACAAATCAAAACCAAGGAGCGGTCGTGGAATTCAGACAGATCAAAACGCCACAGCAGTTAAAGCTGTGGATCGACGAGCACGTTCAGGATCCGAGGGTACATGCGACGGCCATGAACGATATGCGCATGATCGCCCAGCATCTGATGGACGGCTCGCACGAATCATGCCGGGTGCGCGTAGGCGTCGAACTGCATCAGGATCCGGACGGTAAGTGTTATCACCTGATGGGGTTCTACCTGATGCATCCCAGTGGCGACATCCGCAAGCGCGCGGGCGAATTTGTTTTTGAGATGACCGCCGATGGGCAAACCTGCATTGGGGTCTGGGCCCCCGTGCATCCGATTGACTGGCACCGGATTACGTGGCAATGAGCTACTGGATCCCGCCGGATGAAGACTGGGTTCGGTCAATGGTTGAGATCGCGATGATCGGTTATAAGCCACCCGAGATTACCGCCGAGATGATCGGCGCGTATTCAGGCGCGCCGTCGACTGAACCGTGCAATTACAACAACCCCCATTGCCTCACCGCAGAACAACTGGGTATAACCAAGGAAACGAATCATGGCACAAGCAATTAAAGTCGAAGGTGAAGTCGATCCGATGAAGCACCTGGGTCAGACGCTCTGGTGCGTGTACGGGTTTCAGCACATTCCGTTTCTGATCAACTTCAAGCTGGCCACCAAAGTGATCAACGGTCAGACGATCGTCGAGCTGCATCATCGTCCCAAAAATGCAGCGGACTTCGTGTCGCTTGGTCGCACGCTCGATATCTGGCGCCAGAATAACGCGGCGTCCAGTCACAACCTCGAGCACTGGTTCATCGACAAAGCGATCGCTGAACAGTTCCTCGCGGACCTGGTGAAGGGTATCTAGATGAAACAAACTCAGATTGAGGGCAGCATCGGGAAAGCCGTAGTGGTCAATGGATCCAGGGATATCGGTATCGATCCTGACATCCGGCGCATCGTTGGCAAAGACAGCACGCTCATCAAGCAATGCAAAAGCGGACTGCTGCAAGTCGACTGCGAGGGGAAGCTTTTCTCGGTTCCGCTAAGCAATGTCGATCTGAAGTGACGGCATAAAGGCCAAGGGGTTACGGCCCCTTGGCTGAAACCCTAGTTACAGGTCAGAAAGAATCACCCAGAAGTCATCGGCGAGTTCCGGATTCAGCATGTACTGATAGGGCAGCCAGAAGCAGCCCGGGTTCGCGGGATCGCCCCACTGGTCGCCCCACGAATTCCGCACGAGGAAGCATTGCTTCGCATTGTCGTAACCGACGACGAGTACCGCGTGACCGCCCAGACAGTTTTCATACTGCGTGGGCATCGGCACGAAACCCGTGCGCGCGACTTCATCCGATTCGAAGGCATCGAAAATCTGGATGCCGACGATGATCGGACGATTGAACACCGCGAGCACGTGTTGGAAAGCTTCCAGCGTTTGCGGCACCGCCTGGTACTGCAACGCCTTGTGGTTCAGCCCTTCGGCGTAGGATTCGACCGTAGGCTTGACCTTGAAGTGTTCCGTGTCGTCGCTGTACGGCCACGTGCTCTCCAACGGTGCACCGAACTTTGCGGCGACTTTGACGACGTCACGGATTTCACCGCCTGCGTCTTGATCGACGTCACCTTCGAGGTCACGTTCGTTGTAGTAGAGGAACAGGCGCGACAGTGCTTGCGCGACGTTCGTACCCGTCTGAATGTTTTCTTCGTATTCCAGTGCACCGGCTGTGGCGTTCGCCGTGCACGAACCGAGCTGTCCCTGGTCTTTCACCGGCGAGCAATGCGCCGTGAGGTTCACCGAAGCCGGGATGGCTGCCGCGCCGAAGGTCAGATGGCCGTGGTACACATGGTCACGACTGTCGGCGGTTTTCTTTTTACGCTTATAAACGCGCGTGACCACCTTCTTTTGGGGTTCGGCGTGGTGTGGGGTATGCTGCATGAAGACCTCTGAATCAAGTAAGAGGAACGGTAGGGCTCTACCATAGCATTTCTAATTATTCTAATCATGGATCTTGCTTTTTACGCCTTTTGCAACATGATGGGCTGGCTGTTTTGGTTTGTCGAGAAACTGGTGTTCTGTTATTTCGTCGTCCTGGTGATGACAGTGTTCTGCATTGTGATAGGCCTGGTCGGACTGGGCATTGTCATTACCCGTTGGATCTTTACTTAACTAACATAAACCAAGGAAACGAACATGGCTGCAATGAGTGGTACATTCGCATCGTGGCTGTACAACAATCGCCCTTACTCCACGGAAGGCGCACTGGGCTTCGTGGTGGGCAAGTCTTATCTGCGACGCGACGGCAAGCTAGTGAAGATCGTGGCGATCAATGACCGGGGCGACTGTGTGCAGGGCGATGACGCCGAGTGCACGAATCTCGGCTGGCGCTATAACCGCCCGGGCGACATGGGGCGATGCACGGGAGCGATGGTGGACGACCCCATGAACCTGATGCCAGACTTTCCTGTCGGTCATCCGAACGCCGCCTGCGAAGGCTTCCGGATCGAGGTCTGCATGATGGGGGCGAACAAAACTCCTGAGCAGCGTGCCCTCTTTCGTGAACTCCTCGATATTCGCTACAAGCTCGACGAGCTCAAAGCGTTTGCCAAGGAACACGACGAATGGAAACAGGCGTGGGAGCACGTGTTCAGTCACGACATTGAAAAACGTGTCAAAAACATCTGTCTGGACCTGGGGCTCTGCTTTCACTGGGACGATCCGGACTCCACCCACAAGCGCGATGTCGAAGCCTACGACTGGGCGTTTAACTGCTTTATCGAAGACCATCGGCCGTTCTACGCCGCTTAAATAACTCACAACCAAGGAAAACCAAATGAGCATCATTCGCGCTAAACACTGGGATCTGAACGACAGCACGCACGAGGTCATTATGGACATCTGTGAGCGTGCACAGATCCATGACCTACCCAGCATCGGTATGTTCGAGACCACCAAAGACATGTTCATGGACGAGCTGCCGATTACGACGATCTGCATGGCGCCGGAGAACTTCCATCTGGTCGTGTTGATGTCCAAGGACCAGTCGAACGGCTCGGTGATGATCTATGATCTCAAGCACGAAAAAGGTCAGCCGAAAGCGGAGTTCAGGCGATTTCTGCATATCAGCTACACGGATGGCAATGCCTCGCTCTCGCGGATCTCGATGATCGTCGCCGGCTTCTGTTTCTATCACCGTAACTGGTTTGTCGCGCCTACCCGGGAATTGGCCGACGAGAAAGTCGAGAACTTTGCCCGTGTCTACTGGCCGGGTTTTACGGATGAAATGCTGGACTTCATCCACGGCCTGAATATGGCACTGGCCGCCATGGGACCCGATGGTCTCAAGGCCGAGATCACCCACAACAAGCTGATCTTCAGCAAATAAACCAAGGAAACGAACATGGCAGAAAACCAAGCACCCGAATTCACCGCCTACGCCATCGGCATGGTAACGGCCAGCGTCTGTACGTCGTTGCCGCCGGAAGAAATCCCGGCCCGCATGAACATGCTGCATCCCACGGGCATCCGATCGCAGTGGGCATTGGGCGAAGAGTCGCACTTCCAGGGCGGTGAACCCAACCCGTGCGTCTGTCACGATCATCCGGACACCCACAAGCACTATCTACTCCACTGCTAAAGGAGTCGGCTATGTTCAGCAAAGAGAAACTGGAGGCGGAGTTCGGCAGCGAAACCGCGCTCGGCATTCAATATGTCGATTCACAGAACCGCGTCTGGTCGCCTAAAGAACTGGATACGTATTTTGATGAACATGGTCAGGTGCCGCCCTGGTCGATGGAGTCGGAGTTCCCGGACGGCAGTGACGCGGTGCGCTGTACGCATTACGCGATTCAGGTCATGCGCAAGTATCCGGACCAGACGCTAATCCTCGGCTTCAAAAACGAGGACAACCCGAACTGCGAGTTTGCGCAGAAGCAACTCCATCCGGGCGGGCATGACTTTGCCGTGATTGAAGATCGCTGGCTGGTTGATCCCTGGGTGAAACTGGTACGCGCGGCGTACCAGCAAGTCGTCTACGATCTGCTGGATCCGGTGGACTTTACGCTGGTGCGCGAGCGCTACGGTCGCCGGGATGACTGGAAGCTCATGCAGTACAGCGCCGAAGACTTTAAAACTAAACCAAGGAAACCAAGATGCTGAGCAAGCAAGTGAAGTGGCGTCGCCGCGTGAATCGGGAGTTGCGCAAGCAGCCAGCCTGGAAGACCTGCATGCAGGCGCTCAAGCGGCAGGAGCTCACGCGCTTGAGGTGGCATCATAACTCCACCTACGGAGCGCTTGTCACGCCGGGTAAGTGGGCGGAGGCCCAGCCGATCACCACGCGCTACTACAGCGAGGCGTTGAAGCTGAAAGACCAGATGAAAGCCATGTCGCGCTTGGAGTTTTACAAAGAGCTTGAAACCCAGCACCGCCATTTGCATCCTGGCACAATGCGTCCGTGGGCGCGCATAGTCATCGAGACCAAGCTGGAACTGCGCGACGAAATGAAACGCTAACGACGGGGCGGGCTTCGGCCTGCCCTTTATGCCGTCACTTTAATAATTAGGAAACCAGAACGATGGGACCACGAACCACCCTGCTCTACCTCGCCCTGTCCCTCACTGTAGTTACCGCACCGTGCCGTGCGGATTGCTTTGACACCGCTGCCAAAGCGCAGCACGTCAGCCCCCGTTGGCTTCGTGGTATCGCCCGGGTCGAGAGTCAGAACAATCCTCACGCAATCCACCGTAATAAGAATGGCACGGTGGACTACGGCATGATGCAAATCAACTCCGTGCACCTGCGGGAGTTGAAGCGCCAAGGCATTAAAAAACGCGACCTGATGAACGCCTGCAAGAACATCTCGGTGGCCGCTGGTATGCTGCATCAGAAGGTTAGCAAGTATGGTCCAACCTGGAAAGCCGTGGGTGCGTATCACTCTGAAACGCCACGAGAGCGTAACCAGTATGCCCGTAAGGTCCAGCAAGAAATCCTTCATCTGGCATCAGCAGATTAATGGTATAGCGAGGAGAGCGACCGGTCGCTCTCCTCGTCGTACTCATGGTACTTCTTTTTTTTCCCTTTGCAAAGGTTGAATCCACATGACCGTTACCGCAGTGACGACGCCGAGCGTCGACCAGCAAGTGCAGCTGATGTCCGCTGACGCTCCGCTGGCAGCAATTATCGTGAACATCTGGGAAGATGGCAAGGTCGACATCGTGGTCAATGACCACTCGGTCCCCGAATCCTTCCAGGTCAAGCGCCTCACGTACGTGCCGTATGGCGTGACGTTCACGCCCCCGACCGATCCGGTCACGGGCCAAGTCATCGATCGTCGCTACGCGCGCCAGCTTCAAACGGGCGATGGCCTGCCGGCTGCGGCAATCCTCGACACCGAACCCACCATCGGCGGCGACGACGCCAACGGCGGTCCGGGTACGGAGCCGCTGGAGAGCTGATCTCCTTTTGTGAAGACGAAGACGCCACATTTGAAGCCAGGGCTTGCGGGCCCTGGTCTTTTTTGCCGTCTTTAGGTACAACGAACTAAAAAAGAGTAGAACTGATGAGAACCTGACCCTTTCCTCTTTTTTTGTTTGGTGCAATCATGGGTATTCGCTTAGGCACGAAGATTTACCAGAGCCGTCCCGGCATGTTGATGTTTGAATGCCCGGGGTGTGACAACATTCATCCGGTCTATATCGACCGGTCGTATGCGTCCAGCGGCGTGGTACAACAATGGGCATATAACAACAATCCCAATAAACCAACATTTAGTCCTTCCATTGACATCTTCCGCGATAACCCGGCATTGCGATGCCACTCTTTCGTCACCGATGGCAAGATCATGTTCCTGCCGGACTCGCACCATCACCTCAAAGGCTGTACGGTCGAGTTGCCGGATTGGGATTGAAAATAAAAAAAGCTCGAGCAGAAGCATCTTCTGAGCTCTAATCACACACGAACTAGACACTCATAACGAGGACGACCATGAACACACCCCGCCTGTATCAGGTCAGTGACCTGGTGAAGCAAACGCAAGAAGTCTCAGAACTCCATCCCGAAGCGGGCTGGATTCCGTGTCGACCGCTGGGCTGGCAAGGCATCGCGCTGCGCCAACGGTTGAAAGCTGCCTGGGGTGTGTTCACGGGTCGCTATGACGCGGTGACGTGGGTGCCGACGCTGCGTCAAGTCGGCGCGGCGCAGGCGCGCAAGTTAGTACCGGATCAGGAAGAAGACGCGGCGGCCGCCGCACTCTTGGCGGCTTCGACATCCTTTAACTAAGGAGACGTATGGATGCCCCGGAGTTGGATCAGCATACACGGGATCAGATCGATGCAGCAGAAGACCTGGCTGGCAATTACGATGATGATGACCGTGACGACATTAAGACGGACGTGATCAACGCGTTCTATCGGGGCATCGCTTGGCAACAAGCCCGTGAGAAACAGCGCCTAGTCCGATTGCGAGAGGACTCGGCACCGCTTTTAAATCAACTGAAACAAACCCGAGCTGAACTAGCTGAGACCAAAGGCCTCGCCCCCGACATCCGCGTGATGATGATGGGCGTCGTGCTACTGCTCACGGTGGCGGAAACTCTTTTACGCTGGTTCACGGACGAACCGAAACCATGATTGTCAAGAACAATGCGCGCTGGCGGAAGGTTATCGCGATGGGCAAGCGCAGCCCTCGCATTGGCGCTAACGTGGGCACGATGTCGCGTGTCAATTACGACTGGCGCTGCAAAACCCTTCGTGTCGAATTCTGGCGAGTGAAAGCCACGCCCGGGATGATTGCGAAGTGGGCCAAGAAGGGGAAGCGACCACCCCAGGCTGGCAAACGGTTCTGTCACATCAGTCCGGGTAAATACTAATAAGGAAGAATAAACGTGAACTACTACTGCGACTTCGAGTTTAACGGTTTTCAAGGCCGGCCGATTTCGTTGGGATTGGTACGGGAGGACGGGGAAAGTCTTTACCTGCTGTACCCGAAGCTGTTCAAGTACACCAAGTGGGTCGATGAAAACGTGCTGCCGCATTTGCACTCGACGCCTGACGACGTTGCGATCTATCTGACCTGCTCGTCCGCGTCCATCGTCTCGACCAAGTACCCGCCGGTGGCGACGTTCTTGGAGCAGTTCTTTGCGGGGGATCCGAACCCGCACGTAATTACCGATTGGCCGGATGACATCAAGTACCTGACTGAGGAACTTATCGTTGGCCCGGGCAAAATGATCAACATCCCCCGCATCTCCTTTGAAGTGATGCGCGTGGATGCATGGCCCAACACCATCCCGGAGGCTGTTCAACATAACGCCTATTGGGACGCCGTTGCTTTGAAAGAGAAAGTAATGGCGCTCAGGAGAACCAACAATGAGTCAAGTCATGGAGTCGGCCCAAGCTGATTACGTGTGTTTCTTGCAGAACATCTTTGCAGACGGCACACTCTCGCGCGGTGACACCCCCGAGCAACTGATACAGGCCCTGGAGCAGCACCCGGACTTTAAGAACCGTTTCAAAACGTTTCTGAGTCTGTCGCGTGAGATGCTCTCGGGGCTCACCCCGATTGAGGTGCTGTCGGGCCAGCGTGCTCGGGGGCTACCGCCGCCCGAGGCGACGTCGCATAAACGGATTCTGGATCGCAAGATAGAGGAGCGCGTGATCAAGGTGATTTACGCGGCACGGGATTACTTCGACGGTACAGGCTTCTAGGAGCGAAGGCGATGGGTGAAATAACAACATTTTTGACCGAGGCGTATAACGGGGGTTTCTTTGTGGGTGTGAGTAATCGCGCGCCGGAGCTGCTCCTGGAACAACTGAATACTGAAGCGGGGGACCGCGACCGTATCAAAACGTTCATGGCTCACGCCTCGAGAAGCGCCTTCTGTCATCTGACGGTGACCGAAGTACTCGCCGGCAAGGTCAAGGAAAGCAAGCGTGACGCATGGACGCCGGATTTACTGCAAGAGAGAATGCTGGCCGCACCCTTCCCGGATCGTTTGGCGCGTGTGCTTCGTGAAGCGAAGTACTGGGATCAGCAGTTGACGCCGGCGGCCGCGTTTTCGTAATAACAACGAATTAAACAAAGGAGTACTGTCATGACCGTACTGGATCGCAGACATATGTTTTTCGAGAAGAACGCACTGGTTCCAGTGGTGCGTTGGCCTGAGATTGCAAATCACTTTGTGGATCCCAACGTGGTGAACTGCTACTCAGTCATGCTGGGTGAACAGGTGGTCATGACAGCTCCGTTGCAGGTCGGGGTCACGGTGAATCTGCTTGAAGCGTCGCAACCGACGCACTTGCTCGACGAACCGATTACGGATTATATCGGAGAGGATTTCAAGCTCGCCCGATTGTATTTCCGGCTCATTAGCCGGCTCAACAATATCGATCGCATCGCCATGATTGAAGTGCTGGATGACGTAACACACAGCCGGAGTCGCGACGGCGTGCTGGTGGAGTTCGGTTATGTCTACATGAAGCAGCTGGAGTACCTTTTTGCGGACATCCATATATCGGGTTGGCTCAATCTCCGAACAGGTGAATGCAAGGTTTCCGGCAGCCACGGCACGAACACGATGGAAGACGGTATTGAGTTAGTCGGCTACACGCTCGCGGCCAATAGAGTATCTCAGTAAAAAAATACTGGATAATCAATACCTTATGTGAAAGAAGCAGAAATCGTGGACGAGGGAGCTCAGACCCAAACCTTGGCCACGGGCATCAGCGAGTAGGCGCACGTACGGCGCCCCTGTGGAGGCTTGACAAGCTTAAGCCGCTGAACGCAAAGAGATGCTACGACGCTGGTACTTGTCGGCGAGTGCGCCAGACCTGGTGGCGTCACGACTCCCCATCTCCACCGAAGGACGCTTTGGTGACACGAGTCAATCTAGTGATTTTGTAGGCGGACTTAATCAACCCGCGTCCTTGGCATGCTGCGCTTAAGTGCGCGGCCGAAAGGCCTTAAACGATAACGGACCGAAAGGACTGGAAGCGTCGGACAACTGCAAGATCACTAGGCAAATTTGGTTGCGACTTTCACACCCTTGGAAGGGTGCCCGAGTGGTTAAAGGGGGCGGACTGTAAATCCGTTGCTTCGGCTTCGTAGGTTCAAATCCTACCTCTTCCACCATTTTCGTAGTAGCTGTTCCCTAGTAGCTCAGTTGGTAAAACTCATGACCGAAAAGATCTGCAAGATTCACGGCGCCACCAACTTCTTCCCGCGCGCTGACGGCGGTAGTCGCTGTGGTCAGTGTTCGGCAGATGCGGTTAAGAATCGTCGTCGAAAGATAAAGCTACTCGCCATCGAGTATAAAGGCGGCGCATGTGAGAACTGTGGTAATTCGTTTCATCCCGCAGTGTTTGAGTTTCACCACAAGGACCCTAGTCAAAAAGACTTTGCTGTTGGGGCCGGAGGTAATGCTAGAGCATGGGAGCTTGTGAAAACAGAGCTGGATAAGTGTTCCATGCTTTGCGCGAATTGTCACCGTATCGAGCATTCAAAGTTGTTTGATGTAGATCCACGATAGCTCAGTTGGTAGTAGCGTCGGACTGTTAATCCGAAGGTCCCTGGTTCGAGCCCAGGTCGTGGAGCCAAACATGTAGTACCCTAGGTTAATCCGTTGGTCGCTGGTTCAAGTCCAGCCTGGGGAGCCATTGATTTTGTAGTACGCCCGTTTAGCTCAGCTGGTAGAGCAGCTCATTCGTAATGAGAAGGTCGGCGATTCGAATTCGTCATCGGGCACCAGTTGATTCAGGAGTGATGCACTCAGTCCTGAATTTACTTTATAAGGCAGCATCATGTTCGTATTAACCGCTAAGGTGTGGCGTAACGGCTCACTGTGTCGTGAGTATTACCAGCCGGAAGAAACCGGCTTTGTGCCCGGTGTCGTTTTTGGTCTGGATGGTGCGAAGCGCGCCAAGCAATACCAGACGGAAGAGGAAGCTATCGCTGATATCCCGGTGTTCAGACGGGCTGTTGGGTATCATGATCAACAGGGTGTCGACGTCGTTGCGGTGTAAGGTTTAGGGGAGTCGCCAAGTTGGTTAAGGCATCGGATTTTGATTCCGACATGCGTAGGTTCGAATCCTACTTCCCCTGTAAGGAAAGTGCCGGTTCGACTCCGGATCAATCGTAGAGGGCTGGGTAGCGACGGGGGACGGTTCGATTCCGGGAAAGATCGCTGGGCGATAAGACGGGTAAAGAGCCCAGGCTTCGGCCTGGGCTTTATGCCGTTATGGTGTGTTACAGGAGAACGAACATGGGTATCTTTAACTGGGCGCTGGAGCAAGACGATGTTCGGCCCTTGGCGATCATTATCACGGCCAACCCGAATTACATTCTGAAACCCAAGCTCAAAGTGTGGTCGGATGCGCTGTATGCGGATGTGAAAGCACGGCTCGAAGCCCGTGGGTATCGGGTGGATTTCAATACCGGGTATCAATACAACTTACCTGATCCGAACGCAGCGGTCTGGGTGGGGCACTCGGGCGGGATTAATCGCTTGCAGTACGCACCGGAGCATGTCAAGACGCTGGCGTTGCAGACGCAGGATCGCAGCAAGACACTCTGGAGTCCGGAGCTTCATATCGACGACATCTCGCACTATCTGCTCTCGGAACAGGACATGAAAGCACTATCTGCACTGTAGTAGATTTTCACTGGACGGGGACATCTAGTGACCAAGTAGGTAGTTAAAACCAACCAATAGACCAACCATCATGCAGATCACCGTCGTTGCGGCACATGCTCGGAATTACGTCATCGGAGACAAAGGCCAGATTCCGTGGATGGGACAATTCCCAGAAGATATGAAACACTTCCGGCAACTGACGGAAGGTCCTGGCAAGGCGGTATTGATGGGTCGCAAGACCTACGAGTCACTGCCTGGGCCGCTGCGCAATCGCGTGAACATCGTGATGACGCGTCAGAAGACGTATCCGCTCGATCCGTATATCGTGCGGGTCGACAACCACGCGCAGGCCATTCGCTGGGCGGAACGCAACAAGATTCAGAAACTCTTTGTAATTGGCGGTGCCGAGATTTACAAAGAGGCGTTGACGTACGCTGATGACATCTGGGTGACGACCATCGATGCGGATTATCCCGGGGATGCGAAGTTCCCGTTGATCAATCAGGATGAGTTCCACGTGAGCATGACCCAGTCAATGCAAGGCGAGAAGCTCGGCACGACGTTCCAGTTTCAGTACTGGCTCAGAAACCATGGCGTAAGGAGTCGGGATGCCCAAGCTGCATGAGTGTACGCCCGGGCAGTATTGCTTTTGGTGTCCGGGCTGTGAGTGCGCGCACCACATCTACACCGAAGGCAAAGTCAGTTGGACGTTAACCGGTGGGTTGGATTCACCCACCGTGCGGCCCTCGCTCTTGCACAACAAGGGCGAGAAAGGCGCGCAGTGTCACTACCACGTGACTGAGGGTAAGCTGGAGTATTTCTTCGATACCTTCCATCAGTATCGCAGTCAGACGGTGGAGATTCCGGAGTGGGACGAACGTATCCACAACCGGTATTCGATTCGTCCCCAGCACGAGAAGGCACAACAATCTGTCCTGCGCAATCGCTCACCGAAAGGGAACATGGTATGTAGTTTCAACTTTGAAAAGGACTGACCATGTCTCTGTTTCTGATTGCAGCCGTTGCGCTGATTGCCCTCCAGTTTACCAGTGGTATCGGTCAGTGGATCAGCGAAAACCAACAAGCCACGCAAACCTTGGCCAAGCTCCAGTGGCTCGCCTCCAAGATCGGTCTGGCCCCGGCGATCATCACGACGCGCGTGCTCGTGATTGCAGCGTTCGTGCTGCTGTACTTCTTCGTCTCACATGCCGTCACGATTGCGCTCTTCGCGGGCGCTGGCTGGTATCTGTACAAGACCGGCAAGTACATTGTGATCTGGCATCAAGTCACCGCGGGTGTACAAACCGTGGTGGATAACACGGCCAAAGACGTCGTGCAAAACGTCGTGAAGGACGTGAGCAATACGGTGCAAGCCGATGCATCGGCCGCCGCAGCGGCCAAGGGCGTCGACGTCTCGAAGCTGGCCTAAGCGGCATAGGTTCCCGGGGAGTGGCGCTTCGGCGCTGCTCCCCATTTATTCTGTTAGGTGACCATGAAACGAATTTACCAAGCCCATTCGCCCTTTGACATCACCCATGACGTGATGATGAGCAAAGCCTTTTTGTCGTTCCCGCTGAACCCGAAAGTGATCTGGGACGTGGGCGTCGGCCCGGGCAAGTTCCTGATCGAATCGAAGTTTCGCTACAAGGACGTGACGCTCATTGGCATCGAGAACAATGCGCGCTATCCGGAACTGATGCGCGCGAACATGGAACGTCACGGCCTGCAACCGGACGACATCCAGATTGTCGAACGCGATGCCTGCTACGACGAGTTCGAAGATCTGCCGCGCCCGGATGCGATTTACATGAGCTGCGCCGGTCAAGCCGAAGTCGACATCCTGCCCAAGTTCTGGGAGTATCTCGCCCCGGGTGGCATGATCGTCTGTGCGATGAGTCCGCGCCCGGAGTGGACCTGTCGCATTGACAATGCGGTGAAACAGTTCGGCGGGGTGGTCTCGGACCTGACGTGTTTCTACGACAAGAACCAGATCTGGCAGCCTGCGTATATCAAGGCGGAGCTGGTGCACTGGCACGGCACGAAGCCTGCGGAATAATCTTTTACTGGGCTGTGTCATCCCATGAGCGACGAGGTCAGCGTTGTCCTGGCAGGGGCAGCGCTGGCTGAGGTTTCTCCTTTTATGCCGTCAACTCGGGATTCAAAGTCGATTTAACCATATATCATCCCCCTGAGTTACTAGGTAAAAGTAACTGGCTCGGTCTATCTGTTGAGTCCGATTAACCTATCTATAACACATCAAACCAATGAACATGTCTCCGGCCATGGAATACTTCGCTCAGGTCTCGCAAAAGGCCTATGACGCGAAACCGCCCTTTCGAGGCCTTGTATCGATGCACAAGCACGGCGACTACATTCTGATCAAGAGTGAGATCGCCGGGGAGATCGAGCGTCGCTGGTTCCACCAGTTGAACCCGATCTTCTATTACTACCTGCCTAAAGAGGTGCGCTTGCCGTTGGTACAAGAAATGTACTGTGCGGGCAACAGCCTTTCCGAAATCGCCGAACTGATCGGACTGTCCAAGTCTACGATCTCGGCCGACATCACTGAACTCAAGAAGCGGTTCCAAACCGACGGGATGATTCCGATCAAACCGCGCGATGTCACGCCTGCGGGCATCGTGCTCAAGAGTACCATCCAACAAAAACCCCAGAGTTTCACCCAGCAGTACATTGATTCTTATTAAACAAGGAGCGTAGTACGATGGAACAACTGAAGAAAGTGTTGCAACCGGGCGCAGTGTTTGTCACCACCGCCGAAGTCACGGTGCTCGAACCCAGTGAACCCGGTCAGATCGACGTGGCACTCAACTGGGGCAGCGCAGTGGATCTGAACGGCAGTCGACGGGACCCGGCGGGCAACTCCAAGGTTGGCGAATTCTCCAACGGCATGGACGAGCCGGTGGACGTGTATGCCGACTGGAACAAGGGCGAGCTGTATTACTACGACGACGTGCCGCAGGTCGTCGAGATTGACAAAACGTAACCCCCACTGAAGGAGAGGCAGTCATGGATAAGAATAAAGTGCGAGAGATCATGAACCAGCTCTTCGCTGGCGAGGACATCGACGCAGCAGTCGAGAAGATTTACCCGCTGATGAACAAAAAGCGGTTGCAAGGTATCCTCGATGGCACGCAGGACTTCAGCAAGGCTGACGTGATGCTGATCACCTCGGCGTTCGTCCAGGGCACGCCGCCCGGCCCGATGGTCATCGATCCGAAAGTGCAGGCCGTCATTGACGACTTGCGCAAGGAAATTGGGGACGTCAAAAACATCCTCAAGCATTAAGCAGGTGCAGTACCGTAGTGCCGTAGCTCAATATATCTAAAACCAATTGGAACAAAGGAAACGTAATGGAAACAGTAGCAAAGAAAGACTTTGACGCCGTCGAGGACGCCATTCTCTCTGCGTATCAAATGAATAAAAACAGCCGTCGGCGCGTGCAGGTGAAGATCGACATGTTCAAGAACATCACGCTCTTGGAGATCTACATCGGCAACGTGAAGGGCAAGGACTATAAGTATCGCCAGCGTCTGTTCCGCGATGGCGTGGAGACGTTCAGCTACTGGCTGGATCAAGAACAGCGCTGCCCGCTGATTGCGAAGATGTTGTTCGAGGGCTACTCGCAAGCACGCACCGCGGAGATGTTGGGTTTCCACGTGGGCACCATCCACAAGGACGTGCGCTATATGCGTGAGAAAACCACGCTGCTCGACGGCTACGTGTCCCGTGTCCCCAAGGACATCGTCGTGAGCAAGATCCGTCGTGTGCGCGGCGGCATTCCTGAAGTCACCGTTCAACGTCTGCACTAAGGAACAGACATGTCGTTTCAACTGATCGCTGTCTTTGCCGTTGTGGCTGCGCTTGCCCTCGCCCTGGGCATCTCGCTTCGCTGGAACACTCGCCAGAAGAAGCGCGCGCAGTTGATTGCGTCTCGCGACAGCGCGCTGTCGATGTTGTATTCGAAGTCCCCGCTCTCCGAGGCGGAGTACTTTCGTCGTCGAGTGGAACTCGCTCGTCAAGTGCATTAAGGTTTTTCAGTCGTACATTCCCCGAAGTCGTACACACTAAACTCATTAAGAAGGAAACTGAACATGCATAAGAACGTCCAAATCGTCTCGATCGCTGACATCCAGGGCAAGCTGCCGCGTCTGCCGTTCGTCAATATCCTCGGCACGATCGCACCGGCCGACACCCTCGATCGCCTGCCCACCCATATGGTCGAGCTGGCCAACACCAAGTCGGCGTCACGCGCGGTCGTGTTCCTGCGTTTCGAAAAGAACACGCTGCGCAGCGGTGAGCACGACCTCGGCACCTCGGTGATGTTCGTCAAGGGCTGGCTGGAAAAGATGGTCAAGGAACTGAACGCCACGCAAAACGGCGACAACCAGTTCACGATCGCCTACCAGGCAGCCTACGCGGGCTGGACGCCGCCGCAGTCGCGCTATCCGCACACGCCGGATACGTATCCGCACAACACGATGCCGGGTCAGCGTCCGTTGGCGTGGCCGGATACCCGCTATGGTGCGCCCGGTGGTTTCCGTCCGGCTGGATACGTGGGTATGGGTGGTCGTCCGGGTTATGCTCCGGATCAGGCCTTCCGTGCTGCGCCGGACTTTTCGGAACAAACGCTCTACGCGCTGGCCGAGGGCTTTGTGCAGCAGTTGACCGATCCGTACCCGATGGATCCGAAGCAAACCCACTTCGCGGTCAGCATGTACCCGACCAAGGACGGTGTACCGAATATCTCCGGCAGCGGACGCCTGGGTTATGGTGTGTCGTTCGAGTTCTCGGAAGTGGTCGACCTGGAAGCGCACGACCGGTCGGTGGAGGCGTACAAGGAAAACGAGCACAACACGTACGACACGTACCTTGCTGTCTTCCAGCATCTCGGCAAGGGGTATACGGTGAGCTTCACGCACCAGATGCTCGGCGCGCGTCTGCCGGAATTCATTACCGACGACGCATTGCAAACCGCGTTCAATACGCTGTGGTGTGACTTCTGGACCAAGCTCACGGGTGCAGAGGTCCGCGGTCCGAAGACGCTCACCTTCATCAAGCAGAATCAGAAGTAAGTAACACTCGTTGTAAGAGAGCGGCCTGACCAGCCGCTTTCTTTTTTTCTTACATCAATTCGAAGGCCGAGATATGTTAGCCGCCCCTCAAACTGCAAGCATTGTTCCCGGTAGATTTAATCGGGAGATTGAAGCACTCAATGATGACGCGCTGGACCATATCGAGACGCTCTGGTACTCGGGCACGCCCCGTATCATCTTCTCGGGCTGGATCAAGCTCGCCTTGGATAGCCTCGCAGGCATTAAGGCATCCCATTGGGTCAAGCAGTTCCAACTCTACAAAGCGCAAGACATCGCGCTGAAGTCGGGTGAGAAGGTTAGCGCTCTGCGCTTCGTGATGCTGGCGGTTCCTCCGGAATGCACCGGTGACCCCGTCGACTTTACACGCGAGCAAGAACGCGAGTTTCACATGCGAATCCGTACCTATCAGTGCTTCCTCAGGGTAGACGACCTGGGCCGCATTGTGGAGATCGTTCAGTCGCCCCATTAAACGAAGCTAGAACAAGAGGAGAATAAACCAATGCAGTCCACCGCCACTAAGCTGCGCATCAAGTTTAACAAAGTACGGCGGGACACCCGCTGGAAGAAACCCAATGCCCGTTTCATTTTGATCAGTCGTGATTTGCGTGAACCGACGGCGGTCCCGTGGCAACCGCTGATCGAGACATGCTACCAGGATTACGCTGACTTTATGAAGCGGGGTTGGCACAAAGGACACGTCTACGTCTTCCCCATACGTGGACGTCAACCCGGTGTGGTGTATGACCAGCTGATGGATCGGCTGGCACCGGAGCAATCGCCGGAAGAAGACCTCGACACTGATCTGTTAGGACTCGACGCACTTCATCCCTTCGCCTCCACAGGGGGTGAGCTTCGCAGTCGCAAGCAGATGTTGAGCACACAGGTGAAGGCACCGGTCGAAATCCTCAATGCCGATGGCACGAAAGGCGTCATCGTTCGCCAGGTTACCCCGAGCCTGGATGAAGAGATGGCACGTCTGAACGCCAGTCTTTCTATCAAAGGGCCGACCCGTGAGTGACATCGCGAAGTTGTTTGTCTGGAATGGCGAGCCGGATCTGAAGCTCAAGAATCTGGACGTCGATATGGATAAGCTCTACGAGCGTCTTAAGGCAGAGATGGCCAAGCGCCATGCGATCGGTCAGTCGATGTTTTTCAGCAAGACGCTCCCCGATCTGTCTGAAATCTTCATCGGCGTGGACCCCGGTGATCAGGTCAACCGTCCCACGATCATGAAGGTGTTGAAAGCCAAGCCCCAGGGTGGCGAACGTCTCCAGTTCGTTGTCCTGGATTCGTATTGTGGTTTCAAGGAATAATAATGCTCAGCAAACAAACCAAGGAACGCATCCACAAGAACAAGCAACGTCGACGGATGTTTCGTAACAAGTCAGCACGGGATCTCTTTCTGTCGCTCTACAGCGATCCGCATATCGCTCGACCGAATCGCAACGGCCTGAATTTCATGGCGCATCTACGCGAGCACATCAAGGGCGGCATGATGTCGGGTGATCTGTTTGTGATGCCTGCATTGGTCCGTCCCAGTCAATGTAAGTCGGACCTCGTGGGGTCTGAGGGCCGTCGCGCCCTGATGACTGGTGGTAAGTCTCTCATCGCCACGAAAGACCCCTATTCGGTCGTACTCGACAACGACACGTTGCTCAAGGGTGGCGACCTCCGGCAGATTTTCACCCGCATGCACGCGCAGCAACAGGTGCGGATGTTGGATGAGGCGCATATGGCGCCGCGCATGATTGTCCATCCGGATGGCCGCAAAGAAATCATCGGCTGGAGTTACGTCGATGGTCCGTATGACAGGAATAACAAGGAAAACAAAGATGCTCAGCAGTCAAGTGAAAGCACGAATCGCCCGTAATAAGAACCGGCGGCGTTATCGCCTGAAGCTTAAGCAGGATGGTCAGGACTGGATGGACTTTAGCCAAACGTTGCGTTCACGGTTGCCTGCTGGTCTAGCCCGCATCAAAAGACAGGCGGACGGCGCCATGGAGATTGACTTCCCGCTCAGTACGTCAGACGACAGCACCAACCCCAACAACTGTCTGACCTGTGACCATCACCAAAACCCCGACGGCGGGCACTGCTATATGTTCCGTGACGCCCCCACGGAAGTCTGCATGCAGCACACGGGTCGCCAGATGCCGGGCTTCTTGAAGGAGTTCTACGCTGACATGATGCCTCGGCTTCCGGATGACCAGTGGAAGGTGTTGTTCAAGGGTTAAGCTGTTCTTTCAATTAAACTAAACCAAGGAAACAGAGTGAAAAACGAACTCACGATCAGCAAATTGATGATGATGGAAATGCCGGGTTACCGTGAGCAGTACCGACGTATCTATACGGGCTCGGGTGATCACGTCGGGATTCACCAGTTCGCTGAAACGATCAATACCCTGGATGACGTCGAAGTCACCGGGGCGATCGCCGCGCAGCACGTCCACAAAGTGTTGCGCTTTGCGGACCAACCCGAACCGAGTGCGCCGATTCCCTTTGGCTGGGACGCGCCACGGTATTCGTTCTTGCTGGTGGTGGAAACGAAAACGCCGATGGGCAGCAAAGAGATCACGCATCTGGCTGGTTACACCGACCGCGTGGCGCCGATTGGCGAGCTGGAGTTTCATATCAACAGCACAGCGACCTGGCGAGAAATGCCTAATCGCGACGGCAGCGGCTACACGCTCATGTCGCAAGATCACCTGCACATGGATCCGAACGGTCAAGCGCTCTCGGGCGGGAATTACTCGGAGTTGATGCGCCCGAAGGATATCTTCTCGCGGCTGTCGCTGGGTGACGGACTGGCCATGGAAGAGGTGATCGATTTGCGCACCCGTGTCTCGGCGTATGCGACGCGTTCGGACCGCTACAATGTCGTGCCGTCGGCGTGGCTTTCCAAGCTGGTGGAAGCATATCTGTCGGCGCTGCAAGATGAACTGGCCGCCAATGAAAGCACGGGGCTCTGGCACGTGTGTCAGGTTCACGCTGAAGAAACCCCGATCCGTTACAATCCGGTCCTCAGTGCCTTGGCGCAATTGGCAGCCAAACAAAACGGCACGTTCACCTTCGACGATCTGAAACTCCTCGATAGCGAAGTCGCTGAGAAGACGACCGTTGCCAACCAGGGTAGTGATGACGCCAATGCAAAACTGATCTACTCGAACAATTATGAGGACTGGGACGTCGCAGTCGGGGAAGGCGAAGTCAGTCACGCTACGATTGCTTATGCGGCTGGCATGGCGTTACCACCCGTGATGAATGAGGCGGGGTTGTCCAGTGCGCATTTCGTGGTGCTGTATTCGCCGGACAGTCCGGCGAGCGTCGAAGTGCGCATCATCACAGTGAGCCCGATCTTTGCAACAAGCGATCTGAAAGCCGCGATTGATTTGTTTGTGTACGAGTTTGAAACGCTGGTCTTGCCGCAACTCGCGCCGCGCGATTACGAAGGCATCGAAACGTTGTTCCTCGAGATCGACGCGGATCTCTACGGCACCACTGCGGTACGGGTGGCGCTGGATAAGCCCGAGAACACCAAGACGTTTTTGTTGCCCTCGTTTGCGGATTCGCTGCTGAGCCCGCTGCTGACCATCGAAGCCTGCAACACCACCAAGGACTTTATGGATCTCACGATCCTCGCCCGGGAGCTGGAAGCCGGACTGTCTCGGTTGACGGTGAAGTAGTGCGACCCCCGCTTGGTCTTTGACCCCCAAGCGGGTTAAGGGACTCCATGATAAGTCAATACTTTCATGGATCCCCTTTTTTTATGACGCACACTCACAAGGAGCTAGCATGAATACCGGGATGTTGCAGTTTGTTCCTACGGCCGATACGTTAATTCCCACCACCGAGAGCGCGGTGTTAGCCGCGATCAGTACGTACGCCGGCGCTGAGATTGCGGGCAGCAGCGAGCATATCGACGAAGCGTTTCAGATGCTCAAATCGATGGCGATCACGCAGCTCAATCTAGTGGATGGCAGTTTCGCGTACTACTACTATTTTGATGATAACAACAATGCCTTTCTGGTGTTAGCGGGACCCGCCGGCATGCAGACCCTGGATCATCATCCGCCTCAGCACGTACGCTTGCAATTGATTCTCGACCCGACGGGCACGATCCTGGGAAGTGGTGAGTGCTATATCACCAACATGCCGTTCTCTCCAGCTTCTCCCTTCTCGCCTGTTTTTTCCTAACTGATCCGACAACGAGTTAAAAACATGTCAACCAAACGCGCAGGCTGGCTCATCGGGGCAGCAGCCGTCGCAACCATTCTTATAACGAACCATTACGAAGCAGGAGCCACCAGCCAGGTGGTGTTTCACTCTGCGTTGACGCAAGGGCCCCGAGATACGCTGGATCAGATTGTGCAGGACGCAGCCAACGATGGCGGTCAGATCGTACGCTGTGACGCCATGCAACACTGTATCGATCTGGAGAGCAAAGAAGACATGGGGGATGCGCAATCCGGTTATTACGTGGTCTTCCCGTCGGAGCCGAAATATAAAGGCAAGCTGCAACAGTATCAGCAACGCATTCAAAACTGGATGAAGAACCGGACAGAAAACGAATGACATACAGGCTAGGCTGGGGGCAACCCTGGCCTAGCCTTTTATGCCCCCTTTTTTCTTTCTATAAATACAAGTATTTAACCCTAAAACAACGATTCTAGAAAAAGTCAAACATATATACTACCCGTGAGCTTAGTCCAATGAAGACAGCTCAAACCCTTTATAACGCAATAAACCAAGGAGTAGTAAAATGAACGCACTTCAAATGATCGGTCGCCGTGGCTTTGACGCAGCAACAAACGGTGCAGCGCTGGCTGCTGAAGGCATCATCGAAGGTACGGTGACGCTGGTCGATACCGCCGGCAACGTGATTGCCGAAGGCGTGCCGGCTACCTTCACCGAGACGCTCGGTGACAAGGTGAAGAAGGTCGCCACCAACAAGTACGTCATCGGCAGCGTGGCCGCTGTCGCTGTGGCGGCTGCTGCGTACGGTACGTACCGTTTCCTGAATCGTGACAAGAAGAAGGTCACGAAGAAGGACAAGGGTCACGACTTCATGAAGTCCGCGGAGCACGTGGTCGAGATGACGGAAGATCAGGCTGCGGAAGCGGTCGAGCTTGCTCGTGCCAACCTGCAAGCCGCAGAAGCTGTCCTCACCAAGAGCAAGGCCAAGAAGGCAGGCAAGAAGGACACCGCAGCTGCGTAAGCTAGCGGAGTAGGAACGGGGGGAGCGCTGAGCTCCCCTTCTTTCAATCAGTTGGAGAAAAGAACATGAACGGTCTGAAGGCTTTTGGCATTGGCGTAGGCGCAACAGCAGGGATCATCATCGGCGTCTATGCAGGCGTCAAGGGCATCGAGATGATCGGTTACATGGCAGCAAAGCGCGAAGGCGCAATGCAAAAGCGCATGGATAAAGAGTTTGATCGTCGGGTCGACGAAGCAGTCAAGCAGAAGTTGTTCCAGGCTTAACCTCAACACCAATAACACATCTAAACCAACTGTTAGGGAAAAGGAAATCATCATGTCGAACGCACTCAAAGTAGCCGCAGCAGTCGCAGGTATCGCAGCCGTCGGTGCAGCCACGTACTACGGTCTGCGCAAGTACGAAGATCACAAGTTCAACAAGTGGGTCGATGAGAGCCACGGTAAGGCCAAGGCCAAGGTCGGCGGTGTGGAGGAGTTCAAGACCACGACCGAGAAGACGAAGGAAGATGGCAAGGTGTTCGTGAAGACGGTGTCGGTGCGCGAGACGGCGGATGCCACCACGACGATCGCGACGCATGCCACGCAGAATCGCAAGCTCGGTATGAACATGGCCAGCACGCTGACGGTCACGGTGCCGAAGGTGGAAGTGAAAGCAAAGCCGGTCGTGAAGCACGTGACCCGCAAGCCCGCCGCGAAGACCCCGGCTGTGAAGACCGCAGCCAAGCGCACCCTGAAGAAGGCTGCGTAACGTAAGCCGGCCACCTTCGGGTGGCCTTGTAGTTTTCTCCGCAATAAATCCAAACCAATCTTCAGGAGTAGCAAAATGAAAGAAGCAATCAAGACCTTCGCTTGTGTCGGTGCTTACGCAGCTGGTGTGGTAGTGGGCATGACGGTGGCAGGCCAGACCATCATCGCTATCGAAAAGCGCAGCGCGCGCAAGAAGCTGGAAAAGGCTGTGAAGGAAGGTCAGGCTGCTGCTGCGGATCTCGACACGCTCGAGAAGCGCGCCGCGATGGCCACGACCTTCGGTGGCAACGCACTCGCCATGATGGGTGCCGCCGTCGCCACGACGCACCGCAAGTAAAGCGCAGTTCTCCCCCAACAACCCAGCATCCAAGCAGGCGTTCACGAAGAGCGCCTAGTTAAACACATTCAAGGAGTAGGAACATGTCGGCATTGAAAGACGTTGCAAAGTGCGCAGCCATTGGTGTAGCCGTGGGCGCAGGTGTGATCGGTGGTTTCTACGTGGGTGGCAAGCTCTGCAATGCAAGCTTCAAGGCAGCAGACTGGACCAAGTCGAAGTTCTCGAAGAACAAGGCTGCCCAGGCCGACGCCGCACCCGCTGAGACGCAAGCCGCAGCGAGCTAATCCCCCCTCTCGTAGCGTGCCGGGGTTCGCCCCGGCCGCTATGCCGTTAAACTGGAGAGCGTAATGAATATCGTCTTATGGTGGTATGTGAATGATCCGCTGGGGACGATTCTCACTGCACTTTCGTTCCTGGCAGTTCTGGCAATGGTTCTGATCCCTCTGGCTATCGACCGCGTCTACGGTCATCAGACAGACGAAGAACTGGTCCAACAAATCCTGGCTGAGATTCAAGCCAAACTTAATAACAAATCCCAAACCAACGTCACTGATGAAAACGTTCACGAACAACGAAGTCGCAACAACGATGCGCAGGTTGTACGATAGCAAGGCTGTCTTTTCGCATGTGCTGAAACAGCTGACCCCGGTGGTGCAGGACCCCACGCTGGATGACGAACTTATCACCAGCATGGAGCGTGACGCGATCGAGTTTCTGGACAAGGTCCTCCACTCGGTCGCCGGCAGTACCGTCTGGTGTAAGGCGATTGAGATTGCCTACACCCCCAACACCCTGGTGGGCTACAAGCGTGTCGCGGAATACTACCGCCGCGCTGAAGCCATCCAGGCGCTGTAAGCAGTAAGTCATAATACCCGGGCCTCTTCGGAGGTCCACACATAAACCAAGACTAGGAGCATCACCATGAACGCAATCGTTAAGCAAGCTGCTGTGAAGAACGTGAAGAAGGCATCGGACGGCGTGCTGCGTATGGCCGCCAGCGCACTGAAGTTCCGTGAAGACGAATTCCGTATCGGCCAGACCACCACCGCGCAACTCGGTAACCCGGGTGACACGGACTGGACTGATGAAACGCACGCCAACGTGCCGGTCGTGATTATCGACAAGCAACGCTGCACCGTGACGTTCAAGATGTATTACCTGATCACCAAGGTGGGCGATCGGGAATACGTCGGCCGTGCGAGCGACTCACGCGGCAGCGACAGCGTCGAGGGTGACGTGTACTGCACGAACGCCCGGCGCTTTGGTAGCAAGGCGCAGAAATGGACGGGTATCACGACTTTCCTGGGCGCGGCGGACTCGCTGCATTTCACGTTGCCGATCTACGACGCGGAGATGAACGCGCAGAAGATCACGAGCGCCCAGCTCGATGCCGCACTCCAGTGTCTGCGTGCTTACTTCGATCCGCTGATCGCGGAAGCAGAAGCCGAAGGCAACATGGAAGCGCGCCAACTGTGGGCACACGACTTCGCAGAGAAAGAGTTGATCGTGCGCCTGATGTGGCAAAACTCGTAATTGCAGGGGTGTCATCCGGCACCCCCGTTCTTTTAAGGAGAACAACATGGACAAGTTCATGTGGTGGGTGCGGGAAGACGGCTCGGCCGAGTTGGTCGAGGTGTTGAAGCAGGTGCGTACGGGCGCTTTGGCGATACGCGATCGCAACGTGTATCACCTGGTGCTGGCGGATGAGCTCCAGAAGGAACATCCGTATTGGTAATCTCATGGGGGAACTTCGGTTCCCCTCTTATTACACTAAACCATTCGAGGCAGTTCATGGATTACATTTTCGGTATTTCGTACGCGCAGTCAGTTTACCTGATGGGCGTGTCGTTGTGCATTCTGTTTCAGCTTGTGGTCGGCAGCTGGCTGCATTTCGGCAAGAGCGACATGGCAGTGGTTGCGCGCATGACGCGTGAGGAGAAGCTCGCCACGCTCTACCTGCGTGTGGGTTTGGTGGGCTACGTCTGCTGGATGCTGGTCGCCACCGCGTTCTTCACGTATTTCTTTCTCACGCTGGGTTGGTACGTCGCCCTCGTCGTGGGATTGATCGGTGGTGCAGTGCTCATGCCGTTCCAGTTCTACAAGCTGGTGAAGATCAGCAAGAATCAAGACGCACTCAATCGTGCGAAACTTTTCATGGATTACGATCTGCAATGGCCGAGCATGCGCTCGCTGAGCGTAAAGCGCGGTCGTTAAACGTTTAGGAGGTTGTCATGGTCCGCCGCATCGATGCTATTCCCGCGTTTCAATCGTTTCAGCAATACCTGAATCAGGCGCCTGCACAACCTCTTGTGAAAGGTGTGGTAAAGGCGCAGTTGAACGAGCTTCCGAGCTCGACGCATGTCGTGATTTCCGCTGAAGGTCGCCGTCGTTTGGCCGCCGCTCAGTTGGAAGCACGGGTGCCTTACGACATCGAACTGTAAGAGTTTCCTCTGCTGTATCTTTGAGGGGCCTTCGGGTCCCTCTTTTTTTGTTTAATCCTGTGTCTTTTACAGGAGATCCTTGCTATGTTTCAAAAGCTCCAGGCTTTATGGGCGCGTGTGCAACCACTCATCACCTTTGCGCAGACGCGTCGTCTGACAGCCAAGACCTTTAGCGATATGTTCACCAACTGGAACGGCGACGTCGATCCAGCACGCTTGGTGGGCTATGGTTTCGTGATGCTCGGTGGCATTCAGTTTCTGTCGCTCTCGCTCTACGACACCCTGAAAAATCACACGTTCAATTACATGGGGTTCTCCACTGGCCTCGTGGCGATCTCCGGTGCCATCACAGCTGCGGCCGCTGGGGTGCGCTGGAAGCAACTGGCTGAAGCGCCGATGCCTCCGGCAGGTGACCCCGTGTTCAACCCGCCGAACGCGAATGGTTGATAGTATTTACCGCCGCCCAGTAGAAAGTTACTCGGGCGTTATGGTATGCGGAGAGAAATCTCTGGATCATGGAATGCGTTAGATAGGGTTAGACACTGTCTGATGAGCGGTGCAAGTCCGCAGCGGTTTTGGGGGGATGCGCAATGCTAACTCTTGAGGCCGCCCAGGTGCAACGCCTGCGAAACCTCGTGGCACAGACTCCCTGGGTCTGGTGGTGGTAGGGATGGCTTTAGCTCAGATACTGTCGGGATGACAGAAAAATGGCGGGCAGCGGAAGGAGAGAACGGGCCTTCTTTGATCCTTATCGGTTTAGCCGCGTTGTAACAGTCTGCTCACGAGTTACCGTGCTCGACTGCCAGGTTTACCAGACCTGGAACGGTACGCCCAGTATAGCTGGGAAGTTGTAGCCTAGTTGATGCTTCGGCTCCTAGGACGCAGCCTGCAAGAGATGATGGTGTTCGGTGCGTGGGTCATTCACGCAAGCGTCAGAGACTGGCTGTCTCTGGAACCAGGATAAACTTATCGAAACGGTCGTCTCCCCGGATGAGATAAGCGGAACTGCTTCACACCCGTCTCTTGTGGGATGCGGATCCCTTTTTTTATTTTGTCAACTTGCCATGACATGCAAACGTATACAAACGAAGCGTTGCTAGCCCGTATTCAAGTGATCGACGGATTCTTTAGTGAGGCCGCGCTACGAGACCTGGAGTTCTTCTGGCGAGCGCCGATCTGGAAGTACGACTGGAAGACCAGTGGCACCGAGTATAACTTCTGGGGTACCCGACTGATGGGACTGGGGCAAGCCGAAACCCTCACCAACTGCGAGCACCAGTTTCAGGACAGTGCGATGAATGCGTTTCTGGGACGTGTCTGGTATGCGATTCGGGACCACTATCTGCCCGATCATGAACTCATTCGTTGTGCAGGAGCAGCGTACAACCAGGGGGCGGATGGCTTTATCCACACGGACAATGCAGCGGAAGGTTACACGAGCATTCTGGTGTACACGCATCCGTACTGGGAAGCGCATTGGGGTGGCGAGATTGGCTATTACACTCTGGATCAGAGTGAGCTACTCACCATGATTGCCCCCAAGCCTGGACGCTTACTCATTGCCCCGGGGTTTATTCCGCATCGTCCGTTTGCCCCCGGTCGTAATGTCGATAGTTTGCGCGCCGCACTGAATTTTAGATCAAGACCAAAGGTAAACAAATGAAACAATTGGGGAATCTGGAAGACGAGATCTGGGTGCTCGATGATCTGATTCCTAAGGATGTCCAGGCACGCTTATCCGCTACGGTCCAAAGTCCCGTCTGGGGGTATGATTGGCGCACGTCTTTGTCGGATCGCTATCCGGTCTGGGGTCGCAGTGTGGCTTCCCCGATGCGCGGGGACTTGAATGTCCAGGAGCAGTTACTCCAAGACACCCAGCAGCTCGACTCCGCTGAGATCTGGAAACTGTTCACGAAGAGCTTTCTGCGCGGACACAGTCTGCTGCGCGCCTTTGTGATTGGCTTTCACCATGGCTGCGAAGGCTACGCCCACGGGGACAACGTCGATCCGGAAACGGGCACCGAGATGGGTAACGGGCTGAACCTCACCAACTATCGCTCTACCATTGTGTTTGCCTTCAATGAGTGGGACGCCGCGTGGGGCGGGGAAATGGTGCTCTATAACCGGGAGATGACGGACATTGTCATGGCCGTTGAGCCCAAACCCTTTCGAGTGCTGAGCTTTCCGGGGTTCCTGCCGCATAAACCGAATGGTCCGACCCGTGTCTCGGATCAGTTCCTGCCGCTTTTGTCGTATCGCTCCAAACAAATCCTTCGCAAGTGAGACCACTGTGAGTATTATTCAAACGTCCCGTAAAGAGTTGGCCGACCGCGTACAAGTCCACGATGGACTGATTCCTGTCGGCCTGCAAGAACACCTCACCGCCCTGGTGACCAAGCCCATTTGGGCGCATGGCTGGAAGTCCAATGCCGAGAACGACAAGTATTCGTTCTGGCACGCCCACTTCGCCGGCGGCGATCTGCACAACCGTGTCAGCTGCGAAACCGAGCTTGACGAGAAGGGACCGGTGGCGGTGGCTCGCCTCTGGGATCTGCTGAGGAAGACGATTCTGCAAGGTCATGAGCCGTTGCGTGCGTACGGCAACGCCCACACGTTTGGCTGTGAGGGCTACATCCATGTCGACAATCGAGACAGCGACAACTATTTCTCGACCATCATCTATACCAACAAGAACTGGAAAGCCTGGTGGGGTGGTGAAACGCTCTTCTACGGACTGGACCAGAAGGACATTATCAAGGCCTGTGCCGCGCTGCCGTTTCGGATCGTGACCTTCCCGGGACATATCCCGCACAAGGCCAACGCGCCGGCGCGCGACGTGCCCGACCTGCGCACATGCATCGTGTTCAAGTCGCACCTGAAACAGGCCCCGGCACAACCGACGGAGGTGTAACGTGCTTGTGGACCGTGAAAAAATCATGGCCTTTTTAGAGGCTCACCATGCCTCTACGGCCGGTCACAGTGGTAGGACCTTCCTGCGCCATTTGGAGGGCACTGAGCGCATTCTAAGGGACTGGGGATGCCCTCAACACTTGCAGCTGGCTGGATTGTTCCATTCGATCTATGGGACGAACATTTTCACGGTTCAAAGCGCGTCGTTTGGTGAGCGCGAAGTGATCTCGTCCTTGATTGGACCGATCGGCGAATGGTTGGCGTATCTGTTTTGTGTGACGGCGCGACCCGATGCCTTCTTCATTGCCAAGACCTCCAAGAGCATGCGGCATCGCTACACGCAGATGCCCATTGCGGTGCGTGACGATGATTTGCGTGATCTGTTTCTGCTCGAAGCGGCGAACCATATCGAACAGAACATGAACCCTCCGCTCGTGAAACGCATCCACGACCTCTACCAAGACGATCCTACTGTTACCGACGCCGCCAAGTACGGGATGTGGGAATTCTTTAGCTAAGAACAATGAAAACCATTCTCTACCATGGTTCTGGGTTTGACCAGGACGAACTGATGCCAGGCTTTTTACGCTCCGGCAAGCTGGTGCAGTGGGATCAAACGGAGTCGAACGAATGGCTCTACACGACGACCGACAAGCAAGAAGCGATCAGTCAGGCGTTCGCGTCGATGATCGAGAAAACCTACGAGAGCATGGGGTATGCCACCCACGGCAATCGGATCGAGATTCAGTTCCCGAAGGAAGTGGCGCCCAGTGTGGAGGAGTTGAAAAAGCTCCAGCTGTTCCTGTACACGATCCGTCTGGAGGACGAGGACGGGTGGGTCAAGAACAACAACGAACACAACCAGATCAAGACCGAGTGGAAAACGCAGTCGATTATCGATCGCAACATCATCCACAAGGAACAGATCGATCTGGCTGGGTGGCTCGCAAACAAGCAATTGGATTTACGAGTGGGCGGTAAGGCGAATAATCCGAACGCCGCACCCGGTTGGTTACTCTGGTAATAGAGGTCAGGCTTCGGCCTGGCTTTTATGCCGACTGAAAGAAATCTCAGAAATATATAATGTCCTTGGTATCCCTGGATAAAAATATACCCCAGGACCATCTATGAGAAGAGGGGGTTTCCCCTACCTATGCCGTCTCTTCATTCAATCAAGCAACGAAACCAAGGAGTCGTACAAATGAAGCAAGAACAATTTGTGGTTGCAAAGCAGGAATTCGAAATGGGTCTGGTCGGTCAGTTCTGCTGGGCTGAGTTCCGCGACAATATGAAGGCGGTCGCTGTCGACGAAGACCAGATGGAAAAGTGGTTCGACTGGCTCGCGAACCTGATGGCCAATGACATGACGGGCGCGGATGACGACGGTTTCCGGCCGCAGGAATTCGAGTACAAGCTCGACGTCGAAATCATGTATCGCGATGAAGCGAAAGAAAATTCGGACGAAGTCGATGTCTCGAAAGCGGGACTGGTGCTGCGTCTGGTGCCGATGAGCGAGCGCGTGCAGGCAGTGATCCAAGAAGGCATGAGCATGACCGCGTTTCGTTGGCCGGTGATCAACAATGAGGGCGTGTTGATGATCGAAGCGTTCAGCTACGACATGCTCAGGTATGCGCGGCCGGTCGTCTCGAAACTGGTGCAGGGAGTGCAGGCGCCGGCGACCATGGCCGAAGACACGCTGGTGCAAGAGCGCGATCCGGATTGGGGTGAAGAGCCGGCAAGCCAGAAGAAACTGACGACGCGTCCGGTGTTTGGCTGGCTGAAGGAAGCCCTCACCAAGGGCGTGGTCTCGTACGAGGATTTGAAGGAGCTCCTCAAGCAGCCGCTGTTCTTCAGTCTGGCTCACAAGGAAGACACGTATGTTTCGTTCTTCCGCAAGCTGGACAAGTATCTCGAAGGTGAATTCCCGGTGCTGAACAAGGAGCGCCCGCTCTTTGGTCTGCGTTTTTCCAACACTCAGGAGACCATGTATGGTCTGCTCACCATCACGTACCACTCGCAGCGTCACGACGCCGACGTCAAACGCAATACGCTGAACGTACTCTGCCCGCTATCCTGGGGCAATGACGCCGATTGGCCGGTGATCATCGATCCGGAAGTGTCGTTCCAGCCGATGCACTACACAGGCACGTTGGCCGAACACGCGGCCACCGAAGTGCGCTTCAGTCTGCAACGCGCAGCGAGCCGCATCAACCTGGAAGCACCGGTAGTGGATCAGCTGCAAAGCTTCCTGAACGACGGTACGTTGGCGCAGATTATCGATCGCCGTCTGGTGGAAGCCAATATCCACCATGAAGTGAAAAGCGTCTTCGTGCAGCCGAAGGGAAGTTTTACCTACGTGCAAACCGAAGAGCCGCTGCAATTCCATGCTCAGGCGTTCTTCTTCCCCGCTCATGAGCCCTCGTGGGAGCCGAACGAAGCGATCGCACTCCTGGATCTGGTGATGGACTACACGGAGCCGTTTTTCGTGTGGCGCCATGACGCGGGGCAGGTGGAATTGTTGGAGCGCAAGCCGAGCAGCGACAAACATGCGGGTGTGTCGCAGACGCTGAAGTTCTCGGTGGGCGACGGAGCGAAGTTCCAGACCATGGCGGATCCTGCCCAGCAGGCTGAGAGCACGATGGATCTGAACGCACTGCGCGCCCAAGCGGCCAAGCATGCGATGGAAAGCAGTGCCAATGCTCGCCCCATCGTCGGTCAGGCCGCGATGCCGATGGAAGCCGTGCATCAGGGTTTTGACATCGCCCTGGAAATGACCTTCCTGGATTCGCGTGTGCCCTATCCGGTGCTCAATGCCTTTATGGGTTTGTTCCCGGATCTGTTTGTAAAGTATGCGCGACTGCTGGAAGAGCTTAGCTATCGTGGCGTGCAGATCAATCAGGAACCGGTGATGCTGGAACTGAGGGGGCAAGTCAGTGACATCCTGGGCGATCAGAAGACGGAGGTGGTGTTGCGGCTGGTCTGCGTCGATGTGTCCGATGATAGTATCGGCTCGTCGGTGGATGTGAAGTACTGTTTCAAGCGTTAACGCGCGCTGGGCCCCGGGCTTCGGCTCGGGGCTGTATGCCGTTGGGTAGTTTTGTCCACCCCCGAGATCGTATGAAAAGGGGGTAAATATTATCTTACAACAAACCAAAGGAAACGAACATGTCCCACTCTCTCGAAAGTCAACACCTGGTGGAAGTCGATAAGCTTCTGAAGCTGTCGATGAGCGGAAGCTGGTTCTTTAAGAATCAGATGCAGGACTATGCAGACGAAAGCGAAATCGCTGAAATCGCCAAGCGCCTGGATACGCTCTACGACCAGGGCGTGAAACACAACGCGGGTCGCAGCTTTAACCCGAAGTACCAGTTCCATCGGGTCGCCGATATGGACACGCAGACCCCCAAGGTCTACTTGCAATTGCTGCTGCCGGGCAACCATTTCAACGCTGCCAAGTTGGTCGGCGAGATTTGCCTGCATCTGAGTCTCGAAGACCACGGATGCATCCGACTCTCGCTGCCGCTGGAAACGGCTGCGCAGAAGTTGGCACGGGAGCATCACTGGAAGGTGTCAGAGGCTGAGTTGGAGGCACTCACCACGCTCATCGAAGCAGCAAAAGCGCTCCAGGACCTGGGCAGTAAGAATCTGCCCGTGACGCTGGATGTCGGTCGCGACGGTGTGAAGATCAGCACCGGCTATTATAATCCGGTTGACCAAGTGCGGGCTGCACTCGCTCGCTAGGTTGACCACTTTCAACCATTCGGCCATGATTACCAGAAAGGCGCAGTACTTCATGACCCTGGAGCAGTTCGAGCAATCGATCATCCAGGGTCTGGTGAAAAACAACACGGACTACCAGACGATCGTTACTGCTTTGAATAGCCTGATCGCCCAAGTCCAAGCCGCCCTTCCGGCCGTCACGTTGCACTTTGCTGCCATCGCGTATAACGATGGGACGGGTCAACTGGTGATGCAGTTGGAAGTCGGACATGCACTGTCCTCCCGCGTGATGCACTGGGATGCCGCGATCCTGATGAATGCCTATCTGGAGTCCGGTACGATTTACGCGAGCTTACCACTCACGACGAAGTTGTATACGCCGAATGCCTCGCCCATCAGCAGTGACGTGACGGGCTTGGCTCCGCAGTCCAATTAAGCTTTACCCAGGGGCTGCGGCTCCTGGGCTTTATGCCGTCTAATTAATCTAAACCAAGGAGTAGAATCATGGAAGACTATTTCGTGTTGTGCATTGGCGCCGGCTTTGTGTTGGGCTTGTTGGCCATCTGGTTGAAAGCATTCTGGTGGGATCCCCGCCAGCGTAACAAGAAGATTCAGCAGCGCTTGTGTGAAGCCGTCCGGAATATCCCGGGCAAGATGCATCCCGATTGCTACCACCACGGCTGCCGTGGTCAGGGGCATTGCTTTCGCTGTGTGACGATGGCGAAACTGGATGCGCAGTAACGATCTCAGTGCGGGAGACCAGAGCCCCAGAGAGGGCCGTAGTAACCTTAGTGCCTGAGAGGCAGTAAGCAAGTGCAAGACGGCATAAAGCCCTCCCCGCAAGGGGAGGGCCTATGCTTAGCCTTCTTTTTTTGGTTTCAAACCCAATTACTTCTTGAAGGCACGTGCAAAACGGGAACCAAAGGACTGCGGATCGATGCTTTCCGTTGCCGGCGCTTCTTCTGCATCCACTTGCTCCTGGTACTCCGCCAGCGCTTGCTGCATTTGCGCCACCAGGTTCTTCACCGCTTCCTTGGCCACGCCGTGCTTCTCAGGACTGTCCGCATCCTTCAGCAACTTCTGCTGTTGGTCGTGCGCGTCATTGAGTCGCTTCATGCGCTTGGCGTGCTTGGTGTGGATGTCCTCACCTTCGCTTTCACCTTCCGCTTCGCCTTCCGCCTTTTCCGCAGCGGGCGTCACGTCATCCGAAGCATTGGTGGCCGGCGCTGCGTCGGCCGGGGGCGCTTCGTCGTGGTTTTCCATCGACACCACTTTTTCCTTGCCCGTGAAGTTGTAGAGCGTCCGAGCCGCTTCGTCACTGTGCGACGAATGACGATGGGTGATCTTCAGGCTGTCGCCCGATTCTTCCGCCGTCGCGTACTCGTTCTTCTCTTCATCTTCCTTGACCAGGTATTGCAGCTTCGGGCCGTTCATGCGCACATCCACGATCCGACCGACACCAGCGACGTGCTGGCCCTTATGGAACTTGGCCTCGTCGAGGTTTTCCAGTGCCGGATGCGAGAGGTTGAACTTCTGACGAATGTTGAACTCTTCGTGCGCCTGTTCTTGCTTGAGCGCCTTGAACTTCGCTTCGTCATGCGCTGCGGCTTTCAGCTTGGCTTCGTACTTCACGTGCAGGGCGTCGAGCGCTTCGTCCATCTTGCGGATGTTTTCTTGCGCGTCTTCGTCCCGACCTTCGGTAGCGACTTCATGCTTGTCTGCCATCGTGAGCGGCCAGAGGTCATGGCCACGCAGTTCTCGGCTCAGACGGCTCAGATGCGCCTTGACGACTTCCAGGCGGGCGCCCGTTGCGTGGGCTTCTTCAGCCTTCAGCTTGTCGTACTGGTGCTTCGTCTGCTCGTACTTGGCCTTCATCGCCGGCGACGGCTCTTCGTAATCTTCCGTGGAGACTTGCTTGCGATCAGCGTTGTACATCGCACGCAGGGCCAGGTAGTTACAGTACTTCGCGGCACGCAACGAACGCGCCGCTTCACCATGCACCGGCTTCTGGATCGCACGACGCAGCGCATTGGCAAACGCCATGATCTGCTCAAACACGTGGCAGGCTTCCTGGAATTCGTTCCAGCCCTTGTTCGCGCCATCCCGGTCGGTCTTCTCGAGCTTGATCAGCTCTTCAACCACGTCGTCCGAGCTGTTGTTCGCGCGTTCGATTGCTGCATCGAGCTCGTCCATCACGCGCACGATTTCACGCTCGTAACCCACGCAGGCGCGCACGTTGTCGAGGTAAGCTTCGGCGATGTCAAGCACCGTCTCGATTTCCTTGACCTTGAACGTAAACGCCATTTCCTTGGTGGACGTGAGCGCTGCCGTCGGCAAGGCTGTCGACAGCTTGTGCACGCCGTACATCATCGTGCCGATGCCGGGTGCGGCCACGTTCAGGGCGGTGGCGCCCGCTGCTGAAGACACTGCGCCAGAAGCCCGCAGGAACTTCATGTTGTTCGAGCCTTTGTAGCCGACGTGCTTGGCACCGGCCATCTCGGCCATACGCGGCATTGCCTTGTAGGTCGTGGCCGGCGGCAGCTTGCGCGTGCGCGGTGCTTGGGCGTGCAGCTGCGCTGCCCCCAGGAGTTCCTGGCTGTGGTACTTCGAATCGAAGAGTTCGACCGGGGTCTTGAGCTTTTCGACTTGGCTAGCCATCTTGATGATGTCGCCCGAGCGCTTGAAGTTCGCGCTGCGCAGGATCGACGCCAGCGACTTCATTTCCTGCATCACGGCCTTCGGGTACTGCGTGAGGATGTACTTCGAGACCTTCACGTCTTCCTTCAGGGCCTCGAGCAGCTTGCCGGAACCGAGCAGCTTGCCCACCGTCGGGTCTTGCGTGCCCTTGGCGAAGAAGTAGAGCAGGCCGTTGGCGCCCACCGAGACGTCCGCACCGAGATCCACTTCCTTCTTGACGTCGACCCAGTGACGGGAATTCTCGAGCGTCTTCTTCTCGTACTTCGCGGTGATCTCCGACGTGGTGCGCAGGAACTCGCCGATCAGGTCCTTGTGGTGCTTGAAGCCCAACACGAACTCTTGCACGACGTTGTTCAGGAAGTTCTTGAAGCTTTCCAGCGCAATCGTGGACTGCGCTTCGATCGAGATCGTTTCGACGTCTTCGAGGGCCGGCATCGTGAGTTCACGACCCATGCGGCGCGCTTGTTGCTGGACCGCGTGACGGATCAGACCGAGGGCGACGGCATTGCATTCGCCGCAGTTGATCATCGAGGCGAGCTGGTCCGAGTGGTCTCGGATCGCTTCGAGCGCTTGCGACTGCACTTCGCTGTCTTCGAACTGGGCATCGCAGGCTTCTGCATACGAACCGAGCGCCGAATCCCCGCCTTCAGGCAGGTCGTCGTCCAGATTCTCCAACGTCAGACCCTTGCTGCCGTGGGCCGCCTTGTGGGCGAGGAGTGTGAAGTCCATTATAAGCTCTTGTCGGAATTGTTAATAGGGTGACAACTGCATGTCAAAAGATTTACCACAATGCCCAAAACGGATCCAGCTCTTCGGTAAAGAAACCTTCCTCGGTAATGCCTTCCATGGCCATGCATTGATCGAACTCATCCATGACCACGCTGGTGATCGTTTCATAGTGCGCATGCTGAGCACCGGTGGGCATCTCGTCATACGCTTCGACCGCGATCAGGTTGGCGTTTTCAAAGCCCAGGATCTCATCGACCTGCTGGCGCGACCAGTTCATGATGTCGATCGTGCGACTAGAGATATTGGGTTCCTCGCCGGTATCCAAGACCACATCCCAAATCGTCACGTTTTCATCTTGCCCGAGTCGTTTCACCCGCGCCACCGCCTGATCGTATTCAAACGAGCGAAACGGCGAGTTCATCATGATCTCTTCGTTCGCCATGATCAAGGGCACCGCCGAGGAGAGCGACTGGTAAGTGGCAATCATCGGGTTGGCGTCTTCTGAGTTCTTATACTCAGTGACCATCGAGGCCAACTCATTGTTGGTTTCCCCGTACACGCGCAACGGATGGTAGCCCTTCGCCTTCAGGTAATCGCCCGCGGCATCTACCGCCCCCACGTAACTGGTAAAGATCAGCGTCTTTTTCAGCGCCTCATCGATGATCTTCTCCAGCCCCATATGCGGGACCATGTCCATGATGCACTGCCCGCGCTTCTTACCGAGCACCTGTCCGAGCGCTTCGCCCTGCACCTTGAGCTTATAGTACTTGACCACGGACTTGGAGGCCTTCAGGTCTTCCCTCAGCTTCTTGGGCAACGCCGGCTGAATCACGCTGCGCTCGTACTTGTTGCACCAGACCGCGGCTTCCTTGTGCAGCTTCGGATCGTAGCCCCGGCGAATCGACTTCATGAACTTTTCGTATTGCTTGAACTGGTCTTTCTGTTCGGAAGTGATAAGGGTGCGGTAGAAGGCGTCGATGGCGGCTTCATACATCCGTTCGTACACGCGCATATTGGTTCGGTAGTGCTGGACGCGCTCGTCGATGAATTTGCGCATCTCCCCACGAATCGAAGCAAGCGTGTAATCTTTGCCATTGGGAATCTCCACTTTGAGCGACACGTGCTTGACATCAATCTTGACGACCTGGTTGCTGTCGACCTTGTACGTGACCTTGCCCAGCCGATGCGCCAGCACGTCGTTGGCCCGTGCACTGTTCTTGCCATAGATCGCCTGGAAGCGACGCTGAGCATCCTCATCGAACATGGAGTCAATGGTGCGGAACAACGGCGCCATTTCGCCGCCAATGGCCTTCACGGGGGTGCCCGACTCCCACAGCACGTACTGACAGCGTGTGCGGTTGCAGAGCTCAATAAAGAGCTGCGTGCGCAAGGCTTCCATTTCATTCATACCGTGCGACTCGTCCAACAGAATCACGGGCTTGTTCCAGTGCTGCGTCTTGGCAAACTCCAGGAACTTAGGCAGGTAGTCGTAATGGACGATATAGAACTTCTTGCCGCGCACGGGCGGCGTGCCCATCTGCGAATGCCAATACGCCTGGGGACGTTTAAACAACTCGACCACCGTGTCTTCCCAGACTTTCTTCACGGCCCGGGGTGGACACACCACAATCGTGACATCCGCATGCAAGCAGACGGTGAGCGCACAGCCCATAAAGGTCTTGCCCGTGCCGGGACCCGCGCCCAGCAACGCTCCTTTCAGTCGGAAGCGCGGCACCATCTCGTTGAACCATTTGAGGAACCCCATCTGGTGGTCCATCGCCGACCATTTCAACTGGTTGAGCTGGCCGAAGTCCAGGATGTCAGGATGCTTGATCAGCGTCTCTTTCATCCAGGTGTGTTCGTACATCCCCTCGACGACTTTTCGCAGCGCGCGGATATTGTGGCCGCGCTGCTTGTTATTGATAATGCGCGTGAACGCATAGACAATGTCCGGGGCAAAAAAGCGATTGAAGATAATCTCGTTGGGCGTGACCCGCGTGAACATATGTTCCGCGATCTTGGTCGTCCCCCAGATTTGCGCAATCGTGTTGGCAACCGAGTTGCCGGGTAAGCCTGTCACTTTAATCTGATCGCCACTTTCTTGGACTTGGATCAGACCGAGTACACGCCGTAAGGACGCGAACATATGAGTTGTCCTTCTTTTATTTTAGACCAGCCAGCCGACATAAACCAGGAGCCAGCCCAGGTAACCCCAAGTAGGAAAGGGTTACCTGGAGCTGACTCCCAACTAGAACTACTGTTTCACATTATTTACAAGCGAGTATGTTGCTTAGGCTGCCATGGGTGCCCAGAAGGGTGTTTCGTTTGCACTGCCGATCGCCCCACCCCCCACCTTGCGTCGCGTCGTATCCGCACGGCCCACGTCAAACGTGATGCCCCACTTGGAGAACGGCAGAACGCAGTACAGATCCTTCGGGTTGGTTTGACCGATAATACGATGCTTGCCACGTTGAACCGTGAGGAACGATTCGCCGTTGACCTTTTCGATGTGAATGAAAATCTCCAGGTCCACTTCCTGGTCAATCTGTTTACAGCCGCGATAGTAACCCTTACCCGGCAACTCCTGCACGAAGTCCGCTTTACCGTCTCGGATCATCTGTTTGGCGTCGGTGGACAGCTGATGCGGCGTGACGATCGCGATGTTCTTCGCTGACATAAAGTTGCGAATGCGGCGGAACATGTCCTGCACGTCAGTGCCGGTCGGACCCTGGATACAGCCCGTGGTCGGAATCATCGACAGGTAGTCGAGCATGCACATGTGGATTTCGAAGCCTTCCGCTTCAAACTCCAGAATCTTGTTCTGAATGCTGCGGTAGCTCCACTCCGACGGATTGACGCGCAGCATCTCCACGTGCCATCCGTTTTCCATCATGCGCTTACTGACGTACGACGCGATCGGCTTGACGAACTCGAGCTTCTCCTCCTCCGACATCGCCTTGATTTCTTCCGGCGTCTTCGACGATGTGATCTCGTTGCCGCGGCCGTCATAGTCCATCAGCACTTCGTACATGTACTGGAAGTTCAGTTCCAGGTCATCTTCGAAGGAGATGCGCAAGAGCATCGGTTTGGCGTCGGGTCGTTTCGGGTTCGGCTCGGGCGTATTGAACAGCGCGACGCCCACAAACGTGCCGAGGCTGAAACCGGTCTTGAAGTTGTGTTGCAGCGCGCCGATGACCGTCTCTTGTCCTCGCCGATAGCCGCCGCGCAACATCCGGTTAACACCTTGCCAGCCCGTTTGCAGAATGCCGCCGCCTTCCTCGTTCTTCTGGATGTTGGAGTAGATCCCCACCATCTCATCCATATTACCGAGGTTCACGCGCTTGGTGATGGCCGGATCGTTGGTTTCGCGGTCTTGCTGGTAGGGCTCCAGCATCGAGACCGTTTCGGCAATGAACTGCTTCCAGTTATTAATCTGGCCGCGCTGGAACCGGACTTTGTTCGTTGCTTCAAACAGAATCTTCTGCGCTTCTTCCTCACGAATGTGCTCGTGCAAGAACCGTTGCAGATTGACGGTGACCTTCTTCGTTTTGGCGTCGGTGAGTTCCTTATCGATACCATCCACAAATGTCTGGTACAGCGTCTCGTCTTCGGAGCAGTCGACTTTGAGCTGTTGCAGCAAATCGGTGGATTCGTGTTCGTAGTCCAACGGCATCTCGCACATCTTCAATGCCGTCTTTTTCAGCGCGACAATCACATCCCGCTCGTGGTCCAGACCAATGTTGACTTGGGGGTCCTTGATGGTATTCAGGATGCCACGAACCAGCCCCGAGGAGTTCTCACTCGAACTCGGCAGCTGTGACTCGCGGTAGAGCAAGGTGATCGCCTTCACCAGGAGTAGCTTATGGTTCATGTTGTTTGCTTATAAATAATGTGATAACTTCATTTCCGGGGACATAGTGTTGTCCTCGTGTGTTTTTTCTTACTGCACATCCTCTACGGAGCCAGACACGTGAACTCTGCTCGCCCCATGAAGAAGGTGGTTCTCATCCCATACTGGGTGCAAGAAGCACTTTCGCGTAACAACTGCGCCTTGGCAGATGCGTTGAACTTCGATCAAGTCATCAAGTGTGTTAACGTTAATGATTTGATTGGCTTCCTCGCGTTGCAGGAATACATGCTGGAGCTTGGCGGCTATGAAGTGTCGGGCAGCGCCCTGATGCTGTCGTGGTCGGCAAGTGCCAAAGACGAGGGGTCGGACTCTTTGCTCACGCAAACTATTATTCCGTTCACCTCGCAAGCGGAGTATATCGAGGACGTGCACAGTCGGTTGTTCACCCGGGACAGCCAATGTGACCGCCTTGCGCACCATGTAGAACCCTTTAATATGTATGACATTACGCATGACGTTGCTGGCGTAGTGGTACATCCGGGTTTCTTCACGGAAGAAGTCGGTTCGAATGGGTACCGCGCGGCGCTCATTTGTGCAATTCTGAAAGTATTGTATGCGTACAACGCATACCACGAGGTGGCGAGCACGCCTCTGTTTAAGCGTTATCTTGGATTGCTAGCTGAGAAGCAGCTGTCAATTTGAGGTTAACAAAGCCCCAGTAGTCTCTTTTTAACTGCAAAAGGTTGGGATCACTCATGACCGCACTGTTCCAAAACAAGAGCCGCATCGGCTCGCAACCGGCGACTCAGCTGGACAAGCTGGTGGGCTCGCTGCGTGAAGAAATGAACGGCCACGGTGCCGCATTCGCAGACCGCCACATCTCGAAGGCAGCCCTGTCGCTCGAATCGATCGACGCATCGCTTGCCCGCGAACTCGAAGGCTCGCTCTCGCAGCTGAACTCCGCCCTCGAAGGCATCGTCAACGAGCACGGCCTGTCGGGTGACCTGACGGCGTCGCAACGTGACGCAGCTCTGGCTGCCATGGCCATGACCGGCGACATGGGCTCGTTCCTGCACGGCCAGATCAAGCACGACATGGTCAGCACGGAATCGATGAAGTTCATCACCGTCGGTGGCGAAGACCACATGTACGAGCGTGTCAAGCCGGCACTCGAAGCGTACGACGAGAAGGAAAACAAGAACGCGGTGGTGTACTCCGTCGCGTACAACTTGCAAGCTGCACGCCAGGACGAATTCGGCGAAGCCTTCTACCCGACCGTCGTCGTGACGCCGGACCAAGTGGGCTACACGGTTTCGATCCGCCTGATCGAAGTGTACAACGAGCCGAAGCGCGCAATCAGCGGCGCTCCCTCGCAGAACTTCGGCCGCAAGAACATCGTGCAAGCCGTGATCGATCCGTCGATCCTGCGCAACGACCAAACGAAGATCGTTCCGGTCTATCGCACGGAAAGCGCACCGTACTTCGTGACGAACGCGGCCGTCGAGCCGTACAACGTCATGATGACGGACAACACGTCGGTCCTGACCGCACCGCTGGCAGTGGGCCAGAAGTTCTCGCTGCTCGGCCTGTCGCAAACGGAAGCGCTGCTCGAAACGGGTATCCTCGACGTCACCGACGCCATCGACAGCTCGATCTACCTGTCGGCTGTGTACGTCCAGTTCACGACCGGTGGCGCAACGCCGACCGTGGAAACGGTGAAGTTCAACACGCGTCAACTGCCGCTCGCGTCGTTCAACTACGCACAGCAGAACGTCTACCGTCAGATGAACCTCCAGTTCAAGACGGAAACGCTGCTCATCGGCGCGAACACGGTTCAAGCTGACGGCGCTGCATCGACGATCCTCGCACCGATCGTGTCGGGCGACTACGAAGCGCGTTTCGGCTTCTCGATGTTCGGTTCGGTGAACCTCGAACTCGGCGACACCGAAATCAACGCATCGAACGTCGGCGTGAACACGATCAAGAATTCGAGCGATCAGTCGCTGGATCTGACGACGGGCACGGGCGCGACGCTGGCTGCGCTGTTCGCAGGCGCGAAGGTCGTGGGTTACGACCTGGAAGCTCATCGTACCAACAGCAACCGTCGTCAACGCGGCCAGCTGCTGAACACGAACTTCTACAACCAGATCTACACGGTGCCGCTGCTGGCTCCGATCTCGATTCCGCGTCCGATGGCTGTGGGCGATTCGAACGACTCGAGCGATCTGGCTTCGCTGATCACGGCAACGCGTATCCGTACGTCGAACGCCGCAGTCGACGCCATCTTCACGATGCAAGACCTGCTCGCGGAAACGACGTCGGCGCTGAACACCGGTGCTGCTCCGAATGCTGCTGCCGACACCCCGGAAATCCTGGGCGTGACGCGCTTCATCATTCAGCCGGCGTACATGACGAAGAACCTGGCAATCGACACGCAGACGGACAGCCTCTCGGCTCACCAACGCGCGGCCGACATCCAAGCTTCGCTCATCAACTGCCTGCGCGACATGGCGTACACGCTGTACGTGCAATCGGGCTACAAGGCAGCTGCGGACGCACTCGCAGGTGGCGTGGGTCCGGTGCCGACGGTCATCATCGGTACGGATCCGTACATCGCGCGTTACCTGATGGTGACGGGCGACCTGCGTACGCTGGGTGGTCAGTTCGACGTGAAGATCGTGTCGACGCTGAACGAACGCATGACGGGCAAGATCGTGATGAGCTTCGGCGACTTCTCGAACGAGCGCGCTGGCGTGCCCAACCCGCTGCACTTCGGTAACATGGCATGGAAGCCGGAAGTCACGGTCGTCCTGCCGATGATCCGCAACGGCGCACAATCGAAGGAACTCACGGTCCAGCCGTCGTTCCTGCACGTCACGAACCTGCCGGTTCTCGGCGTGGTCAACGTCTCCGGTATCAGCAACATTGCGTACAGCAAGGTGCCGGTCAACTTCCATACCGTTTAACGACGGAGTGGAAAAGTGAAAGGGTGAGTGATTCGCAGTGGCTCGCTACACGGGAGTCGCTGCCCTTTCACAGTAGAATCAGACGTACGCTGGGGCTTGGCCTCTGTCTGCCCTTCGGGGTGGGCAGAGGCCTCTATGCCGTCAATTTATTTTTGGTTATATATTACCTACCTGAGCAGGATTAGAAGGGGAACATTGGGAGCTCAGGAAATGAGTCTTGACTATTTTATTCCAGATGCGTTTTTCGGGAATACAGAGCTCAGTCAGATCAATGCCAGTGCGCACGCCGTCTTTTTAAAGGAGGACGTGTTTACGAAAACCACCCGGTATTTTAATTATACTGGACAAGTGGTGACCGTAATTGAGCGCTCGGGCATCCAGCATGAGTTTGGGTCAATACCCAGCTACAGCCGGGCTGACTTTATGATCGTCACGGATTGGAAGATTCATAAGTCCTTGCACTTGGGACTGGTGAATTTCCTCAAGGTAGAAAAGGAGAATGAAACCGCTGTGATTCGTAAGCTTCGGGAAGTGGTGCTTAAATACCAGCCTACCATCCACGAAGAGTTCATCTTCCTCAGAACGGAAGAGAAGATATTATTAGGAGACTTGGAGAAGCATCGCAAGGAGATTTATGTCCATGATCACGACGTCGTGGTATCGTTGTATCGGGGCATAGAAGCCGGACCTCATCCGTATAGTCCTCTGGGTCGTGCGTTGGATATGACCACCGCCATGGAGCGCGATGCTGATAGCAAAGCGTTTTGTGAGACCATTCGGATTGTCGACAACCTGGGGACGTATGGAGATCGATTCATCAACCGGAATAAAAGTGTTTATCGAATCGAAGCCGTGCGGGACGCAACGCGTGAGGATGGCGTGTGGGTGATACGGAACAAACCGTTTGAAAACACCCGGTTGCCGTCGAAGGTGGGTTGGCGACGCTACACATTTGAGGAAGCTGACGGAATCCTCGAATTGTACAAAACTTACGCAGAAGCGGAACATTGTGGTGATGCCGAGTATAAACGCAAGCAAGAACTGCTCGAACTTGAGACGAGGCTCACTCGGGAGAAGACAGAGCTTGCGGAACAGAAGCTGCGTCATCAAAGTCAACAGCAAGAATGGGACATGGATAAAGCACGTCAGTTGTCGCAGTTCGAGCGGCAACAGGCGGCTTATGCCGAAGAGGCATTCCGTGCTCGGCAGGAGCTGGATCGACAGAAACATTTCTACGAGCGGCAGATGCTCGATCTGCGCAGCAGTGCGGAGCGTAGGAAGGATGTGTCGGACTGGCTGAAACACCTCCCCGCGATTATGGGTGCTGTCGGTGTAGCCTGGCTAAGCTACAAGACGGCCCAGTTTGCGGCCAATCGTGCGAGTGCCCCCTAAAGAAACGATAAACCTACTTTTACAAGGAAGAACTGGTATGGATGATGGACTGATCTATCGGATCGAAGAGTATATGCCGAAGCTGAATCCGGCGATAGCGAACGGCTTCGCATCTTACCAGATGACCGAACACAACGTCGTCAAGTATATCGACAGCGTGTTTCGTTCGGCAGCCAAAGGGTTCCCCGAAGGTTTGACCTACGAAGGCTGCCGGCGCTGTACGCCCCTGGAAGACTTCAACGAGTCGTCCAAGAAAAAGGGCAATAACAAACGTACCTTCGATGTCGCGGTCTCGTACACGTACATGATGAAATATCTGTTCAAGTACAAGGGCGAAGACATCACGCGCTTTATCAATCTGCCGTTTGTCGGCGATGCGGGCTCGATCGTGATGAGCGGCTCGCGCTTCAATATCTCACCCGTGCTCTCCGATCGGGTGATCTCCGTGGGCACCGAAACCGTCTTCGTGCGTCTGCTGCGCGATGTGCTCACCTTCCAGCGGGTTCCCCAGAACATCAACGTCAATGGCCTGCGTGAACAGGTCAACGTCGCGTGGGCGATGATTTACCACAAGTCCGCGAAAGACAAGCGCATTCGTCCGACGGTCAAGATGCATTCGACCATGGTGCATTACTTGTTCTGCAAGTACGGTCTCATGAAAACGTTCGAGATGTTTGCGCGCTGTACGCCGGTGATCGGTGGTCCGGAAATCAACACCAATACCTATCCGGCTGACGAGTGGGTGATCATTGCGTCGACTCAGATCAAACCGAAGGGCTGCGGCAAGGGCCTGTATGAACCGACCAATCTGCGTGTGGCGGTGCATAAAACGGATTGGTCGCGCATGATGGTGCGCAATCTGATTGGGGGGCTGTTCTATGTCGCCGATCACTTTCCGGGTCGCGTGCGCGCGGAGTATATCAACAACACGGACCCCAAGTGGATGGATAACACCAGCACCTGGATCAGTCTGATGGGCTGGGTGATCTGGGGCGGCAACCAGCACGAAGGCGTGTTGCGCGAACGGGTAGAAGAACACCTGCGATCGCTGGATGAATACATCGACAATATTGTCCTGGACAAGTTCCGTCAGATTGGAGTGCAAGCCACCGATCTGTATCAGTTCATGGCAGTTATCATCGAGAACATCACCGATATGCTGCACAAAGCGAGTGATAAGGTCAACAGCATGTACGACAAGGAACTGTCGGTGCTGTACTTTGTGCTCAAAGATATCACGAGCGAGATCTTCAAGCTGTACTTCAAACTGAAGGCGGCGAGCAAGAAGGAGCTCACGAAGAAGGATATCGACGAGCGCATGAACAAGACCATCTCGATGGGGCGCATTTTCAGCATCACCAAACAGCACCCAGAAGTCACGACCATCAGTAGTTCGGGTGACAATATGGCGCTGAAGATCACCGGGGTGTTGGTGCCACAGTCGAGTAGTTCCAAACAGTCGGGTCGCAAGGACCGGGTGGTGATTGATGATCCGTCGCGCTTTCTGCATGTGTCGTATGCAGAGATCGGTGGCTATTCGAATCTGCCCAAGTCCGACCCGATTGGTCAGTCGCGGATCAGCGGCTGGTGCGAGACCGACCCCGATGGGCTCGTGCTGCGTCGTCCGAAGTTCTACGACATGCTCAATGCGTATCAAGACCAGATCCGCAGACGGCGTTAAGCAGTCTACAAGGAAAACGTAATAACCCGGTGAGTGAGCTGGGCTTCACTCACCCCAAGCTAAACCAAGGAAAACAAACGTCATGTACCAGCAACAACTCCCCTTCAGCCCGGATCAACTGCAACAAGGGTTCCTCCAGGGTATTGGGCCGGGCTGTCCCCCGTTCGTTCCGCAGCTCACGGGTATCCAGCCGTGGTTGCAGAACTACGTACCGGCCATCGCAGGTTATGTCGCCGCGGAGATTCAGAATCAGGCGGAAAAGAATCACTTGCGTCGGTTCTTCTTCAATATGTTCGGTCGCAACAACTTCGCCAACGAGGACTATATCTCGGTGGTGCAGGCCGCAGCCGACTATCTTCAGTCGCAAGTCGCACAGAACCCCAATGTGCGGATTGAGGCGATGATCGATCAGATCGTGCCGCAGACGGTGGAATTGTTCACGTCGCAGATGACGCGTGCCTTTCCGCAGCTGAACGCGTATCTCACGCCGAACATGCAGTACAGTGTGTCGCAACAACACGCTGCGTTCGATAACGTGAAGATGCAGATCGAGCGCTTCAAGGGCGGGATGCAGGCGCCCATGGGAATGCAGCCTCCGATGGGGATGGCGGCGCCCCAGCAAGGCATGATGATGATGCAGCCGACGGGCTATCAGCAGCCGGGCGCGATGATGCGTGGCGATCCGCGTCTGGGGGGCAATCCGGGCAGTCTCGGGGTGAGCCTCACGGGTCCGGTCACGAGCCTCGCACCGCAAGGTGTGGCGATGGCACCCAATCCGCAAGGCAACAGCATGGCGGCCACGAGCCGTTGGGCCATGCCGGATTTGTCGACCCCGCCGGTGCGCACGATCTCGATCGCCCAGCAGGAACAGCAACAAGATTCGGGCAATGTGCATATTGCACGCAGCGCGATGCCGGTCCAAAGCACTACCAATCAAACCACGGAGGCCAGCAGTATGAATACCCCGGTACAAGAACAGGCAGCGCCGCAGGAAGGTCCGATCGAGCCGCTGGCCACGACGTCGCTGAAATGGAAGCGTAGCGCCATTCAGCCGTATTTCCCGGCTTGGGATCCCCAGCAACAGGATCTGTATTTGCAACGCTTGGCCACCGGCGAGGTGGTGGTCAAGATGAAGGTGAAACAAAAAGGAGCGGAAGTGGAGTACGATCGTCACAAAATCCCGAGCGTGTTCGGACCGGCCTTGCCGACGCTCGACCTGAGCAACACGGCGAAGACCCTGGAAATCGTGCAAAAGGGACTCACCGAAATCGAACAGGAAAAGAAGGAACGCCTGGAATCGGTGGAACCGTCGTTCAGCACGCGCGTGAATCCGAACTGGTATGTCGATGTGTCGCCCGAGATGGTCTGGTTGACGGGTTCGGTGAACTGGCTCGCGTCGATGGAAAACGGCAAGGTGCCCGACATCTATCGTCAGTACGGTCAGGTCGTCGAGATGATCGTCGGCACGGAAAACGAAGACAACTACATCGAGTCGTTCCGCGATGCAGGGACCTTCGTGAACCTGCATCGCATGTTGAACGAAACCCAGGGCAAATGCAGCACCCAGCTCTGGTATCGTCTCAACGATCGGATCACGGAACTGGTGAACCGGGCCCTCGAATTCAACCTCTCGCTCACGGGTCTGACGATCGACTCGTTTGCGAACGACGGCTTGGATATCATCGAGTATCTGGGCAACCACTACGGTGATACGGTCAAGGGCGCGTTCTTGCACAACCAGGCGTATCTGATTCGCAGCATCTTCGAATCGATCTCGCAGGAAAATGCTGACGCGCTCGACGGCAACTTCATCCCGCATCCGGAAGAAGGCGCCGAAGTCGACCCCGAAGCGAAGCCGCCGGTGTTCACGCATCTGGTGTCCAACGGCAGCTTCACCTTCCTCAACTGCCTGGCACACGAACTGTCGCTGGAATTCGACAAGGATCACCCGGCGCTCCTGACGGACAGACTCACCCCGGTCTTGTATCGTCTGGCCAAGGGCATCATCGAGGACGCCAAGAGCTACACGGGTGCCACCATCGGGCGTCATTTCGTCCAGACGCTCGACGGTCACATCCTCGAAGTCGACACCGCGTTCCTGGGTGAAGAAGCGTACCTCGTACGCAAGCTGAAGTAGTATCGGTGGGCGGGGCTGCGGCTCCGCCTCAGACAACGCAATACAACTAAACCATCTTTAAGTACCAAGGAAAGAATCATGACGACGCAAAAAGATCCGCTCGAAGTCATCGTGCAAGGTGGTGACGTCGAAGCTAACACGCTCGTCTTCGGAGTGGTTCAGCACGCGCTGGATAACGCCGGATTCACGGACGTGTCGGTGCATTCGCCGCAAGGTGATGTGCCGTGCGATGTGGAAGAAGTCCCGACCCTGCTGGACGTCGTGCGCGCCAACCGACCGCACCTGTTCGATACGCCGATCCGTGTCGAGCAACGCGCGCTGGGTGAAGACGTGCTGGCAATGTCCACGGACGATCCGGGCGCGATTGGCCTGGCGAAGGTAGTCTACGGCGGTGGGCTGGAAGAAGCGGGTGTTGTGGCCACGGTCGAAGCAGAAGTACTCCAAGCGATGGAGCGCGATGACTTTGCCGATCCGGTGCAAGACGAAGACGTCGCCTATTAATCCATTATCCCCGGGACTGATATGGCCAAAACTGTCAAGATTCATCTGGGGCTCAGCGTTGTCTGTACCGTCGCTGACGATGTGGATGAGCAAGGACTCGTCGATGAATTTGTACGACGCACCGAAATCGCGATCGGTAACGGCATGATTGAAAGTGGGCCGAGCGTGGAGATTGATGAGCATTCACTCTGCGGCACGCTGATTCCGCTGGTGACGGATCCCCTGGAGGACTTTATGCATCAGCGTATTGAAGATGGCGAGATGGAGCTCGAAAAAATTCCGGAGCGCCTCGTTCAGTACGGGTTGATGGAGCCGGCTGACTTCCTATCGGAAATGACTGAACGCATGCAAGCGCAGTAAGTTTGCCGCGGTCCTTTGATTCGAGGAGGCTTCGGCCTCCTTTTTCTTTTATGCTGGTCGCACAAATTTAAACCAAGGTTCGTCATGAAAATCGTTCCCTTCTATACGCCTGAAGTCGCCAAGTATTTCTCCGAGTACGGCCCCGTGATGACCGTACCGCGCGGGCTGCAACTCTATCAAACCAAGCTGCTACGGCCCGACGTAGCGATCCCGCTGCTGCACCTGGGGGAATCCACGGCGCTGCTGGAAACGTCGATTCTCGACACGACCGATTATATCCAGATGGATCCGGCGCCGGCGGTCGACGGGCTGCTCTTCCGTATCATCAAGGAAGGCGAGCCGGACGAACTGTTTTATCAGGAGATCGACGAAACCGATCACCTCTCGGGACGCTTCCGACCGAATCCGGATGATTATTCGGTGGCCTTGCTGCATACCGACGTCAGCATCGTCCTGCACCGGGTGAACGAAGACAGCACGCTGGCGATTGCACAAATCAAGGGCACGTTCTTCGCCGATATGGCCACGGTCGAGCTCAAGGGGCGGGTAATCATCAAGGATGAAGACTTCGCCGACGGCGTGGAGCTCGTGGGGTATTCTATCGATACGCATCGCTTCAATAGCAAGAGCAAACCTGCCAAGCATCAGATCACACCGACGCGTTACAAGAAGATTTAAGCTGACGGCATAGAGCCCGGCCCCCACATGGGGAGCCGGGCCTTTATGCCGCCTTCTTTTTTTGGCTTCAAACGAGCTTAGGACTTGGGTTGCTGATCCTTGTCCTGGTTCTCGTCCTCTTCCCCTTCCTTCGGCTGCGCGTTAGCGTCGGCGCCAGGTGCTGCATTCTGGTCGGCGTTATCGCTCGGTGCCGCTTCGCCCGGGGCTGCGGGCATCGTATCACCCTGACCGTTGCCCGTATCGAGCTCGGGTGCGTCAAACCCGGTCTGATCTCCAAACCCACCACCGCTGTTCTCATCGGTGCCCGACGTGTCCGTGGAACCGAAGTCCGTGCTACCCCCTGCGGCTGTGGTGGTGAGCTTGCCCTCGGTGTCCTTGAGCTCCTCGTTGGATTTGTTGGTGATCGAGACCAGATCCTTGAAGAACTCACCAAACGTCTTCTGCAACGTTTCGATGTGTTCCGATTGGATCTTGAAGACGTCCACCGCCGGCTTGCCGTCTTCGGTTTTCGTCGTGAGCTGCGAGAGTTCCGTCATCATGCCGTTCTCGCTCATCCATTGACGCAAGAAGTAGGCTTTCGCCACTTCCTTGAGCACCGTGATCTTCTCGGCGACATTGCCACCCGTATCCGGCGTGAAGAACTTCTCCGACAGCCAGGCATCGAGCGCCATGTCCAGGGCTTCACTGTAACTCTTGAATGCGGCGAACTGGTTTTCCAGTGTCGTCGAATTTGGACGCGGCAGGGTCACTGTCACGTTCATCAAGAATTCATTGAGGACCTGGTTGACGATGTACTCCTGATCATCCTCGCTCAGGTTGCCGGTGCCGTCCGAGTTATCGCTGCGCTTTTCGTCGATGATCGGCACACCCGTGTTGTTGCCGTAGTTGCGCGGATCACTTGACTTCCTTTTCGCGTTCTTCTTCTCGTCCTTCGTGATGGTGAGTTTCTTGAAGTTCTCACGGAGAATCTCTTTCAAGTCCTCCACGAGCTCTTCCGAATTCATCGCGTGCTGACGCATATGCGTGGCCAGCTGCGGATGGAACTCGTCCTGAATCTGCATCACGCGCTTGGAGAGCAGGATGTTGTTGGTCACCACCGAGGTCGCCAACTCCGGCTGGTAGGCCGCGTCAATCGTTTCCGGCGGCACACCCGTCTTCATGATCGCCCGCTTGCGCAGGTTATCTTCAAGCTCGGTGTCGGGCTTGGTGTACTGGCTGTTCTTCTCGCCGAAGTCAATCGACACGTCCGGCATGCCCGGGTGCCCTTCGTACGTGAATTCAAAGCCTGCGCGCGTAATGAAGTCCACCACTTCAGCCGGCGAATTCACCCCCAGCGGCAAGAAGTTCTGACGGCTGCGGATGATTTCATGCATCGCCGTCTCAAGCGTCTTCTCCGGATTGGCGTCATCCTCGTCGAACTTGAGTTTGACTTCCGTGCGACCGATCGAGTTCTTGATGCCGGCCATCACGTTGGCAAACAGCAGCATCGAGCGCAGACTGTTCAGGATCTTCAGCTCGTCGAGCAACGACTCCCCGATGCCATCCTTATTGAAGCGGAAGGCAAAGTACGTCATGAACTCCGCCGGGATAAAGAGCAACTGCGTATGCTGACGGGCCAAGGCCCGTGCAAACATAATGCGGTAGATCTCTTCACGCTTGCCGATCGCCACGCTGTTGCCATACGGTCCGTTGCGCAGACGGGCGAGCAAGTCCTGCTCCACCATGTCCCCGTAGACTCGCGACGAGTAATCGAGGTGGTCCCGGTTATGGACATCAAAGCCTTCCATCTGGCTTTTGACCTTGGTGAGCATCGCACTGGGGAAGCTCCCCGACGTCGACATCCGTTGCTGCATCTGCTGGTAGTGGTCGGTGATCTGTTGACGCACCACCGGATGGCCGTCCTGATCGAGCAGCACAAAGAAGCCGATCTGGTTTTGCGGCGTGCCCGGCACGTGCACCGGAATGATGGCTTCCGAAGGGATATGCATCACCATCGGGTTGCCCACCATGCGACGATCCAGCTGCTCGTGGGTTTTGACAGTCGCCACCGGCTGGTAATTAAACCGGCGGTTGCGATACAGCAAGCCCGTGAGTTCCCGATCGTTCATCTTCTGCATCGGGCTATTGTTACCCACCCCCAGCGATTCCAACGCGGACGAGCCCCAGGCCTTGAGCGTCTTATGCTCGCGCAGCTTCTGGTTGATCAGTGGCACCTTGAGCGCGGTCGGATTGTCCGTGACGGTCAAGAACACGTCTTCCTTATTGAGCGGCTTCGAAAAGCTGCTCTCAAAACGCACCAGCCCGATCTCCTGCTCGATGGCGATATTTTCGTCATTGAACTGCTCGATCGCCAAACCCGGACCGCGGGCTTCTTCGGTGGGCTTCTTCTTTTGCACCGGACCCAGCAAACCCACCGGACGGATCGTGCCATCGGGGTTGATATGCTCAGCGAGGTTTTCCATGGCCATGCGCACTTGGCCGTTGATCACTTCGTCGACCGAGTTTTCCGGGATCACCGCAATGCCGTAGGAGCCCGTGCGGAACAGCGTGTCGCGCAGGATCTTGGGAATGAGCGGTTTAATCTTATGGACTTGTTCGAAATGCTGCCGGTAACGGTCGATCATGGCGCCGGCGACGTCGGGGGCCATGAGGCCTTCAGGCGCTGTGTAGGTCAGCTCCAGCGTCATCATGTCCTTGGGCGAACCCACGGATGACACCAGAATCTGCTGCGACAACTCCATGTCGGGCAAGAGCTGCATGACCGTTTCAGCGTCATTGACGTTTTGCGCGGTCTGTTCAGCAGCGTTTCGGAAACTGTACAAGTTAGGCTGCACCGGTTCACGGTTGCCCTTATCGTTGTACTGGTTGGGGTGCTGCGACGGAATCAGCTTAGCCAAAGTGGCGGCTGTACCCGGGTCCTGTCGCACCAATTGCATGACAGGAAATCTTTTACCGCTACCCGCCAATTCAATGGCTTTGTCGTATCCGTTAGACATTGATGCTACCTCTTAGTTTTTAGGATGACTGTCGTGGCTTCCACAAATTCAAATTACTTCCAGGTCTACCTGAACGCGTGCGTCGCGTTGGCCCAGACCATGGTCATCAAATCGACCGAATCAGAACAAGGACTAAACCAATTCGTTATTGACAACTATGGCGCGGCGGCCTGGGACGAGACCGATCCGACGTCGTGGAAATACTACATGAATCTTTCTGGCAAATATCATTTTACTGACCAGATGATGTATGTTATCTCCCTCGACACGATGGAGCGCATCGAGTTCACGCCGGCGAACCTGTTGATCCATACGGCGACCGCGCAAGCGTACCAGTTTGGCTCGACGTATTACCAGGCGCTGGTGGACCAGTACCCGCGTCAGGTCTCGTTGATTCTGGGCATTCTGTATCCCGTGGATCAAGCCACTGCCATCGCTGCAAAGGATGGACAGATCCTCGGTTGGCCCGCCCAGTATATCGAGGTGAACGAGTACAGCCTGGTGGAGAAACTGCAAGCGTGGATCTATGGCTTTAAACAGCGCTGGATCAACCCGCAATTTGGGCTGAGTGACGAATTGTATTTCACGGTGCAGCTGCACCACATGTATCAGGGTTTGCTCCAGGCGATCATTGCGTACCGCGAAGAAGCGTGTCGCACTGCGGAGATGCACAGCTTTCATCAGCAGCAGTTTCTGGCCTCCCATCAGGGACTGGACCAGTACATGGACCAGCTGAGCTTGAACCAGATCGTCTGGCTGTGTCGCAATATCAACTATATCCAGCGCAATGTGGGCAAGCGCTCGACGTTTCAAACGCTGATCCAGAACATCTTGACGGTGCGCAATATTCCGCTGGCGGCGTACACCATGCGGCACAACACTGGCCACATGCCCACGCTGACGAGCCCCGAAGTGTTCTTCCAGTCGGACCCGTTGAATTTCGACGAGAACCTGGTGGCTTCCACCAACTGGACGCTCGCCACGATGCTGGACACTGAGCAGCCGCTGGCGACCATGAACGCGCAGATTCAAACGGATCAGGCGGCGGACATTCAGTTGCGCATGGAAAACGCGCTGTCCAATACGCTGCAAACCAAGGTGCTCAATAGCGCCATGGTGGACGAAACCGATTCGACGCCGTACACGATGGAAGACATCCTCGTGAACCACTGGCTGCTCTTCTCGCAACAGGATCTGTACACTGCCTTCTTGGTGGTGAACAATCCCGTGACGGGTGAGCCGATTGTGCCGATGAATGCGAAGGATGGCTTTGTGTTCATGTGGTACTGCTACTCGCGCAGCATTGGCATTGATTTGACCAACGCGGTAATCCCAGCGGTGCTGGCCCAGCGCGTTGTGCGTACCCCCCTCCCCAACGTGACCGACTTGATGTCAGTGGTCGATTGGAGCTTGGTCTCACAGGATATCGCCACGCAAATGCTCGGTTATATGCCTGCGATTAACCCGATGATCTCCACCACGTCGTTCTTTGCGACGTGTAAGGCGATCTGGACAGCGGCCAATAATCAGCGGGGACTGGTGTCGCGCCAAGAACATTACCTGCGCCGCGGGATGGTGTACGGCATGAGTGAGCGCTGCTACCAGGACGTGATGATCCAGCTGGGTGACCAATCGGGTGAGACGTTCTACGAATGGTTCCATCTGCGCAATATCGATCTGGGCAACTTTAGCCAGAACGACTGGGGGCTGATGTACACCTCGCTCGTGCAAGCGGCGACTGGCATTGACCTGCTCAATACAAACTCGGTGGCCAACCTCCAGAAAGCCATGATCGGCATCATGGAGAAGCTCTCGAGCTATTCGGTGCAGTATCTGTACGAGATTAACAACGGCGCGATTCAGGACATCGACTGGCCGATGGTGCGCGTGGGCGACATCCATACCGACGCGGCCATGGAGCTTTATGGCGAGCAAGTCCTCGATACGTACAACGAACGCGTGAGTGGCGTGCTCGGTGACGAGTTCGACATCGGGGCGGCAACCTGTGAAGTCTTGAGCGTGGGGGCGAGCGTGCGCAAGGATGAAAACATCTGCATGAGCACCTGGCTCGGTGACAATGCGATGGTGTTTAAGATGCACACGCATCAGCTGGTGGGGGTCCGGTCCGCCACGCCCTTGCAAGAAAACAGCCGCGGCATCATTCCGGTGATTGGCCTGGATAACTGGCTCGCCATGGACGAAGCCGCGCAAGATACATCGTTGGTCAGTATCTATCAGTCCAACTGGAATAACGCACCCAATGCACCGGTGAAACAACTGGCCAGCGTCTGGCCGGTGCGGAACTTGTCGGGCTTGACCTACACCCCGCCCAATTAAGACCGCAGTAGATTTTCACTTAGTAATTTTACATCTTGTGTAGGCTTTCTTTTTAAGACCGTTTAGGATTCGACATGGAACAAACCACCAGAACAGTTTGGGGCGCGTATTTGCAAACCTGCCTGCTGCTCAAGCTCCAATACCAGATGATGACGGACTCGACGCTGAACGAAAAGTTCAATGTCCAATCGGGGATTGCACCGGCCGCTTCGGTGATCCCGACGCAAGGCTACTACTGTATCGGCAACGGCGGCCACGCCATGACCGTGGGTACCGACGGCCTCACCGCCCCGACGCCCCTGCAACACGAAGCGACCGACGCGGCGCTGTTCAACCACCTGCCGTTTATCATGCGTCCGGTCGCGAGTGACCTCTCGCAAAGCCAGATGGCGCAGTACGCGCTGCGCGTGGTGCAGCCGTTCAATGGCGTGCCCTACGCTTGCTACTACCTGCGTCGCATCAACTTCACGAACGTCGCCGCGCAGATCCAGATGAACACGGTCGCCTCGGGCGTGACCACGGTGGCGCCGTACAGCGCGAACACGGCCAACCTGAACCCGACCCCGCCGGTGGTGGCCAATGGTCAATCGAATGTCGTGTCGCCGGACTACCTGACCGCGGCTGCGATTCTCGGCCTGTCGTTCTCGCAACAAGACGCTGCTGAGCTCGTGAACTGCGCGAACATCATCTACGGGGATCCGCGCTACGCGATCGTCTCGGAAGTCGGCCTCGTCTCGGGCGTGGACGCCGTCGTGCAAGTCCCGTCGGTGGCAGGCTCGTTCAATATGAACGAAGTCATCGCTGCGCAAATCGATTCGTTCATCAATACGTTCATTCCGATGAACTACCTGAACGATGGCACCACCATCAATCTGAACGTGGGTTCCACCGAACCGCTGTTCCAGTTGCAAGCTGCCTAAGAGGTGACAGGATGCTCCGCGTGCCCTATGGTTCGGGGTCCATCATCTCCATCGTAGGGATTGACCCGGGGAGCGACACCCTGGGTACCGCGATTCTTTGGGTCGATCTCGCTGCGATGCAGATTGTGTCGTCGTCTGCCAAGACGTTTCGAGGGGAGAAGCTGCTCTCGAATGACTCATGGACCGAATCGCTTTATGGCAATCGCTTGGCGCGTATCTGGGCACTGGAGAATGAGCTGGTTCATCTCTTCGAGCACGTGCAGCCGTTCATGATTGCCAGTGAGGCGCCGTTTGTAAACAAACGGTTTCCGCAAGCGGGCTTAGCGCTCACGGAAGTCGTCTGTGCTGTAAAGTCAGCTGTGATCCGGTTTGACAAATGGAAGCCACTGTATCTGATCGATCCTCCCACCGTAAAGCGGGCTATCAACGCGAAGGTGATGGGGGGTGAGAAAGGTAAAGAGGAAATGAAACGGGCGGTATTGGAAGTCTCTGATCTCCACTACGCCGGTGACACTCCACTCGACACTCTGGACGAGCACAGCGTTGATGCGCTAGCGGTGGCGTATAGCCGCTGGCACTCTTTTTTGAAGGAGATGAACTGTGTCGAAAATCCTTGACCTGTTAGGGCTCGGGCAGATCAAACTGTCGGTGACCACGGTGGTGTGTATTGTCGCGGCGCTGGCGTTTGCAGGCGTCGTGGGCTACGGTGTGTATGAAGCGAAGCAAATCAAGACGCTGGAAACAGCAGCTGGAAAAGCCTCGCAGCAAATCACCGATCTCACCAATACCAACAAAGACTTGAGCACCCAGCTCAAGCTCGCGCAACAGTCCGCCAAAATCAATACCGATGTCAGCACGGCGGACGTGCAAGCCAAACAGCAAGCGCAGAGCAGCTCGACGGCGATCGCGACCAACGCGCAAAAGCAAATCACCACCATCGTCAAGAAGTATCAACCGCAAGGTCCCGCGCAAGTGCTCACGCCCGTGCAGGCCAAAGCGGAACGCGATGAAATCAGTACGGTGCGATTGAATAGCGCATGGCAAACTTACTGCCAGGCCGTGCCCAAGGAGTCCAAAGGCTGCGTGCTGGTGATGCCGGAGACGCCGCTTCAGGCGCCGGTGGACAACAACCATCCGCCGGCTCAAGTGGGGCCGAGCGCGTGACGTAACAACACCAAGAAATCTCGGGGAAACCAATCATGAAACGTATCGGACGTTGGGTCGCGCTGCTTGCGACCGTCGCACTTGCTGCCTGTACCACCGCGCCTACGACGGTGGAGCATTACCAGATGTATTTGCCGGAATTCCCGAGTCTCTTGGTGGCCCACACGCAAGCGGCGCCGCCCCCGGATCTCTCGCAGTACCTCGCAGCCAATGCCGACGCACGTGAGCAGATGTGGACTGACGCGTATAACGCGCAAACCACCAACCTGTGGACTTGTAATATCGACAAAGACAAGGTGCAGGACTGGTGGACTAAACAACAAGCAGCGGTGGCCGCCGCAAACGGGGCTAGCGCCTCCGTGGCGGCCTCGGCTGCGCAGGTGGGGCAATGAGTCATACTGAGCGATGCGGCCTCCTGGAGGCCATTCTCGCAGGTATTAGCGATACTCGGACACTGGGTGATCATGATGGTGGTCCTTCGCCGCTCGATGAGCTGGTCAAGGGCTACCGTCGTGAAGCCAAGATCGACGATCGCTTGCCGGCGATTACCAGTGAGAGTACGGGTCGGGAGTTGAAAGATGCAGTAGGGTTGTTGCGACCGGAAGTCCAAGTCGCACTACTGCAAGACTACAACCACGCGACCAAGAACCTCTCGACCCCAACTGAATACGACCCCAAGGTCCTGAAGGAGCAAACCAAGAGCCTGCGCAACCAAGTCTGGTGGTTGGCGGGGGCGCTGTTATTCTTTATGGTCGCCGTGTTGGTGGGTGCTACCATTGCGACGGCGGTTCACATGAACGTCGTGAGCGAAGGCGAAGTGCTCAAGAACCTGCTGGAAACGGCAAAAGAAATCATCATGCTCTTCCTGGACATGGAGGGCGGTTAAGGAATCGATTATGGATGTGGATTTTCTGAAAGTCGCGCTCGGCGAACACGTCGCTGTGGAAGAACGCAGCGATGGCGAGGCGCAAAAAGAAATTGAGCTAGTCTACTACGCTCGCTTGGATGTGGCGAAGCTGCCTGCCACGCAGTTGCGCGAAGCGCAGGAGCAGTGGTCGATCAAGATTGCTCACTCCGACGAGAACGCCGCGAAGGGCGACATCCGGGTACGCAAAACGGACTTCTACGACGATGGTGATCTTGGTCGCACGGAGTACGTGCTCACCACCAAAGTGCGGCTGGAGGACGGCACGACCGATGAAATCCCGATTCAGTCAACTGTTGACCAGTTCGAGCATTTCAAGAAGCTCGCCGCCAACGGCATGCACAAGGTGCGCCACACCTATCCGATCGATGGCACGGACCTCGCCTGGGAAGTCGACTGCTTTGTGAATCCGCAAGGTGGCTTTCATCCCTGGGTGAAGATCGACCTGGAACTGCCGGAAGGCTACGCGGGTGGGATTCCCGAGCCGGAAGACATGTTCGAGATCGACGAGATCATCAAGGGTCAGAACGGTAAGCGTTTGCCGGCAGAAGAACAGCAGGTGCGTGATCTGTATGAAACGATGTTCTTGACCAAGAACCCGGGTGCCAAAGAGAAGACGCCGAAAGTCGACGCAGAGGACGAACAGGACGATAACCCGGTGGGTCACAAGCCTGCGGTGGAATCCGAATGGACCGCGGCGTGGCCGGAGCTCGACGGTACCCCGGTGAGTCCGGATCTGGTGCCAGGGGCGGAGATCTTTGAAGGCGAGAACGGTGAAGTGCGTTCAGAACCCGATGAGAGCAAACCCGTGGTGGGCGTTGAGCAGATGCAGGAGTTCAAGGACGAGCTCGTGCGCGGTGTCTCGGATCTCGGCGCGCGCCTCGTGAAGCTATCAGAAGGTCGCGGGTATTTACCTGTCGAAGAGATGATGGCGTTGCTCGCGCAGCGTGCACCGGAACGCGTCGTGATTGATCGAGGCGGGGTGGGTGGATCCAACTTCTACTATCTGAAGGACCCCGCACCGGGTGGTCTGATGATGGGCGTAGGGTTTCACATGAATCATCCGACGCTTTCGAGCGATCAGGTGCAGTTCTAAGCAGACAGCATAGAAGCCCGGCCAAGCGCCGGGCCTTTATGCCGCTTAGCAGCCAGGAATATTCGGGATGATATTGTCCTTCCAGTGATGGGTCCACATGGCCTCCCAATAGTCTTGGTAGGTCGGTCGCGGTAGCCACCAGAAAGCCCAGTCCGTTGCATGCGCTAACAGGACGTTGTAATGATACATGTCTCCCCCGGTCCAACAGAAGTTATGGTCTCAGAGCATAGCAAGGAAACCATAAGAAAAAACTGCTTAGAAGAATACTCCTGTCTGCCCATCGATGTTGTATGGATCGCCCTGAGGCGGCGGGGCCGTCCCATCACCGCCCGTGCCACCGGTGCCACCCCCCGAGGTACCATCTCCACTCGTGCCATCGGAAGTCGGAGGCGGCGGCGGGGTCACGCCCGCGATATTTAGCACGACACTGCCACTGAACGCGGGGGAGGCCGGATTGGCAGTCATCGTGATCGGCCACACGGGCGCAGGGATCGGCGTATTGAGCACGTCCGCTTGCGTGAGCTGCAACCCGTAGTAGGCATTGATCAAGGGTAGCAGCGTCCAGATGTCCGTCGGGTAGGCGGTGATCGGAATCGGTACCACGGTCCCGCCTGACGCATTCGCCGCGGGCAGGAAGTCCGCGAGGTTCACCCGTTTATACAACAGGGTTTGCGTGCCGGTGAGTTGCTGCCAGGGCATCGCGGGATCCGCTTCGATGGTGATCACGGTGTCGCGCTGATAGCGATCGCCGGTCAACGGCGTCTGGGCAATCGGATTGCCGAAGAGAATGCCTTGTGGGGGCACCAGGAAACCATTCGTGGCAAAGATCAAATCCCGCAGAATCTGCTCGGCGGGTTTGTTGTAATTGAAGTACGACATGGGGACTCCTTGGTAACAAAATAAAAGCCAGGGATTGCTCCCTGGCTCTCAAGCTTCAGGCAGCGATGCCCATCACTTCAGCCCGAGCAATACGCTCACCCGCAGCATGGGCTTGATGCAAGAAGCGCCAGTCCAGCTGCTCGTAATCGTAGTTCCACTCGTTAAAGAACGCCGCCGCCACGTAACCGTTCACGATACAGGGCGGACCTTCCAACACCGGAATGTAGACCGGCGTCATCGGATCTTCATCCAGCTCGACCACGGTGCGTTTGACGAAGCCGTTCAGGTGCGCGTACTCGACTTCGCCCTCGTAGACACTGTTGATGTCCTTGAGGCCTTGAGTGAGCCCACCTTCGACTTCAGCGCGCATATACGCCGCGTCGCCCGACCACCACCACTGCTTGCCGCCCGCCGCCGGTCGACTCCAGAGCGGATGGTCAGCCACCCAGCGCGTGTGTGGATCTTCCTTCATGGTGAGCATCTTGCGACCCGTACCCAGAATCGCTTCATGCAAGCGCAACATCTTCGCCGGACCCGTGGGCGTCATCAACAGATCCCCGGGTACCAGCGACTCGATCGGCTGCCAGGTATAGTCGCCCATCAGCACGCGCGAGCCCGCGACGAAACACGACACGGAGCAATGACTGCCAGTACCGCCACCGGTGCAGACCGGCGGAGGCGGAGGCGGCTGACCGTTGATATAACCAGCCGGCGGTTGACCCGACTGCGGCCAGCCCGAGATATGACAGTAGCCCGAACGCGGACCACCTTGCCACACACCCGTGTATGCACCGTACGCCGTGTAGACCCCGTTGCCGTTGGCCAGCCAGCTGTACGACCAGCTGTTGGAGAGCGTGAAGTTATCGCCCAGACTCGAGGAGAACGTCATGCCATCGAGCGACCCGTTCAGCACAATCACCGTGATCACGTTGTTCCAGCGGTAAAAGCCCTGGACTTGTGCGCCACCCGGCGCATTGAACCAGGTCCAATTCCCCGTGACCGTGTTGTCCCCGCCGGTGATCACCGGGCTGGTCCCCTGATAGATCAGCAAGTCACGACCAAAGTTCCCACCACACGCGCCCGAGTAGTTCACGTTGTAGTACTGCGTGCCTGTCTCATAGAACGCAAAGCCCGAGTTGTTAATCTGACCCTGGCCCCAGTTCAAGTCGGCTTCCAGCTGACCGAGGTTCCACGGCCCCAACGCCCCGAGGTGATACTGCGCGGACGTGCCGTGCGGATTCGAGCGGTTGTTGATGTGGCCCCACATCACGTTGTAGTTCGAATTGAAATAATTCTGGTACGCCGTTTGGGCTGCGCTCAAGGCCGCATTGAACTGGTTCGCCGTGTAGCCACTGATCTGGCTGATATTCACCGCGTGCGGATTCGCGGTATTGGCGATGTGGTTGTTGAGCGTCGTCTGCAAGCTCGCCAGGGCGCTCGCCGTCCACGTACCAATCTGCGCCGGCGTCACTACGTGCGGGTTGGCCTTATTGGCAATGTGCGTATTGAGCGTCGTGGTGTCGGCACTCGCCTCGGTCGACACGGGGGTTGTTGCATTGGTGATCGCCGTCTGAATCTGCGAGATCGTCAACGTCCCCAATCCCGTGGTCGAATCCTGGTGGGGATTGTTCAGGTTGTTGATGTGCGCATTCATCGTGGTCGCATTCGTGCTGATCGTACTGGTGATCGCCGTTTGCGCTGCACTGATGTTGCTGTTCACGGTGGACGTCGCATACATCCCCAACTGGACCAGGGTGACCTGGTGCGGATTGTTGGTGTTGGCTTCGTGGGTATTTAACGTCACCACCAACGCCGCATCGCCTGCCTGCATCGCGGTATGTTCCACCGCAATCGCGGCGGTTTCTTCCGCTTGCGTGTAGGCGCCCAACTGATGCGCCATCAACTGGTGCGGGTTGGTGCGATCCGCTTCGTGGGCTGCGAGCAGCGCCATCTGCGTATTGAGCGGACCCAGCGCCAGTTGTTCCTGCGCGTCAGCGTAGGCTTTAATCGCATCCTGCGAGATCGGGTCACCCATCAACGAGAGCTGCGTCATGCGTTGCAGCGTATGCACCACGTATTCAAACGTGATCATCCCCGCTTGCCCGATGTCATGATACTGCGCGGACACGGGGGTTGATTGCAGCGAATCAATCACTGAGGGCCACTTGGTCGGACGGGTATCGGGTTCAGCTTGCAGCAGGTCAGCGACGATCCCATTTTGCGGCGTCTGATAACCCGCACCCAGGGCCTGATAGTCGATCTTCACATTGGCCGACACAGCCGGATCCAGAATCACCACCACACCACAGATCGTGTCGGCGTTGGGTTTACCGTACTTGGTCGTGGCTAAGTCATACACCACGGCAGCGAAGTACTGGGCACTGGTGAGCTTCTGACCGCTCGCCACGTCCGTCACCACGAGCGTCGACGCGAAGAACGCCCCGTAGTTCGGCGCCAGCGCCCGAATCTTCGTGGTCCCAATCGCATGCACTTCGCCCGTAATGTCGTTCGTTGTCGCCTTCCCCGTGGGGTCCAGCGGCAAAGTCAAAACGGTTGACATGATTGTTTCCTATTCTTTAATGGTACGAATTCGCGTACACCTGCGCATTCAACTGATTGACCCAGTCCTGATACAACCAGCCCCCGATCTGATACGCGGTCACCCCGTGCGGATTGCTACCATTGCCTGTGTGACCATTGATCCAGTTCGCTTGGGAGTTCAACGCGTTGGCTGCCGGCGTCGAGTACCCGTTCTGAATCTGGGCCGTGATCTGGGCACCCGTCCACGTGCCCACTTGGGCGGCCGTCACCCCGTGCGGGTTCGAATGGTTCGCAATATGGTTGTTGATCGCGGTCTGCTCGGCGTTGATACTCGCCGTATCCCATGCGCCGATTTGAGTCAGGGTCAACTGGTGCGGATTGGCGCGACTGGCCACGTGAGCCGTAAGCGCAGCATCCTGCGTATTCATCTGCGTCGAGATCGGCGTGATCGCGGCACTGATCGTGGTGCTGATCTGCGCGGTGGTTTGCGCATTCAATTGAACCAAGGTGACCTGGTGCGGGTTACTGTGGTTGGCGATGTGCTCGTTCATATCGAGCGAGTCCGACGCCAGCTGCGCATTGATCGCGTTTTTGATCGCGTTCAGGTTCGCATCCGTTTCCGCCGTGGTGTAGCCACCAATGCTGTCCGCGGTATCGTGGTGCGGATTGTTGTGGTTGGTCGCATGCGCCTGAATGTCGTTGTTGACCCCCAGGTCAGCGCTTTGACGGTTGCTCGCTTCCACCGCAATCTGACTGTCCACATTGCTCGACGCGTACACATTCACCTGTGTAAGTGTCGTTTGGTGTGGATTGTTGTAGTTCTGGATATGGGCCTGCAAGGCGGCGGCAAACGTCGAGATGTCCAACGTGCGACCGGTCAACTGCTGGTCAATCCAGGTGAGCGTAGAGTCGTAGCTCGCGGTCTTGGCCAAAGCCATCGCATTCAAGCACAGCTCCAGTGCCGTGACGACGTAGTCCCAGTCGTACGTATCACCCAGCCAGTGCATATGCGGCACCACCGGGTAGGCGTTGGGCTTGCCTGTGATATTGTTCAGCGCCACCGCTCGATCATCGTTGGCGAGCGTCTCCAATTCCTGAAGCAAGGTGCCCGTCGGATTGGACTTCGGACCCCCCAGGGCTTGATACGAGAGCGACACATTGGGCGAGACCGTGGGGTCGGTGACGACGACCACGCCCCAGACTTCTTCGCCGGTGAGCTGCGTGGCTTCGGTGTCCAGAAACTGGAACTCAAACTGCGCGCTTGTCAGGGGCTTGTTGGTGAACAGGTCCCACAACTGCATGCTCGCGCCAAAGAACGCGCCTGCTTGCGGAGCGATCGCCCGGTTCGGCGCCGTCCCAATCGCGCGGTTTTCCCCCGTCACGTAGTTGTTATTGCTGTCCCCCGTCAAATCCAACGGGTAGCGGTAGATATTCGGAATCATCTCGTCTTCCTACTTAGTTGTGCACGCTGGCCAAGTAGTTGATCGCGTTGGCCGCCGACCCACCCGGACCCTGCAAAAGACTGATGGCATACGCCAGCTGACCCGACGTGTACGCGCCTCCGGTGTTGGAGACGTTATCGCCGTGGGGGTTGCTGTAGTTCGTCACGTGCGACTGGATCGTCCCGTTCAACGAGTTGATCTGATTGGCCAGTGACGTCCACGCGGAGTTGATGCTGTTGTTCATCGTCGTCGCACTGTAGACGCCGGAGCCGTCCACGTTCGAGGTGACGATATTGGAATACACATCGCCGTGCGGATTGCCTGCGTTATTGGCATGCGAGTTAAACGGCACGATGATATTGGTGCTGATCGTATTGTACGTCCACGTGCCCACGTTCGCCGCGGTGTCGCCGTGCGGATTGTTCGTGTTGCCCGTGTGCGCTTGCAATGCGCTTTGAAACGTATTGACCTGCGACTGCAAGGTATTGGCAGCGGCCGTGACAGCGGCCGCAATCTGCGGGGTCGTCCACGTGCCGATCTGGGCAGCGGTGACCTGGTGCGGATTGTTGTAGTTCTGGATGTGCGCGTGTTGCGTGCTTTCATTGGCCGCAATCGTGGCTTCCAGCGCCGTTTGCATCGCTGTCATCGCGGCATCGGACTGCGCGCGCGTCATGCCACCGACTTGCGCCGGGGTCAAAGCGTGCGGGTTATTGCCGTTGTTGATGTGCGCGGTGAGCGAGGCTTCCACCGCCGCATCGCCTGCCTGACGGGTGGTGGTTTCCCCGGCGATATTCGCAACCGTTTCCGTGGTGGTGAACGAACCGATCTGATGCGCGCTCACTTGGTGCGGATTGGTAAAGTCACTTTCGTGCGCTTGCAGTGCCGCATTGGCCGTGGCAATGTAGTTCTGCAATTCGGCGACCACGCCCTGGGCATAGGCGAGCAGAGCTTCTTGCGCTGCGCCCTGACCTTGCGTAATCGCTTTACCCAGCGTGTCGGTGGCCGAAACCAGATACTCGGTCCCAAACACATCATCGGCGTGGTGCTTGTGGGGTGCAGGCGGATACACACTTTGCTTGGCCTGTACTTCATCCCACGTCACCGGTGCATCATTGAGATCGAGTCCCGCCAACGCTGCTTGGGCGGCAACACTGTTGAGGCTATTGATGCCACCCACAGCCTGATAGGTGACGCTCACTTGATTGCTGACCGTGGTGTCTACAATCAGAATCACGGCATCGACTTGCTGACCGTATGCCACCGAGCTATCCAGATCCATCTCAGCCGGATAATACTGCACGTCTTTGGTGAGCGTGAGTCCCGAGGTGAGGTCTTTCACCACCACCGAGTCGCGAAAGAACAACCCGTAGTTCAACGGGAAGGCGCGCGTACCGACGGTGCCGATGCTGTGTACTTCGTTTTGAATGAGGTTGCTTGACGCCGAACCCGTGGGATCCAGCGGCAACACTAAATTCGGCGTGCTCATCTGAATGAACTCCAGACCCTTATTAACAGACAAAAGGGCTCAAGGTGCCCGAAAGCACCCTGAGCCCCAAAGAGAGATTTACGACGAGAGGTTCCAAGCCGAGAAGCCCGACGGCACTGCGTTGGTAAACGCATTGACGCCTGGATTGAGCGTGAGCGTATCGCCCTTCTCGGAGATCGACACGCCGAGGTACACCGGACCGGTCGTGCCGCCCGGGGCGAGAATCGCCGCGATCGAGATACCGCCCGTACCGGTGGCCGGGTTTTGGTTCGCGAGGATGTCGCCATTCCACTGACCCGAAGCCGGGTTGTAGAACCACACCTTCTGCGCGGCGAAGTCCACCGCTACGCCGAGTTCGTCGCCTGTGGCGGGCAGGGTGGCCCCGATGCCGCCATTGGTGAACGCACCGTTGTAGCTGATGCCGCTGGTGGCGGTCGACGGCTGCGTGAACATCATGATCGAGTTCGTATCGAAGCCGAGCGAGTGCGTGCCGGCGGTGCTGGCATTGCCCAGACCGAAACCCACCCCGCCATCGAGACTGTTGATCGACACTTCTGCGTAGACCTTGCCCGTGGTGCGACCGTAGGTGGCGAGCTCCGTGCGCCAGGCATTGCTGGTATTGCTGGTGACCGTCATGTTGCCATTGGAGAGCACCATGTCGGACGGCAACACCGTCACGTTGAAGCTCATCGCGGTCGTCGCCGGCGGCGTCGTACCCGAGTTGTTCACAGCCTGGACCACGGTCTTGAACGCGGTGGTCAGCTGCGACACGACGTTGTTCAATTCCGACACGGTGGCAAAGGTTTCGGCCACCGCGTAGATGATCCCAGCCGGTGCGGTGTTTTGCACCGAGATCGAGCCCAGGAAGTTGTTGTTGTACTCGCTGAAGCCATTGACCGTGATCTGGTTGGCGCCGCCCGGCGTTTGCATCCACAGCGTGGCGAGCTTGGTCCCGGAATTCACCGTGTAGCCAAACTTCACCGTCGTGGTGTTGCGTCCCGTGAGCGAGAGCACTTGCAGCTCCACGCTATCCGCCGAGGCGGTGTTACGCACCGACATGCGCACGTACCACGAACCCGATTGCGTGTCGCCCGTGGCATCGCCACCGGTCACCAGCATCTGCAAGTCCGGATAGACGGTTTGACCCGCCGTGCCTTGCATCGCCATTTGCGCGATCGGGGTCCAGAGCAACGGATCCGTCGTATCAACTGCGGCCGGAATCGTGTCCTGCGGGGTGACCATTTGACTGGTCCACAACTGAGCATTGGTCGACGCCGTGATCGAGCTCGAGAGGGCTGCTTGCGACAGACCATTCAAAGCCGTCGCGTTGGCTGCCGTCCCACTCAGAATCGCCGAGGTCAGCTGCGCTTGCGTGAGACCAAACGCTTGCGTGGCATTGGCTGCGGTGCCCGACAGGATCTGTGTGGTGAGCGCCGCAATCGTCATGCCGCCCAGCTGGTTAGCGTTCGCCGCCGTACCGTTCAGGATCTGCGTGGTCAACTGCGCCACCGTCATGCCGTTGAGCTCCGTGGCGTTGGCCACCGTCGCATTCGCAATGTAGGTATCCCATTGCGCCGGGGTCATGCCGCCGAACATTTCCGAGTCGCTTGCCGTGCCACCGGAGACGTACGAGATCAGCTGCGCGGGCGTCATGCCGCCCACCATCGTCGCGTTGTTCGCCGTACCAGCCAGAATAGCGGACGTCACCTGCGCCATCGTCTGGCCACAGAAGAGCGACGTGTCCGCTGCCTTACCCGTCTTGAGCAAGTAGCTCGCCAGCGTGCTGTCCATCTGAGCCGTCGAGTAGGCTCCGACTTGCGCTGCCGTCACCTGGTGAGGGTTGGCATAGTTCGTAATGTGGGTGTTGAGCACCGCATTCGAACCCTGGTTCGCAATGGCCGCCGCGGTTGCCGCCGGCGTCATGAACAGGTTGTTGGCCGTGCCTGCGACCGCATCGCTATTTTGCGCGACACTGAAGTTCGGCACATTGCCCAAGCCCACTTGCGCCGCACTGGTTTGGTGCGGGTTGTTGTAGTTGAGAATGTGCGCTTGCAGGTTATTGCCCACCGAACTGTTGATCGCGACCATGGTGGTGGCCGGGGTCATATACAGATTCGTGGCCGTGCCCGTCTGGGCATCGGTGTTGCTCGCCGGTGCGTAGTTCGCGACATTGCCCAGCCCGACCTGCGTTTGCGTTACGCGGTGCGGATTGTTGTAATTGGCAATGTGAGCGTTAAACGAACCCAGCACCTGCGTTTGGATCGCCGCGGCGGTGGCCGCCGGTGTCATATACAGCGTCGTCGACGTGCCCGCTGCCGCGTCGCTGTTTTGCGCCACCGCGTAGTTCTGGACATTGCCCAGCCCGACTTGCGCGGAGCTCACATGGTGCGGGTTGCCGAAGTCGGCTTCGTGCGCAGCCAAGCCCGTGGAGCCGGTCGATTGCAGTGCGGTCGTGACGCTGTTAATCGCCCCCACCACGCTACCCATATTAACCATGTCATTCACGTCCCACGCATGCGCGGTGGGCGGGAACGCATAGGGCGTACCACTGACTTCTTCCCACGACGTGATGCGCGGGTTGTCCGCGACGTCGGCGAGAATCGTGTTGATCTGGGAGGTCGCCACCGTCCACTGTCCACCAACGGTTTGGTAGTTCAGCTTAACGATGCCAGCCAGATTCGTGTTGATAAACAAAAGCGAACCGTAGACGCGCATAGCGGTCGAACGGCTGGCCGAGATAAACCAATGCGCCGGGTAATAATCGACGCCTTCCTCCAAGGTGTGCAGGGTACCCTGCGTGTCTTGATAGGTAACAGCGAGCGTATCAGCGAAGTACGGGGCAAACTCCGGCACGATGATGTGCTGATCCCGAAAGTTCTGCGCGACCAGTTGCTGCTGTTCCCCTGAAATCAGGTTCGAAACCAACGAACCCGTCGGGTCGAACGGATATGAGATGGGTGTTGTCATGCTGTGGACTCCCGAGCCGGCAAGTTCATCGTATGGGGTTTTTAAAGTCGATACTGACTATACGATGTACGATCAAATTTATCGGAGAAAGCGTTATGTACACATTGCAGAGCGCGCTCGGAAAGTCACTTTCTGGCGGCCAACAGTGGAGCGCAATCGATTTGAGTGGCATGACGTTCGCTACCGTCGTTGAAAACTATTCCGTGGTTTACGCTGTACTCACCAATCCGTTCCTTGCGGGACCGGTGAGTTTGAACCTGAATAGCATTCTGCCCACAATCACTAACCAGCAACAAACCTTCGGCGCGTATCTGGCGAGCCTGGGCAATAAGGCCTTGCCCACCTCTACCAGCATTCCGTCGATCAAGACGCAATACGCACGCTATCAGGATGGCGTGAAGGCAGGCTACACGATTCAGCCAATTGGCACCACGCAGTCCTTGCAGTATGGGGCGACCATTGCCAACAAGCCCGATGTGTTGCTCACCCGGGCCAACACCAACTACACGACGTTCTACCAGAGTTGTCTGGTGTCGATCAATGGATTCTTCCATATGACCGATACCGATGGCAAGACGGGCGTGTGGGTGACCAACGGCATGGCGAGTTGCGTGAAGTCTAAAAAGAACAAGCTCGGCATTCTGAATTTTCAGGATCTGGGTAAGCTTACGATGATCCCGATTACGGGCGACATGATCTACAAGCAGAACACGAGCCAGGCGCTCAAGAACCGCGCGTATCTGAATGTCGGCAAGGATCTGTCCAACTCGACCGTGATGGTGGTGATTGGCGGCTACTTGCATATCCTCGATGGCAAGACGTTCAAGCTGGTGGGTAAGCAGTCGCTAATGATCGATTTCAACAACTACCCGCTCTTTGAACGCTACTACGAGTCGAAGGATTTCATTGACCTCTCGACGCTCGCGTTCACGGCCTACCCGACCAATGCGCAAGCGGTGGCGGTCGACGAGATCACCTCCGACGCCGCGATCAAGGCGCTGCTGACACTCTCGCAATCCTTTATCGTGCTGCTGGATAACACCCAGATCTCGGTGCAGTTGGAGAAAGTGCGCGCGGCCAAGATTCCCGGGCAGTACGTGAGCTACGTGGAACCGATCTGGCCGTTGATTACGGGCTACGGCAAGGTGAACGAATACTGGTCGGTGCAAGATGCCGGGCAGTGGGCGCTCTACGTGGAGGACAATATCCAGCCGAATTACGTCTTCAATACGGTGGATACCTCACGCAAGCAAGAGACTATCACGGATCAACGCGATCCGATGCGACCCACCAGGGTGAGCCTCGGGCATTACTTGCAGATCAGCTGTGATGTGAGTTTTAGCTAACGGCATAGAGGGCGGGCTGCGGCCCGCCCCTTATGACCCTTAGTTGTACCGCAGGTTCGGTGCGGTAATCGAGGCGGTCGCGGCAATCGTGACTGCCGACACGCCCCCCTTGACGTCCATATCGCCCAGCAGTTCGGTCTGACCCGCAATGGTGATCTTGCCCGTGCCCGCGGTGGATCCTTCTCCACCGCCGGCTTTCGTGGTCATATCGCCATTCAGACCCAGCGCACCATTTTCCGTGAAGTCCCCGGTGTGCGTGGTGGTGGCCTTGATGCCAAACGTATTGCTATTGATCGTGGCGGTTTGCGTGTCGAGGCTGAACCGCTTGGTCTTCAGGGCAATCGAGTCCTGCGTGGTGAGCGCCATCTGCTGCTTCAAGATTTGCAGCACCGACTGGTCACCATTGCCAAATTCAAAATGGTTCTGGGTGGAGTCCAGCAGCGCGTAATTCCCGATGTCGTCCTGCATCCGGAAATATCCTTCCTTGGTGTTCAACTGGATGTCGTACCCATAAGGCTCCCCATTGGCTTTGGACGTGTGCAGCGTAATCATCCCCGTATGCGTGCTGATTTCAATATAGTAGCTGGAGTCCGCATCGGTGGATTTGCTTTCATCGCTGGTCCCACTGAAGGCCCACACCACGGTTTCCAGCTTGCGCAGGCTCGAATCATCGAGCATGGTGGTCCAGTAATACGTGTCGGCATCCCCAAACTGGTAGAGGGCGACCTGCGCGCCGCGCCGAATATCGGGACTGGTCTTGCGATTGCCCTGACCGAGCTTAAGCCACGTGGCTTTGATGGTCACGGAAGAGGCAACTTGGGTGCTGTACTGACCCCCAGCATTGTCCGTGCCTTGCGCTTGCACGGGGGTGCCGGCGTCGGTCAGCTGACCATCCACAAACGGCAAATGTTCGATCGGTGTGACTTCCACTTCATCACTGGACATGGGTTTGTTATTGGCGACCACGCCGACGCTATAGAAGCGCAGCTGCGACGCTTGCGGGTGCTGATTGGTTGGGCGACTGGCCATTGTTGTCTCTTAGATAAAAGATACACCATCGCGGCATGGTGTGGAAAACAGATAAACGGGTGTGCAAAATGCGATACACCGCTTTGATTTTGAAGCATTTCAAGCGCTTTGCGCTCAATCAGATCTCGCTGTTCGATCTGCGTCCCACGGAGCAAATCCAGCTGATCCTCGGCACCAATGGGTCAGGCAAGTCCTCGCTGCTCGGTGAGCTCACGCCCCTGCCCGCGAACGCCGCGGACTATCTCAAAGGGGGCAGCAAAGAGATCCATATCTCGCATCGGGGTTCGACCTATGTGCTCATCAGTTCGTTTGAATCGGGTAACAAACACTACTTCCGTAAAGACGACGAAGAGCTGAATCCGGGTGGCACCCAAGCGGTGCAAAAGGAACTGTGCAAACAGGAATTCGGCGTCACACCGGATACGCACGAATTGTCCACAGGATTGTTGCGCTTCACGGGCATGGGTCCGTCTCATCGTAGGGAATGGTACACCCGGATGTCCGACGTCTCGTTCGACTATGCCATTGGAGTCTATGACAAACTGCGTAAGGAACACCGCAGTGTGGTCGGGGCGCTGGATCTGGATAAGAAACAACTGGTCACCGAGCAGTCCAAGATCATCACCGAAGAAGAGCAGCAGTTGCTTGTGAATGACGTGAAGGATCTGCACCGGGAACTGGAACGTTTGCTGGAAATCAAACGCCGCCCAGATCGCCCGATGGACGTCGTGGAAGAGCAACGCCGCTTAACCGAACGCGATCTGCTGGAGCTCTCCAATAAGCTGCTGAACCTCAAGGTCGAATCGCCCGCGCACCTATACCGGGACGAGTGGGGCATTCTCCAACCGCTGGAGTTTAAGTCGATCGATGGCGTCAATGCCTATATCGACGATCTGCGTGAACAGATTGCCGCACAGAACGCGGTGATGGAAAAGCTGGTGGCCGATCACAGCAAGCAGAAAGACACGGTCGAAGTCCTCAAGAAGCAAGGGGCGGACGGGATCGAGTCGGTGCGCAAGAAGATCAATGAGTGGGCTGAGAAACGCGTGGAGGCCATGAAGGGCCTGCGTCTGAAGCTGGACTTTAGTCATACTGACCCCGTGCAAGCCAAACGCACGATTGAAGCCATCAAGCACGATCTGGAAGCCTTGGTGTTTGAGCTACCGGTGAATACCAGCAAGACGTTTGGATCAGCGGTGCTCGGCGAGCTGAAACAATCGGCGCAGACCCTGAAGGACCAGCACCGGCGTAAGGTGAATGAGCAAGCGCAACTCAGCGCGCGTAAGCAACACGCGGAAGAACATCGCGAGAAGGGCGTCACTACCTGTCCGAAGTGCAATCATTCTTTCCATATGGGCATGTCCGATGCGCAGATGGACGAGCTCAAAAAGCGACTCGTGATCGTGGGGCAAGAGATCGAGAAGCTCGAGGAACATCTCAAGAAGCTCGAGGCAGCCATTGCGGAACAGGAAGAGTACGGGGCACGGTATCGAGCGATTATTCAGTTGACGCGTTCCACCCCGGCGCTGAAACCGTTCTGGGAGTACGTGGCCGAGAAGGAACTCTTGGTGAATGCGCCGCGCAGCGTGATGAGCACGATGCAGATCCTTGAGAACGACGTCGACCTCGAGTGCATGATCGATGCGATGAATGCAGAGATCGAGGAGTTGAAGAAACTCCTGGCGAAATCCGAAGAGCTCGGCGATCAGAATCTGGGCGAAGCGGTGGAGAAGCTTAACACCCTCACCACGGAAATCGAAGCCCACACCAAAGCACTGGCGCAGTCACGGCGCGAACTCAACGACTTCCATACCTATCGCAAGCAGTTGCAAGAAGCGATGGCGTTGGAGTTGAAGATCAATGTGGCGATGGTGACGTTTGAAAACCTCACGCATGAAGCCGTGGAGACGCTGCGCCTCAGCACGATCGAACAGTGTTTCCGCCAAACCCAGTCGACACTCGCCCGTAAGGAAGAAGTACTCAAAGCGGTGCATCAGCAAAAGGCCATTGTCGAGCATCTGAAGACGACCATTGTGCGCCGGACGATGGAAGAAGAAGCGCTTAAGCATTGTGTGCGCGAACTCTCCCCCACGGACGGGCTCATTGCAGAGGGCTTACTCGGGTTCATTAAGAATTTTACCCACCAGATGAATCAATTGATTCGCAAGATCTGGGCGTACCCGTTGGAAGTCCTGCCGTGCGGGATCTCCAGCGAACGCGGCGCGGAACTGGATTATAAGTTTCCGCTGATGGTCGGCACACGGGACAATATCGTCTCGGATGTCAGCCGCGGCAGCTCTGGAATGCAAGAGATCGTGGACCTGGCGTTTAAGGTGATCGGTCTTAAGTATCTGGGACTGGAGCACGGCACGTTGATGCTGGATGAATTCGGCAAGACGCTCGACTTGGAGCACCGCACAGCGGCCGTCATGGCCATTAAGATGCTGATGGAAACGAAACCGTTCTCGCAGCTCTTTATGATCTCGCACTACGAATCGCATTACGGAGCTTTCTCGAACGCGCAGGTCTGTGTTCTCGATGCTCGCAATATCGCTGTTCCTAAAACCCATAACACTCACGTCACCATTCAGTAATGAATCAAGACTATTATTCAGGCCTCTCGTCGGTTGCTGTTTTACCGGACGGACGAGAGGTCGTGACGCACTATCCGATCCTTGGACCGGAGTCTTTTGAAATCAGAAACGGAAAAAACATGGCCATCACGAAAGAAGAACTTTTTAAAGAACTGAGCGCAGCGCATCAGCAATTCACCGAAGCCACCCGGCGCGTCTTTATGTTGATGATGCAGGTGCAGAACATGCCGGACTTCGACGCTGCGTTGGAATTCGTGCGTCAACACAAGGCGGGACTCACGCAGCTTCCGCCGATGGGATCGGCCTCGGCGCAAGCGGCACCGGGGCTGTCGTTCAATCCGACCAGCCATCCGCATGATCGTTCGGGTCATACAGACGGTGTCGGGGTTCAACCGACGGCTGCCGCCGCCGCAGCCGCCGCCTCGTCGGCCGCCGCGACCAAGCTCTTCGAGACACAAGCGATCGTCGCCCCGGCGGAAACGATCACGAACCTGACGGGTCAGAAGCCGGCCGAAGCACACGTGTGGCAACTGAATACGGCAGAAACGGTGAACGCCGGTGCTGCGGAGCAGGTCCCGCAAGGCAACGAGGTGGTAGCCGGCGCACTGGCCGATGCCAAGGGTGTTGTCACGCAACTCCTGAAGGACAAAGGACTGCCCGCTGAAGTCATTGCGATGGTTGAGCAGGTCAGCGTGCAAGATCTTCTCAATCGCGGCAAAGTGGTCACGCCCCCGCAACTGCCGGCCGGTCCGACTGAAGTCGTCGATGCCGTGCAAGAACCCAGTCCGTTGCAACTGCTGGTGGGCATGGGTAGTGTCTTCTGTGAGTATCTGCATCCGGATGTGATTCGCGGCGGTCAGGGTGAGATTCAGCCCAAGTGCAACGATGACATCAAGCGTTACTCGCAGGACGCGATGATCACGGAGATCAAGACGCTCATCGGCTACCCGACCGGTTTCTACACGAACTCGCAAAGCAAGGCGATGCAGTTCTTCGTGAAGACCGATCAGTTCCTGGCCGTGGTCGACGGGTTGCCCTCGGAAGTCGCGCCGCTGTACATCCACTTCCTGGGTGACCCGACCGGCTGGACGCATGCTCAAAACCTGGGACCGAGCGAGCTGCGCCTGATTCATTCGAAGCTCGACTTCGTGTTGGGCGGCGTAAAAAAAAAGAACTGACTGGCACCCCACGCGCGCTCGGTGAAAGCATTGACGCAGTGAACTACGCGGGGCGACCCGCGGAGCTCGGTCAGGCGTACTTGCCGTACTTCGGTGAGGGGGGCATTTTCGAACGCTACCTCTCGCCGAATCTGATTGAAAATGGCAAGGGTACCATTCAGGCCTTTGGTGACCTCAAGCAGTACTCGTACGACGTCTTTGAGATGATCAAGCACGCGGGCATTGGTGAGGTGCGCACGGGCTTTTATCTGTCACCGGAGAACCAGATCCAGTTGTTCGTGAATCTGGGCATGGGCGCGGTAATCTATGAGGGCCTGCCGAGTAGCCAGGGCAAGGTCACGTTCGATTACTACGGGGACGCGTTGGGACTGCGTGGGTTTGATGTCACGCCCTATCACATCAAAGCGGAACTGCTGAGGGATCTGAACGAAGCGTTCAAGATGCTGACGCAAGAAATGGAGTAATGGATGTCGTTTTTCAAGAAGTCGTTTTTCAAGAAGCGTAGGAATGTCGTGGATGTAGCGGTTCTGTCGACTTGGGTGGTGTTGATTGCGGTGGTGATTCAATCCGGTCATCACATCTGAGTTAGCGGCATAGAAGCCCGGCTTGTGGCCGGGCCTTTATGCCGTCGATTAGATGCCTGTGACTTGGGTGTTCCAAGCCAGGTAGCCTGTCGGGAGCGGATTGACAAACGTGCTGCTACCAGGATTAAACGTGACCGAGTCAGTGACCTGCCAGAGTGAGGCGGCTGGGAACACTTGCGCGGACAAGTTATTCTGTTTACAGATGCTGTTAATCGAGATCCCGCCGACATTGCCGACTGGGTTTTGCTTGGCTGGGGTGTCGCCGTTCCACTGCTTGGTGATCGGGTTATAGAACCAGACCAAGCCGAGGTTCAGATTCACCGCCATACCCATGGTCGAGCCTTGGACCGGGGCTTGCGAGCCAATCGTGTCGATGTTGCCCCCCAGGTAATAAATCCCGGAGGTGACCTTGGCCAGATTGCTGAACATCATGATACTGTTCGCATCCGCGCCGAGCTCGCCGTTGGCGGCCGCCAGCTGGTTGCACAGACCAAAACCCACGGCGCCGGTGAGGCGATTGATCGTGAGTTCGGCGTAGAACAAGCCTGCGGTTTGCGCGTAGGTCGTGCGGGCGGTCTGCCACTGGTTGAGCGTAGAGACCACCTGCATATTGCTCGCTTGAAGCTGCAAGCCTGCCGGCAAGGTTGCCGGATCGAAGGTCGCCGTCACCGTAACGGTCTGCGGCGGGGTGGTGCCGTCGCCTCCGCCACCCAAGACCGTGCCTGCCGCAATCGCTTGTTGAATCCAGGTGACAAGGGCAGAGTACTGCTGCTGCAATGTCGCGTGCTGGGCCTGCAAGGCGGTGAGTTGCGCAGTAGGCGTGCCGCTCTTACTCATATTCGCCTGACGCTGCGCGGTCATCGACTGATCTTCCGCGGGACTCACCAGCGTCTTGGCCGATACTGCCACGGCTTTCACCGTCGGGTTCGCAATGCCCAACGAATCCTTCACGGCTGCGGCGACGGCGGACTTCACATAGGTGAGGTCCAGCTTATCGGGCAGCGGTCCCAGATTCACCCCGAGCACGATGGACGTGTACGGGATGTTGTTCTGGTTCGGCATCGCGGTGATATACGTATTGGGCAGATACAGCCACTGCCCACCGGATGCTTGCAAGGACACAATCGACGCACCGGCGGCAATGTCTGCCTGGTAGTCCGACTGCTGAAGGTTGTTGGGTTTGTAATACAGCGTGTAGGGGTCTCCCCCTGCGGCGACAATATCTGCGAGCAACCGAACGGCCACCACCGAGTACGACACGTTCGTTTGAAGCTGAGCAGCGAAGGGCGCCTTAAGCGTCCACAAGCCCCCCATTCCAATACTGGGTGAAAGTACAGTAGCCATGCTTTACCTTTTATTGCCCTTGCGGTGTGCTGCCGTCGCTGGACGTGCTGGTGCCATCGGCACCAAAGAGCGGCACATCGGCCAAGGGGAAGTTCGAAGCGCAGGCCATGAGATAATTCACGTTCTCAAAAGTCTGCACCAAATAGAAGATGCCGTCACGCGTGAGCGTCGACATCCCGGCGGGCACGTTGCCGTAGAGCGTGAGCGTTTCGGCCGCAATCAGCATCGAGCCCAGCATCAGGAAGAAGTTCTGCGTGTCCGTCCCCATGCGGGCAAAGTCGGTCGACTGACTCGGCACTGACAGCAGATCCGGGAAGACGTCTTCGAGCTGATACCAGGCGTTCTTGTTGTTGGGTGAGCCGCACGAGATCACCGGGGTGCATTTCCAGGGGTACGTCTGGACGCACGTGTTGGAATTAATATGAGCGCTCGGATAGCTCTGTGCGACCTGCGTCATCATCTTGAGGACGCGGGAGGCATTGGCCACCGGCGAGTAAATCCCGCTCTTCTGATTGCGGTTCGGAATCGCAAACTGGTCCCACATCGGCACCAGAATGAACTCCGTCTGCTTAAACAGATCGGGCAGGATCGCCGTCCACTCGGCCTGGGTGTGCGTGCTGTTGGCGAGGATATAGCCGATCAACGCATTTTGAATCGCGTCGATATTGTTGCCGGCCGCACCATAGATCAGCACACTCCAGTTCGTCGGAATGAGGTTGGTGTCATTCGTCGGATCCACGTAGTTGTACGACTCACCCACGTAGAGCGTTTCCGGGTTGTTGCCCTTGGCGGCCTGGATATTGGCCACCGTGGTCGGGAACGTCGCCGCGTCGATCAAGGCCCGCACATTCGCTGACGGCGTGAAGAAGTCGTCGAGGTTCGCAATCGGGGGCACGATCACAAAGCTGTACTGATCGTACTGACCCTTAAACGAATTGTCGGCAAACCAAATCTTGATCAGATTCTGACCGCCCGTGGCAATCGAGCCATAGGTGGGGTCGGTGGTGTTTTCCCACTGGATCCATTCCGGCACCCAGTAGGTCCCATCCGTCACCATGTTACCGGCGCTGAAATTCGTGGCGCTGGATTCAAACTGGGCGAGCAGACCATTGAGGATCGTGGCCTGAGCAATCTCACCCGGGTTGGGCAGGGCTTGCGTTTGGGCAAAGATCCACGCCGCAATTTGCAAGACCTGCTGAGCCAGATTCGTCGGCACCGCAACTTGACCGCGCACCGAATCATTGCTCGTCATGGCGACCAGCGTCAGATCCGGAGCAACCGATTCCTTGAAGTATTCGGACTTGGTTGTTGAATAGGTGCTCGACAGCGTGGAGAGTTCACCGATGGTGGATGTGCCCCCAGGGACAGCATCCAGAAAGGTGTTGTTCTCAATAAACCCTTTTAAGACGTACATCCTGTCCTCTCTGCAAAGTCGGGCTAAGAAATAGGGAAGGCAAGGGGGTTGATCTGTCCCCTTTACCTGTGTTAAACTCAAACTATAAAATTAACCACGAGGACCATTGTGAATCCGCTCGAGTTTGTCTTTAAGCTCCTCTGGAACGCGTGGCCGTTTGTCAAGGAAATGGTGCTGGATGGCCGGTCTTTGAAACACGCATTCCAGTTCAACCGCCGCCGTGCCATTTTCAGTGTAGTGGTAATGGCAAGTTTTGCGTTTAACATGCTCAACTTTGGCATCGATGGCCGCATGGTGTCGGTCATGATGAAGTATGTCAAGTTGGAGAAAGACCATGTCGCTATGGGTAAGGAGCTTGACCGTTTGAAGACGTCGATGGTGACCAACAACTGCCCGTTGCCAGCGCCTGCTGAACCGGCTTCGGCGCCCGCGCCTGAAGTGATCACGGTGCCGGATACGGCTGGTCAACAAAACCGGTACGATGCGCTGCAAAGTACCTTCACAAATCTGAACCGTCAATAAAACGAAGGGGAGGCTTGGACCTCCCCGACCAGGGGTTATCATGCATAAACGTACCAGACTGGCGATTGTGATTGGCGTGTTATCGCTCGGCGCGTGTGACAGCTTCACGCTTTCGTACACGCACGGGGACCGCCCCGATCCATCGCCGCAAGCCCCGGCTCCCACCAATCCCGCAAGCGGTGTGGTCCAAACCGATCCGGTGCAAACCCAATCGAGTGTGATTAAAAGCCTCACCGACATTCAACAGAAACAGCAAGGCGTGCAGAACCAGGTCATGCAGAGCTGGTGTCCGAAATGGAACCCGCCGCGGCTGCCCGCCGTGCCGGCCGCCCCCGCCGCGGCGCTGGCGCAGCTCAAGCCCAATGAGACCGATGCGATCGCTGCCTTGACCCGACAACACATTGTGGAGCTGCACGCATGGGCAAGTCGCGCGCAGGCGATCTACGCGCAGTCGTACCGCGAGTATCTCACCAACTGTGCCAAAGCCAAGCAGCAGGTGGCGATCGACGCACCGAATATGTAAAAAACACTGTTCGGAGGTATGGTTTAGTACCCGAACAGATTAGGATCACACCGTGAGTGAAATCAATAACCTCGAAGAACAGGTTGTCACCGCCCTGGAAATCAAAGACACGGAAGTTGTAGAGTCCGTTGAAATTATTCCGGCCAAAGAAGCCGAGAGTAACCAGGGACTGATGATCTATGCAGACGGATCGGCCGCGCCCACCAATCCCGGTCCGACCGGCTGGGGGATTCACGGCTTTCTCTATGCAGATGTCAAACCCAAAAAGGGCACCGGCAACAGTGGTTGGAACCTGACCAAGAATGGCTACGTCGCTAAGACCGACGCCAGTCAGAAAGGCACCTTCGGCGACATCACGCCGATTCACTATGTCGATGGCTTTGGCTCCATTCCCGATCCGGGTTGGGGCGCACCGAACCGACCGAGCAATAACGTCGGTGAACTGATGGGTGCCACCCGTGCTCTCGAACACGCCTTGAACTACAGCGTGAAGTTCGTGCATGTGCGCACTGACAGCGAGTATGTCCGTAAGGGCATCGAAGGCTGGGTCGAGAACTGGGAGCGCAATAACTGGCTCAAGCGTGACGGCAGTCCGCCGGCGAATATTGACTACTGGAAGAACCTGTGGTCCATTCGCAACCAGCTGACTGATCGCGGTGTCGATGTGAAGTTCTCCTGGGTCAAGGGGCACAACAATCACATCGGCAATGAGCTCGCCGATAAGCTGGCGGGTCTGGGCTCGATGATGGCCAAGAGCACGGGTGAGCATCGCAACGAAATCAATATCAAGGTGGCCGAAGGCTACTGGAAGTATGATAGCGAGCGCCACCCGTTCGTGTCCCAGCAGCGGATGTATTTCAATACGCTCAAAGAGTACTGCAAGCCGGGTGAGTACTACCTGGGCAACCAC